GAGAACGATAAGTGGCTAGTTATTATCCCTAGAACCTTTGAAGCATCGTGTAAATACGGTTCTGGTACGAAGTGGTGTACTACTATGGCAGGAGGGGAACATTACCGGAAATACGCACGTAGAGAAATCACACTATATTACATTATCTCTAAGACAAATCCAGATGATCAAGAGTTTGGAAAGATGGGCGTAGCGGTCTACCCCCCTCATTTAGATTCCAAGGTAGAATGCTTTAATGCGCAAGATAAACCGATGGGGTTTGATAAAATTCTTAAAATTACTGGTTTGGATGAAAATCTATTCAAATCAAATCCAAATGAACTTTCTGTATATGAAAAATTAAACCTTGACGAGTCAAAGATTACCCATAACTCTGACGGTAGTATTGACTACAATGGAGATGTTGACCTTAGGGAATTAAACTTAACAGAAATTCCATTCAAGTTTAGGATGGTGAGGGGGCATTTTAGTTGCTCACACAATCAACTTACAACTCTAGAAAACTGCCCAGAGGAAGTTGGTGGAGGTTTTTGGTGTGATAATAATAAACTCGCAACTCTCAAAGGTTCTCCCCGAGAAGTTGGTGGAGATTTTAGTTGCACAAACAATCAACTTACAACTCTCAAAGGTTCTCCCCGAGAAGTTGGTGGACATTTTAGTTGCTCAGCTAATAAACTCACAACACTCAAAGATGCTCCACAAAAAGTTGGTGGATATTTTAGGTGTATGAACACGACACCACCACTTCCTCAATCTGAAATTGATTGGGCTGAACAGAACATTAAAGCTCGATTATTCGTCTGGTAAAAAATGACATTGAAGCTCAAGACCATATTGACTGAATCTAAACAAGTTGGTGTGTTGTATCATTTTACTCCGATTATGAGATTACTTAAGATAATGGATGGTGACGTTTTACTTCCATCTAAGGCGGATGGTCATCAAGGAGAACCATTTATATCGTTCACGCGAGATCGTAATTTTCGCTTTCCTGCAATGTGGAAATCAGAGACGATGGTGAGAATTGTTCTAGATGGCGATAAATTATCAAACATGTATACAATAAAACCGTTTCAGTTCCAAGGTTCACATAAATACAATCTTCCTGGCGTGGGAATTGTGGCAGAGCCAGTGTCGGACGAGGCTGAGGAAAGGTTGACGTTTCCAAGGAAGAAATATCCAGATACTGACAAGTTTATTGAAGCACTTCATGATGTGCGTAAGTATATCATACAGATTGATCTACCGAAGGATATTTTTGTACTTGACAGATTATTCTATACAAATTTTTCAGTTGACGTGACGGCAAGTCAACGTAATCATTCCTCTACTAATCTTTCTTTTGATAAAATTTACGCCGACTTGGATACCCTTTACAAGTCGTGTATTGATAGGAAAAAATTTTCTAAATTCAAAGAAGAACATCCAGCCGGAGTTTCGTCGGACTTTGGTTTTAGAATCGCTATTAAACCTAGCAACGTTAGATACTTTGCATCTGAAGTAGTTGACTATACTAAATTCCAAACAAAGCTATCTGAAATTGAAAGTATGTTATCAGAATTCTTTAAGGTTCCCGTGAAATGTGTGTTATAGATTGTGGGGAAGCGTGTGATTAAACTAAGAGATATTGTACCCAGCTTAGTCGTTGAAGACTTTGGTAGAATTGCGTTTGGTGATACAACACAAATTGTTGTAGATCGGAATCGCATACGGAATCTTATTAAGATGCAACGGGCTACACGTGGAGAACCAAACACTAAAGAAGAAGAGGAGTTGCTTGATATTATCTGGCGTTGGTTATACAAGACGGACACTAAGTCCGCCAATTTCCTATATAAGTCTCAAGATGTAATCCGTAGAAACATGGATAAATATCCAGCCATCTTTAAGCCTAGTACACCCAATGGGACAGTGCTCTATCGCGGTTTACATAAAATACAACCTAAATTAATAGATGAGTTAACTGAACTGATACAGAAAGATGAACTCCATCCAGTTGAGATAATTAGGATGCGGTTTGGGAGTAGTTTGTTCTTTCGTATTAAGAAGAAGATAAGTGTCAGTCATCGGTATCCGATACAAAGTTGGACACGTGATTCTAGGATGGCTAGTGTATTTCTTAACCCTGTGTTTCCAGTGATCTTACGCACTACACAGACGAATGAATTTTTGTTTAATCATGAATTTTTCAATACGTTATATCATACGCCGGAGGATGAGATACTTCATTTCGGACGATCATATTCTAAGCCAGTTGAGTTACTTGTTGGTGAATCATTTGTTCGTAAAGTACTGGGACAAGAATACGATCAGCCCGAAGATGACACGTACTAATGGTGATATATGAGAGTTGCAGTTGTTGGTAGTAGAGCATATTCGGATATGCGTTTCGTTTTTGATGCGCTAGATGTTATCAATTCTGAGCATACGATAACATGTATAGTGAGTGGTGGTGCACGGGGAGTTGATACGTTTGCGGAACGATGGGCACATAAAAACAAAATTCCTACAAAGATTTATCATGCCAAGTGGGACACGCACGGTAAAGCCGCTGGTATGATACGGAACGCAGATATTGTAGGCGACAGTCAACTCGTAGTTGCGTTTTGGGACGGTGTATCTAAAGGTACAAAAAATAGTATCGATATTGCCGAATCACGAGGAATACCCGTCTTGGTGGTTGAAGTATGATCCTTCGGAACTATTTATAAGGGATAACGTATATTATGATTTTCAAGAGAATATATTGATCAAACTTAAGAATATAGTACACGAGGACATTCTTAAAGAGTACGTACATACAGACATTATGTCGTTATGGCGTTATTTGAATATGTCGCTTGATGAGAAGACTAATGATCTCTTGGAACGTGCTAAACCTCTGAGAGCTTTGAATAGTCTTTTTGAGTTCGGATTACATACGCTGAGTGATGAGACGAATGAAGATTTTGCAAGTGCCAAAGATGTATCAGACGCATTTGGTTCTGAAAAATTTACATGGGAGCAAGTCAGACAGAGATTTCCTTACCTTATGACTGATGTGTTTAATTTCTTCAAGGAACAAATTAGACAAAATGATAAATCGTTTGATGGGAAGCGAGACAGTTTTCGCGACACACGTGGTATATATGATCTCATGATAACTGCTAAGTTACCGACGTGGTTATATATGAAGCCAGTATCTCTCTTGAAGAATCAATGGTTATTTCATGGTACTAATGCGGAAGTTGTTGATTCTATTTTACAGAGAGGGTTTGTTGGTGTAGATGATTATAAGATGCTTGGGTTAACTACACATATTTCAGATAAAAACAAAGTACTAGACGGGTTTTCATTTGCATACAGTGCTGACGAAATTATTACTGGCCGAGCTACTGTTTCGGGTGGAGGTTTTAGATACGGAGATAAAGATAATATCATAATGTTTAGGGCTTCTGCCATAGTGATTTATCACCGCACTGATGATGAGTTCCAAACTATATTTAAATCCAATTCAACTACCGATCGAGTTCACTTACAACGAACTACAGAGGATGATACATGGAACGTGATGAGTTCTTCAAAAAAGTCGTTGTACAAATCAAAGTCATTGAAAAGTGTTGTTTCGTGGGTGATGCGAAACTATGATCAATATAGACGGCAATTTGAGGTATAACCAAATGTTTATGATCAAACTCAAGACCATAGTTAACGAGGTTCTCTTGGAGTCACTTTCTTCTGCCAAGAAGAAGTACCTAGACACCAAGCTCATAGATCAAGCTACCTTTGACAAGCTCAAAGCATTTGATCCTACGCCAACGTTCAAGTACCTTGAGAAGATCGTAGAGTTCTACCTAGAAAGTAACCCAACGAACTTAGAGCAAGTCTTCGCAGACTATCATCACCTCCATACCAAGAACCAAGTCAAGACGAGAGATATTAACAAGTTCAAGTCCTTCTCCGATCTTAGTAAGGAAGTTGAAGACGTCATCAAGACCTATTCACAGAAGACAGCTACCAAGGTCAAGTCTAAAGATGCCGAGGTAGTCTTTGAGAACGATAAGTGGCTAGTTATTATCCCTAGAACCTTTGAAGCATCGTGTAAATACGGTTCTGGTACGAAGTGGTGTACTACTATGGCTGGTGGGAAACACTATCGCTCATATACGCAAAAAGGTATTACACTTTATTACGTCATCTCTAAGAAGAATCCCGATGATGAACAGTACGGTAAGATGGGCGTGGCTGTGTATCCTAACGGGAAAACTATTGAATGTTTCAATGCACGGGATAAACCAATAGGATTTGATGAAGTTCTTGAACGTACTGGACTAGACAAGAATTTGTTCAAGTCAAAACCTAACGAGCTTACTATCTATGACAAGTTAGGACTAGATGAGTCAAAGATCACACACAATCCCGACGGTAGCATTGACTACGACGGTGACGTGTTCTTGGACAATAACGCATTCGTAAGAGCTACTGGTAAGATACCAATCAAATTTAGAAAGGTAACGGGTAGCTTCTTTTGTTCTTCTATCAAACTCACCACTCTTAAAAATTGTCCACAAGAAGTCGGTAGAAGTTTTGATTGTTCTCACAATGAGTTAACAACTCTAGAATATGCTCCTAAGAAAGTCGGTGGATATTTTAATTGTTCTAACAATAAGTTAACAACTCTAGAATATGCTCCTGTTGAAGTCAGTGGGATGTTTGATTGTTCATACAATAAATTGAAAACTCTAGAACATTCACCTAAGAAAGTCGGTGGAAGGTTTGTCTGTATGAACACTCCGTCCCTTCCGGAGTCTGAGAAGAAGTGGGCAGAAGAAAACATTGAAGCTAAGAAATTTGTTTGGGGATGAACAAGACCCCTAGGACCATATTTATAATACAGCGATAATATAGAGATACATGAGAAAATAGTTGAATATTAAACTTAGAGATATATTACAAGAGTTCATGGCTACCGATTTATTTAGAGGTGCCGACTTAGCTCGGAAAAAACGAGCTAGGACTGTAAACATTAACTTGATTGATCAAGAGTGGGAAGATGAAGCTCCGGTATTCAAGTTTCGTGTACGTCATCCTAACGAACATGGTGGTAGTGGGCGGTTTCATGAAGTCAATATGCGTCTTGATTCATTTCCTGAAGTTGTTGACGACGACATTCCAGAAATTGATAAGATCAAGCAATCTCTAGTTGCTGGTGATGTGCACACTAATTGTTCATGTGAAGATTTCTTGTATAAAGGGTTTGCATACATAGGTACACAACTTGACTACTCTTTAACTGACGAAGATCGTCCGCCTGTTATTCGTAACCCTAAGCAAGAGGGTACCCTGTGTAAACATGCACTTTCGGTAATAAAGAAGTTGAATTTATTTTACCGAAAGATGGCAAAGCAACTAGAGCAAAATCCAGTCAATCCAGACTAATACACATTTGTAGTTGTATTATTCAAATTTTTTTCGTATGTTATACGCGAGATCATTCTCATGACTATTGATACGGATCAACTATACGCACACGTGATTAACTACGAACTACTTCATCTTCTTGAGAAAGTTCTTGGTGTCGGAAGAAAGACATCAGGAACTAACTATTCATTTTTTTCCCCGTTTATTGTTCACCACAAACCAAAGTTGGAGATTGATTTATCTACCAACTCTACGGGAATGAACTTGTGGCACTGTTGGGTTTCAGACACAAAGGGGCGAACTATACGAACTCTCTTTAAGCGTATGGGTCTTCGTAGAGAACACTATGACGAACTTAATAAGGTCTTGAAGGTAAACGTACTCCACTCTGAAGAGAAGATCATCGATGAAACGCCGACGTTACATCTACCGAGTGACTACGTCAAGTTATCAAAATACTCTTCCGTGACAGATAAGTACGTGAAAGTTCAACTACAGAAAGCGATACGGTATCTCCAAGGTAGAGGTTTATCTGCGGTTGATATGATACGACATGGTATAGGATACTGCGTCAACGGTGAATATTCGGGAAGAGTTATCATACCATCGTTTGATCGTAACCATATGTTAAACTTTTTTATTGCGCGAAGTATTTTTGAAACAGAAACGTTAAAGTACAAGAATCCTAAGGTATCAAAGGATATTGTTGGGTTTGAATCTACGATAAATTGGAATCGTCCCGTGACGATCGTTGAGGGTGCATTTGATGCAATTGCAGTTCGATACAATGCTGTGCCTCTCTTCGGTAAGAGAATGTCTCAGACACTGAAGACGACGATCTTGCAGAGGAAGCCCCCGCATGTTATCGTGGCGTTAGATTCGGATGCGAAGAAGGACGCAATTGAAATGTGTGACTTCTTGATTGCAAACGGGATTTCAACGAAACTAGTATTTACTCCCGGCAAGGATGTGAGTGAGATAGGTCACTCCGCGTTTATTTCACTAACACGTGACCTCTCGGATGTAGATACAATTCAACTTATGAAATACAGACTGACGGCATAACCAAAAAAAATTACTGAATTTGAGTTTTTAGAATTTTTGGTTTATACTTATAGTAAAGAATCTTAATTGATAGGCGACATTATGACTACTCACGTAAACATAGAACTCAAATCCGTTACTTGCGAGAAGCAAGTCAGCGGCGCATTTCTATCGTTTGGTGATGCGGCGATTACGAGAAACTGGTATGTATATACAGCACCTCGCAACCCGCATACTGATACCGTGAGTACTACGTGATGTAGATAAGACACTACCCTAAACGATTACGCAGACTCACGGCTACCGATGAGTCTTTTTTTGTTTTAGGTGATTTCACGTAATGGAAGTCAAGTGAATTAGCAGTAAGTTGTAGTCGTTCTGCACTTGCAGGATGACGACGACACAGAGAGACGGGTGCAACGCACTCACCTACGAAAAACGGATTTGCTTTTGTCGGAAATAATTTGTAGGTTTGTAGTCTCAATGTTCTTTGAAAATCTAGTCCAATACCCCAGCCAGCGCAGACGGTTCTGCGTCACTACGGTGGCTGTGTCAATGCAATATGATGTTGTATTGTTACAGATGTAAGTTCAAGTCTTACCTGGGGAGCAACGTTGTTGACATGGATAACAACGATGGTATCATAGTATAATGGTCAGTACATTAGATTGTCAATCTAGCAGTCGGAGTTCAATTCTCCGTGATACCGCTTGCGGGGTGGAGAAAGGGTAATCTCGCGGGTCTCATAAGCCCGAGTTGGCGGTTCGAGTCCGTCCCCCGCAACTGTCACCGACGCTAGGGTAGCCCGATGTGGAAAGGGGGTGGTCTGTAAAACCACTTAACCATCAACTGGGTTCGAGTCCCAGCCCTAGCACGATATGCCACCTTAGCTCAGTTGGGAGAGCAATCGCCTTGTAAGCGATAGGTCGCCAGTTCAAACCTGGCAGGTGGCCCACTTTAAGTAATAGTTTACATGGAGTTACAGTGAGGGAAAGAACACGAAAGGCGTTTGAAGGAATAGAGAACGCATTATACAGTCTACGTAGCGACTTTGATAAGTTTGGCGCGATTGCATCATTCTTAGAACGATGCAATGATTACAATCTACGCGGTGATCTTGACATCGATAAGCCACTCTTCCCAATTGAACGACTGTCAATCGGAGCATTCTATAAATCTCAGACTCGTCAATATGAGTTTGACGTTGTTAACGAGCACAAAAAATATGCTTCAACGATAATTGTTCTTGATACCATTAAGGAAATTGATCAATATCCGCAGTATCAAGATGAACAGAAGAAATACTTCACTTCACTCGCTGATCAGTCTAAACCTCTAGATTACTCTGGGTTTGATAACGCAATTGATCTAGTGAATAAGATCGGTGAGCACAATGCGCCGATGATGCGATATAATGAGGAGGCAGTGAATCTACTCATTGCATTCTTATCTGGATTCGGTCTACCAACAACAGTATATGTTGTGGATCATCACAGTAGACAGAAAATTAAGCCCATGCTTGCGCAGACGGCGGAGTGGGTTAACGAGCTGAAAAAGTTCAAGACTAATAGCAGCGAGTGGAACGTGGAGTATAGCACCAAGCAGATTCAAGAACTACGTAAGGCCTTCACCGCGAAGTACGACGTAATCTTAAAAGAACGTGCTGAAGCTAAAAAGATTGAAGAGCAGAAAGAACGTAAAGAGTCACTAGAACGAGAGAAAATTTTTATACTCGCACAGTGCCAACTTATGTATGGTCTTGAACCATCTGAAGTTCAAGACATTGATGAATGTGTTGAGTTCTTGCTTAGTAAGAATAACTTACTTCGTCTAGCGTATGCAATGGAGCAGACTCGAAACGACTGGAGTGAAGGGTACTACCGTGTAGAGAATGCACTTAGTTCATTTCAATCCCCATTATCAGAACGGGACAGAAAGATTTTTCTAGAGATTCAATCACTGCTTAACACGGATGATTTACCCGATGGTCGAGTGTTTCGAGACTGTGAACACAACTATAGTGAGCTGTATGCTATAGTTGAGGAAGAGCATCCCGACATCATGGCTTTGTTTAACAGATGTCAACGTGTTATGTGTCAAACGATTTGAAGAATGTTGATAATGCAGCCGTAGCCAAATGGTTAAGGCACCACACTTTCAATGTGGAAATTGCTGGTTCAAATCCAGTCGGCTGTACAAGTATCATGCTATGCGGTTATAGCTTAACGGGAAAGCTGCTGGCTTTTAACCAGTAGATCGAGGTTCAATTCCTCGTAGCCGCACTCTAATGACTCCGAAGCTCAATTGGTAGAGCAACTGACTCTTAATCAGTGGGGTGTGGGTTCGAGTCCCACGGGGGTCACTCACCACAAGTATCATACAGTGTAATGATGTAGGTGAATAGATTAGTAGAGGGTGATCTTGTGCTATAGACGCCTAGATCACCCGAATGCGGGGTTAGCAAACGTGGTCAATGCTCTGGACTGAAAATCTAGATATGTCGGTTCGATTCCGGCACCTCGCACACATACAATATACGCCAATGTTCCAAGGATATAGGCGAATTGGTCTCCAAAACCGATTGGGTAGGTTCGATTCCTACGGCGTATGCTGCTATAATCCTGTATTAGTTTATTTGGTGAAAACGCCGTGCTGATAACGCGGAGATGGCTTGGTTCGAATCCAAGATACAGGACTTCGTATATTATGATACACTCGTAGCTCAGCGGTTCAGAGTGCTGGTCTTACAAACCGGACGTCGTAGGTTCGAATCCTACCGAGTGTACAATGGTCGTATGCTGTGTACGCGTAATTGACGAGTGGAGCGAATGACCTCTATATCAGAGGTTGCGTCTAAGACATGGGTTCGATTCCCATCTGCATACGACCACATATGCTCCTGTAGCTCAGTGGAGTAGAGCAACGGTCTTCTAAACCGTAGGTCGTAGGTTCGAATCCTACCAGGAGTACAGTTAGTAATATACTATAATGGGCTGGCATGTTCCAAGGGGGCGAGACGCACTTGCAATGCATCTGTGGTGAGTTCGATTCTCATCCGGTCCACGTATATCGGTTCACACGCAACACTAGCAGTAGATGTTAGTTACCGATACTACTCTCAACGGGAGTGTAAAGGTTGCGTATATTCGGAAGTAGCTCAGCGGTTTAGAGCGTTCGACTGTTAATCGAAATGCCGTAGGTTCAAATCCTACCTTCCGAGCATCATAACTATGCGCTTAGGCCGGACTGGTAGTCCGAACGGGTCTTATACGCCTGTCAAACTGGTTCGATTCCAGGTAAGCGTACACATGCCAACGTAGCCGAATGGAAGAGGCAACGGTCTTAGAAACCGTAATTTGTGGGTTCGACTCCCACCGTTGGTACATCTAAAAATTTTTTACTGTAAGAAAGTTTTGTAATGCAACAAACTTCGTATCAACTCTACGGTTCTCTCCATCTACCTCGTAAAAATCGTGCACAACTTGATTCACTACCAGTTGGTACGTATGTCGTTAAACATACTGACATGGGGTTTGCACTTGAAAAAGTTGAAAATTTCAAACTTCCTAAAAAAATCTACGGCGGAGTTCAGTCCGACGCTAAGCGTATCTTGAAGACGTTTGCGGACAGGACAAACTCTACTGGCGTTTGGTTGGATGGCGCGAAGGGGTCTGGTAAGACTATGCTAGCAAAGCTCATATCATCCATGGCGTTGAAGGATGGTATATCCACAATAATAGTTTCAGAACCATATCACGGCTCGGACTTCAATGTCCTTATGCAGTCAATTGATGTGCCATGTATAGTTTTCTTTGATGAGTTTGAAAAGGTATATCACGAAACTAATTTGCAAGAAGAGTTGCTAACTCTGTTAGATGGTGTATATCCGACGCGCAAGTTATTTCTTCTTACGACGAACGGTGGTAAGGATAGTTTAGTGGATATGCTCATCTCTCGACCAGGGAGAATTTTTTATTCGCTGACCTTTGAAGGTTTATCTGACAAATTCATTAAAGAATATTGTAAGGATAAACTGAAAGACCAAAGTAAGATTAATGATATTATTGTAGCGGCTTCGATAATAGGCGACATGTCATTTGATGTATTGCAAGCAATAGTCGAAGAAGTTAATAGATATGGTGAGAGTGTAGCTGACGTATGTAGCTGGTTAAATATCGTACCTTCTTCTAGCAGACTTAATTCATATTTTAAATGTATTTCATTTGTTCTTGATGGAAAGAGATTAACAAATGGCTGGGACGTGAACGTGTATAGAGATTACACCTCAGACGTCGCTTTTAATGGATATTTTGAAATTATTAACAATCATGATACAAAACAGCGCAAGCATAATAAAGAAAACGATGTATCGGATATTGTAGTTAAGTCAGTTCAATTGCCTAAGCAAAAGAAAATTTTAGTTGATGAATTTCGTTCGCAGGACATAGATGATGATTATGAAGAAGAAATTGAGTTCGCTGCTACGAAAAACGCTCTTAACAGAGAGAAAATGAAAAACTCAAATATCGTTACATTGTCATCTAGTCAGTTTGAATTAGTGCACATGACAGTTACGCCGTCCGTTGTCTACACTTTCCGGTCGGATGATATTGATGGCCATACTGTTGAACTAAAAATTCGTCAAGTCGCGAGCACACAATCTACATACTGGATTGATCATCTTAAGAAACGAACAAAAATTATTTCAGAATTTAATACTTCCGATACATGATATAAGTATGCCCCCGTAGCTCAATGGATTTAGAGCGCATGATTTCGACTCATGAGGTTGCAGGTTCAAGTCCTGTCGGGGGTTCATCATAGAGATGTAGCGTAGAGGCTCACGCACTCGTTTTGGGAACGAGACCACGCAGGTTCGAATCCTGTCATCTCTACTATATACCGTCATAGCTCAACAGAATAGAGCCTTCGACTACGAATCGAGGAGGTGAAGGTTTGAATCCTTCTGGCGGTGCGAATCTTGGGGAATGGCCTAATGGCAGGGCATCGGACTTTGAATCCGAGAGTCCCGGTTCGAGTCCGGGTTCCCCAGCGAGATACCTAGAAATGGTAGGTGTAGCATAACTGGTTAATGCCCCTCGCCTGTGAAGCGAGTGAATGACGAGTTCGAATCTCGCCACCTACCCAAATTTTTTGGCCGATGGCCAGAAAGTGTTTGGAAATGTCAAATCTTTTCCGTAAGTTAGTGTAATGAAGTTTTTGTCGTGGTGAAGAGTAGAGTTACTTCAGACTGGAATCCCGAAACCCACTCTGCTCAATTGTTCCCGACAAGTTTTTTTGATAGTTGTAGTGAAGAAGTGGGTTACTTCTACATTCCGAACCAGTCCCACTTTGATTGTTCTCAACTATCGTTTTTTAATCAACTCTAGGAGTTATCATGCGTAAAAATGTAAAGACTAACAGCTATCAGAAGCGACAGTCTACCGAGGTTGAACTGCGCCGCTCGGTGATGGCATGTCTCCTGTGGGAAGATTCTTTCTATGAATCTGGAGAAGATCATGCTTCCCGAGTTGAAGCGTTGGCGTTAAATGTCTCGGAGCAATTTCTCTCTGATCTAGCGATTGAAGCTCGTGACGTGATGAAACTTCGTCACATGCCACTGTTCTTAACAAAAATTCTAGCAAGTCGTCGTTCTAAGTTAACATCCGATACGCTGTATCACGTGATTCAACGACCAGACGAACTTGCTGAGTTCTTAGCGTTGTATTGGGAAAACGGACGTTGCCCTCTCTCAGCTCAAGTTAAGAAGGGCTTAGCGAAAGCATTCACAAAGTTTAATGAGTATTCTCTTGCCAAGTATAATCGAGATGCTGACATTAAGCTGCGAGATGTCATGTTCTTAGTTCATCCGAAGCCACTTAACTCTGAACAAGAATTGTTGTGGAAGCGTTTGGTGGATAATGAACTTGCAACTCCAGATACATGGGAAGTTGAACTTTCAAAATCAACTAATAAGACGGCATCTTGGACACGGTTGCTGCAAGAAAATAAGCTAGGTGCTTTGGCGTTGCTTCGTAATTTGCGAAACATGTTAGATGCTAACGTTGACATTCAATTGATTCGTTCTGCAATCACTCGAATGAAACCGAATAAAGTTTTACCGTTTCGATTTATTTCGGCGGCAAAGTATGCACCTCGCATTGAATCTGACATTGAAGCGGCTATGCTACGGGAACTTTCAGATGTTGAGAAGCTACCAGGTAAGACCTTACTTGTGGTTGATGCATCGGGTTCAATGTTTGGTACACCGTTGTCGGCAAAGAGTGACCTAGAACGATTTGATGCAGCTTGCGCTCTTAGCATCCTTCTGAAAGAAATTTGCGGAGATGTAGAGACGTTGCTGTTTTCGCATACTACCGAGATTGTCCCATCAGCCCGACGTGGGTTTGCATTGCGAGATGCTATGCTCAGAACTGCTCAACGTGGTGGAACTGACACCCCGTCTGCGATTCGCAAGGCTAATGAGTTGGGATATGACAGGATTATTGTCATAACCGATGAGCAAGACAACTCTGGACATTCTCGTCTACCAGCTCCACTGCCAGACACACAAGCGTACATTATAAATGTAGCTGGTTATTCTCGTGGAATCAATTATGGTTCCGAGTGGAATACCATTAGTGGTTGGAGTGAAGGTGTAGTGACGTATATTCAAAACTACGAAACAATGTTAGTAGAATCTGACACGATAGATGTAGTTGACTGATTAACGGGGTGCTTACGTATTTGTTTGCACCCCATTCTACGCCGCTATGGTCTAATGGTAGGACAGTGCTCTCATAAGGCACACGACCGTGTTCGATTCACGGTAGCGGTACAAAACTTGCCTTCCTAGTTCAAGTGGCAGAACCATCGTCTCGTAAGCGATAGATACCAGTTCAAGTCTGGTGGTAGGCCCATTCTAAAATTTTTGCGGGAGTGGTGTAACGGTTAACATACTTGACTTCCAATCAATTGATACTAGTTCGATTCTAGTCTTCCGCACTTCCTTCCATTTCATCACCGCAATGCATAGCGAATATGAAGTACTTTCTCATTGACCAAGATGATCTACTACATCTTGAGCATGTACGTCTAGCTAAGAGAGCTGTTGACTTCCAAATTTGGAGGGGAAACACGGATGTACGTCTCGTTTCGTCGTTGGATGACATACGTTCTGACGCAACCTTGATAGTTCCAGTGGGGTCTGTTGAGTTTGTCAGAAGCATATTCGCAATGTATAGTCAAGTTTTTTTTAATGAGAACTGGCCTTCTGACATTAGAGGCGATCACTTTGTACAGGCTCGGTCCTGGGAATATTCTTCATCTCCATACAGGTCATTGTATACATTTGGCTCTTGTAAACTATCTGAGATTGATGCGGCGGTTAAAGACTTTCCTATCTTCATCAAGCCTAAATTTGATAGCACTCTTTTTCATGGCGAATTATTGAGAGACAACACCGATCTCCAGAGTCTATACGATCTTGTAGTCGGTGTAAACGGTAGACAGATGGACGGTAATACTGAGGTTTACTACAGCGTTCCGATCAACTTCATTGCTGAGTTCAGAGCTATAATTCACAACGGTAAGTTGTTAGCATTATCTGAATACAGTGTTGATGAGACTTTACCCGATCCGTTGAAGTGTCTGTATGATTCAAAGTCAGTTTGTTACAACAAGATGTTCTCTGGGCCATACTCCATCTTAAACACAATTGATAGCTCATTCGCTCGTATTGTCGACGTAGGTATGCCTGAACAAGGAGTTCCGGCGGTAGTCGAATGCGCTAATAACATATTGACTGCTGCGACATATACGTCATTCATTGACGTCGTAGCATACTACAAAGCACTTTGCAGTTGTGGGATTAAACTAATATGAAATTCTTAACAGTTCTAACGACATTAGTAGCATCTTCACTGATAGCTTCTACTCAAACTCTACGTACTGATTCTTTGAAGTACGAGGTGTATATGGACGTCTTCGTATCATCTACGTTGAACGGAGATAAGACTGATATTCCATACACGACTCAGACGGTTGTAAATTCACGACCAGTTATCAACCTCTTCATGGCTAAGAGTTCATACTCATACTCTAACTATGAAATAAATGTAGCACTTCAAGCTGGAGAGTATCCAGTAGTTAACTATGTTAATCAAGATCGTGACGTGCGGTTTATCCAGGGGTTGAATGCAGCAGTGTATTCAAACTCTAGAAAAATTTCCTTACAAGTTGGTATCTTGCCATCACATGTTGGCTACGCTGGGACGGTATCGCGTGACAACATCAATGTTACGAGTTCATTGATTTCTGACTTCACTCCCTATTATCAGGCAGGAGCAAAGGTTCAATACTCTCATAACGGTTTAACCGCCGCGATGCTTGTGCTTCAAGGGTGGCAAAATATTTTTGAAACCAATTTAGCGAAGTCGTTTGGGAGTGCTGTTAAGTACGCAACTGATGATTTCGCAATTGCGTGGAATACCATCATTGGCGCAGACGATGTAGATAATGAGTTCTATCGGTATTACAATAACATGTATGCCGCGTATACTTCTGGTAATGTTACAGTCGTAGGGTTGCTAGATGTGTGTCCAGCACAAGGTAAACTTCCTACTCTTTACGCAGGGGTGTATGCTCAGTATCGACTCAACGGTGTTAACATCGGCCTTAGATATGAAAATGTAAATGATCGCGATAACGTCATCTTTTACACACTCAATGGAGAGTCGTTCATTGCACAGAACTATTCACTTAATGTTGACTATCGTTTGACTGATAAATACAACATTAGGTTAGAATATAGACATACGTCATCTCCTAACGCAATATTTCAATCTAATGCTGCATTACTGCGGTATCTAACAGTTTCAACTAATTTTACGTTTTAAGTGAGCATGAACACGATCTTTAAGAAAGTACTCGGGACATTCGTTGAGATAGAAGATGCACAGGATGCTGCTCCTGCTCCTACGTCATCTAACTCTCCACTAATGAGTGGAATTGCAAACATTACAGCCAACGGTAAGTATAGTCCACAGTCAACTCCGAAACCATCTACCGCACCTAGAACATTTACATCACACAGCTCAGAGACGCTAGAGCAGACAGTTCCTACATCTTCAAGCGACGAGGCAAAACTTAGTCAATTTGAAGAACACTTTCATCAGTTGATGCGAGAAAGAAATTTACCTGGACCTGACTTCCTAGAGTTACTTCAAGTGATGGATGTACTGCCGATAGATAACTTTGAAGTACGTCTTAAGACAGCGTTTGATACTTTAAAGATTCAAGGCGTTACGAAAGAAATCTTACAGTCTAGTGCTAGGGTATATCTTGATGCACTAGCAGCCGATAACAAGTCTTTCTCCGATAGTATCAAGTCACAGTCTGAGACTGTAGTGCCATCAAAACAAATTGAGATTGCTAATAACGAGCATAGAATTTCGTCAATTGATGAGCAGATACTACTACTTCAGACTGAACGAGATTCATTGATCGACCTTAATGCTCAGTTAGCGACTGAAATCCAAGAGTCTACGGCAACCATCGCAAAGGCTGCTGAGCTGTACAATGCAGCATATACGAAATTCCATCAGCATATCCAGAATATGCTAATTAATATCAATACACTTTTGTAATTCAACGTAAGGGTTTTCTCCATGACTAACAGCAACGTCGCAACGAGTATTGCCGACTTCGGTAGCAACTCGCAAGAAAAATTGAGAAGCTATTGGAATCGTCCAGGTGGTAAATTTGGTACCATCGTTGGGCTTGCACTACTTGGGCTTGCGGGTTACGCACTCGTACCAGTTCTTACTACCATCGTGTGGAATACCATAAACTTTGCAATCGCCCTCGGCGTAGGTGGTGCGCTAGCATATATGGTATCGCATCGTAAGCTACGAATGAGCTTGTTCTACTTCTATGAAATTCTCATGAAACGCCTCGTCGGGGTCGTTATTGAGATGGACCCCTTTATTATTGCGGAAAGCAATATTAAAGACATGGAAGACCAACGTAATTATCTGAGTGAACAGATAATAGTTGTTAATAAGGAATGTCATCGTATTAGCAACAAGATCACTGAAAAGGAAGCTGAGATTGAAAGAGGGTATCTTAGAATCCAAGCGGCTGGTAAGAATGACGATAAGAAATCTCTTGCCACCATCTCTAGAAGTACTGAACGTGCGAAAGAGTATATCAAAAATCTAGCACCATTGCGCGAGAAGCTAAAGCAAATTTCAGAATATCTCACTGCTGTCTATGAAAACTCTGAGTACGTCATTGAAGACGCTAAGAATCATCTAGCCAATCAAAAAGATTTGTACTACACTGTTACCGCTGGTAGTAATGCTATGAAGTCTGCTATGGGAATTTTCAAGGGCGATCCTGAGAAGAAACTTCTCGTTGAACAGAGTATGGACTATCTTCGTGATGACATTGCTGCTAAACTTGGTGCAATGCAACAAGCGATGGATATTACATCTACTGCAATGCGTTCAATTGATCTTGACAACGCAACGTATGAGATAGCTGGCCTTGAAACTCTCAAGCAACTAGCGGCGACTAAACAAGAAACCTTAGATACTGGTGAATTTGTTCCAGGCGTTCTTAAGGCGGATAAGTATCAGAATCTCATCTCTGCTGCACGGTAATTTTTACACTGTTTAACTTTAAAAAAGGTAAGTAACATGTCTACGAAGGTAAAAGTAAAGACCTCGGGCAAGGTTCTCATTATTTTCTTGATCCTTGCTGGAATTTTTGCTGGTAAAGTATTTTGGTATGATAATTTACCGCAAGATGCTAAGGAGTCTACCGTTGTAGGACAACTCGCCCTCCCCGATGCTCCAGAGGCATCGTTAAGTGGAAAGGTTGAGCAGTTGTCGCTACCACAAGCAGATGCTGTGACCGGAGCACCTAAGGTAGTGTGGAAGGTGATGGCTTGGAACTCACAGTTTCCTCTTATGTATGCAAATGGAGGTCCTAGGACAACTGCTGGCTCTCTGTTCCAATCACTCGGCGTTAACATTCAAATTGAGCGTCAAGATGACTGTAACAAAACTATTGCTGACTTGGTTGCCTTTGCACAAGCGTACAAAGAAAATCCAAGCACACCTGGTGTCTTTGCATCGTTCATGGGTGATGGAATGCCTGCGTTCTTCTCAGCTCTAACGAAAGAGCTTGAACCACTTGGCCCCGAGTATCAACCTATTGCGTTCTATACCATGGGTAAATCATATGGTGAAGATCAGCTCATGGGTCCAATTGATTGGAAGAGAAATCCGCAGAGTGCGAAAGGAAAGACTGTATCTGTAGTCTTGCGAGATGGTGACATGAACATCGTCTTAAAGTGGGCAGGGGATAACGGCATAAAGGTGAATCCGGACGAGACGTCGTATGATCCTTCCGCTATTAACCTCATCGCTGCTAACGACTTCTTAGATGCTGCGAATAAGTACATTACTGGCTATCGTGAAAAACGAAAGCTAGTACAGGATGGCAAGAAGGTTAATATTGATACTACTGTCGGTGTAGACGCGGTATCAACATGGACACCTGGGGACGTTAATATTGCACAGGGCAAAGGTGGTCTTGTGACCATTGCATCTACTAAGCAATATTCGTCTCAGATGCCAAACATCACCATTACTATTAAAAAGTTTGCATACGATAATCGATCACTAATGGAGAACATTATTATCGGGTTATCTCGGGCTGGAGATCAAGTACGTTCGTTTACATCTGCGAAGAAGTTTGCAGCAGACGTCTCGGCTCAAGTGTATAACGAAAAGAATGGTGACTACTGGTTGCGGTACTATAACGGCGTAAAGACCAAGGATGCTCAGGGATTGAGTGTGGAACTCGGTGGCTCTATGGCATTTAATTTAGCAGATGCTGCTAACATGTTTGGCCTTGGTAATGATAGAATTGATCGGTATCGAGTAGTATACAAGACGTTCGGCGACATTAACTCAAAGATGTATCCAGAGTATATGGCAACATATCCCGAGTATACTAAAGTCGTTGATAAAAGTTTTATGGCTAGCATCTTGAGTAATCATCCAGAACTTCTAGAAGGAAAGAGTTTGACAGTAAACTATGCTTCTGAAGTCAGTAGTGAGGTTTCTTCAAAGGCTTACCATATTCAATTTAGAACTGGTAGCTCTGAGATTTTACCTGGATCATACTCCGACCTAGATCGTATTCTAGAGTCTGCGGTTGTTGCTGAAAATCTAACCCTCGGCGTATATGGCCATACGGATGACGTCGGTAACCCAGAATCAAACCAGCGATTGTCAGAAGCACGTGCGCAATCGGTAAAAAATTACCTTGTTCGTAAGGGACTTCGTCCAGATAGAATTGAAGCAAAGGGATTTGGTGAATCAAATCCAATTGAGAGCAATTTATCAGAGTCTGGACGTGCTACAAATCGTAGAGTTCAAATTGTATTAGGCGAGTGACGTGAACTTAACTAAGTATATCAGCCCGTTTTCAGTTGTTAACAAAGCTGAGCGATGGACTATACTTGTGGTTGAAAGTTTAATAGGTCTTGGGGTCTGGCAGCTCTTCGGGAATAGTCTTATCCCAGGACCTATTGATATTATGCTCCGCGTGTTTAGTATATTGACCACCGCCTCATTTTGGCATAACTTCATGAATAGTTTGACTCTAACGTCGGTTGGCATGGGTATCTCAATTGGAATATCGTTACTCTTTGCATACGCATCGGTAGTTCCGGTATTTACACCAATTACCAACCTAATCATGAGGTTGCGATACCTCACGTTAACGGGTCTAATTTTTGTGTTTACGCTGTTGACTGCAAACGGTTCTCAACTAAAGTTGAGTCTTCTCTTGTTTGGTATCATCCCGTTCTTTGTCACATCTCTTATGAGCGTATTGCATTCTATCAATCCGCAAGAATACGAGCTTGCAAAGACATTGAAGATGAATCCATTTCAAACCCTGTTAGAGGTGATAATCATAGGTCGCCTAGATCAAGCTCTTGACGTCATGCGACAAAATTTTGCAATCTCGTGGATGATGATAACGATGGTTGAAGGATTATCAATGTCTGAAGGTGGGCTTGGTACAATGATTATCAAGTCTAACAAGTACATTGATCTCCACACTGTGTTTGCGTTGCTAGTTATAATATTCACCGTCGGGATTTTGTTTGACTTCATTTTGAAGAAACTGCGACAGTGGATTTTTCCATACACCGCCATAGCTAGTCGCCACTAAGGAAAAAACAACATGGAATACTCAGTTGAAGAGTGTCTGATGAAAGTTGAAGGTGTATCGTTATCATATGATCGCCCTATACTCACCGACATAAATTTTCAAGTGAACAACATTGTTCGACCGAACATGAATCAGGGGCAAGTGTTGTCGCTAGTGGGACGATCCGGCATAGGTAAAACGCAGCTATTTAAGATTTTGTCGGGACTCATGAAGCCAGACACTGGAAGCGTTCTTATCACAGATAAGCTAACTCCAGTACGAGCTGGTGACGTTTCGGTTGTTCCTCAGAACTATATACTATTTTCTCATAGAACAGTCAGATCAAATCTAGAGCTGGCTCTTAAAAACTCCCCCGTGGAACTAGTTGATGGTACGCATGAAGTAAAGTTCTTAATTCAAGAATATGCTCAAGTGTTTGACGTAGTAGATCACTTGGATAAGTATCCATCTCAACTGTCAGGCGGACAACGACAGAGAGTTAGTATCATTCAGCAACTCCTCACTGGTAACAAGTTCATATTGCTTGATGAACCTTTCTCTGGCTTGGACATTGTCGTCAAGGAGAAAGTCATAACAATGCTAAAGAAAGTATCTGTTATGCATGAGCACACTACTATGATCATTACTTCACATGACATTGAAAGCTCGTTATCGGTGTCTGACTCTGTTCTGCTACTAGGTCGCACCCCAATGAAAGAGGGGGCAACTATCATAGAGACGATAGATTTGGCACAGCATTCTCTTGCATGGCTAGAAGAAATGTCATACCAGGAGCGTCATGCTAAATTCTCCGAGATAATTGACCACATACGACATGTGATATGACGTGGTATGCGTATTAATACGTATATGCATTTTCCGTAAGTTTTGGTATGTTTGTACTCACTCTGTATGAGTACATACTAAGCGGGTATGGTATAATGGCTATCATGTAACCTTGCCAAGGTTAAGATGTCGGTTCGATTCCGGCTATCCGCTCAAATAAATCGGGCCTATAGCTCAATGGTTAGAGCAGCGGACTCATAATCCGTCGGTTGCTGGTTCAAATCCGGCTAGGCCCACCATCATGGTACGTTGATCGAGTAGTTAGATGCTAGTCTGCAAAACTAGCTAGGTGGGTGCAAATCCCACACGTACCTCATCTCAACTTACTCTCATAGTTTAATGGATAGAATGATTCTCTCCTAAAGAATAGATGCGAGTTCGATTCTCGCTGAGAGTTCTATGCCGCCGTAACCGAATTGGCATAGGTATCGGACTTAAAATCCGAGTTTTATGGGTTCAAGTCCCATCGGCGGTACTAAACAGCTTTGCCACTGTAACCGAATTGGCATAGGTACTAGACTCAAAATCTAGGTTCTGTGGGTTCGAGTCCCACCAGTGGTACATCACAACGGAGTATATGATATAAATGAAACCATTTATTCACGCAAAATCATCTGCTAAAAAGTTTGGCGGAAATCCTTCAGATTACGAAGACATTCATGAGTTCATGGATTCGTCCAAGGCTTGCCTACCGGATGTTAGACACCGTGCAATATTCCATTCGTCGTTTGGATGTTTCATTGTTGAAAATGTATTTGGCGCAACTCGTATAAACTCCGAGGGTAAAGAATATTCTACCCGAGACGTCGCGGAACAACACATATTAGAAGATTTAGGATTTATCCCAACGATTGAGCGATGGTTTCAGTCGTTACCGATTGAATCCTGGATGAGCAAGCCGAATATAACTACAAAAACATTTTCCTGGAATGATTAACATAACAACGAGGTTAACCGATGGAATCCCAACCAAACAATCTGCTAGCTAGTATCAACGAACGAATTGACACTATCAAGGCAATGCAAGAGAAGATAGCCGAAGAAATGCGAAATAGTCTCTATCCGGTTTTTTCTAAATTTTTTGAGAAATATCCGGAGGTTCACAAAATTACATGGGTACAATATACCCCATATTTTAACGATGGTGACCCGTGTGTGTTTGGCGTATACGAATCAGAGTTTGAACTTATATCCAATGACATCACTGCATCTGAAGCATTGACTGAAGACTTTCGTGCCGTTTCCGAGTTAATTGAAACAATTGATGCTACTGTTATGGAGAGCTGGTTTGGCGACCATGCTGAGGTGACCGTTACCCGAGATGGTATAACTGTAGACGAGTATGATCATGACTAATCCAATTTCACGAATTGTTTCAAACATTGATCTACGCCGAGAGTTGATCGTGACGGTAGTATCATTTTTGTCGCTCATTGCTTGTCTAGTGTGGGCGCAACCATTTGTCGCCGCTCTGTCTTCTGTGGTGTTATTTGGGGCGATGGATGCTATCGGATACTATCGCGTTGGAGAATTTTTCGGCGAAAATCGACCTCAAGATAAACTTGTCTACTATCGAATCCTACAGACTGTATTTCAGCATTTGATTACTGCTGTACTGTTTATTGCATTCGGGTGGCAAATTGCTGGACTATACCTTTTGATGTGGTGGTTTGGTGTAGCTGATATAGTATACTATATTATCCTACGTCAATCATACCTTCAATACGGTTCTATGTTTTGGCTGTGGTGGACTCCATTAGGAATTACCATGAATATCTTAAATCGAGCATGGTCATCAGTTCCGAAGTATCCGTCTGGTATACTAGCAACTGTACAAGCTGACTTCGGAATAGTTCTTGCAGTCGTACTGTATCTACTCTTTCTCTAATATTTATTAGAGATATGCCACCGTAGCTCAGTTGGTAGAGCACCGCCTTGGTAAGTCGGAGGTCGTCAGTTCAATCCTGATCGGTGGATCATCTGGAATAGTCGCATAATGGTATTGCAACAGTCTCGAAAACTGTCGGGTTAGTAGCCTATGAGGGTTCAAGTCCTTCCTATTCCGCGTAATATGGAGAGTGTCCGGCTGGACGAGGAGCTAGTCTTGAAAACTAGTAAGCCGTGCTAACACCACGGTTTGTGGGTTCGAGTCCCACACTCTCCTCAGAAACAAATTTGTCATTGGAGAAAGGAAATGAAACGCAAGGCATCTATTGAGCGAAAACTCAAACGAGCGAAGCAAGTTGAAGACGGAGCATACGACGGTAGATTCAAGACACGAGTTGTACCGTCAAAGCGGCAGAAGGAAAGACAGCAACGACAAAAGATTCATCTGTCTGACGTCTGCGAAGACTAAGTAAGCATATACGGAGGGCTGCCCGAGTGGTAAGGGGTCTGTTTGCTAAACAGAAGCCGCGTTTAACGACGCGAACACGTTCGATTCGTGTGCTCTCCGCAATTTACATGGAGAAGTTTAATGAAACTTAAGAGTATCCTTGAGCAAAACAGTTTTGAATTTGGAACTATAAACGAAGCTAGTTTATCTAGATTAGTAACGAAAGTTCAATCAAATGACTTTGCTATAGTTACTGCGTTCAGAGGTTCTAACACGCTACAGCAAAATCGTAATCTTAATAAAAGAATTTTCTCGCAATTACAGCAACGTAAGATGGGCGGATATACCTTGATTGGCGTGTGGCAGGAAGTTCCAGATGGTGTTGAGTGGAAAAACTCTGAAGAATCTGAACGTACTGCTGTCCAAGAAGAATCCGTATTGTTTATACGTCCCGAAACCATGAGTGTAGAAGAATTTATTACGTTTGCCGTTGGTCTTGCTAAGGAATTTAATCAAGACGCTGTACTGTTAGGATTGCAAGGTGAAGGGATATTTCTGTATTTCAAGAATGGCAACCGTCAGAAGATTGGAGATGGAATCACTATTGATAAGATAGGCCAGGCATACTCCAAACTTAGAGGTGGTAATCCAACGCCGTTCATCTTTGAGGGGGCATTATTTCCAGATACTATATTCGGTAAGATGCTGTTTAAGACTTCAAACATGAAATACATCTAATAACATAAGATTGAATATGAAACTTAAAGAACTATTAGAATCATCCTCAGATACATTTCAGATGTATCACGGCGGCAAGGAATGGATACGCAAACCGTCTGACATTAAACCCTCAAAGAGTGGACGTTATGAGATGGGGGTTGGGCTGTATTTTACAAACTCAAAGCTGACGGCGCGGGGCTACGCTAAAGGTTCGAGATCGTTACATCTCGTTGATATAAAAAGTGATATTAAGGATGTTGATGACGTCTACATTGATGTAGAAATTATGGTTGACTTCGTTCGTAATTGTCCTAGACTACGAAAGAAGGAAATTTTGATTGCTGACATCCATCGGAATCAGCAAAGGACTGGTAAGAAAGAAGTTTCATTAGGTCTTCTCAATAACCTCATAATCAATTATGAGGTTGGTGCTGGGAGTGTTGGACTAGAGATTACAAAATTTTTTGTTGAGCATGGTGGTCAATGTAACTGGGATGGACGCTCGGGTAAAGAATGGTGGTTAGTGATATTTGATCCAACTGTAATAGTGGGTTATAAGAAGTTAACCCCGACGGATCAAGATAACTATCCTTGGATGTTAGAAATCCCACCTTCGGTTCTCCCTAAGTATGCTCGGGCAAATACGAAAAACTACTAATTTTTAGGAGTGGTCTTGACTAGTGAAGCAGAAATTCGTAAATTGAAGGTTTCTTTGTATTTACAACTTGTAAATTGCACAGATGAACACATGTTTACGGGAAAGAACTCGTCCAACATACAGCTATTGGAAATACTCAAAGAGTCTATACTCCAAGAGTTTATAGACCCACCTGAGCATACAGATGAAGTAACTGCAACATCGCAGTAAGAAAGAGTGGAGAAAAAATCTCCATATACATGTTTAATTTTTTATAAGGTGTACTCATGAGTATCACTATGGATAGAACACAACGCCTTCGCATTTCAGCGTCGGTGTCACGCCAAGCTGGATTTTCTCCAGGGCAACGAGTTGCAGTCATTGCTAACTCAAAGACTGAGTTCACAGTTGTTCCGTCAAACAAGGTTCCGCGTAATACCGCTTCGGTATCGTACACGGTTGAAGCTGACGGACGAATCCGCGTAGCTCGGTCAGTCCTGAAGGAACGTCTAGGCGTTTCTGTTAATCCGAAGAAGTCGGCGACTGTTAGTGCCAAGCGCAGTCGTATTGACGTCACGTTTTGATCGTGACTAATATTTAGGTACGGTGGGATATTTCCCATATTTTGCGAGGTGTTTTTTATGTTGGTACATCGAGAAGTCCTAGTTTTAGATCAATCATATAGACCTATCTCATTGACATCGGTCAAGAAGGCGGTAACTCTTGCTTTCCGAGATAAGGTTGAATTTGTTGAGATAGCAGATAGTTTTCTGCGCTCACCGTCTTCAACATACCCATTGCCACTTGTTATTCGAATCAAGAATAACGTCAAGTTCAAAGCGTTGGGAAAGATTGAACCTACACGCCGTAATCTCTTCAAGCGAGATGGATTTGAATGTGCATACTGTGGATCAAAACACGATCTAACAGTAGATCATGTCATTCCAAAATCTCGTGGTGGCGTTTGGAACTGGGATAACCTCGTGACAGCATGTCATTCTTGTAACAACAAGAAAGATAACAGAACTCCAGATGAAGCTGGAATGAAGTTGTCTGTCAGACCACGTACCCCGCACCATGTTGCGTTTATGCTGAAAAGTTCACGTATTCACGACAAATGGAAGCCGTATCTTTATATGTCATGAAAAGAAGACCCCACCTAACCCGTGGGGTCTTTTGTTTTCTAGGCCGCTAGAAGATGACATTTGCATATTTCACTAAATTGTTGTATATTACTTTCATAATCTAGACTTATAGGATACGTGATGATTTGGGCTATTGGTGATACACATGGCAACTTTGCTGTGATAGAATATGCTATACGAGACATCGCTCCGCAGAATCTAAATGGTCACAAGTTTTTTCTTGTGCATCTTGGGGATTTCGGTGTGGGGTTTAACACGCCTGACGAAGATGATCGTATACTGAAGAGTATTGATGCGACACTTGCTAGAAACAATGGTGAGCTGTTGGTTGTGCGTGGTAATCACGATAATCCAACATTTTGGTCTCCATTGTCTGAGTATACCTACGATAATATCTCCTTCGTACCCGATAACAGCATTCGTGTGCTCGACGGTAAAGTATGTTTGTTTGCGGGGGGTGCTATCTCTATAGATCGAAGCCGAAGGGTGGAGAACAAAACGTGGTGGCGTGATGAAGTATATACATTCTCCGAGATACCACTTGACAATATAGAATCTGGAATTGATCTCGTCTTTACCCACGACGTATGGCATGGTATACAACCGTCGTATGATCTTGATGCTCCAATACTACATCATTTTTACTCTCGCGACCGGAAGTTACGATTAGACTTATATGAGTCGCAGCTTGAGCTTAGAAAACTCTATGATGCGGTAGAGAAACTTAATATCACCGCGAACAAACGTTGTCAGTGGTTTCACGGTCACTATCACGAGTATCGTGTTTGGACGTGGCCTGAACACCCATTTGTCCAGTGCGTTACGGGCCTAGATATTGACCAAGTTATTCTCGTAGCAGACAGCGAACAATGAATTTTTTTTCATTTGGAAAATACTGAGGTGTAGGGTATATTTGTAGGTCAACTTTTTCGGACAAAAACTACCTTTCTTTACCGAGACAAAAATGCCACAGCAAGTAATATTCACATACGGCCTTCCGGCTTCTGGTAAGTCTACATGGGCTAAGGAGTTCGTTAAGAACAACCCAAATTTCAAGCGGGTAAATCGTGATGATTTACGAAAGATGGTTGATAACTCGGTATATTCAAAGGAAAACGAGTCAACTATTGTTTCGCTACGAAATACGGCAATAGCTACATTTCTTGAGCGAGGACACTCGGTTATCGTGGACGATACTAACATTCAAACCAAGAATATGTTAGACATCTTTCATAACGTACTTCCACGGTTTCCGCGTGTTGAATTTTCCGTACAAGAGTTTAATACTCCGGTGGATACGTGTATTGAGCGCGATTCGCAACGCGAGAATAGCGTCTCGGAAAACGTAATACGATCAATGGCTCAACAACAGTTGACAGCGAAGAGTGTTGATGAAGTTCGTTCATTAATGAAATTCATTCAAGACTTTACGACTCGACTGTCTGAGTCTGCTGCTACGTTTCGGAACTCTCAAGGTAATGAGCACATGCAGCCAGCAATTATCGTTGACGTTGACGGTACTATAGCAGAACGTCACGAAGGAGAAGGTGGGCGGTCTCCGTTTGATTGGTCTCGTGTTGGCGAAGATACACCACGCGAAGCCATCATTGAAATCGTTAATCAATTCTTTAACAACGGCTATGCTATTATCGTCCTGAGCGGACGAGATGGCTCGTGTTTTGAGGAAACTACATCGTGGTTGCTTAATCATGGTGTATTGCACCATCATCTGTTTATGCGCCCCACTGGTGACATGCGGAAGGATTATATCGTCAAGAGCGAGATATATTCAACGCTGATAGCACCACTCTATCGAGTTGATTTTGCACTTGATGATCGCGATCAAGTAGTTCACATGTGGCGTAACCATCACAATATTCAAGTTCTTCAAGTTAATTACGGAAACTTCTAACATGAGAAAGCTAGCATCAATTCAACGAATCAGTGACGTTAGACCACACCCTAATGCTGACAAACTTGACATCTGCACGGTATTGGGATGGAAGGTCGTTACGGTTCGGGGTGAATATAAGGTAGGCGATCTATGCGTCTACTGTGAGATTGATTCGGTTATGCCAGAACGTCCTGAATTTGAGTTCTTACGACAACGTAATTTCCGCATTCGCACGGTGAAGTTACGCGGCGAACTTAGTCAAGGAATTTGTTTTCCTCTGACAATACTTCCAGTATATGACGAGCCTTATGAAGAACACTTAGATGTTACTGACGTCTTAGGAGTTACCAAATTTGAGCCAGCGGCACAGTCAGTCGGTGAATTTACAGTTAAGGGTTCGTTTCCGCATTTCTTACAGAAGACGGATGAGACTAGAGTACAAAATTTAGTTGAGCGCGATATTCTAACTCAATACTATGAATCATCTAGAAGAAACCAAGGAAGTTGGTACGTAACGGAAAAACTCGATGGTACGTCTACAACTTACTTCGTTTCTCATGGAGAGTTTTCGGTATGTTCTCGCAACCTAGAGTTATCTGACCCTAGGAAAGAAGAACTTACCACTAGGGTTACTAGTCCATACTGGATACCAGTTGAGAGGGAGAAGTACGATAAAACTTTACTTTCTCTTAATGGAAGAAACATCGCTGTCCAGGGTGAGACGGTAGGCCCTGGAGTTCAAGGCAACAAGCTCAAACTTCCGCAAGTTGAATTCTTTGCGTTTCAAGTTATTGACATTGATACTGGAACTATGTTCTCGTATGACGAATTCATTGAGTTCTGCAACAAATACAACTTCAAGCACGTTCCCATCGTTTCTGCGGAGTTTACACTCACTGATACGGTAGATTCTTACTTGGAATTTGCTGAAAGGAAATCTCTCATCAATCCCGACGTGTGGGCAGAGGGTTGTGTCTTCCGCATGAAAGCTGATCCTAGAACATCGTTCAAGGCTATTAACAACAAATTTCTATTGAAGTTTGAAGACGCCTAGGATTAGGTAGCTTAGGTATACTTATAGTGTTAGAAAGGAAGTGTAGGCATGTAAATATCTTTTGGCTATTAGCAAAAAAATTTGTATCTTATACACTTAGTTGAGACGAATTTAGTTAAACGTGATGGAGAATATATATGGCTGTTTCTGTAATTCATTATACTGCTGCATGGTGTGGACCATGCAGAACACTGAAGCCTATCTTGCAGGAGGTTATTAGTGAAAATCCTCAAGTATCATTTAATACTATTGATGTTGACGCAAACAGGGAGTCAGCTATCGCCGATGGTATTCGGTCAGTTCCAGTTGTCATCATAAAGAAAGATGGTGTGGAGACTGCGCGGTTTGTTGGCGTTCGTTCAAAGATGGAGTATAGTAACGCAATTCGGGGATAATAGCGATGGTTTTGAAATTCAAGAAGACGCGGGAAGACGCGATAATACCAAATTACGCAAAACAAGGTGATGCTGGTCTTGACTTAATAGCGTTGTATCAGAGTAGGATAACTGACGAGTTTACCGAATATGGCACGGGGCTTGCCGTGGAGATACCAGACGGTTATGTTGGGGTTGTAGTTCCTAGAAGCTCATTCAGTAACTACAATGCTATGCTAGCAAATACAGTAGGTGTAATAGATTCTGGATATAGAGGGGAGATATTACTCCGAGTTCGTAACATAGTTACCGATCAAAATTTTTATGACGTCTACATGCACGGCGATCCAGCGATTTTTCTAGAAAAAGATGAGACATTCCTCGGAACACGCGTGTTTCAGCTAATAGTCTTACCGTGTCCAACATTTGAGGTTATGGAGGTAGATTCTCTTAGTTCATCGGAACGTGGTGAAAACGGCTTCGGTTCAACTGGACAGTCGTGATGACAGTTCTCAGCCTGTTTGACGGAATAAGCTGTGGGCAGTTAGCACTTCAACGTTGTGGTATACCAGTTGATACATATTTTGCATCTGAAATTGACGAGAACGCGAAGGTAGTAACTCAGCAACATTTCCCAAACACTATACAGCTCGGTGATGTGACAAACATTAGAGGTGCAGACTTACCTACTATTGATTTGTTAATGGGTGGTAGTCCATGTCAAGGATTTTCGTTTGCTGGTAAGCAACTGAACTTCAATGATCCGCGTAGTAAACTTTTCTTTGAATTTGTTAGGATTCTTCAAGAGACTACTCCGAGATGGTTTCTACTTGAAAATGTAAAGATGCGCCGTCAATATCGAGATGTAATAACTGATCATCTAGGGGTACATCCTATTGAAATTGACTCTGCGATGTTTAGTAAGCAAACTCGCAAACGTTTGTATTGGACAAATATTCCGATAGGAGAAATAACGCCAACCAGCGAAAATTTTGATGGTTTATTGTATAGGTTAGGACATGGGTACATACCAGAAGAGATACGGTTCTTTCGTAAATATCCTACACTAGTAGCGCAAAGTCCAGGAACTAAATACCGAATTGTGGTTGACGCGAATAAAGCTCAAGATGCTGATAAGGCGACACTTCGTAGAGATACACAAGTAACTCGTGTAGCTTCTCCAGAGGAGTGTGAAGAGTTTCAGACGTTACCTATTGGATACACAAACATCCTTCCGAAAACACAAAGATACAAGGTGATAGGTAACGGGTGGACTGTTAATGTAATTTCTCATATTTTTAAAGGATTGCTTTATGAGTAGAAGTTTTAAGAAGACTCCGGTTAGAGGTGTTCATCCGTTTGACTCGGAAAAGCAAGATAAACAGAAGTGGCATCGTCGACTACGAAAGAAGATACGGCAACTATTATCGGGAACTCATTATGACATTGAAAAACTTGAATCAACAGTGCTACCGACGGAACATGACGTCTCTGATCCATGGTTGATGTCAAAAGATGGTAAATTTTTCATGAGCATTGAACCAGATTCCGACGAGGCGAAGGTTAACTGGTTTAAGAAATTAATGCGAAAGTAGTAAACATGATAACGACAAGTATTACGACGGATATGAAATTCACAGACGCGCTCGGTAAGATCGCAGTCCCGAAGGTTGTGAGAGTCTCGGGTGAATTTTCGGAGTCAAGTGCAAACGCTTTATATACTGCCTGCGATGAAGCTGCTGAGACTGGCCAGCGCATACTTCCAATACTCATAGATTCGTACGGGGGTAGCGTCTATGCATTAAACGGTATGATAGATTATTTCCAGTCATTTAGAGATAGTGGCATTGAGATAGTTACTATTGCATGTGGTAAAGCTATGTCTGCTGGCTCTGCGTTGTTTTGCATGGGAGACAGACGCTACATAGGTAAGAGATCAACACTAATGTTTCATCGAGTCTTTGGTGCTGGAATTGGCAATCCATCCGAGGTGGAAGCTGAAGTCACGGAGATGGCTAGACTTGAGAAGTTAATGTTCGCCGAGATTTCAAAGACATTAAATTATCCAAAAACTTGGTTGTATGACCAATTGAAGAAGAGAGATTTTTCTAATTGGTATGTTGATGCAAATGATGCCGTTTCGCTGAAGATTGCTACACACATTGGTATCCCTAAGTTTGAGTTTCAAGTTTCAACTAACTTTGTTTGTAAGTAGGAGGCGACGTGTACCAGAACATCTTCGTTAAATCTAGGACGCGAGAGGCTTGGGTGTGGGATGATCAGAAAGGATTACTCCATTTCAAATATTCTCCGTACGCATATAAGCGGGATTCCAAAGGCAAGTACACCTCCATGTACGGAGAGAAACTTTCTAAGGTTACTGATTTTGAGCGGTATGACCCCAATTTACTAGAGTCGGATGTTTCCGATACTACGCGAATTTTAATAGATATGTATGGTGACTCTGATATACCATCCACTGGTCACAGAGTAATGACGTTTGACATTGAGGTTGAGATGGTAACGGGAACACCCGATCCTCAGACTGGAAACAATGAGATAACATCAATTGCATATCACGATTCGGTTACTGATGTCTATACTGTATTGGTATTAGATAAGAAGGGGCGAGTTAAAAGTCGTACACAAGGTAATCAAGTTATTGTTTCCTGTCCGAATGAGAGAACACTTCTATTGAAGTTTTTATCTGGAATGGATGAGATACGTCCTACTATTATAACGGGATGGAACATTAATGGATTTGACATACCGTATATCTACAATAGAATTTCTAACGTGCTAGGTAAACGTAAGGCTGCTTGCTTATCGCCAATTGAAGAAGTGTATTACTCTCCACATAAAGATACGTATACGATTGGTGGCGTGTCGGTGTTAGATTACATGGTTATGTATAAGAAATTTTCGTACAAAGAATTACCTTCATATTCGTTGAACTACGTATCCACTAACGAATTGGAGCGTGGAAAACTTGAGTATGAAGGTAATTTAGATGACTTGATGGAATCTGATATAGACACCTTCATTCAGTACAACATCACTGACTGCGAACTTGTTAAAGCGTTAGATGAAAAATTACAGTTTATTGACCTAGTTCGTGGTATTTGTCATGTCGGTCACGTCCCGTATGAAGATTTCATATACTCATCAAAGTATCTTGAAGGTGCTCTTCTAACCTATCTTAGAAAGATTGAGGTGGTAGCTCCGAATAAGCCCATTGATTGGAAAGAGAGAATGCAAGAGTTGGGTGAGGACGCGGGGGAAGATAAGTTTGAAGGAGCTTTCGTCAAAGACCCAATACCTGGTAGATATGAATGGATTTATGATCTTGATCTAACATCACTATATCCATCAATTATTATGACGTTGAACATATCTCCAGAGACCAAAGTTGGAAAGATTAAAGATTGGGATTCCGACGCATACACGCGTGGTACTCGTGATTCATATATCATAGAAGGACATGAAGATATAGTTTTGACTCATGCCGAGATAAAGCAATTCATTGAATCTAATAAGTATACGGTTGGTGCAAATGGTGCATTCTATACCACAGATTCAATCGGACTTCTACCAGCAGTTTTAAACGACTGGTTTGATAAACGAGTTGAATACAAAAACGAGATGAAGAAGTGGGGAACTGCTGGTGATGTGGATAAATATGAGTTCTACAAGAAACGGCAACTTGTACAAAAAATCTTGTTGAACTCACTGTATGGCGTCTTAGGCCTTCCCGTCTTTCGATGGTTTGACATTGATAACGCCGAAGCCGTTACTCTCACGGGCCGCACGGTTATTCAGAAGACCCAGGATGTTATTAATTTGAAATACAACAGTGAGTTACAAAGTTCCGACGATCATGTCATCTATATTGATACCGATTCTGTGTTTGTGTCGTGTCTACCACTCGTGAAGCATAGATACCCTTCAATAGATGTTAGGGATGATACTCTAATGGCTGAACGTATTTACGAGATAGCCAACGAAGTGCAGGCATATGTTAACAAAATGTATGATGTTCTAGCTAAGAAAGTCTTTAATGCAAGCACTCATAGATTTGAGATAAAGCAGGAGATGATTGCTAAGACTGGATTTTGGACTAAGAAGAAACGCTATGCACTGAAAGTTATATCTGATAATGGCTTGCCAGTTGACGAGTTGAAGATAGTTGGCCTAGATGTGGTACGGTCTTCATATCCAACCTCGTTTAAGAAATTCATGAAGGAGATTCTGTCGGATATTTTGTTGTTCAAAGACAAAGCTGAGTTGGATGAGAAGATTATCTACTTCAAAAAGAATGTTGCCAAGGAAGCATATTCCGAAGTATCAAAGACATCTTCGGTGAAAAACATTGCTAAGTACGAAATACTAAACGATGATACTCTTGGTAAGTTTAAAACTCGGACCCCTTCGCATGTTAAAGCTGCTATAAATTACAATAGACTCTTGAAGCTGTTTAAGGTGCCACCTAAATATCCACCTGTAAAGAATGGTGATAAGATCAAGATCGCATACCTTAAGCAAAATCCATACGAAATACATGAGTTGGCATTTCGAGGTGAAAGCGATCCTTCGGTAATTCTTGACTTCATCAAAGACAATTTTGACGCGGAGGCGTTATACAACTCGGAAATAAAAAAGAAACTAGATGTATTCTATGATGCAATGGGGTGGTCTTACCCATCCGAATACACGAAGTTAGCAGCCGAGTTCTTTTCGTTTTGAAAATTCAACTTTTTTTAGTATATTGAAATACATCTACACACCGTAATTGATGAGGTCATCTTAATGGATAAGCGAAACCTAACAAATTTTATCAGCAAGTACTTTCTGTCAGGCAATGCGCCATCCGTGGCTTGGGAAGTCGGCGATCAATTGAAAACGAGGTTCATAACCGATGATCGCGCTCTAGTCGGCGAGATTATACATCGAGAGCAGCTACATACTTCCGAGGGGGGTGTTGATTCTGCTGAGAAGTTGTCTATCTACAATACCGAACTCCTATTGAAGATGCTTAGCGTCTTAGGAACTGACATAACGTTTGAAATGGTTAAACGCGTAGAGAACTCTAGGGTGAATCATCTGATCTTAGCAGATGGGAACACCACACTTAAGTACATGTTATCCGACCCATCAGTAATATCGCCAGTTCCAGAGATGAAGAAAGCTCTTGACTATGGGATAACGATACAACTTGATAAAGACCTTAGTGATAGATTTCTGAGAGCAAGGTCTGCACTACCAACGGAAACTAAGTTTGTAATTTCCAAGGATAAAAAGAAAGGTACGTATCAACTTGTTCTCGGTGGCTCCGGTAAGGACGTTAACCGCATCACACTAGATGTTATAACTAATGTTAAGTCCGACATAGCACCAATATCCTTTAGTGTAAAGTATTTCGCTGAGATACTTGCCGCGAATAAGGATGCTGAGACAGGAGCTATGGAGATTGCTGAGAACGCGCTTGCTAAGATTTCATTCAACACTGAACTACAGTCTTCGACGTATTATCTGCTTCGTCAGGAGGATTGATAATGACTATGGACTTAAAAGAGCTTTCACGCGAAGATTGTTTTGTAACCACCACACGTTTCTCCGTTGAATTGTGTAACAAGAATCTAGGATATTTGTTTGTTTTTGGGGATAATGAACAGCGTGTCGGAAAGGGTGGGCAAGCTATAATACGTGGTTGCCCCAACACAATAGGTCTCAGGACTAAACGTAGTATTGCAGAATTTTGGACGGATCGCGACTATCACCGGAATTGTAAGCTGATTGATGAGGACATTCACAGTATACTTTCTGCATTGTATCTTGGCTATCGAATTGTCTTCGCATCAAGTGGTTACGGCAACGGATTAGCTGAGTTGCCTGCACGTGCTCCTGAAACGTATTTGTATTTGAAAAATAAACTCGATGATTATTTCGGGTTTACATTTTAATTTGTAACATCTTTTATTGGTTTTTCATGTCTGAACATTCATTGCTCGTAGAAAAGTACCGCCCGACGTCGCTGGACGAGTACATATGCTCTGAGACTTTACGAAAAAGTTTTACCGAGTATATTGAGAAGAAAGATATTCCTCACTTGCTGTTGTATGGCGACGCTGGCTCCGGTAAGACAACGCTAGCTAAGATTTTTGCCAATACAATCTCGCCAGACAACTTCATGTATATTAACGCATCGGACGAGAACTCAGTTGACACCGTTAGAGACAAGATCAAACAATTCGCGTCTTCCATGGGGTTTGGTGGCTTAAAAATCATCATCCTAGATGAGGCTGACTATCTGTCACAGAGTGCACAGGCGGCACTCCGTAATATCATGGAAACGTTCAGTAAGACTACTCGGTTTATCTTGACATGTAACTATGCAGAACGTATCATTGAACCACTTCAGTCAAGATGTCAATCGTTCAATATAACTCCGCCATCAAAGAGAGATGTTGCTAAACACATCGTTGCGATGTTAAAGTCGGAGGGTGTTGAGTTTGATCTTGCGGACGTAGCAACTATTGTCAATGCAAATTACCCAGACGTCCGCAAGACTATCAATTCCATTCAGCGTAGTATAACTGGAGCCGTGCTAACCTTAGATCAGGAAGCTGTGGAACAGACTCACTACTACGGTTCTATACTAGAAATTTTGAAGTCGGAAAAGAAGACTAAGGATAAGTTTCAAGAGATTAGGCAACTGATAGCGAATAACTACGTTAGAGACTATACTCCTATGTTTAGGTTTTTGTATGATAACGTTGATGGTTACGCTAAGACTAAAGTTGGCCAAGTCATCATTATCATTGCAGAGGCACACTACAGAGATGCATTCGTCATTGATCATGAGATAAATGCAATGTCAATGTTCATTCAGATCATAAATGAGATAGCTAGTAAATAATACAACTTATAACGAAGAGGAAGTTTACATGGTTAATAACGATAACATGTCCAATATCTTAGATCAAGCGTCGGAGATTGAATGTAATGTTTGTGGAGGTATATTTTTTGCTGAAGTCTTTTTGTTTAAGAAGATCACACCCATCATTGCACCAGATGGTGTGGGTGGGGTAGTTCCAATCAAAGTCTTTAGTTGCTTGGAGTGTGGGTCAATAGCTAAAGAACTCATACCATGCACTATAAACAAATACGGTACTAGTGACGCCAGTGATGATACTTCTGCTAGCGATTCAAATTCTCCCATTATAACAATCTAACAGATGTGACGTATGTCAAGAAATTTATTTGATCTTATAAAAGATGTTACAAGATCAAAACGAAATGTATCAGAGCTAACAGATGAAGATTGGAAGGTATGGAGTAACTTTATGGTTACTCGTTGGCTTTCAATGGATATTGATCTTGTTGAGTTCGCCAATGAAGTCCAAGTTTACAGTAATAGCGTCTTGACGCCGAAGGATTTTTATAGATTTCTGTATCATATCCTTCCCGAAGGCCCATTGTATCTGAAGTACGTAAAGCGTACGTCTGCATTTGAAATAGATGCGCAATTCATTGACATTATCCGTAATCATCTCCAAATCAGTAGGAGACGGGTATATGAATACATTGAATTGCTCATGAACGATGGGGGTATTCAATACATAATTGATATACTCAACATGTACGGTCTTTCAGACGAATCCGTACAAAAATTTGTTACTCAAGTTTCTAAAAAGAGGTAAGTATGAACATTACAGAGCGGCAGAACGTTAACTCCAAGAAAAATGCCGAGGTATTGGAAAATAATAAAGTTGATCATGTTGTAGAAGAGATGGAAGAACGTTATCCACAGATGACAGCCGAGTTCAAACGAATACAACGAGAGCAATATGCACTATTCTGTCGGAAACAGAAAAACTATGGCCCTCACAACATTTCAATGGGTACCCCACTTGACACAGAAGAAGATATACGATTTTCTCTTCAGGGTTTGTTCTTTAGATTGAATGACAAGATCAATCGTTTTAAGCAGATGGTATGTTTTGGTTCTGAGGATGCAGTGGGAGAATCATTGGCTGATACATTCAAAGACATTTCGGTGTACGGTATAATTGCGCAACTAGTACAGAATGGAAAATGGGGTAAATAATGAGCACATATCTTAAGACTAGTGAATATGTTTCTCCTGGTCATCCTGATAAAGTAGCCGATCAGATTTCAGATCGGATCGTTGACTTTTGTTTAAGCAAGGATAGAAACGCCAAGGTTGCATGTGAAACTCTCATCAAGGGTAACCACATTCATCTAGCAGGTGAAATTAGTAGCGATTACTTCTCGTTTTCTGAATTTATTGCTGAGATAGAATCTGATATAAAATCTTTACTGTGGGATGTAGGTTATCACCGTAACAATTACATTGATAGCTTACAATTTTCATATAACATTACCGAGCAATCTCCCGAGATAAATTCGGCGGTTGTGACTGATAATGGAACGGCTGCTGGTGATCAAGGTATTATGTTCGGGTACGCTTGCTATGAAACTCCGACATATATGCCACTACATGTTTTCTTAGCGAGAGAGGTTATCTTCTATTATTACAAAAAATTTGATTTTCTTGAGCCGGATATGAAAGCTCAAGTAACTGTGGAGTATGATGCAGATACTCATCAGCCGATTGCAGTCAAAACTGTAATTGTATCTTTATGCTATTCTCCTGAGCGGTTTGTATTACCTATTTCTGGAGATAGATTTGCAGAGTTCAAACTAATAATAGAGGCTACTAAGCCGCAACTCATTGAACACCTTACTTCTCTATTAGCTCCAGATAGTCGTCCTCACTTTTACGAGAAATACAAGAATTTTTCTACTGAATTTTTTACTGATGATACCGACTTCATAATTAATCCAGCAGGAGAGTGGACTAGGGGTGGTCCTGCTGTAGATTGTGGTGTCACTGGAAGAAAGATAGTCGTAGACCATTATGGGTCGGCATCTCCTGTCGGTGGTGGAGCTTTCTCTGGTAAAGACCCTTCAAAAGTTGATCGGTCGGCAGCATATATGGCTCGGCACATGGCAGTATCTCTGTTGTTCCATGACGTAGACACTGTGGAAAGTGCTGTCCAAGTAGAATTAGCGTATGCGATAGGACAAAAACATCCAGTTGCAGTTAGAGTATATAATCCCAATACTAACGTGCAAATTGATCATACTAAACTATTTAGTAATGATAGCTTGACGCCGGATGCCATAATTTACAGATTTGGACTGAAGGCTAACGTGAAGTACGCTAGTGTAGCGCATTATGGTCATTTTGGGTGTGATGCCTACCCATGGAATTTTCCAGCCGTATTTGTTATACCAGACTTGGAGTCTATTGGATGAGACTAAATTCAGTTATAACCGCGTTGGTAACGGAGAACATGCCAGCGGCGGAAAGTAATTTTACTCTCGTTGGTAAAATTGATGTGTATCATTACAGTAAACTAGATTTAGGTGATAAGGTAACTCTTAATCCAGAAGAGACAGTAAAACATCAATCTAGCTATTCTAGAAATGACTATAAATTATCAAAATTCCCTAGGATGTTCTTCTATACTGACTTGAATAAGACAGAACATCTAGTTAAGTCTTCATCCAAAGCATTGTATAAGGCCGAAGTTGATGGTAGCTCAATATTGCTTCTACAGTCGGCGTTGTCCGCGTACAGAGAAAACAAGGAGGAGTTATCTCGTAAGAACAAGAAAGCCGCCTTGGTTATTCATGCTTTATTAGGCGAAGGGTACACTGATTGGGATGCTATGTTCAAGGAAGCTGCTAAGAATTTTAGCGGTGTGTTCTATGAGACAGGCGGTGTACCTATGGTTGTTTTGTTTACTCCAGTTGACGCGAAGAAAATCCAACTTCCGTGAACATAGATTTGTAAATCTCAAAAAAGTTTCGTATATTAGTAATAAAGGTTGCGATGGCTATCTCATTTAGTCAATATTCAATTTGGAAGAATTGCAAGCTACAGTGGAAACTACGTTACTTTGACGGTAACTATGCATACGAGCCATCAATATCAACGTTGTTTGGCACTGCTATGCATAACACTCTACAACACTTCATCCAAGTTATGTATACTCAAACGATAGATGAAGCTAACGCAATAAATCTAGAGGAGTATTTGCAAATAGAAATGATGGCGTTATACCAGCATCAAGTAGAGAATAACAAGAAAGTACATTTCAGTACTGCCGCTGAACTTATTGAGTACTACGAAGACGGCGTTGAAATCATTAAGTGGTTCAAGACTCATCGTGTTGACTTCTTCACGAAGAAAGATTGGAAGTTATTAGGTATAGAGATGCCGATAAAGGTAAAACCTCTCAGTACTCATCCTAACGTAGACTTTGAAGGTTTATTGGATGTTGTACTTCAAAACACAAAGACTAATGAGATTGTGATCTATGACTTCAAAACGTCTACTCATGGCTGGGGTGAATCTACAAAGAATGATAAAACAAAAATTTCTCAGCTTATTTTGTATAAGACATATTATGCTGAGATGTTCAACATTGATCCAGACCTTATAAAAATTGAATACCTAATTCTCAAGCGCAAGATAAATGAAGATGCTGAGTACTCATCAATGAAGAAACGGATACAACGTTTCTCCCCCGCTGATGGGAAACCTTCTCGCAATAGGGCGCGTAAAGACTTTGAGGCATTTATAGTTGAAAACTATAATAGTGACGGGACAAAAATTGAACACGATAGTTATCCAGCCACAGCAGGCCATTCTAACAACAATTGTACATTTTGCGCATTCAAGGATGACAATAAGCTATGTCCTTTTTCAAAACGCATTATGAAGAGTCGAGAAATGCTTGAACACGAGAACTCTAACGCCACTTTACTAACTAAGGAAACTTCGCAATGATTGTTAAGACTGCGTATACGTATGATGACATTCAGATTGTACCTTCATTATCCGAGGTTGAATCTAGGTCACATTGCTCGTTATATACCAATTTTACCGAAAACGTGCCCATCACAATTCCGTTAATTTCCGCACCAATGGATACTGTAACTGAGGTGGCTATGGCATATACTTTGGGGGTACATGGCGCAGTAGGCATCATTCATCGATTTGATTCAATAGAAGAGCAAGTTAAGAAAACGGAAATGGTTCATCAGCAACTTGCATTGTTTTCAGATGTGATTCGTCCAACAGCCGCCGCTGTTGGTGTAGTTGGAGATTACTTAGAACGTGCGCAAGCACTTGTTTATGCTGGTGCTAATGTGATTCTCATTGATGTCGCACATGGACACACGGAGCTTATGCGGAAAGCACTTCGTGAGCTAAAGAACTCTTTACCGGAGAGAGTTGACATAATCGCGGGTAATGTTTCGACAGGAGCGGGGGCTACGGCACTAGCTGAATGGGGTGCTAGTGCTATACGAGTTGGTATTGGCGGCGGTTCGCTTTGTGAGACTCGTATACGTACTGGTGTAGGAGTTCCGCAGGCAACAGCCGTGTCTGACTGTGTTGCATCGTTAACGTATTCAGGCTACGGTCACATTCCAGTAATTGCCGATGGTGGTATACGAACGCCTGGTGACGTTGCAAAAGCTCTAGCGTTAGGGGCGTCTAGCGTTATGATTGGCTCAATTTTTGCTGGAACTGAAGAGACCCCAGGTGAAGTAATAAAGATTGGTCACTGGCCTAATGAAAAACGAATGAAGAAATATAGGGGGTCGGCCTCAATGGATGCTAAGATTGCATCCGGTAAACACACTACGCACGTAGAAGGTAATTCGGTTATGATTCCCGTTAAAGGTTCGGTCATGGAACTTGTTGATGATATTTGTGACGGTGTAAAGTCTGCTATGTCGTATGTCGGCGCAACTACACTAAAGGATTTTATGTTACATGCCGAATTTGTACACGTTACGTCAAACGGTGTCATTGAGGCACATCCACATCTTATGTTGAAATAATAGGAGATAACTCAATGACTGAGTCATTTAGGAAGATACCTATCACTGGATTTTTCGCTAGGCTACGAAACTCAATCCGTAAGTTATTCAGACGTCCATACTATGAGTTATATGAGGATGTTGAGACCAAAGAGCAATTTGCAATCGTCATCGGAGTTAAGGTTTCTACTCCTAGGAGTCCAAGTACGCGACAAAAGGTTCATAGAGTAAAAGATAATAATGCTGACTATACGGTAAAAAACTAATTTGGAGATATGTGCATGGAAAATAAGAAGAGGAAGATATTATTGTTGTCTGATGATCTACGGTTGCACTCCGGTATTGCTACCGTGAGTCGTGACCTAGTTTTAGGTTCGGTTCATAAGTATGATTGGGTTCAACTAGGCGCGGCAATTAATCACCCAGATAAAGGTAAAGTTTTTGATTTAAGTGAAGATACTGCTAAGTTGACAGGAGTTCCTGATGCAAACGTGAAGATATATGCGCATGATTCATATGGTAATCCTTTAGTATTGCGAAGTTTGTTAGATGCAGAACAGCCAGATGCTGTACTACACTTCACCGACCCTCGTTTTTGGGACTGGTTGTATGCCATGGAGCATGAGCTTCGTGGCAAAATTCCTCTACTGTATTTGAATATTTGGGATGATTTACCCGATCCGTGGTGGAATCGACAAGCATACGCGTCATGTGACTTACTTATGGCAATATCAAAACAGACGTATGGTATCAATCAACGAGTACTTTCTAGATATGGTGAACCTACCGACGGTCGTATAACGTATGTACCACACGGTATCAATTCCGAAATCTTTAAACCGCTATCACCCGACGATCCGGCGTATCCCGTATTTGAGACTGAAAACAATAAGTTTAGAAAAGACAACAAGGATCGTTTCATCGTCTTCTGGAACAATCGAAATTTACATAGGAAGCATCCAGGGGATGTTGTGCTTGCATATACTGAGTTTTGTAACATGGTGAAGGCTAATGGCGGCGATCCGAGCACGGAATGCTTATTGTTTATGCACACAGCCCCTATAGACCCCAACGGTACGGACATTACTGCTGTCATAGATGAGTTATGTCCATACCAAGTGGCCTTTAGTACGGGAACTCTAAGTCCTCAGCAAATGAATATCCTTTATAATATTGCAGACGTTACTATCAACATAGCATCTAACGAGGGGTTTGGATTAACTACCGCCGAGTCCCTTATGGCTGGAACTCCAATCGTAGTTAATGTAACAGGCGGGTTACAAGATCAGTGTGGGTTTATAAACCCCGAAACGGGCAAATATTTTACGGAAGATGATTATGTTACAGTAGGTTCTCTGCATAGGAGAGAAGAGTGGAAGGATGTCCTGAAAGAGAAGCATGGTGAGTGGGTTATACCAGTATGGCCATCTAATTTATCATTGCAAGGTTCTCCTCCAACTCCATATATCTTTGATGATCGGGCTTCATATCAAGAATCTGCTTCTGCACTATATGAGTGGTACAGTATGTCAAAGGAAGAACGAAAAGAGCGTGGGCTTCGTGGACGAGAGTTCATGGTTGGAGAATCAAATATGAGTAGAGATAACATGTGTAGACTTGCAATTGATAGCATTGAATCGTGTTTACAAACCTTCACGCCCCGTAGTCGTTGGGAAATGTTTCTAGTTTAATAATTTGGAAAATGATATGAGTATGACAATACATAAGCCACTTTTAGTATTCTGCGGACCAGTGCTTACACGCTCAGGCTACGGAGAACATTCACGTGATCTATTACGATCGCTGAGAGAAATGAATAAATTTGACATTAAAATAATGTCAATAAATTGGGGAAACACACCAATGGATGCGTTGAAACCCGACGAGAATGAATTTGATAAATGGATTCTAGATTCGATATTAACGTCGGCATTGCAATCACGTCCCGACATCTTTATGCATTGCTCAGTTCCTTCGGAGTTCAATCCGATTGGAAATTTCAACGTAGGTATAACTGCGGGTATAGAGACGGATTTATGCTCTCCGGCGTGGATAGAGGGTTGTAACAGAATGCAGTTGGTTTTAGTTCCTTCTGAACATGCAAAATCTGTCTTTATGAACAGTACATTTGCTAAATTCAACAGGAACACGCACCAGCCGGAGGGGGAGTTAGCAATAACTACTCAAATTGAGGTTCTACCAGAAGGCGTACGCCTCGATGTATTTGATGCTAGTTTGGTTTCTGAAACTAACTTCACCACTGCATTGAACGATCGGTTGCTAACTGATTTTAATTTCTTGTTTGTCGGTCATTGGTTGCCAGGTGACTTCGGTCAAGATAGAAAAGATGTATCTGGGTTAGTAATGCAGTTTATAAAGGCGTTTTCGTCAGAAACACCTGCTTCGGATAAGCCAGGATTGATTTTGAAAACGTGTGCGGGTACATTCTCAGTTACCGATCGTGATCTAGTAATCTCAAAGATAAACTCTATACGATCAATGGCAAATATTCCTAGAGAACAGCAACCTAACATCTATCTTCTCCACGGCGACCTTACAGAAAATCAAATGGCTGAGTTGTATAACCACGCGAAGGTTAAAGCATTCGTTTCATTCACAAAAGGTGAGGGGTACGGACGTCCGATTGCAGAGTTCATTCCTTCAGGAAAGCCAGTACTGGTTTCAGGGTGGTCTGGACATGTTGACTTCGTAAATCCAGCATTTCATCAGTATTTGCCTGGTGAATTGACCACAATTCATCCTAGCTCAGTCTGGAAAGGCGTTATAGAGCCAGAATCAAAGTGGTTTACAGTCAATTACGAACAATCTATTGAGATTATGAAAGATTGTTATAAGAATTACAAGAAATTTTTGACTAATTCTAAGAAGTCTGTGTCACAATTCAAGTTAAAGTTCTCTTTTGAAGCTATGCACGACAAGTTTATGGCAATTTTAGACCAAAAGACACCGAAGATGCCAGAAAAAGTTACAATTCAACTGCCAAAGTTAGTCAAACGAGAGGAAGTTGTATGAAACTAGTGTATACAATAGCCGCATGTGACGAACATGAGGAGTTAACGCAACTTTTGACGCAATTGACGAGTAAGACTCCGTTTGAGGATTATGCTATAGTCGTTGTTATTGATACTACCAAGATTAATGCACAGATGATGGCTACAGTTGCATACTTTTCAGTAAATCCGAAGATAGAGTTCGTAGATAACGCATTTAATGGAAATTTTTCAGATTTAAAAAATCTCATGAACAGTATGGCTACCAACTACAACTGTAGATGGATTTTCAATATTGATGCTGATGAGACTCCAACTGATGAGTTTTTGCGCGATATAGAGCTTATCCTTAGTGCAGCAGATGATAGTGACGTGGATGCAATATCAATACCTCGTGCAAATTATGTCCATGGTATAACGGACTATCACATCAATCGTTGGGGTTGGATCGTTGACACGCATGGAAGAATTAACTGGCCAGATTATCAAGTCAGATTGTATAGAAATTTACCACGATTAGTTTGGTCTGGCACCGTTCATGAGACACTTAGTGGGATAACACGACTATGGCCTCTGCCCGATAAAGAGATTCGTACTGACACCGGAGAGGCAACGACTCATCCACCTTTGTATTTCTTAAAGCATCCGAAGACAATTGAGCGGCAAGAACGGCAAAACAGTTTATATGCAGCAATGATTCACGGTACAGCGTAATGAAGACAGCATTTGTCTCCGAGATTCCTTACTTTGGAAAGTTCACACGTGAACATCCGAACATGCGAGTAGAATTTGCATGGATGGTTCAACACGATGCTACGCATTTTCCAATAGGCAACTATCAACAAGTTGAAGGATTTGATGAGGTATACGTCATAATTCCGAAGGGTGAACTAACCCTTAATGCAGTTGGAGCTGATTTACTTGCAGTTTATCCACCAACTGATACCAATCCCGTGAAGAAGTTTCTGGGTGAAAATATAATCCAAGTACTCAAAGGGAAGAATGTAAAGGTTTTTATAATCCAAGAAGGCCCGACTACACTTTTCAACGACTGGAGTGTTGAGACGCAAATGCTATGGTACAGTAACGTCATGCAAAGCGACGGTATCTGTTGCCATAATACAAGTGATGTACCTTTTTATGAAGGGCTTTTCAAGGGATTAATCCCAGTGACTGTTAAGAAGACAGTAATGATTGATACTCTCCTTAAGAAACTTCAACCCGTTGACACCACTGATACCGTTATCATAGGTGGAAATTTCTCCCGATGGTACGGCGGATTTCAGAGTTGGATAGTTGCATCTGAACTGGTTGATGATTTGAATACGGCAGCATTTGTTCAGACTTCTCACTCTACACGGTTTTCTGAAAATTTATACTTGAATGTGTTACCACGAATGTCGTGGATTGACTGGATGGATAGACTACGCCAGTTTAAGTATGCCGTACACCTTATGCCGACAGTTGCTGCTGGAACGTTTAATTTGAACTGCGCATACTGGGGTATACCATGTATAGGTAATAAGAAAGTTGACACCCAGAGGGAGTGCTTCCCTCTCCTATCCGTTGATCCAGAAGATGTTCTATCGGCAAGTATATTAGCGCAACGTCTCAGGAACGAGAAAGAATTTTATACTCAAGTATCCGAACATGCCAAGCGCATTGCTCGTGAAAAATTTTTAATGTAAACTATGAAGAATAAGTTTCGTATTATAACTCCATCGTATAATAATGCGTTGTGGCTAGAGTACAACGTTGCATCTGTACTCAATCAGACCTATGCAAATTGGGAATGGATATACATTGACGACTGCTCAACTGATGGTACGTATGATCTAGTTAAGAGCCTTGTTGATGACCCTAGGGTTACTATTATCCGTAACGAGACTAATCTAGGCGCAATGTGGAACTACTTTGAGATAGGTCTCAGAGACATTGAGGATGATACTATAGTTGTTCATTTAGATGGTGATGACTGGCTATTTGACATTCATGTCCTAGAACGACTCAATGATTACTACAACCAACACGATGTATGGATGACATATGGAAAGATGTACGTGTGGCGTGGGGCGGATTCCACCGTTGAAGAATCCACACCTCAGAATAGTCCTGCGCCCGAAATTGTAATGCAACGTCGTTCGTTTAGAGAAGACATTTGGCGGTACTCTCATCTACGCACATATAGAGCATTTCTATTGAAAGCTATTAATAAAGATGATATGATTGATCCAGTTACGAATGAGTTCTATTGGGAAGCAAGTGATCTATCGTTTCAGTATCCATGTCTAGAGATGTCGGCTCCCGATAAGATAGGGTGTGTTGACTTTCCAACTTACGTATACAATGCGAATCCGCTTCAAACATCTAGGACATCAACTCGACAGCATTCATCTAGACATTGGGAGATTGAACAGTCTATCCGAGGCAAGAAGAGATACAGTAAGGGTATTGGCCTCGGTAAATTACCGCAAGTTAATATTCATGGCTATCAATACGATAGCGACACGATACCAACAAAATTTAGTATTGTCTACAACGCTACTACTAACACTGAATATGATGTAACGGTGTTCACTGATTTTGATATACCAAAGTATATTAATAATCCTTCTCTAGTTGGTGGACTGGTGATTGCAGACTTACATGAGACGCGAGAGTTTTCGGAAGACCTTAATCGAATTTATGATCTAGTGTATGACAACTACTCTCTGTTTGATTGCATTATAACACACGACGAAAAGTTGTTAACGTTGCCGAATGCTAAACTACGATTTATAGCATGGCGAACGCACCTGTATCGGTACGACGTAAATAAGCCAGTTATTCGTGACCCAATGGAAGGGCTGTATTGTTACCCAAAGTCACGGCAAGTATCTTGTGTGTCTTCAAATAAGGCATTTCTCCCCGGACATCATAAACGTCTAGAGTTCGTACATTGGATGCGCCATAATGCTCCGCACGTTGATATGTATGGTCGCGGGTTCAACGCGGTAGAGCAGAAGCTCGATGCTTTGCGTGATTATCGTTTCTCGGTTGTTATAGAGAATGCAGTTAGACCTAACTGGATAACTGAGAAGGTGACGGACTGTTTTATTACGGGCACGATACCGATCTATTATGGTGCTCCGAATATAGGGGATTACTTTGATTCAAACGGAATATTACAGTTTGCAACTGTTGAAGAACTCCAGCAAATTTTGCAGATGATTGAAACATCTGGAGAAGAGTTATATAGAGACAAAATTGAATCGGTTATGGAAAATTTTAAGCACGGGTTACATTATACGCTAACACTTGACAAGTGGTTTGATGTATACATTCGGCCTATTATATGTGGAGGTAAGCGTGGGTAAGAGGGCACTGATCACTGGTATAAACGGTCAAGATGGATCATATCTATCGGAGTTTTTACTTGAAAAAGGTTATGAAGTTCACGGTATACTGAAGCGAAATTCTGTATCCGAGAATCAGACAGCTAGGCTGAACGATAATGTATTTGCAGATGTTCGCCTTCATTATGGTGACATGCTTGATATACCATCAATCATCGCGGCTATTAAGAAGAGTAAGCCAGATGAAATATACAATCTAGCGGCGCAATCACACGTTAGGATTTCATTTGATCAGCCGATCTATACAGCCATGGCTACTGGTTTAGGTGCGTTGAATCTACTTGAATCTCTGATTTCAACTGATTACGCTGACTCTAAGGTGTATCAAGCAAGCTCATCGGAGATGTTTGGTAACTCTATTGATGCAGACATGTATCAGCGAGAAACTACTCCAATGTATCCAGTGTCTCCGTATGGTTGCTCTAAGTTATTTGCCTATAACATCTCTCGCAACTACAGAAATTCTTACGGCATGTTCATATCAAATGGGATACTATTCAATCATGAGTCACCACGCCGTGGAACTAACTTCGTTACAAATAAGGTTGTGAAGGAAGCGGTTAAAATTTCTAAAGGACTTTCGGATAAAGTTGTGTTAGGTAATTTACATGCACAGCGCGATTGGGGACACGCTAAAGACTACGTTAGGGCAATGTGGGAAATCTTACAGTTAGACCAACCGGATGACTTCGTATGTGCAACTGGAATAACGCACACGGTTCAATATCTGTGTGAATATACGTTCTCATCATTGGGATTGGACTGGCGGGAATTTGTCAAAACTGACGCTGTATATCAACGACCAGAAGAACTTCATGCGCTTCGCGGTGATGCTACCAAACTGAAGATTAAGACTGGATGGTCGCCCGAATACACGTTTGAAACAATGTTAGATGAAATGATTGATTATTGGAAAGGTGTATTATGAGAGTATTAGTAACAGGCGGCAGTGGTCTCGTCGGTAAACATCTAGCCGAGCATGAGCCAACTTGGAACTACTTATCTTCGTTTGACGGAGACCTCCGAGATCGAAATACTGTGTGGGACATCTTTGAATTTTACCAACCGGATGCAGTTATACATCTAGCGGCGAAAGTTGGTGGTATCCAATCAAATAGCAGCCAACCGATGGACTACTTCACCGATAATGTTCTCATAAACACGAACGTAGTTCAAACTGCCTTAGACTTTGGAGTTAGAAAGTTTGTAGGACTCATCTCATCATGCGCATACACCGACGTATCCCCGTCGTATCCTCTTCAGGAGAATCAGTTATTTGAGGGTGAGCCGCACATGTTAAACTATGGATATGGTATGGCAAAACGTATGTTAGCTGCGCAGATAAAGATTGCTCGGCAACATCTAGGTAAAAATTTTTCATATCTCATTCCGTCAAATTTGTACGGGTTGTATGAGACTGGCGATATTAGTGTCAAGCATTTCGTCGGTGCTCTCATGGATAAGATCATACGTGCCGAGGAAGGCGACGGCATCGTAACATTATTTGGTGACGGAACACCGTTACGCCAGTTTACGTATGCGGAGGATGTTGCTAACATATTGCGGCGTGTAATTGAACAAGATGTCTCTGAGAATTTAAACGTTTCTATTGATGAAAACTTAACAATAGATCAGATAGCTAGGATAGCTGTATCCGTGAGTGATAATCCAAACCTAACTATTCAATACGATTCCAGTAAACCCAACGGGCAGTATCGCAAGGACATTGATACTACATTACTTAAGAAAGTATTTGGAGATTTCAAATTTACTCCGTATATTGAAGGTCTTAGAAAGACTTACAGATTTTACAAAAACAAATCACGTGATGAAAATTAACATAGAGGAATCGCTGCATGGATAATAAGGGTGAAATTCTTAATCTAGTTGAACAGTACATTAACACAAAGAACTCCCAGAAGTCATGGACTCCTGGGGAAGATTGGGTTCAATATTCAGGACCATATTTCAATGCAGAAGAGTATGTCGCTGCGGTTGATACGTTATTAAACGGGTGGTTTATTCTAGGTGAGAAGGGTAGAGAATTTGAAAATAAATTTTCTAAAATGTTAGGTAAGCAAGATGGTGTCTTTGTTAACTCGGGAAGTTCAGCTAACTTACTGATGGTGTCTATGCTACGCACACGACGTGGTGGCAACTTACCAGTGGGTAGTAAATTTATTACCCCAGTAGTGTGCTTTCCGACCACGATAAATCCACTCATTCAGAATGGATTTAAGCCTGTCTTCGTTGATGTTGAACTCCCAAACCTAAATCTTAACTTAGATCATGTTGAGAAACTTTTGGAGGAAGATACTGAGAAGGAGATTAAAGGTATCATATTTGCACATGTGCTCGGTAACCCCCCTGACATGGACAGACTGATGTCTATTGTTGAGAAGTATAATTTGATCTATCTTGAAGACACGTGCGATGCTTTAGGTTCAAAGTGGGATGGTAAGCCGCTAGGTTCGTTCGGTAAACTTTCAACATGTTCATTCTTTCCTGCGCACCACATGACGACGGGGGAAGGTGGGTTCGTAGCTTGTAACTTACCTATGCACCGAATGGCGTTAGCGTCTCTTCGAGATTGGGGACGTGGGTGCTATTGCAATACAAAGAAGCCTGGTAACGTTATTGACGGAACTGCATGTGGTATGCGTCTGAACTCTTGGTTTAAAGATTATCCAGAGATTCAATACGACCATCGATATGTCTTTGAGGAAATTGGCTATAATCTCAAGCCAACCGAGATGCAAGCTGCGATGGGATTGGTTCAGATCACTAAACTTGATGAGATGCACGAGAGACGAAAACATAATTTTGCTAGAATGTATTCTATATTCGAACAATACTCTGAGTTCTTCCATCTGCCATATTCTCTTGAGAAGGCAGACACGAGTTGGTTTGGATTTCTGCTGACACTTAAAGACGGTTGCCCATTTGATAAGAGTGAAATTGTTGACCATCTAGAGAGTGCAAAAATTCAAACTAGGTCGTACTTCACTGGCAATGCGTTGTTTCATCCAGCATATTCAACCATGTTCAAAGAACAGTATCCAGACCCAAAGAATCAGTTTCCAGTAGCCACTAAGACTACAAAGGATACATTCTTCACTGGTGTGTATCCTGGCATTACGGACGACCAGCTTGATTACATAAAAGTTGTAGTTGACAACTTTATGTCAAAGTATACAGCGAAGTGATAGATTACTATGCAATACGTTTCCTTCCAATCTCTAGGAGAGATAGGTAACATGTGTTCTCAGATGCAACAGTTTGCATCATTATGTGCTGTTGCATCTGAGACTGGTCATGAGATACGTTTACCAGAATCGTCAAAAAGTCGTGGGTTCGGAATACGAATGTTTGATCTTCTTGACGTAGAACCTCAATATGAGCCGGATGAGTTCTTTCAGGGCTTTAAGCGTTTCAGACTTAACGAGAAGACACGCGTTGACGATAGAGTCTTTGGGTTAGATAGTAGCTATTCGTATTTCGTTGACGGGAGATTTGATCTCTTTACGTATTGGTACCCTAAACATGCTCAGCATGTTCTTGGATGGAATATACGCCCACAATTTGTAGAGAAGGCAAACGAGTTCATTCGGCGAGTTAAAGACTCGTATGAAACTAACGTAAGAGTGGTTGCAATGCATATACGTTTGGGTGACTACCTTTTACCAGAGCATCACCATTTCGTTAGATTATGGCAGACTGATTACTACACCAAGGCGATGCAAGTAATAACGGAAAAGCATGAACATGTTAAATTCCTGATATTCAGCAACGACATTAAATGGTGTCGAGAGAATTTACTCCCCGACTCTTCAGATGAAGACTTTGTAGATACTAAAGATGACTGCTTAGATTTTGCAATAATGGCTAGCTGTGACGACATTATCATAGCGAATAGTTCGTTTAGCCTATGGGCTGCATTTATGAATAAGAATCCTGATAAGACTATAGTATGTCCGACGCAGTACTTGTATGAGTATAGTGAGTTTTCCCATATCAATGGTAACTACTATCCTAACGATTGGACGTCAATTAATATGGAGTTATGATTATGGTAGATACGAAGATAGTATATGTCACAGGCTGTGCTGGATTTATCGGGTGCACGGTGGCAGAATTATGCCTCAATATGGGATGGTATGTTATTGGTGTTGATAAGATGACATACGCGTCATCGAATGATGCGGTTAAATATCTACAGCAGTTAGGTGAAGATAGATTTAAGATGCTAACGTGTGACATCAACGACCTAACGTTTCTGTACGATTGTGATTACATCATCAATTGTGCTGCTGAGACACACGTTGGAAATTCGATAGTAAATTCTGATGAGTTTATTCATTCAAATGTCCGAGGTGTTCATCACTTGTTAAAATTGCTTCGAGAGTATAGGCAAGAAAACGGCAAGACGCCAACACTACTTCATTTTAGTACTGATGAAGTGTATGGTGATATTCAGTCTGGATTCCACACTGAATCTGATATGCTTCGACCTTCAAATCCATACTCTGCAACGAAGGCTGCCGCTGATATGCTTATATTGGCTTGGAGTAGAACATACGGAATTCCATACGTAATTGTTCGCCCGACAAACAACTATGGGATCGGTCAATATGCTGAGAAGCTAATTCCGAAAGCGGTAAAGTATCTTGGGCTAGGTAGGAAGATTCCTCTACATAACGGGGGGTCTCCCGTGCGGAGTTGGTTGCACGTGTATGACACTGGAGCTGCAATAATTGAGATAATACTGAATGGTGTTGTGAACGAAATTTTCAACATATCGGGTGGATTTGAACAGACTAATGAAGAGACTGTTCGTAAAATAATATCATGTTGGAATGACATTCACCGAGACAATCCCGATATGATAGTTGAATATGAGTCGGTTGTCGATCTTGGAATACATCGCGAAGGCCAAGATGTTCGATATGCTCTTGATGACTCAAAACTACGTTCTCTAGGGTGGACCCCAGTCGTTAACTTTGACGACACTATTGGAAGTATAGTGGAATACTACAGTAACAAATTTTTGTGGTAATACGAAAATGAAATCACTAACAGATAATACTCCGTTTAGCGGTAGAGCTATCTCATTAACGTTGCGAGTTGAGTTTCTTGATGAGTATATCAAGGAAGATGAGCTACACGTTGAAGTTATAGGAGACTCTAGAATTGAACGTGTAAAACTTAATGCAGAGACATTTAAAGGTCGCTCCATTGGTGACGTCATCAATGAGTTGATACAACAACTTAATATTCGAGCTTAATGACGAAAGGTAATAAGATGACAGTCGCAGAAGCAATATTCGCGTTCCTTAAAGGTGCTGGCTTTGAAATTGGATTCACAGTTACGGGTGGTGGCGCGATGTTCCTTAATGAAGCACATCGAAAATCACAACTCTTGTCGGTACACCATCATCATGAACAAGCTGCGGCAATGGCTGCTGTTGGCTATTCAAAGTCTACACGGAAGCCGTCATTTGTAGTGTGTACAAGTGGGTGTGGATCAACTAATACGTTGACTGGGGTTCTTGATGCGTATCAAGATGGCGTTCCTGTCTTGTTTTTATCTGGAAATGCTAACGAACAGCAGTTAACAGAGACCCATATTAAAAACTACCCAACTATGCGAAAGTTAGGAGTTCAAGAAAATGATATTAGACCGCTCGTCTTTTCCATTACTAAATGTGCATACACCATTACTTCCGCAGATGTTGGGGGAGAATATCTCGTTGAATTATTACAAATGTCCGTACGCTCCATGTTTCAGGGTAACCCTGGACCAGTTTGGATAGACGTCCCGTTAAATGTGCAGTCGTTACAAGTTGATACATCAATATTTCCAGAAGGAGATGATCGCTTCAATAGAGCTGGATTAATGACTAGAGACTCTTGCAATGATGTCAACAGAAGGATATTCAGCAAAGTTCCAGCGCAAAAATTACTTAACGCTATAGACAAGATAACGAAATCGAAGAGACCGTTATTTCTAATTGGCAACGGCGCATATCAATGGCTTGAGTCCGCGCCATACAATGAAACTCATTTGAATCCAATTCCTAAAGTGTTTACGTATTTAACTGCTGGATATAGACGATTGCATGATCCAGATACACCCGGTCTAGGGGTCGTTGGTATAAAGGGAAATCGCGCTGCCAACTATGCAATGCAACATTGTGATCTTCTAATAGTATTGGGTTGTTCATTATCTACTCCAGTTACTGGATATGACTTAAGTAAATGGATTCCAAACGCATCTCTTCTGGTAGTTGATGTCGACGACACCGGAACAAGTAAATATGTTTTCGATAAATGGGTTTCTGACAATATTTCCAACGGTAGAAAACCTGGTAGTGATTTTCATGCTGATTTTTTGAGGCAAGATGTTAGTGCATTCATGGATGCCTTGCGTTGCTTTGTGCATCCAGAATTAGAGTTTAATTGGTCTCCGTGGAGAAAGTGGTGTCACGCGCTTGCACGTGAAATGCATATTGAAAGTGAACCACACACCCCAGAAGACGACGATGATTCAGCTTTGAACATCTATACGTTTTTAAATTGGCTGAGTAATACAGTAAACGAAAGAACAGATGGTAAAATAACAACCATAGTATCGGATGCGGGCAGCGCATACTACACAGTTTCACAGGCGTTTGACTTCGGCCCATGTACACGATATGTAACATCTGGTGCACAAGCCGATATGGGGTTTGCTATCCCCGCAGCAATCGGCGTCCAAGTCAGGCATTGGCCGAAAAGTAACGTACACCATACCATGGCTATAACTGGGGATGGGTCAATGCTTACAAATGTCCAAGAGCTTACAGTAGCTGGTGGTATGAATTTACCAATAAAATTTATTATACTAGATAACAATGGGTATCTATCCATACGAAACACTATGGACAAATTCTTTAATTCAAAATATTTCGGAACTGATTGTAACTCTGGACTAGCATTGCCTACTGATTTTAAGTCCATAGCAGACATGGCGTCTCTTGCATATTACGAGGTCAATTTAGAAAATCTGTTTGACGAAGATACACGGCAGATTTTTTTGAATAATACTCCAGCACTTATAAGAGTACGTTGTCTGCAACAACAAGATATAATACCAACCGTAGCCTCGCGCACTATGGAGAACGGTGAAGTTGTATCTCAACCACTAGAAAATATGTATCCGTTCCTAGATACTATGCCGTCAATGTATGTACCACAAATTCCATCAAATGTTTAAGGATAACAAAATCATGGGAAACTCAGAAATTAGAATTCAAGATGGTAGAACACATTTTGATGTTCAGAAACAAGTAAAGAAGAAGAAAACAATCACTGAGCTTCGTGAGATGCGACGTAACGCTAGACCTATAACATGGATAACTGCGTACTCGTATCCAACTGCAACGGTTGCCGAGAGAGCAGACATTGATATGATCCTCGTTGGAGACTCAGGTGGAATGGTTGAGCTAGGGTACAAGAGCACAAATCCAGTTACTATGGATGAGATGATTAGTATGTGTAAAGCCGTACGACGCGGCGCACCTAAAACATTTGTAGTCGGAGATATGCCTCAGGGGTCGTATGAGATTTCCGATGAAGATGCCGTTACAAACGCTCTTAGATTTATTAAAGAAGGTGATTGTGACGCTGTTAAATTGGAAGGCGGTGAGAGAGTTGCATCTCGTGTAAAGGCAATCCACAATGCTGGAATAATTGTTGTTGGACACTTGGGGCTAACTCCGCAGTCTGCACAATCATTTGGGGGTTATCGAGTACAAGGACGGACAGTTGATGAGGTAAAGCAAATTAGACGCGATATGCGTTCACTTGAAGATAGCGGGGCAAGTATCATTCTCATTGAAGCTACTCCATCTGCATGTGGTGTATATCTTTCGTTAGCAGCTCGTCCCGATACGATCGTCATGGGGATTGGGGCTGGTAGGGGGGTTCATGGGCAACTAGCAATTTTTCATGATGTTGTTGGATTTTATCCAGACTTTAAACCGAAATTTATAAAGTCATTTATTCCCGACGTTATTGGACATTTCAATGATTGCGTAAAGATGGCTGAAAATACTAGGTTAGTTAATGATGCAGTAATTCCTGGGTTTGACGGTGTTTTGATGTTAACAACTTTAGCTGTTCGCGAATATGGCAACCAAGTACGAAACAAGGCATTTCCATCTAATGAATACATCTATTCAAACAACGATGCCAATGAGGAAAGTATTATGGAACTGTGTAATCAGTTACCTGTGGCTCTACGTCTATGATAATCGTAACTGGTGTGCGTGGCTACCTCGGTTCTCTTGTCTACGAGAAGCTAAAAAAAGATGGAAAACATACCGTTGTTGGTATAAGTAGACAAGATGTTGACTTAGAAGACAATTACGAGGTATTGAAATTCTTTACAGCTCAAAATGACATTGAGAGAATTGAAACAGTGATTCACTGTGCATCTGCTGGTAACTCCGTAACACCAACAGATGACTTCTCAATTATTCCAGCAAATGTTAAGATGATGCAAAACATTTTATCTTCTATAGACACATCTAATGTTAGATTCATCTTACCATCTTCTGGAGCTATGAGAAATCGGAGTTTCGCATTTCACATTGATGTGGAAGAATACTTACGTGTTCCAACTGATGCCTATGGGTTATCAAAATATTTGTGTTGGCAAATGGCAGTCAATTTACCGAATTTTCTAGGTATTGTTATCTATGGTTTGTTCGGGGACACCGAACCAGAGTATAGGTTCTTTAAGTCAGTTATAACAAACGCACTACGGGGCGATCCTATCTATGTTTATGACGCAACTAGCATTATGGACTTTGAGTATACACCGAATCTTGTAAATTTTATAAGTGATGTTGCGGTTGATAATAGTTGGCAGGGAAAAGTTGAGGTATTCCGACCTGAGAGAGATTCTCTGTATGGACATGCCATTTGTATATCTGAAAAATGTTACGCATACAAACAGAAACTCATCAATAGCGGCGTATTAATAGAATCTAACCCATACTATGCTACTGGCGTAAGTTCTGTGAACTTCAGTGACAAATATAAACCGAAATTCAAGTCGTCGTATATTGCACAACGTAATGTATCTTTGCGTAACAGTATGTTAGGTGGGGCGAAACTTTTATCACTTGAAGAAGGAATTGATGAGATGATATGTAAACTTGCACCAACCATACTAGGAGTAGAAATATGATTCAACCTATAAGTTTTTGTATACCAGTAACTGATACCGAAATTGAGTATCTTGAGTTGCTTTTAACTTCGTTGGAGAAATCAACGAAGGCAGATATGCATGAAGTAATTGTCTTCGTTGATTCAGTCCATCCAGACCCTATTGTAGATATGTTGCGACAACGGAAGAACCTATTTTCGTCGTTTGTAATCATGACTCTAGGTAGTAGTATTCCCCATGCAATTGGATTGCAACAAAATATGTCATTAATGGTGGATGACTGCAAAAATAGTATCTTCTGCCATCTACAATCAGATATGGTAGCTTCGCCTGGAATTGATGAAGTAATAACTAGATATTTGTATGAAGGAGAAGATACGTCAACACCTCATCTGAATAGAGTGGTGTCTCTTACACGGATAGAACCACCATTGCATCCACCAAGCCCCGAAAAGATAACTCACGACTTTGGGAAAAATCCATCTGAGTTTAATAATTTGGGATGGGATTCCTTTGTGTCATTCGTTGATAATACTAAAGTTGCTAAGATAGCCAAAGAAGGGAAGAAGGAACTACTTGATCAATTTTTCTCTCCATTTGCGATGTTTAAGCAATCATACATTGACGTCGGGGGTTTCGATACTATATTCTTATGCTCACGGGAAGATTCTGACTTCATAGTTCGGCTTCATTCCCTTAACTATGAGCTAATACAGCCACTAGAGGCAATGGTGTATCATTTTACATGTGTTGCTTCGCGAGGAGTGAATTGGTTTGATAACGAGAGTGAAGACAACCCGTCTAACCCATCAAGCATATACCAGTGGGCAGATATGGCGGAGGTTCGTCGTTTTATTCGAAAATGGGGAACATTTGCTCATAATATTGAATACACATCATTTTCACAGTTGCGTATTATACTTGATTCCGACGTAACTCCTATGGTGATTGACGCCCTCCTAGATATAGAGCCGTATTTCTACAATATTCAGATAGAAGGCCCACACTCTCAGTTCTTAGCACATTTTCTTAACGCTACATGTCAATTTAATTCGGAGTACTATACTGCTCAAAAGAGAAAGAGAGACGTGAATTTGGGGTTCTATTATGGTTTTAGATTCAATAGTGTTTATCCTAACGTAGAACATAAACGTTTACCCCTTCTAAATTCAGAGTTGACGTTACCAGTTTCTGTATTGAAGAAGGTTATTAGTAGTAATCATATACGAGATTTTTATGAATCTGTCGGCACACTCCATTTATTACCGAAGACGCATGAGCCTGGAGTATATGACATACAGATAGTTCCGAACTCTAAGATACCAAGTGTGCAATTGAATATTTTATCAACTGAAAATAGAATTCCTTTTATCGTAAATCGTGATCGCGATACGGTATACGATGGAATTGGTAGTATATTCAATACTGTAATTCGAAGATATGAAAAAGATCATACACTGTCGGAATCATCAGAAGAATATGCAAATGTTATAGTTTCTTCGGCATATAACGACTGTTAGATACAGTGCTTTTAGCAAATACGCTGATATTTATTTATAGTGTAAGATTGTATGTTAAATTTATGTAGGCAAACGTGATGAATACCGACGACAATACCAAAGAATCCGAAGGTTTGGGTGACACTATTGCAAAATTGTCTGAAATATTAGGAATAGACAAACTCGCAGACGGTGTAGCAAAGACTATGGGAAAGTCTGACTGTGGATGTAACAAACGCAGGAAGAAACTCAACGAGTTGTTTCCGTACAAACCTAAGAACAAGAAATAAGTTCTAGAGACATGGATGCAACCACGCAATACGTTTGAACATAGTCAAATTTCTAGTATAACAAATCCAGCGGCATCTGGTGTACTAGTATTTTGTGAACCATCTAAAGAATTTCTTTTAGTAAAGCGACATCCTAGGGCAAAGGCATACGCTAACACGTGGGCTATACCGGCGGGAGAAATTAACGTTGAGATATTAGAGTCTGTGGACAATTGTGCTCGAAGGGAATTTGAAGAAGAGACCACCGTCACGATACCAGATTCAGTACAACTATGGTGTATTGATCGGTATCTCACTGATGACAATCGCGTGTTCTTTCTCTTCCTGTGGAAAGTCCAAAAGAAGTTTTTTGTTCGTATAAACAGTGAGCATACCGAAGTTGGTTGGTTTTCGGGTGATAATTTACCTGAACCAATTACAGATCAAGTTAAGGATGCTATTCATCGGGTGTTGTCGCTATGAAAATACAAGAAATTAAAGATGCTGATTATGTGATTAGTTTATTACGCGAAGCGTTATATAGACATCGCCAAATAACATACACTACGAAAGATAGTGATCGACTCCACTCAAAAGTAAGAGAACCTCTTACAGACAAAGAGAGAGAAGAGCGATACGAGAAGATGAAGACCCAGATGGATAGAAGAAATCTCAAGACTACGGGGGTTGATCCTACGTTAGACAGATATTTAGATATGGATACGCACGTGGATCGTGCATCCTATATGACAGACCCCGACGACGAGCAAGAAAATAGTGACATTGAGGCACAATTTGCCGATGTTGAGGATATTAGCAAACTATTTATGTAATAAGGTAAACTTTTTACGGAGATATACATGTCGACCTCAAAGTCTAAGACGAAAACAACACCAAACAAGAAACAAAAAGTAGTTTCTAAGATCATACGTGAGGAAGTTCAGCGAGAAGTGGCTAAACGAGCTATAACTCGGAAGCTAGATACCGAACTTCAAGAGCTTAGAGAGGTTTTCTCTGCCGCAGAAGCTCTTCGTGAAGCGAAGACGGCAAACGGTAAAAAGTTAGCAGCGAAGAAGCTACCAATTCTTGAGCGTAAGATTTCGCACATTAAGAAGAATATCATGAATCTACGCGAGATGCACCACGAGATTGAGATGTCCGATGACGTATCTTCTGTTATAGAACCGACGATGAGTCCCGATGTGAGTGGTGCGGAAGACCCGATGGACTTTGATGTGTATGAGTGTTTAATTGATACTATTGAAGCGGCTAAGACTCTTTACATGGAAATTGAGTTAGATGCTCCGATTGATTCCCTCATTCTACAGTCTATAAAGAATGCTAACGCTGAGATTAACATTGCACTTGATACTTTCTCACGTGCAGAGGCTAGTTTAGAGATTGATACTAATCAAGATGCAAGTGATAGGTATCTCTACCCAAACGGTAACGACGCCGAAGACTATGGTGATGATGATGATTTTTATGATGATGACGACGATGACGATTGTGATGAATGTAATGAGAGTAAAAAGAGTCGGGTGAATAAAAAAGTAGTTGAAGCTGTAAATAAGCCTGTTTTTACTGAAAAGAATGTTAAGAGTATAATGAATAAGTTATCAAGTACATTTCTTACAATTCCTCCACATCCGATGCGCCATGCTGACGCGGATGTTATGCGAGTGGAGTTAGGAAGTGAGAAGGTAGATGATAAATTAGCGTTAGATATTACAGTATCTGGCTCTATAAAAGGTAAAGTTGGTAAGACTCCAACCGAGGTAGTATTTAGATGGCTTGATGACGGAACGTTTACATTGTATCATCATGAATATCCAGGCCCTGGTAATCCTCCAAAGTTACAACCAAAAGTCGTTACGTCCTTAGAACAAGTTCGGCAAACAATTATATCGTATATGAAGACGTATTATGATAATGTTAAAAAAACTAATTGAATCTACTAGTCAAACAGTTTTTACTGATAAAGACATCGACAGCATCATTCGAAAAATTGATGGTACGGGTACTGTTCAACACAAAGGTGCATTGAACGGGGAATGGTCGTTCCATCTAACTGTAGATAATCGAGATAAAGATTCTTATCAGTTTGCGGGTGGAGATGAATATGATGGCTACTCCGAAGATGGTAAATTATTCATAGACATTGCTGTTAGTGGTAATGTTGCACGAAAATCTAGGACTAAAGGTAATGAACATAGTCCATTCTCCCCTGTGATCTTTAGATGGGTTGAGGATGGAACATTCAAGTTGGTGTATGATGAATATCCAGGTTCGGGTGGTGCTCCTAAATTTCAACAGAGAAAGATTACAAATGTTGAAGAAATTATAACAGTAATAAAAGTGTATATGAAAGAATATTACAATAAAGCTGTTAAGGATTTCAAATTAATGTGAACGAGGCAAATATGACAAGTTTCAACATTCCGTTTATGTTTGATTGTGGTGCGGTGAGAGGTATGCCTTTCATTTTCTCAATGGAAGGCCGGATTTTGGGCTTGACGGAAGACGACATTAACAACTATAGAGAAGAGAATGCACTTTCCGATGATAATATCAAGACAATAGCATACGCATTTCTCGCAAAGCAGGGGTTTGCTGACTTTTCTAGTACAATATTGACTGAGGTGGTTTCGTAATGAATTTTGATACACGCACCGTCCTAGACATAATCTATCTAGACGGTAAATTAGCCAAGCAGCTTGAGACTCTCATCACAGAAGAACGTTATCTGTGGACGAAGACTGGAAAGAGTAGTCCGAACCAGTTTATCAAGACTATTATACCAGTAGTCAAAGATGAGCTTCGGATAACGTTACTAGCGTCTCTTGCTAACATGAAGATGCCGTTTATATCGGGGTTTATTGATTTTGATAAAGTAGATTACTATCAATTGATACCAACAATAGCTCAGATAACGTAGAAAACGCTTTGAAATTTCAAAAAATTTTCGTATATTTAAGTTTGCGCTTGAATTGAGTGCACTTCTACTGAAAGGTTTCGTCGTATGAAAGAAATAACTGATTTCCTGTCCTTGTTACTGTCTAGCTTTGCATTTCTTGTGCTAGTGGCAGTTGCCATCTTTGTAGTTACCTTCTTAGTTGGCATACCAGCATACTTCGGCATCCAAGCGGCAATAGCCGTAGCAACGATGATAGTGTAGCGTTGGGAACTGCTGTGAAGAAACGTGTTCCCACCGTACCTAAGAAACGTCCCCCAAAGAAGAGAAGAAGGGAGAAGATAATGCCTACTTATGATTACTTATGTAACCGCTGTGGAATTTACTTAGAACGTATTGTACCAATTGCGGAACGTGATGAGCAGTTTTGTCAATGCACCGAGGCGTATAAGTTAGAACGCCTTGAAATATTTCCAACATCCCCGCCTATCTTAAAGGCCACGGGGTTCTATCAGACCGATTATAAAAAATCTTAATTTCTAAAGGAATGTATTATGCCTGAACCAAATTTCCCAGCGTTTCGTAATGGATCGGATATTGATGTACGGTTTGCCCCGAACCTCGGTGTTATTGAGTGTTCGTATACGCATCTTAAGCGCACCTTCGGACTACCGACATATAGGTCGGATAACAACGATGTATTTGAAGGTAATGAACGCTGTGTGTGGATGATTCAATTTGAAAATGGACCTACTGTCTCTATCACCGAACATATTGAGTTTGGGATGAAAAGTGATGACGAAGAGAGTGACGCCCCTTACGTGCGAAGCACCCGTTGGCGCATTAATTCAAATCACAGAGAAACGTACCAATGGGTAAAGAGTGCGATCATCTATTCAAATCCACAGCCATAAAAATCACCAATACGTAGTTCTACGTATAGCATAAATAAACGCATTTCCGTAGATTTATACTCAAACAACAACATTCCATGAAAGAATTGTAATGATCTGTCCAATTGTTTTGCACTCCAAGTCACCACTAAATCCGCTGAATCGGAGCTGTCCGACTGTAAACTCGGAAACCATTTCATCAGTTTCCGATGAGACTATACAGTCTATCGTGAGCGATCTCCAAGATTCTTTGGAATTTGCCGATGGACTAGGTCTTGCGATCAACCAATTGTATCGCCGTGGTAATGATGAACGTCTAGTATACGGTAGTGAAGAAATTGCATCTGTCATCGTCCGCCTAGGATACAACCCACAAGATACGTCTGCTTCAACTGAGACTATCGTGATGATTTCCCCTGTTATTGTAGATCACTCTCTAGAGGTCGTTGACTCTCAAGAGGCATGTCTATCAATTCCAGGAATAAATCACACAGTCACGCGATATGCTTGGGTAGAAGTTAAATACTTCAATGAACTCCGGCAAGAGGTTACACGGAAGATTTCATTCCCAGACTCGGTAGTAGTTCAGCATGAGATAGATCATATTCAAGGGATGACGTTGCTAGATCACATGACTCCGATGGCGAGGCAGTTAGCATCGAACAAACTTAAGAAGATTGCACGTGGTACTGTGAAAATTCCGTATGTAGCGGTAACAGTAAACGAAAGTAATAACCGTACAACTACACGTGTAGTTGGCTTTGAGTATCTAACTCAAGCCCGTAGACTTCAATTCATGCCGTTCTTTATGGGAACCAAATCTATTGAAGAGTCGTTAGATGAAATTCAAGACTCTGTCGGTGACGAAGTTGTCGCCGATGAAACAACTGAAAAATCAATTTTTTAACATTTTCCAAAGGAGTTTTACATTGTTAAGACTAATAGGATTTCTAGCGGTGATATGTATGATTTCCGCCGGAACAGTATTTGCTCAGAGTAGTGCCAAGACACTTGTTGTAGGTGGAAATGGTAAGGTATCTCTCGGCCAAGTAATATCTGGATTCAATCGTGGGCATGTTGGTATTCGTATGCCAATTTCAACGACGTCTGGAATTATGGACGAGGATAACCCACTGATTCCATTCAGTGGTAAATTCTTCCCGAATCCATGCAACGGTGTAGTTCAATATACTGGACCTACTCTCCGATCAATTCAAGCATTCACCATCCTCGGTAATGAACTTGAATCTTCGGCTGTCAGCTTAGAATCACAAACGATTACGTTTCCTGCTCGTGGTACTTACATAATCAAAATTGTAACCGAGCTAGGATTGCGTAAATCTTTTACAATCATTTACAAGTAACAAATTTTTCACTAAAGGATAAAAAAATGCGTCATCTTTTACTTGCTCTCGTAGCAATGTTTTCCGTAGCAGTTGCATCGTCACAGACTACACTGCAATACCAAGCTCATTCGCGTACACCGAGGACATCAATTATGTTCTCTGCGTACATTGCGGATAGCACATTTAACGAAGATTCACACCTTAACACTTCGGCGTTCTGGTATGTTGAGAACCAACAAATCTTTGTTGAGAATGGGGTCGTAAACGCGACACTAGCAAACATACCAGACTCGGTGTTTAACGGGCGAGAAGGGCAACTATTTGTCTTTGGTTACGTGGATGGACAAAGTCTAGGAAGACTCCCTATTAATACGTTACCATACTCACGATTCTCAACAAACGCAACTAACGCGTTGAACTCTCAGTTCTCAGACTCATCAAGGTCCTCAAACTTCGCAGTGTGGTCGGACTCATCTGGATTCGCCGGAAGAGCATATCAATCTGACTTTGCAGATAGTGCTAAATATTCCGACTCATCTATGTTTGCAGATCGAGCTGATGTTGCGGGTGTAGCGTCGTTAGCAACTACAGCTCTTAAGGCTGATACCGCTATTGAAGCATTATCTGCCGATTGGTCGCAATATTCCGATACTGCTACGTATTCTCATGAAAGTGGTTTAGCATACCTTTCAAACTCAGTTTCAAATAACGGGGTATCTGCGTATGCGATCAGTGGAGGGCAAACTGCACCAGCGGGGTCGGTTCTCACGAAGGGTGTTGGTAATACACTTGCGTGGCAGACGAATCCGCAATACTACACGGCTGACGTGATGATCTTCACGGTAGCCCCTGGAGTTATCCCTTCAAACGTTCGTTACGTGGTATCGCGCGTAGCGTCAAATTATAGCATCGTTGCGCCTAGCAACCCCGAAACAAATCGTTTAATTACGATCTATAACGGAGCTACATTTAACAATGTAGTAATTAATGCTAGTACATGGGGTCTTGACGTCGGAGGAAACTTCACAATCTCCCCTGGCCAAGGCAAGACGCTCTGGTACAGTGGTGCGAATTGGGTGATTATTAACTAATCATCGTTGATAGTTTGTAACCAAGTGGGGTAGTTGATTGTTATACAACAGTTAACTACCCTTGTTCTTTTAGGGGTGGTAATAGTACCACTAGCATATTTATAGTATGTACCGAGCTTACATGCTTGGTACACTTTTAAGTTTTGTAAAATCATTTACAGTAGTTCTACGGATAGTTTCCAAGGAGTTTGTCGTATGTACAATACATTTTTCAAGAATATCTTATTAGCGTTATCAGTGTTGGTTGGGATAACAACCGCAGATGCGCAGACGTATCGGCGTATAGACCTCACGGAAGGTCGTCGGTATATGGTGGCATTCCCCAAGGTATGGGCTAGCAACACTGAGCTGCCACTTCCTCAGCCTATGCAGTTGCTTATTTCATCCAAGGTACGAGCGAAGGTACGGATATTCACGCCCGCTGTTATCAATGACGCTGGTGGAATTGATCGCGAAATAATCGTAGAACCTAATAAGACAGCAAAAGTTCCAGTCTCTATATCGTATCTCCCGCAACCGGATGAGTCTGAGCGTCGTTTAGGATATGGTATCCAAGTAACTAGTGATAAACCAATATCAGTTACTACCTACCAAGCGTGGATGGGTAACGGAGAATATGCAAGACACCTTCCAGTTGCATCTTGGGGTAAGACATATTATTCAATGAACTTCTATCAAGATCGTTACGGTACTGGTTCTCCATATAAAGAACGTCCTAGTCAAATCATTGTCATCGCTGATAAAGACAATACAGTAGTAACGTATACACCAACCGTTGGTACACAAGGTGGTATAGATGCACCAGCGACTCCAAAGAATTCATCAAGGACAGTAACACTACAGCGTGGTGAAATCTTCGTCATTAATGACAAAATTATTTCATCACAGATAAAAGAATTTACCACTGACTTGTCGGGTACATACATCCGAGCGTCTAAACCAATTGGCATTGTCACGGGACACACTAAAGTAGCAATTATGAGGTATCCCGACGTATTACCTCCTACTGGTGGTTTTATGACGGAAGCACATTTCGTGCGTAATAACGTTCATGATGCTCAGATACCAAACGAGATGGCAGGGACGCGTTTTGTTACTGTACCAGTGATGTATACTGACAGCCGTGTTACTGGTATAGGTGCACAACAATTTGGCATAGATGATGACCGTGGAGATGTGGTTCGTATTGTTGCAACTGAAGATGATACACGTATTACCGCACAACGAACTGATGGTAGCGGTATGAAGCCAGTTGCTCTTCTTCGTAAGAAGGGGGATTCGTATTTAGAGGTGTCCTTAGAGACGGCAACCTATTGGGAAGCTGACAAGCCAGTTCTCATAGGACAATATGGTAAATCATATGCAAAGATAATACCTCCCGTCTTTGGCGTCGAGGATCGTAAGAAAACGATTTGGGATGTTCCGCAAGGACACCCAACAGTTGAGGCTGGTATGCCAATGTTACAATATATACCGCCTATCAACAGATGGGTTACCTACGGTGCATTCAATTCACCAGATCAGATGGATAACTTCTTTAACATTGTCTTTAACACTGGCGATCAGACTCGAATCAAATTTGATGGTCGTTTTATCGGAAGCATCTTTGGTGGGGCAATTAAACAGTTAGCAGGAACTCCGTACTCTTTCATACGAGCTAGGATTCCGTCTGGAGATCATACTGTAGAATCTTCCGATGAATCTGTTAAATGGTCAGCATGGAATTATGGTTCGTTTGATGGCTTGCAACAAGGCAGAGCGTATGGTACACCCATAGCAATTGATTTAGCACTGCCATGCGACGATACCATCCTCGTTGAAATTGATTCAACATGTGGTGACTGGAATGGTACAGTACGAATACAGTCAACTACTCCTGGATGTGCAAGTCTATTTGATATATTTTTAGATGATGAAGTTAATGCTACGTTGGCGTACAATGAAGATACACAACCAACCCCACAAGGCGTTAGCGTTCCATTCGTAATTACAGTCGTTGACAAGACAAAGGCAGCATCAGGAACGTTATACGTGACCTCTAGGTCAGGCCTTCAATACAGCATACCATTTGAATATAAGCCAAATGCAATCTCTATAATTCCAGAGTTAATTGACTTTGGAGTAGTAGCGAAGGATCAACAAGTATGTAAGTCGTTGTTCATAACAAACAATGGTAATAAAGAGTTTTACATATCATCTATTCGCGCAAAGTCAAGTCCACAACTCATCAGTATAACCCCAAATCAAGTTCGTATACAACCAGATCAAACTGTAGAGTTTCAAGTATGTATAACCGGAACATTTAATGGGTCAGTTGTTGACACTGCGGTAATCTCGTATGCGGCATTCATTGAAGATCAATTCTGTTATGAAGTGTCTCCAATTGAAATTCGAGCGCGTGTTGATGAGCCAGACTTCTTTGCGGGAGATCAAGATTGGGGTATAATTGGAAAGAACCAACGTGCTACGAAGACAATAACTCTCTTGAATGCTGGTAATGCTGACGTGGAAGTTTATGACTACAATCCAAAGTTGTCTGGGCCTAACTTCTCAAATCTCGTCGTTAACCTACCACTGCGGATAGCTAAGGGTGAGCGCGTCATCCTAAATGTAGACTATACTCCAAACGGAGAAGTTGGCGTAACGCACACTCAACGAATTGATTGGGTAACAAATGCTACAAAAACAAAACTGTACTCAGACTTAAAAGGTCAAGGTGCTGACGCTGCACTTGAGATTACAAATTTAACGTGGCTTGAGCGCGTCATAGATCAATGGCAGCGTGATCAAGGTATTAATGAATACGTAGATACGATATTCATCTCCAACGTTGGCTTGCGGAAGGCACTAATTTCATCAATTACCATAGAAGGTCAAGACGCATCAAATTTCAGGATTGTTGATCAGTCGGGTGTTATAATGAACTCTGACGGTGGTATATCTAACATGCCGCTACTAGTTTCTTTTATACCTACAGAAATTCCTAATACTAGAGATGCAGAACGTTCATACAGAGCCAACGTTGTGATCAACTATAGTGTTGATGGTGACGCTGCAACTGTTACGGGTGAGCTTAGCGGTACGGCTACACAACCTAGGCCATCTGCTACTGGATATAACTTCGGTACGATTTCAGTTAACGGTGTTGGTGCTGGAAATGTATTTATCTATAACGTTGACTCGGTGTTAACGAATGTGTTAACAAACAATGCCGACGGTACTATGGACATGCAACTGTTTGAGTTGACTATTCCCGACAATACACCGTTTGTATGGGCTAGGTCTAACAGCAAAGTTCTCACGTATACACCACCAATAAATGTCCGCCCTGGTGACGCGTACTATGCCATGGAAGGTGTGCGTTTTGAACCTACTACTGTTGGATCGTTTACTACACAATATGATATAAAGTACAATGGTCATGTAGTTGTACGTCCAACGTTGACAGGTGTGGCTGAGCAAACTATTCAGTTATCAGTTACAAACCTCCATCTTCTACAATGGATCAATCATTCTGTTGACGGTTTCTTTGAAGCATCATTGACTGCGGATGGTGTAATTTCGGTAGATGATCCGTCGTCTGGTGACGCATTGAACTTCTCAATAGTCGGGTGGTCTACCGATGGTGGTACAACCATTAATCCTAACTACCAGCAAATTCAATTGTCGGCGAACCAAGTGGCTAGAATTTATGTCCGATTTACACCTTCAATGGTAACGTCAGCAGGACTTAAAGCTGGCCAGTCCTTAAATGGAAGGCTTCCATATCGAGATGCAACATTTATGACGTCAGTTAAAGTACGTGAGCTACAATCTGGATTAACGGCGGATGCAGCAATCACAGGCGACGGAAAGTATCTTGAGACAACAGTGTACATTCCGGACTACACTAACGTAGGACTTGGTAAAGAGCATGTTGTCTACACATACTTACGTCCTACGCCGGAGCCAGTGGCAGAAGGTAAAATTCGTCAATTCAGAGCACGTCTATCATTTGATAATCGGATGCTGTATCCGTTGGGGGTTGTTCAACAAGGAACACAAACTGATGGATGGCGAGTTGTATCGTACACTGTAATCGGTGGTAATATGATAGAGCTTGATATGAAGAGCGACAATCCAGTGAATGTTCTCGTGGATAATCCAGTACCAATTTTTGGTATCAAATATCAGACGCTTATGGCACGTTCAACGTCAACGCCGCTTCCGATCCAATTGTATTGGGTCGACCTTGAGCAAAAGTTTGATGAGGATAGATTGTATACCGTCTTCAACTACGAGCCAGGAAGTATTAATGTCTTGACTCCATGTACCGGAACTATGCGTCTAGTCAACATGTTCTCCACGACGTCATATATACGAGTTCCAAATCCAGTAGTAGACGACAACATCTTAACGGTTAATTATGGAGTTCCAGTACCTTCAACCGTGTCCATGACGTTAACTTCATATGATGGTAAGCAAGTTTCACTTGTCAACGGCAAGCAATCAAATGGAGAGTATTCCTTAGAGTATGACATGAATACTCTTCCAACGGGAGTATACTTCGTACGCTATAGTCACCTTCCAGATAACGTCATCCAGATCATAAAGCGATAACGTAAAAATTTAACAGGGGGCAGTGAGTAGAAATATTCGCTGCCCCTGTCCTTATTTATAGGTAAGAGATGTTACACAAATTGAGAGACAATGGTGAATATAAATTCATTGAACGGAATCATACCGTCGCACGTTTTAGCGGAGTTACCATCCGTAATTGATAAGTTTCACATTAACACCCCCCTTCGCTTAGCACACTTCTTAGCTCAGTGTGCTCACGAGAGTGGTGGTTTTAAGCATGTCAGTGAAAACTTAAATTACTCCGCCGATGGGTTACGTCGGGTATTCGCTAAATACTTCAAGCAAGGTGGGCTAGCGGAATCGTATGCTAGGAAGCCTGAGCTTATAGCTAGTAGAGTATATGCTAACCGTATGGGCAACGGAGATGAGGCTTCGCGTGATGGTTGGAAATTCCGTGGTAGAGGGTTTATTCAACTCACGGGAAAGAACAACTATTCTGCATTTAACGACTTCGTCGATGACGACGTTGTATCTAATCCCGATCTCGTCGCTTCAAAGTATCCATTGACTTCCGCCGGATGGTTCTTCTACAAGGCTGGGCTGAATGCTATCGCAGATAGAGGGTCTTCCGACGCAGTGGTCACTAACGTGACCCGTCGTGTTAATGGTGGTACGCATGGGCTTGCCGATCGTATCAAGTATTTCAAACGGTATTATCCAATCCTAAACTCATAGAGAGATTATAGTGCTAAACAGTTTTTGGAGTTCGCTAGGTGGTAGTCTTGAAGACTTAAATTATGTCGTTCGAGAAGATGTTGATGAAGTTACATCTGACCTAGAAGAGAACAACATTCGCACTATGACTATGATCGATCGTCTCATAGAACGGATTAACACGTTATCGCTACGGCACAGTGACTTTGACATCTTTGAAATGAAGACTAGTATCTACGTCTTGACGTGGATAGCACACAGACTATCTATTGATCCGCGTAACCAATTATCAGATGATGGCTACGAGTATATACAAGAGTTATCTCTACGTTTCACTAGAAAATTAGAGGAACTTCAAAAGGGAAGTTAACCCATACGAAGAGACTTCAGATTGTAACGGTATTACATTGCCCCAATATTGCTCAAAGTGGTATTGGGGCATATTTTCTTGTGGGACTTGTGAAGACGGTCTAATCCAGTACGTTGTAACACCTAAGTTGTCAGTGGAGATTGGTGTCGTCCCGACGAAGAAGAACTGTTTATTTAAGTCCTTCGCTACTTGGTCAAACAGGAAGTGATCAGACACTATGAATGAGCTGTCTTTAAGTGTGCTGTAAAATTCTGTTATTCCTGCGTAAATTCCTTCTGGGTTAAAGACGATAACTTCCCCACGCTTTGCCGTCTGCTTTACCGAGGAAATTACAGAATCTCGTATAGGACTGTTTACACATACTAGTATCTTTTTCTCATTATTACTTTGAGATTTCTCTACACGAAGCCGTCGAACGTGGTGGGTGACTGGCGAATCTATGAGTGTTATTGGTGCATCTATACCTTCCGCCGTTAACATACCCTTTGCACTTACAGAGGACACCGCATGGATAGTTGCCATAGTTGATATAGTCTTCAGAAGAGAGCTGCTGAGTGGAGAGTCTTCTTCGCTTATGCTCCGCAAATGGCCTTCTAACACGATGACGTTAATCCCCATGTCTCGCATCATAATTGATACTAAGAGCTTTGTCTCCGAGTAGCCATATAGTATGCAATGTGTGATGGCTGGTAACGTTGAAATCTCAACAAAGACTTCTGATACTCTCTTGTCTTGAAGGTCGACAAGGCGATAGTCTTTACCTCTACGCTCTAGTTCTTTAATAATTGGATAATACATTACATAATCAATATGATCGTCTTGCACAAATAACGTCATGAAATATCTCTCGTGTTAAACTCGTATAGGAATATCTTTTGCGATGGGTAAGCATGAAAATATATGAGCGAGGACGTCTACAGTCCATCCATTTCCTAACATCTTTCTAGCTTGTGTTTCGGATACTACCCCATCAAAATAAGTATCTGGAACAGTTTGTAATCTACAATATTCTTTCAATGTGTAATATCTAAACGGTAACTTATTTCCAAAGGGATCGGTATACCTTCCAGGCGGCAGTGGGCTTAACACATTATCTTTGTCTACCGTTGTTAGGCAATTGCTTTTATCAGTATTGGTTGTGCGAACTTCTAGACATTGAACTAGTGGTATGTTTTTATTGTAGTCGTCTCGTACTCCACGTTCATTTATACGTCTTCCAACTATAACACCTTTATTCATTTTTGTCTCACTAGGTTCTAAAATATCTGATAATAAAATATTGCTATCGGGCGGTTGGCTTACTGAAAAATTAGTCCAATAGAGACGTTTTCTCTGCTGTGCCGACACTAAGGAGCTATTAATTTCAATTGGGGCGACACCTAGATAGTTGCTAATGATGTCTATGAACTCTTGTTTCATGACAACATTTTCAAGTAACCAAAATGAAGGTTGGCATTCGCGAAGTATTCTGACAAACTCAAAGAAAAGGGCACTGCGATGGTCGTCAAAGTTCAATTGCTTTCCGGCGAACGAAAACCCTTGACATGGACTGCCGCCTATCAGCAGATCAATCTTAGGTAAATCTAGGGGGTTGATCGTTGTAACATCACCGAGTTGCACGGTATCGGGAAAATGATGCTGAGTTAAACGTATGGCATGTCTATCAATTTCGCTAGCAAAATATGTGGAGTAGTTTATACCACTGCGCTGAAGTGCTAGCTGTCCACAACTCATTCCGTCAAATAAGCTCAGTACTGTTAAACCCATGGAGCACGTCCGTAATAAATTGATTTACATGTTCTTGTGGCATCTCGCCTAAATCTTTGTATGGAGCTGGAACTTGAACTGCTGTGTGGCCAACCTTTGCTAGCAATTTTCCTGCGTTGTCATTGTCACACATTACTATGATGTGTTGAGGTAGTAACTTGAACCATCGTAGAGCATCCTTGTTCACAGTACTCGTTAACGTCGCAATCGCTGGATAGCCAGCATTGTGAATCTTTATGCAGTCAAAAATCCCTTCGGTCACAAACAGATATTTAGAATGAATATCGTATGTATTTACACCGTAGAAACCATAAGACTTCGGTGCTACTCTAGTAATGTAACGTTGTTTTTCTTCTATAATGTAATCTTGATGTTTCGGAGCTGGCCTCTGTTTCGTTCCAGAAGGATTGTATCGCTGATACCCCATAAGTTTACCAGAGAGGTTAAACAGTGGAAAGTATGCAACTGTATACTGATCATCAAAGAGTAAGTGTGTCGTGCGGTAATCTACACCACGCTCCCGCAAGTGGTCTATGAGTGTCATGGCTTTTCAAAACATAGTGTTGTGTCGGTTTAGATGCAATATACGAAAAACTCATTAGTGAGTTACACATTCCCGTAGAAGACTACAAGTCGTTATATACCAACGACTTAACTGCATATCTTATTTAGTATCTGTCGCCGCTGTTACCATCTCACGTATTGCAAGCAACACCGAGTTGGAGTACTCCTTGGATACATACAGATGTATAGTGCTCTGTGTTGGGTCGGTTGAAGATACTATAACCTTCATTCCTGATGAAGCATCTGGATGGCCTTTATAGAGACAACTGCGCAGTTTTTTAGCAGTCAACATATCTCGTAATTGCTTTAGAAACGATTCCGGTATGCAAATGAGATCGTACTTGCCAGCGTGATGGTCCACGTATATACCAAATTGTTCTAGGTCAATAGCTTCACCTAAGAGATTTTTAAGTTTAATTGGTTTCATGTTCGTCATCCTCATTAGCTGGTACATTTAGTGAAAATACCTTTCTATATTGATTGTAATTTGCCACAACCCACTTCATTACTTCATCAAGAGGACCCTTCTTTAATGTCTTCTTTCCACCTCGCACTATTGCATTATTTTCATCAAGCCAATCAATTGGTACAAAGTCTTTTGCCGTTGGAGATGAAAATACAGTCTGCATTTCACGATCTGCATAGTGATACATCGTGATGCCGCTTGCACGGAACATCACTGCCGAATATCCATACCTCCAGAACTTATCTGGCTCTTTTAAGAGATAATCCACCGTATATGCAAAGTGGTACTTATTCTTAGCGTCTTCTCCTGGAATCATGTCGTAGAAACCAGTAGACCAGCTTACAAACATAGGATCGCCGACTCCCCTCTTAAAGCCGCTTTTTATTATTTGATCCCGATTATCCTCTCCCGTAAAGTGTATCATCCACGTGTTTCTTTCAACTGTTGGATCAGTTAGCCAAAACCAAGATGGAAACACTGCATTTAACTCCGGAGGTTCTCCATCTTCAACGGATTTAACTATAGCTTCTGCGAAATATCTCACCTCGTCAGCAGCATCATCTAATGTATCTATGTTGCCAGAATGCATTATGATTTCACGGAATATATTCTCTTCAACGAATGTCCGTATCTCCTTAGGAATGTCTTTAGGCACTGCATTAGAGTTTTGCGCACTAAACCAGTACTCATAATACATTTCTTCTTCATTGCTGGCGATCAGTGTATCAGCTTCCTCAGAATCTTCATCCATATCTGGCTCGTCGTCTCGTAGTCTCTCAATCGCTAAGTCTCTAATCATACTTTGAAACTCGTCAAAACCAGTTAGCTGGTCATATTCAAGCATCCATTTACCAACTGTGGTAAACGTGATAATAGCTTCCCATAAGCTAGCAATTTTCTCTTCATACGAATAGTTGAGAATACTACTAAGTTCTGCTACGTGTTTAGTAGTAAACTCGGTGATAATATTTTCTGCTATATTTTTAAGTTTTATGGGTTTCATAGAGTTACAGTGTTAAAACATGCGACACCCAATCGCAAGTACAGTTTTGTCAAAAAATTTAGAAATTTCCTTTATCTCTTCTTCTTTATATTTCATCTTCTTAAGATTCTTCTCAACTGCCGATTGAAAAGCTACTGTGTAGTTCGGACCTTGTTTCTTCCGAATGGAAGCGGTCCAGATGATAGCTTGCATTTCATGAGGTGCCATATTATGTTTCTTCGCTAGCTGTTGCGTTATCTTTGCAAGATACATGTACGTAGACTTTGAAGCTAAGGATTTTTCCTGCTCTGCCTTCGTCATGTGAGGGTAGAAGAACGCAACCATCCACGTATCTATCGTTACGGGCATCCATCCAGTATCATGGTATTTGAATGACGGGTCAAGTAGATTTAACGTAAACGATAGTACTTTCTCGGCTGATATGAATGAATCAGATTTAATGGTGTGTGTCACGCTAAGATGTTTGGCAACTTCTCGAATAACGTCCGACTTAGAAAACACCCAATTTTTTGACTTATACAATTTTAGTACATTGAGGAAATTTTTAAGGAATACGTTAATGAACAACGCTCCCGTGACAGCTCCTTGAACGCATTTTAGCTCCGAAAATTCACCAGATTTAATTCTGACTAGTGCCTCGGATGACGATAGTGAAAGTAGTTTATCTAGAAGTGCATGACTTTCTGGATTTTCTAAATCTTTCTTTATTCCACAAAATACTTGAGATGCTAACCTAAGGTTACCTTCTAGCTTTTGTTTTGGTGAGAAGATTGCAAGCAATATCAAGAAGAGACAACCATCAGATTCCCCTAAAATTTCAAGGGCTGTCTTATTCATAGATGTATACCAATCCTTCGCCTCAAGTCCGACGTCTATCGCCTCGGTAATAGTCTTTAAAACTTTTTTATCAATTGCCACGACAGTCCCACCCGCTTCCAAGTCTTTTATGCTAGTGGTGACGTCACCGCGTTTAGATGAAGCAGCGACGGAGCGCATTGATACTGGCTCATCTTCGTGTAGCGTATCTTCAACGAGAACATCTAGCTCACCGCCAAAGACATTTGCGACTCGTTCAATGTCCTGAAATGCATCTTTAGAGAGGGTAAATCTAACCTTGTCTCCCGCTATCTCCGTATCAATGTCTTCTGACGTTATCTTACGTTTTACGGTTTGTCGTCTCATTCACGTATCCAAGTTTTTAAACAATATAAGGTTGATGACTATAAATATGTATCATCAACCTTTTAACTGTGTTTTTTCGTACGTGTAGATGTCTACGAGAGCATTAAAACCTTCACGACTATGGCTAGAATATTCAACAAGGGAACTATACAGTGGTTACCGATGAATAGCCATAGCAATAGTGCCATAAACGCAGGGAGTGAGACAGCTTTGTACAATATGAGTGCATCGTGCAGGGACGCCTCTCCAGGTAATAGCATAAGTTTACGAATAAACACCAACGCTACAGCTTGGACAGCTATGAGAGGTGTTATGCTTGGAATAACTACGTATGGGATAATCATAATTGGTATTGAGAGCACGAGACCAACACTTGAGAGGGTGTAGAACATCCGAAACAGTCCAGATTGGTTCGGTCTACCATCAACGGTAACATCTCCTCTGATAACTCGATGCGATGCCTCGTTCTCAACGAATATCAGTGCAACGTCAAGAGCCAACGCTGTGAATGACAAGAACGCCAATGTGACGATTAACGGTGCAGCTACACTCCAAATGGAAAAGCCAAACATTATCGGCGTTAGCACCGAGACGCCAACCGTGAACAGTAACGAGTACAGATATGCCGACTTCAGCGGTATCACCATGAGGAGTGCAGAGAATAACTCCTTTAGTTCTACTAAGCCGAACATCCTACACCTTTCAACTAGTTCTCGAAGTTTGTCTCCGAAAACCGTGGTGTATATTAGCATATCGTCGTCTGGGCGTTTCATTGTGTCGTGTTCAGCACGTCTATTATTCATGTGATGTTCTAGGAAATCCATAATCCGCCAACCAGTCATAAAACCAAGGGCGGTAGTTAGCATATATGAGTCAACCCATGCTGTTATAAGAGTAATTGTCTGTATAACGAGGGTGAGACTCACATAGTACACCTATTTTATATTGAAGCTACTGCATCTACGCGCAGACTATATCTATACATACAAATCAATTATGGTAATTGATCTGGGTTTGATAGTCTTGATACTCTCAAACAAGTGGAATACGATGACGTTGGTGGGGTATTGTCATGTTCCATCACTGCATCCGTATGGTTGTAGTACGTGTAATCGAGATGAGAGATTTCACCAGTTGGTGGATGTGGTAGCGGAAAGACTTTTATTGAACGTGCGATATACTTTTGTCTCATAGTCTTAGCAAACGCCAAGACGAAGATGGGCCACATGAACCAACCGAAGGCAACACCTAGTATTGCCGACGTCATCACGTTCACAATTGGGTTTTCATTCGTGAAGATTTTACGCCGTTTCTCGTGACTCCGATCTTTTTTAGGTATCGGAATGAGACAGATAAACGAGATAACTCCACTTATCCAGAAGTAAACTTTCCAACTAGTTAACAGTGCAATGAGTTCTATCATATAATTTGTTTCCAGGTTTATTATCAAGATGAAACGTTTTTAACTCTCACTTTCAAGGATAGACTGATCTAACTTCAAAAGTAGGTCTAGGTAGCGTGTGACAATGCCACTGCAATATCCTAGTTGATACGAATTTTTAGTGATAATTTCGGTTAATATCTGTACTCTGTCTTCGTCGGTGCCTTCATTGAATTTCATTCGATTTTCTATTTGTGGACATTTTACTGCATCATGTATCTCTATGATAAGTGACATGAGCATGTCCTTTAGGATGGAGTTCTGAGTAGCTAGATTTGTTTCATGAAGTTTTGTAATTTTGTCTAGAATCTCGTTGGACTTTACCAATCTATGCGAGACTAGATTCTCTACTAGAGCGGTGTATGCTTCGTCAACTGTATTCATTGTGAATCTTGAAGGTGTGTGCTTAAAATGTATAGTGGGTGGGTGAACGTATTACCGCCACCCAACCATCTTTGAAATTGCAACGTGGTCAACATCTTTCCTCTTCTCATTCATGACGGAAGTGAAGTATTCCCACGTTTCCTCATCTGCGAAGAACGTGTCGCCCACTGGTGCAAACCTAACCAGCCGTAACATGTCTTCATACGAAGCATTGTCAATCCAGTTTTTCTGTTCAGTAGTCATCTTGGTTTCCTTGTGATGAATTTGTAAAGAGTTTGCTGTCAGTCTAGCCGAGATTCTACATAGCACTCAATACCATGTTCGCGAAGTTCGCGGCAGACCGTAGTTGCAAACTTAACATTTCGTTCGTATGACTGTGATTGAGTCCACGTGCCTGCACTCATAGATGCAGCCTTATTATATTCGGAATACCGAAAATGTCCTGTCTTTATGAGTTCCTTCGTTACACGCTTACGAGCGTCAGGAACTAAAACGTACCCGAAGCCACAGACACCTTCGGAGACGTACCACGCCTTATCTACTGGCGAATGATCATCCAATGGATTTGTGTGCTGTGCAACCATCATCGGAGTCGGTGTAATACTCTCAGCCTCACGAATTGCAACTCCGATTGCATTTAACAGAATTGCCTCAACGTCCATTGTCTGCTTCGGTGACTTCATACTGTCCTCGTCCGCGTGATAGTGATTGTGTGTTTGTTTAACGCCACTAACTTACGTCTATTCTATACCACGGACAATACGTAGTTCTACGTATAGTAGACTCATGGTTATTGATTGCGGAAGAACTTCCCAATACGTGAAGCTAAAAACTTAAAGATGCTTACTGTCTCATCGGGTACTTCACGGCTAGTGTCTATGAAGTTCATTGGACGTATTTCGGTGTCTAGCTCATTAATGTTGTTTGCATTTTTGTCAAGTATAATCTGTGCAAGTTTCATACCTGCTCTTGACCATTGCCCCTCATCTTTTATTTCATTGTTCATTAGGTTCATCCCATCTCGTCCATAAGTTGAAAATACGACTAAACTGACGTGTAATCATCTGTTCAATGACTAGATGATCAACAAGTACGATGTCGCCTGAATAAGATCGTGTAGGGTCGTCATAACGACCATCGTCGCTGAAATAAACTTCTATGCGAATGATGTTCTTAAACTTGTTGTCAATTAAACTTCGTACGTAATGTACTTGATTCAAATCATTCACGCGTATAATAACACGCCGACCTTCATTTTCAGATACAAGTCGTTCTGCTTCTCTGACCATTCTAGTTGTCCGTCCAGTTCGACGCTTTGCGTCAAACATACTTTTAAGGGTATCTGTCATGTGTCACCATGTTGTGATTATATAATTGATGCGATCGTCCTAGTCCATTCGGGTAAAAATGATCATCTGCCATACCTTCGCCATGACCACGTTTAAGTGTCCATCCGAATTCATTATCAGCGTAACCATACCCAGTTTGATAGAATATCCCAGCACCTTCACCAGTACCGTTTCCTTCATCTATCAACGGAGTTAATTCGTTACTCAGTATGATTGGATCATTCATGATTTCTCTTCAAATGCAGGAATGTTCTTGATTGATTGAGTAGCGACGTCGGTACATGGTATAATTTCACACGCATCGAGGATGTGCATCGGCTCTACCACTGTCATTGAAAATATACAGTCACTTTCTTTACCTTGTGCTACTCCCATAACGGCAAGTCCGGATAATGAGAACGATGATCTCCACTGTATCAATCTGCGTGATTGTCGTATGACTACATCGCGCCCTTCGTGTTTTACGTATTTGCCGAAATGCACTCCCGCATCTCGTGCTCGTACAATGACATGTTGCCCAGGACTAATCATGTTCTCTCCATGTTACTATATTCTTTCATAAATGAATACCGAAACCAATCCGGTGCATCTAACATATCACAGTATTCATGCCACTCGCTCGTGAAGAACCCTAAGTCAGTGACACCTTGTTTCCACATCTTGATATGGAGATTTACGGATGCTTTCGTGGTAATTAACGTTCGTAAAATATTTGGATGTTTGGTTGGAACTAGTTTTCCTTGTGAATCGTAAAGCATAAATGCTCGTAGTCCATTGAGCGACGTGCGTGAATATACTATATCGGGAATAACTCGTCCTGATATTTCAAATCGATGACGATTCCTAAGATAGAATCTAACGTCTCGGATAAATCTATCTGATAGCTTCTTTTTCATCGTGTCTGTCTTGTTGCAAAATCCAATTTCCATGAACAGTTATCCAGCGACCAGTGTGACGTTCTTGAAATTTGATTTCGTCACCTTCTTGATAAATGATCTTAGCGACGTGATACGTCGATACAAATTTACCATCAACGCCGAGAACAGTAATGGTGTAATGCTTTTTGTATTCATCTTCTTCTTGATGTTGACCAATATACTGCTGAAGGAAGATAAATAATACCACAATTCCAATACCGCATACAAAGCCAATGATAATTCTTCTTGCAATCATATCGGCATATGCATCTATGAATCCATTCATATCTTCCTCGTTGATCGTTCTAGTGTTTGCGGATACTTAGAATTGATTGATCCGAATAACTGTGCATCAATCTCACAACTTACAACATATTTCCGACAATTCCAAACGCTTTCTAGAGATAGCCTAACTATTTTCTCGTGGTCGTTTGCAAATGACACGATTTCTTTGTAAGTTGTATCTGCTATATTCACAACTAACACCCAAGGCAAGAGATGCGAAACTATGAAATAAGACAACATGCACAGAACGCTATAGTGGCAGTTCTCATAGCGTGTGGGTTTATAGGATTGGCTGTCTTGATACATAATCTTTTCCCACCAAAATCCTGGACGGCGACGATTACACATTATCACCCAAATGGGTTGTTTGATGTGTACAAGGTAAAACATGATGAACTTGAGATTAAAGGTAACACGATTCATATACACCGTCGGGGATTGGTGCTCGGTGGAGACTTTACTATCAAGTACACTACCGACACTGTACAGTAGACGAGAAGATAATCATGAAGATTCCAAGACCAAGTGTAGGCGGTGTCTACTGGTACATCGATACACGTACAAACATTTCACGTGTAACTAGGTGGTTCAACACGGTAGAAGACGAGCATAGATATTCCCAAGGAAATGTTCATAGGGCAAGGCAGTCTGCTGAGCGTTGGTGGACTGAATTCCGTTTGGAGTCTAACTCTAATGGGCGAGATAGGCTTCGCGGTACTAATTGGACTCGGGCATTTGTAATGTAATTGTTTACCTAGATTTCAAAAAGATCATTATGAAAACGTGCGCAAGCTGTGAACATTATCGCCATAGAAGACAGGAGTGTGGTCACCCGTCTGGCATTCATACAGAAACAGACCCTATATCGGGATATGTTGAAATTACATATCCATGGGTGAAGATTATGAGAGGCATTGAAAGACCTAGCCGTGGTTGGCTTACTGGTGAGATGGCGTATAGTCCAAAACAAATTTGTGGGTTGGATGGTAAACTGTGGGAACCAAAGAAAAGAAGACTAGCTGGTAACTTTACATCATTCTTGTCACGTGTGTTTAGTAAAGTCTTTCGTTCTATACCAGGGCTTCGGCGTGTTAAATTACTATCAAAAATGATAAATAAAAAAGAGGAATGACTTTTTGTGCATCATTCCTCTCTTTGAATAGCGACGGTTGGGCTGTGCGCTATACGAAATATTCAGTGATTAGCTAGACTTAGTAGTGTATTTTGGTACATCGTGTTCATTTGGTACAATGTACAAATCTTTAAGTTCGTAAAATCCATATCGAATGCCTGGTGAATAATAACCATTCTTATCAAATGGAACCCAAGAGCATTTGCAAATTCCTTCATCACGTAGAACGTATTCTACATTCATCTTATATGGATGATCAAAGCACACTACGGTTGTCCCTACTGTGATATAATCGTCTGGTACTTCATCACTATAATCGTCGGCAGACGATTCATCGTTAGTAACATTTACAGTGCCGCAACTATTAACTGGAGACTGAAGTATTTGATTGATTATCTTCAGATTTTCAGCCGCTTCTTGCATAGGTTCACTTATGTTTTTTGGCAACTCCCAGTTAGATTTTTTACAAATAGATATAATTTCACCTACTGCTGCGCTCATTACTAGGTACACTGTGTCTTGGAGCATAGACACCTTAACATTTCCACTCTTATCTTTGAGATTGAGATATCCATCTTGAAATTTCCACGTTGTAATGTCGTGGATGAACGTAGTAAAATTTTGAACATCAACAATTAATACACCATTTGGATTTGACAATGGTGGTTGTGTGTTTTTCATGGTAGTAACCTTTACATTAAAAAATTAGTTGGCGATGTCAATCTAGTGCTAGAATTGCAGTCTGAACTGCCGTCTTAAATGAAACTAGATCGTTTGAAATCGTCTTTGACGTAGAGCCGCGTATCATACGAACATTACAAACTAGTTGTGAGTCAATTACCCTGAAACGGAAGTGAATTCCGTTTTTGATAACTTCAATAATTACGGCATTGTCTATCGTTGGTGTAGTGAAGTGAGGGATAAAGCCACTTGAGTATAGCTCTGCCAGTAGATTTACTGCTCCGGTAATAGCAGTCGGATTAGGGCTAGGAGACCCATATCCATCCCAATTATTACCTAGTTGGTAAAATTCTTGTAAATTCTTCTGGTGTAATGAGTACAATCGTTTAGCATACTCATGGTATGTCTCTACTGTGGATTGATCCTTAGTATGTATTGCTTTGGTTTTCATGTCACTAGCGAGTTGTTTGTATTCTATGATGTAGGAGCATTGCTTGCTCCTTTAAATTCACCATTTGCATCAAACGATACTTTACGATCTCCATATTGAACATCATATCCGTTGGTGTTCGGTTGAATTGACATCGGGCGATCAATACCGAGATGCGTATTGATGATGCTGATGAAAGTAGAAACCGTTCTCAGCCACTGAGGTGAGCAGTCCGGTTCCGGTACTATATACAATTCATCTATATTGTACGTGCTTCGATGTATGTTTTTGCTCCACTCGCCACTCTTGTCAAACGAAAACCATACACAAGTACATGTATTCAATTCTAAATCAAATCGTTCAACCGTCATCGTAAATGGATGATCATCACACAATACAAGTGTGCCGATCTCCATACCGTTTGGTATTGTTTGTGTTTCCATGCTAATGCCTTTCAAAAATGTCAGTGTATGCGATTTCAATTGAACTTCGTGATGCATCGTTCCAGTTTCATCAAATTTCCAATTTACTTCGTTCATTTTAGGACCTTCTTCTTTAGGTAGCCATCCTATTGCATCTGTAAGAAATGACTTCAAATGCTCCGATGTAAATCTCACGTATGATTGGTGTGGTATGTGTACAAGTTTACCTGGAAATTGAATAATAACTTCCACTGGGTCTTCTGGAAAAGTTTCCATTGATCTGAGTTTAGACGGATCAACCTCATGATCTACCTCAAAATAAAGGAATTGTATTTCTAATTTCGTTTCCATATTACTGATCCTCATTAAGTTTATTGATTCGTCGTTGTTTCTCTTCCCATCGTGACCGGAAGTATTCCATCACCAGCTTGTCATCTTCTGTAACTGGATACCTTGTTTCATCACGATACTTTGCAAGTATACGTTCTTTCTCTTCTGGGCTAGTGTTTGCCCATGCCTCTTTGAGGCGTTCCAATACTGTTTTATCTTCCATATTAGTATTGCTTTTTCGTTTTGTTCTTTTTATTCCACCGCAACAACGTTGAGATAACCCAGCTAGATATGGATTCGACTGCGTTCTGTATGTCCATATCCTTAGTACTGTGATAATCTCTGATATAGATGTCGCCCATATACTCGGATACAATTTGATCGCTGTCGTCAGTATGATCGGTTAGAATTAATGAGATTTCAGTACTGTCGCCCCAACGTCGACTAACACTCATAATACATTTGCAATTATCATCCAAGTTTGATATTGCATATACGAGTTCATAGTTAGCATCCAAATTTGGCGTCAGTCTAAGGTGTAACTCAAATCCTAATTTGGTAAATATGTCACGGATTAAATTGTCAAACCGTGTCTCCACACCCCGAGGGATTCTTGGTTGCTGTAATATCCAAGGGGTGTAAACAAAGAACACATCATTTCTAGAATCACCCATTATATTTTCTTTCTTGTTTTTGAAACCATACAAAACTTGTTATACTAATAAATATGTGCCTACTATTGAACTATGTCGTTATTCTCTTCTTCGTGCCTAGGACAACCTTTACCAGTACAGTCAAATTGAAAGCTCATGGGATTTTAAGCGTTATGAGTTTTTATGTAAATTTATGTGTTGCAGATCATTATTCTAAGTAGTCAAGTCCCGCGATCGCACGTCGGTAGACGTCCTCTGGTCGCATTGGCGTCCATCCTTTACCAGCGGAATCAAGCCACCATGTGACGTATCCATATACGTCGAGTGATGCAATGCAGAGTCCAACGCGTTCAAATTTTCCGTAACCCTGCACTACATACATCTCACCATCTTTTGGGTACTCATCTTCCATCTTCTTCCAACGTAGCTGATCTGCAAGATGACCTTCTAAGATAGTGACATGCTTATCTTGAGCACTGAATATATCTTCGGCTCCGCCATTGCTGTGCACTGCGGAAATTACTAGAGTGCCAGTGTCATGATAATCCACAGTATCAACCTTGCCTTCAAGTATTGTCTTCATTGTGTAGTACCTTAAAGCTCTTCTAGGTAATCCAGCCCTGCGATCGCGGGGCGGTAGAAATCGTGGGCCCAAATACCAATTAAAACCTCGCACTTGTTCTCCCATCTGCTAGACATGTGGCCGTAGCGTCTGAATATGCAAACGCCGTAACCCTGCACAACATACTTAGCACCATCTTGCCACATCGTTCCTTCCGGCGTTGCCTCCGGCTCCTCCTCCCACACCTTCCTCCACCTCAAACTCTCCGCCAAGTGACCTGGTAGAATTGTGACATCACCACCTGCAAAGTCTTCCGGAACATCGCCAGTGTAATCGATCACTCCACGATGATCAATGTGTGCTTCAATCGGATTCATCTTGTGGTCTCCGTGTTTAAGTTTCCACATAATCGATCCCAGCGACTTCTAGACGATAAAGATCGTGATCTTCGCACTCACTCAGTGAGCCGTGCTCGTGAGATATCCAAACCCGATCCCCGTCACCATCAAACCCAAATCGGCATACACCTAAGCCGTCTACCTTATACAACTTCTCCTCCTCCGGCTCCTCCTCCCCCACCTTCCTCCACCTCAACGACTCCGCGAGATGTCCTGGTAGGATGGTGATAGGGGTAGTACCCATGTACTTATTGACAATAAAATCATTACACCAATCGCCGTAAATATGACTCGGTGCAAATGCTTCTATTAGCTCCATCGCGCGGTCTCCTTGTTTAAGTTTCATAGATAATCGATTCCTAGTATGGCGGGACGGTAAGTGTCGTCGGGCATAACTTCATAGCGATCGAGCGGATTCTCCCAAACGCTTATGCCGTTCTCACGTCGCATACAGCATACGCCAAGCTCAGTAACCACGTATAGAGTGCCATCACACCATTCTGTCGCATCCACTGTGAGCTTAGGGTACTCATCCCCCACCTTTCTCCATCGTAGCGACTCCGCATGATGTTCTAGCGGCGTAATCTCTTGTGGTTTTCTAGTAGAGTATACTATATTGAACTGACGTGTGGTAATCATCTTCTGTCCGCATGATTCACAACACATTTCTACGCTTATGCTCGTATCGTCAAACCATTCGTTAGTGAGGCTCTGCTCATGCCCACAATGAGGACAGACGGCTTCGGCTGTGTTCTCGTGATTGAATGTCGTACTCATTTTGTAGACTCATCATTTAGTTTTTCTGGGTAATCAATACCAGGTATAGCGGGGCGGTAGAGGTCGTCAGGGTACACCGAGTACAACGCCCCAGTCGACACGTGATGCCACCTAAATACACCATCTCCAATGGGTTGGTAGCAGGCTAGCCCGCATTCGTCAACAACGTATTTCTTCTTCTCTTCCGGCTCCTCCTCTCCCACCTTCCGCCACCTCAGCGAATCCGCGAGATGGCCAGGGAGGATGGTGACTGGAACGCCAATTTCACGCAATGCTCCGGTGCTGCTTGTTGCACACATTGTCAGGATAGCCGTGCCATCATCAGTGAGGTAATCGATTAGTTCGAGGTCTGCTTGAATTATCGGCTTCATCGCGCGGTCTCCTTTGGTTTGCTAGTGGAATATTTAACGTCAAACTCACGTGTAATGATCATCATAAGCCCACACGATCCGCATTCGGATTCTGTGCTGTCGTCGCAGTAGTCATAACTGAAGAAATCCCAACTATCGCGATGCTCGTATCCACAGTGCGGGCATACAATTTCATCTGTGTTGTCATGGTCAATTTCTTTATTCATTTTCGGGAGGTCTTAATACTGTTGTAAGATTCCATAATTCGCTCTTTGAATGGGAAGATGCCGCACTTGTATGGTATACAAGTACTCAAGACTTGTGTTTCGAACTCGCCTGTATTTGGCACAAGAAAGTGTCTGTAGTTTATGTCCACGAGTCCGGTATGCTCATCTTGACCACTCGTTGCAATGTGAAGATGTAAATGAGCGTAGTGTAGACTGTTGTCAGCAAAGAGAAGAATATCGACGTCTTTGTTCATGTCTAAGGCGTTGACGATAGTGTGCTCTGTACCTTTAGACTCACCATCCCACAAAGCAAAAATCTCGTCAGAAGCATTGATGATGTCCATATTGCGGACAAATCCTGCACGTTTGCCATACTTGTCCCAATCAGGACGAAGTATGAGACTGGGCAACAAATTAGCATTGGCAAAACATTCAGCTAATGTGTCTGCACCTTCAGCACCTCCAGAAACAATTTGAACAGGCTTGCCTATTTGATTAATTCTGTGTTTGAGACAGTAGGCCAAGATGTCGTAGAAATCAGACGTGAAATGCCTGCTTCCGACGACGCCAATGCTGTATAGCTTGGTTTCAGCGTCCATCACACTGCTTCCATAGAAAGGGCTTCAACTAGTGCATTAGCATAGGATACTGCGCTGTGAGCAACTTCTTGCCGGATGGTGTGGATTGACTCACCAGCTTCCTTGAAAATTCCAACCTCTCCTTCCGCGTCGTACAGCGGTATTTTAATGATTAACACCTGCATTGCCAAGGCTGCGAAGTAGTCTCTCCTGCTAAGTACTCCCCGAGTTGATGCAGTAGGTTCTCTCGGTAGCTCCGTACTTTTTTCAGCAATCCTTTGAAGTAACCCCTGTTCAAGTTCAGTCAGTCTATTAATTTCGTTAGTAACTGCCGTTAGAGCATCATCAATTGAAAGACTACCAAAATTATCATGATCCAACTGGGCACTATTGAGTTGCTGAAGAATCTTCAAGGCAAAATTTATATCCATAGGAGCTTAGCTTTCTGTTTTTTCATCGTTAGAATCTTCGTGTTCTTCATCACCATTTCCACTACCATGGTAGACTTCTAACTGTTTCAAGTATTCTTCCCAACCTAACTCACGGGCGGCGAGAACATGATTTGTTGATGCTTGCATCATCGCTCCAGTTGCACCGGAGTCCACAGTAAGCATGGCTTTCTGAAGTTTCTTCATGTCTTCATTTTCATCAGCGGTCAGTCCATAAATGTTTTGGAACTGTGTGAACTCTGGCTTAGCGTCTGGATTCTCATCAAGCCACGCTAGTCCGGCAAGTACCATATCTTGGCAACATTTTTCATATCCACCGCCAAAACCGCTGATATAGTCTGCTCCTTCTGGGTATTTACGTTCAATCATACTAGTTCTCCTTTAATGTTAACCAATTTCCCTTGCGGGTGATATTCAACTTTATGGGTTGTCATGTAGTCTTTAATTTGTTGTGCCGAAGGCCATCCGCCTTTTATGGCTAAGTCTTCCTCACTCGTTGCTCCATCAAAATTTCTCTCCAAGCCCTCTATGACGGCGTAACAATAGTCTCGCAATAAATCGGTTGGGAATGGAGGTCTATTCTGCTCTGGAATAATCAGGCGTGGTGCTAACTCTTCGGCAGAGTCGACCTTAGCCGTTCTACGCACTCCGCAAAGACAGTACTGTAGTACGTACTGTTTTCATCCTGAAGTGCTTCGGCGTTCTTCTTTTCATTCTTAATAAATTCAATAAATTGAATATCACTCATAGAGTGAAGTAGTTCTTTCATTTCAGTTGTAGCCATAGTTGTTACCCTTCTATGCTATTGGTAAAATTTTGCAAGCGTTGCTCGTATACTAATCCAGCGTCGTGTAAAGCATCAATGATATTGACAGCAAAACTTTTCAAGTATTCTTCGCCGTACCCATCATACGCGTACGTCGCAAACGTGTAATCAAGATCATGTTGGAAGTCACAACCTATCAGCCAATGTACTGATGGCTTCTTCCACCTATACTGATCATCATCCCACGTGTCAAATCCTCTGCTCTCTTCTCGTCGAATGTGTTCTGGGAAGTATCGTTCTAACTGTAAAGCATGGAGACGTTCTTCCACTGACTGAATAGTGTCATCTGCCGTGAACACACAATTTATACCAGGCCATAACATTATGTACACCCACTCTCGATTCTTCCGTTGACCTTCCGATGGTGGACAAATGATTGTCTTAAAGCGAACGCCACGGTAGTCGTAGAATTTCTCATTGCGGTCAAGAGAAATTGGTTCTAGTTCGTGTTTGATGCTCATGTTGATCCCGTGTATTAGTGTACCCCATTGGGTACATTTCTTTCAGTAAACAGTTTTATGTACCCAATGGGGTACACTGAGTTGATACCCCGACTACTCAGTTCTCCAGACTCTAATGGTAATACCACTAGTAGCTTGATCTCCCGTAGAGTTTCTATAACCTCGTTTACGACGACTGCCGCATAGACGACCAGAAAATTTTTTCTTTGTTGATCGACCTCGTGAAGCTAATAAGTTTCGGAAAAATACATCATTCATATTTTCGGGTAATGTGACTACAAACGAATCTCCAACTTCTAACGCATCTAGGGTCTTGTAAACTTTATCTCTGAATTTGCTAGAACTAGTGGAACGTGGGGGAATGACTACCCCCTTCTCAATTACAAATTCATAGTTCTCGTCAACGTGTGTCGCGATGTTTTCGCTAGTGTTCGTGGTTGTCTTCATTTGATTACTCCGTCGTTACGTGAATAGTATAATCATCGTGCTGTTCTTCCGGCATATCACGAAACTCCTTTACAGATTTTGATAATGCTCGTTGTCTATCAAAATCTTCTTGAGATTCTAGTGAATGAAACGAGCGTGTGCAGGAAGATCGATTACAAATTTCGCAAGCCATAGGTCGGCAACCTCCTCAGTGATTAAAGATTTTCAATTAAGCCTCTAGTATCAATGGGTACGCTGTATAACCCAAGAGCTACTTGAATTCGATGCGCCTCAACTAGGGCATCCTCTAACCGAACAAAGGAGTTAATTGTGACTCGGTTCAAGGCCACCTTAAACTCACCATTGAATTTAGAAACTCCGACCACTGGCTTTGGAATTGTTTCCTCCAATGATTCTATCAATCGAACAGCTTCCTTAAATATTTTTGCATTCTTTGCATGTCTACGTCCGTAGCCATACTGCTGAAATATGTCTGCTATTCTTAGAAGTTTGCCAATGACAATGCTTTTATCCATGATGTCCTCGTTGGGTCTGGTTAGTAGTTGCTAGATACGTGGTTGTAGAAACTAAGGAAATTTACAAACTCCCGTGTTGACGAAAACCGATGGGTTGTAATGGAGTGCGAACTAATGTTCGTGACCTTAATCGTAGTCGGATCGAAGTCAACCACCAGTGTAGCATCAATGAGAGGTGAGTCCTTCCATGAGAAACATCCCACTCGATTGGTGAACACGAGTGTAATCTTCCCGCTTGCACTCCAATTAAGACTAGGCCCGAGGTCATCACTCATGTAACGAATGAGACTTTCTACTTCCTTGACGTTCGTGTCTGGAAATAGCTGACGGTATGCGCGGAGTTGAAGTTCCATCATTTTTTGCGTTGTCATAAGGTTCTCCTTGTGTTTCTGCAACATACGAAAAATCACCGAGAAAGATTCAAGGAGATTTTGAAATTACGTATTTATACGCAAGTTACTTCTCTGCTCTATTCTCTAGACGTATATCCTCAACGTCTTGACCAACGAGGTGTTTAGCGATAAAATGTAGACCTCGGTGAACCTCGTACGCGGCTCTAATAGCTCCAACTAGTTGCTCTACTGTTCTTCTTGATAATGATGCATTTGTTAAACCTTCCTTCACGGTAGTGTCTAGGCGTTTCGTAATCTCTTCAACAATTATCGCATACCTTTCTAGCGTCTTACTAATATCGTGATACATATTTAGCATGTATTTGGGTAAATCAACTACAAAGGCACAACCATTAGCAATATCTCGCAACTGTTGAGCGTGAGTTTCCGCCTCTTGTTCAGTGTTAAAGCAGTTACCGAAGTTATAGCAACCTTGATCAAAATGATTATCACCCTCCCAAAGTCTATAATCTACTGTACCAAATCCGGTAACGTAGTAGTAAACATCTTTGTATTTCGGTTTAAATCGTTCCATCACATCCCCTCCAGTTCGTCGGCGTAGTAGTACGAGTTACCAATGATGTACCAAACCCTGTCGGGGTTAGGTGTGCCGTGAGTTGCCTGATCATACACCTTCACCATAATTTCCCTCGGTGGTGGGGGAGTTGGTTGAAAGTATATAATTTTAGCTTTTACGCTAGGTAGATCGGCGGTGCTTTCCACTTCAAACCCTTCCGGCACATCAACAACAACAGCGCGACCTGAAGCGATACGTTTGTCACGGTCTATCTTGGATTGGGCCTCCGCTTCAGTGCGGAAGCAGTTACCAGAATCATATCGGTATTTGTCTATGTTGTCGCCACACCATTCACTTTGTGATGGTGGATTATCTCTGTTGATAACGAAATACGTCTCCCCCTTCTCTGGCTTAAATCGTTCCATCGCAATCCCTCCAATTCATCTCGTCGTTGTAATAATAATACTGCTTAGAAAGTGTATGCGTGTAAGTATACATCCGTTCGCGATCTGGTTCGCCATGTATATGTACATCATAAACTTTTACCGTGACCTCTTTCGGTGGTGGGGGAGTGCGACTCATTAAGTATACACGCATAAGCGGCACACTTTGCGCATCAGTGGGTGGTATAACCTTCCCCATCTCATATCCTTCCGGTATATCAACAACAGCGGCACGGCCTGAAGCGATGCGCATGAGCATGTCACGGTGGGCTTCGGCTTGCTCTTTGGTCGGGAAGCAGTTACCAATTGCGTATCGACGCTTGTCTACGCAGTCGCCATCCCACGAACTATGCACAACTGTGTTGTCAATCGCAATGAACCAGTACCTCTGCCCCTTCTCCGGCTTAAATCTGTTTGTCATGAAATTTCCTTTCGCATCGGTTGTTCATCGTTTGATGTGTAATGTACTTCTAGCTTTGAATTAGTTAATCCTTCAACAATGGTTTTATATTCTGTCCGCCATTTCATTTCTCGTATTATCTGTTGTACTAGGTAATCCCATTCAACGCCCTTTGTCCATTTCTTCCATTCGTTGATTGACCATTCATCTTTATTAGAAACTGATACACTTTTACCCCATTTTCCTTTAGAGTAATCTATCATGAACATTACAGATTCACAATTGATCTCCACATAAATTTCAGTAGGAATGTCATGATTATCATCACTGTTTGCCCATGATTCTACATCTGCAAATAATTGACGTAATCGATCATCGTCAGTTGGCCAAGATGTGTCGTAATATTTATTTGGTTCATTTCGCAACAAGTGAAATATAAACTTTATCATTTGTCGTTTATTCCATACGCGAGTGTCTCTTGCTATCCACAGAAGCCATTCAAGTCGGTTACAAGATTCAATTGCTTCGCTAAGAGAATTAAATTTGTCTGCAAATTCAAGACCAGGGCCACATGCATTTAGATATTTGAGTGCTGTTACATGTGGCTTAGTGATTTCCGAAGTATTAGATGCTTCGTTGTCTGTCATACGTACCTCCATTTTGGTGTATCATCGCCATCGATGTCGCTAAGATAAAAGTATCTACCTCCACCCGGTAGATACCAATAACGACGAGAGTCGTCTGGTTCACCATGCTCGGTGATAGTATAGATATGTATAGCTGCCTGTTCTGGTTGGGGTGGATTGGGTGGATTGGGTTCAAACCGAACAATACAGTGATCATCTTCGTACTTTGTATCCACATATTTACAGTTATCAGGAATAAACACTGCAACCGCCTTTTTGTTTAATAGTCCTACAACATCATCTGCCTCTTTTTGAGTTCTAAAGCAATTACCATTAGAAACAAGGTGTATGTGGTCAGGATTAAACAGATCAAAAAAGTCTGTACGAGACATACCATTTTTGTCCACATACCAAAAACGTTCATATTCTTTTGGTGTCCACTTCTTCATTACTGTGCCTCTTGTATTATAAGATTTGTAAATGTTTGACTCATTGACTCCATGGCAATTGAATTGCAATCAAGTCATGTTTGGTTAATTGTATGAAGTGCAAACGATACCACTGCCATCGTACTTCTTGTCGATCATTGAAATTTTCGGGCAACACTATGTTATTAGATATGACTTTGTGTATCATGTCAATGTATGTTAGTGCAGCTCCAGGAGTCTTGTGAACATTGCCTATTGAGAAGGCAAACTCATCACGTAGAGTTCCATGCCATGATGATCTTCGTACATCTTCAGCCTCAAAATCTATGTAGTAATATTCATCGCCATCTTCGGGGTACGGGCGTTCTGTGTTCATCATGGCATCGCCGCTATAATGATGAGCGCGGCACAGCAAAGCACGGCAAGTATCCAAATCATTACGTCGCCAAAATCCAATTTCTTCTCTCCTGGCGGCTCCGGTGCTTCACCTTCTTTGATCATGCGAATTGCAGGACCCGAAGGAGTAGTTTGAATAAACTCTTCTTTCGGTTCAAATCGTTTGCCTTCTATACCACACAAATACTTATTTAAACGAGCATTTTCACATGATCGGTAACGCGTGTCATCAACTAACGTACCATTCACTACGTTTATACTTTTGCTTGGTTTGGTAAAAAGATTGCATACATCAAAAGATGAATAACCACTCCGAGGTGTAGATTTAGAACAATGTTTACAATGTATGCAAAGTTTAACATCTAGAGAGTTTGCATCTACGGTCGGAGTTCTCTGCTCAATTGTATCACTGTATCTCATTATTAAATCTCGATAGTAATTTAACACGTATCATCCTAGGGACAGAACTCAGTTTTTGTAAGCCGCGCGGGATTCTTAAAATAAGCTCAAAAAGACCCCAGACTACAAGAACTGGAGGGACTATGAGTATAGCTACGGGAACCAATATCCATCCGATCATAAACGAAAACATAGCACCTTCAACTAGAAAAAATGCTATGTTACTAATCTTACTTAGGAAATGAGGTTCCTCGGTAGCTCCAGTCTCCTTGTATTCGTTAAGAGCGTTTATATATCTACCAAAAGTGATTGCAATAGTTGCTAAAGAAGCAAATATTAAATACTCAGTTAGAAAATCAATTCCAAATAATGTTAGAAGCATAGTGCTTTCCTCTATGGTGTGTCGGAAAAAGTTTCTTTAAGACAAAACTGTTTAGAAGATGGATATGATAGACATTAGGAACCACGCAGTAACAGCTAAGAATCCTACTAGAAGCATAAGTGCCATAGCACCAAATGCACAAGTGAGGAGGAGCATCAATACACGATCCCCACGCTCTTGTAGTGACTTGTCCGTTGAGTTATCTCCGTCTAATTGAACTTTGGACGACATAGGCATGTATATGTAGTCAATCATGTGCTCCTCCGTATGAACAATTCAAAAAACCGCGCAGCTCTTCCACACATGGTTTCGTCGTTTCTCATTTGATTCGGAGACTTCGCAAACCTTTGGTTATGCCAACCTTTAAGTGTAATGCTAGGTGCATTGGACTCGTGATCACAAACGTGCACGTGATTAAAGTCACTGAAGTATTTACAGTCGGTGCAGTATTTCATTGAGGATGTCTAAAGCTCATGGTGGATTTGTAACCATTTTGTTTCGTAAGGTTTATAAACGTTTCAAACGAATCAAACGCAATAAAGTCAACTGTCTTAGCATGGAAAGACCATTCAAACTTAGGATAGTCGTCATCTTTCACGCTAACGAAGTCTTGATTAACAACCCAATATGTATTACCTTTGAAAAATATTGGGTCTAGCCGTTTTGTGAATATCATTACGCCGTAATCATCTACTTTCGGCGTGGTCTTGTCAATTTTCATTGCTCAGCTCTTCTTGAAGTTAGGATAGTGTATAACGGGTGATGGGCCGTCCATAGGTTTAAGGGATTGTACTGGTAATTTCATGAAAGAAGTGAGATACGCTCCCACATATTTCATAACATCCGCAGAATTAAATGACAAGTCATCGTCTTCGGTAATCCGGTCATAATATCCTACGATGTATTCATCAACCCGGTTTCTGACTTCATCAAATGGGTGTCTGCGTTGAAGTTGTCCATTAAGAAAAACGGGTTGTAATATATTTTCTTTAGAATCAAATTGTTCTTTATCCATGTTTACCGTAGTATACGTCATGACGTCTTCTATATTTTCACGGCCTTCATACTCAGAAGGTTCTTGAGCTACCAATCCAACTCTACCACGGAATGAACGTTTACCTGGGTCGGTTATTGGGTCTTTCCAGATGTCAACTACCTCACCATCAATATGAACTTCAGTGGCTTTGATTGCAAATCCCAACGTGTCACGCGAATGATAACGAAGCAGTCCACCCACACCAACGACAAGATTTTGTACTGAATAACCCATCTGTTGCATCGTGTGTAAGATGTCACGGTATCGCTGGAGATACATACCATCTCCGTAGATTAGACCAACCTTTGGGTTCAGCACCTTATACCCTCGCTCGTTGTACGTCGACCCGAACAACTCATCAAGTAGACGAAGTAAACCCTTCTCCTCGTTTGTCGGTTCATATGATACGGCAATCTTTTTCCCATCTTGAATTTTGACGAGATAATACTCTGAGTCAAATGTAGAATACAATATATCCCCATCTTCATAATTTTTGAGGTGTTTATCCTGGTATTCTTCCGTCGTATATTTAAAATGATGATTAATAGATTGAATGCAGCCGCATAAAACATACTTCGGATCACCACTGTCTGGACGGAAAACTACCTTACCGTCGCGAGACACAATGTCATCATAAAGTTGTTTAGCAATACTCGTTACAACGTTGTACACGTCATACGTGTCGCTAACGATAGATACGATTCCCGTTGGATACGTCGCAAGCATGTGACGAAACGCGTTGATCTCATCTTCCCTACCGTAGGAACACATTACAGAATGCTCAGACGCTGGGACTGACGACATGAAATTTTCTTTCGGGTTAGACGGAAGAAAATAGTCATTTATAAATTTCTTTGCAACGATAGTGTCTGAACCAGTAAATGACAGCAAGTGTGCCGCCCCTGAAATCATAGCACTCTCTTCACTAGTATCGCCACGATAACCGAAGTCATGGACAGCATACAACTTCAACCAGTGTGAGGTAGCATCAACCGACTTATTGTAGAATTCTTCAACAGTCATCCTGTAATGAAGACAACATGTTGCCACCGTCGTGGGATACCATACTTTCAATAGCAACGATTCGACAAACCCGACGCACCAATGAAAGCCATCAATTGTGTTCTCAATAGTCATCAATACGTTACCATTGTCAACGACAGTTCCTTCTGGCACTGCACGAATATCTAGTGGCCAATGTCCTAGTTCAATGAGAGAGTTGATCTTTTGCTTAACGTCATCGCTCGGTTCTATACCAAGAACATCTCGATATGTTTCAAAGAACTCATCAGCCATCCACTGCTCAAGTGGAATACTAAGATACTTTTCAATAATGTATTGTAGCCCAAAGAACACTGCTACGCGAAATGTTTTCTTACTTCTCGCGACGAGATGAGAGAATACACGTTGTGTTCCTGGTTTATATTGAACCATGTGACCGAGCTTATAGACGTCGGTAAGCAACAAAGGATTTATGGTATTTGTTTTCATCGTAGTAGAAGGTCCTTCGCAGTAATGAATGGTGTGTAGTTGTACCGATTAGTTAAAGCTAGACGGTTGTTGAAGTTTACCATGCTATAGACTTTGTCAAAGCATTGCGGGATACCGTTTTCATCTCGTTTCAGTAGAGGGTCGAGCGCATTAAACGAGAAGATACCGTGAGTTACAATTAGTCCTAGACGTTTTGGGGTTGAGTTCTGACGAATTGATTGTCCTAACGAAATGAACGTTCTACCGCCATCACAGATGTCGTCAACGACGACGACAAATTTGTCGTTCAACGGGCTGTAGTCATGAATGTATTGACTAATCCCTTCAGATGTTCTATGCTTTATTGCCGTGACGATAGTTTGGATACCAAACGTTTCTGCGAATTTATGTGCTCGTTTTTCTGCACCAGCATCGGGTGCAACGACAGCAACCTCTGAGAACGGAACTGTCTGATAAACAAAGTTATAGTACGAGTTACGCCAGAACATGGCTAACGCTTCGTCTAAGATAACGCAACGATTAAGTAGAGCTGATGAAACATACGAGTGCGGATCAATCACAAACACGTTCTTCAAGTCTAGGCTATTAATGATGTCTGCAAAGACTTTACTAGCAAGTGACTCTCCGAAGTGAACAACACGATCTTGACGTGCATAGGGAATGTACGGCATAACCAACGAAATGTCGTCAATGCCGAGATTGCGAATAATGTCAACTACATTACAAATCTCAAGAATATGATCAGAGTGAGTTACGTGAGTCCAAAGAATGACTTTATCACATGACGTCTGAATATATTCCGCATCTTCTTGATTTAACTTGACCTTTACCTCACCACCAGAGTACTTGTCAACAACTGGGCTGATGACATTTCGCATTGAGTTGTCATATCTGTAGATGGTATCAAAGATTCCTTCTACATTAACTTGCAATGCTTTATTGTTGTTGGGTGTATTTTTCACATAACATAAGTGTGCCAGATCAATGTGCGCCGTACGAAGGAGGTCGCTAGCTACAGATGGAGGGGCAGTAATATTTTTTTCGTTGTTTACGTATACTTCCATGGTGTTAATCCTAATTGGTTTCTGTTCAATCATCACTCATTCTATTGAACAAGTTACTGTGCTCACTGTTTGGTGTCGTGCTCATTCGTAACTTGAGCATCTTGGTAATGAAGAACATCAAGACTTCTTTGTTAGTTAATACCGGGTCATAGGGTAGAACTGAGTCTCTATACCACGGTATAGAAGTCGTGTCACGTCTATTGATGATAGATTCTCTAACCCTATCTGAAATGTCAGAACGTTTGAGTTGATCTAACATTCCGATTCGTAGAGTAATATCCCGCATATTGCTACCGACGTTTACAATCTCATTGACGCGATCTCTAAAGTCTATCAGGCATGTTTCGTTATGTTCGCCTTCTACTGGAGAAAATAATGAAACTCCTGCTAATTCATTACTATCCCCTATGATGTCATATCCTGGAAATTTTTTCCTGAAGTGTTTGATTCTGTCGAGTACTACTCGTGTAGCCGTAAACAACACTATACCAGGATAAGCTAGTATCTCCTCTAGCTGTTGCATCTCCTCTTTCCAGAGGATGTAATCTCTACGGCTAGAATTGTCTTGAGGTAGTTGCATAGTTGACATAGTTATTAACATTGAGCCGATTTATTAATACATCACGAACCAGACGCTGAGACACTGGTGAGGATTTAGAGGAGACGCCATATTTCTGTGCGAGTTTACGATGCACGATCTTCACTAGACGTTCTATATCGCTTCTAATGGCTGTGAACTGCCCATACACATCTTCATTATCCGCAATCTTTATATCTAATCCCCATGGTGTGCCCCAAGAATCAGTGACGTCGTACTCAAAAAAATAAAGCATTCGATCTACAAAATCTTTCTTCGTAAACGAGCCAATATTATCAATCATGTCACCAATGTCCATGCGAACTTTTGTCACTACGTGTATATAGCTGTTATTAAATTTCTTGATCTTCTTCTCTAGCTCCCTCATCTCTGGCAGAGATTTAAGAATATCGTTAGCGAATCTGACGTAGGTGTCAGATACCATTTCCAAATCAATTTCTTTTGAGGTTTTTGAGGTCGTTGCTGTGCCCACGTGATTGCTCCGTTAGTTTATGAAAAGAAGGTAGCCCAAATACAGAAATGCAACGCAGACACCAACTAAGGTGACCACAAATGCGGTAAGCAATATACAGATAAAGATGAACCTAGACAAAGGTATTTTTACGCAATCGCCATTGTCATTGCGAATTTTAACAGTTATCATATTGCTACCAAAGGTTTGTGTTATGATTGTGGGCTGAGGTCATCCGTTGTCTGTTGGGTCGTCATCATCGTCGGGGTCAAGGTAATTGACAATTTTTTGTATCCAGTTCTGCTCGTACATTTCACGCAAAATGTCTTGTAGTAGTGCTCGTTGTGCATCTGGTTGTTTAGTATCGTCCGAGGTTGGTGTAACTTCGTCGTTCATTTAGCACCCATTAAATTCGATACCTGGAATCCAGTCGTTATATGACCCATCTCCACGAGTGTATCGACCACCCGAACTGTACGGAGGACTATCATACCAGTGAGGTCTTCTAAAGTTTTCTGGCGGGAGTATTATATCGTCTTCCGATATATCATTTTGCTCACTACGTGGGATCGGACGGAGAGTGATGACAATTGAATTAGACCACGTGTTTACATCCGGACCACTGACACCGACAACTTCCATACCATCTGGTATATCAACTGTTACCGAACGACTAGGTTCAGCTACTTTGAATTGATCATTTTTCAATTCATTTGGTTCTACTTGTTTCATGATAATTGTTTTTCTTTCAGGAAACTCTTCAAAATCGTTCAATGTTTAATATCCGTCGATGCCATTATATGGAGTACCTTCATTGTCACGACGATTTTTTTCTTGAACTGTTGCTATTCGCTCAATGGCTTTACAATTTTTCTCCAAAAGGTCTACTATTCGTTCAAGTGTTGTGTGAATCGCTGATAGATCGCTTAACTCGAAGGATGTTGCGGTTGTATCTACTCTGTCATCCCCTACCTCACACGCTTTCAGTGATGGGTAGCAGTTACCAAGTTTATAATCTTCTTGAGATATACCACTTCCAGTATACTTACTGAGTTCAGGAAGTCCACCAAGATTCATACGCCAATAAATTTCACCGAGTTTTGGTTTCCAAGTGTCCATGGTAGTTTCCGTATTATGATTGTTAGAGTTAATTAACAAGTTGTTGTGTCAAGCTGAAGGCCAAAGTCCACTCTTAATGTTCTCGTGAGCCTTTTTAAGTTCATCATGTACAGAATGATTATACCGAGGATCAGACTGAATTGGTGGTGTACTACAACACTTTACTATGATAGATGGTAAGTCTATGGTGCTCATCATGTCCCGTATTTCTTCTCGGTCTTCCAAAGCGTTAATAGATGCGTAGTAGTTAGATTCATTTTCCCTGTAAACTGAAATGTCAACGGTTTCCCGAGAAGACCACGGATTTTTGACTAGTGACTTATCTGTGTAGTATGTCATCTCAATGGTTATCATTGAAAACTTTTCCACAAGAAGTCTGATAAGCTCAGCAAAGTACGCCAAGTTAATCTTCTCAACTTGTTTCGGTGTTAACTCCGTAGCTCCTAACAAGGAGTACGAGTTTGTAACACATTCAAGTTTAATTTTGGTTGCTTTCATGATTGTTTTCTTTCAATAAGCTCTTTGAAACTTCTCAGTGTTGGGGGTAGACCACGTGCAACGAGTAATGCTCTGATGCTACGACTTGAAACTTTTCTGTCCAAAAGCCAGTCCGGATATACCTCTTCATTTGGCGTTTTAGCTGCCTTTGGATGGCTAGTGTTAGCATTCGTGTCTTGGTTATTATTCTTTGCTTTACATGCTTTCATGATTGTTCTTCCTCTTCGGACTGCTTTCGTTTGTAGAATATTGTCGCTGTGCGCGGTGAATGTTCAGCGATGATGTTATACGTATCTACGTTAACTCGGATCGCCTCTTGAATGTCGGTGAAGTCATGTTGAGCATCCAAAGTCTTCCAGTAGTCTGGGTTAAGCTCGTCAGACGTTTTGAAGTCAAGTACTCTCAAAATTGAAGGTGACTTGAATGGATCACGCGGCGCGTACTCCACTTCAACGGTTAACGTGTGAAACTTTTTCCGTAACACCTTGACACACTGAGCCACATATGCTAAGTTTATGTCTTCAATTTGTTCTTGAGTTAGACCAGAGTCGCGACCTACCAAATCTGTTGATGATGGGCGCGTCGTAATCTTGATTTTCGTTGCTTTCATGGCTATCACCTCAGAATTAATCAGCGGGGAAAGTGTCTGTTTGGTTGATGTCTGTACGTCTCTCGTAGGAAAAGGTTTCACTTGTCATTCACCACGGCAACCAAGCGAAATTAAAGTTGCGACTGATCGTATTGAGTCAGCCATAAAATTCGGTCAACGACAAATGCTCGTACGTCTTCATACCGCAACGTTGCGGTGCATCGTCCAAGCTCTTGAAGTAAGGCTGTTACTACCTCCTCGGTGATACGGTTAATATCAGCGTTTAAGCACACGTCTAGATGCCACACATCTTTTCTAAAACGTATGAGCGTCTCTTCGCTATGCGAAGGTATACTAGAAACTCCGTGTCCATTATACGGACTACCTAACTCATGTGTGTACCATTCAAACGGCCCACCTTCAACAACGTCGTTTATTTTTGGAAACTTCTGTAAGAAGTCACGAACTAGCGACGACAATTGTATTAGTCGAGGACCGAAGTGTGAAGATTTATCCATTGAGATAATACGCTTCAGTGCCTTCAGTTCTTGTTGGAAAAGAAATGAAAAAACGTCATCATCCGAGCCATTGACTCGTTCGGATGATGGTTTCTGTTCGGTTGGTGTGGTTTCGTGCTGCATCGTTTCAACGTACGTAATGTCATGGAGAAATTTGTACTCTTGTTGGAAAGATTTCATAAGTAAGTCAAAGTAAGATTCTCCTATCATGACAGCTTTGGCTTCGGTTGTTCGCGAAGAAATGATTTGATAATCGAGTTTACATCCACTGATGTGATAATGTAGTTGATCTTTGCGAGGTCTTCCTCGCGTTCACGACTCGGTCGATAATCATGGTAGTGGTGGTCGTCGTAACAGGCCGCCTCTGCAACTGGACCATCGGAGTATCCAGACGAATAGCATTCGGTTTTCACACGCTCAACACCCATACGCTCACGTATGGCGGTTGCACATTCCTCCGTATATACGCGGTTGATGTCTCGTATCACATCGCGTGATAAACTAGAATCGCGACCTACGAGTGCTAACGAGTCAAGATCGGTTAGCAAGTTTATGCGGGTTGCCTTCATCGTCGTTCTCCGTGGTGGTTGTTGGTGCGTTGAACGTTGCAAATATACACACCATGTGCGCAAAGTGCAATAAAAAGTTTCAACAACATATAAATTACGTATTCCTACGTAATACATACTCTTCAAGGTTAGGGAACGTGAGACCAAAATCATTTGCAATAGCACGGAACTTTGCCTCCCATTCGTGTGGAAGAAACTTGCCGTGTACTACTTGGACATACAGAAACAAATCGGGATTTAAATGCATAACAGACCTCACATGTCCTGAATTGATGATTTTGGTTGATGACTTCCCTTCTAGTAATGCATAATACTCTTCATCGGGAATTAACACACCAAACGAACACTTCAAGCCACCGTCTCCACGGTATGCGCATCTCTCATAAGTGCTACCATCATAACGGAGTACGTTAGTTGTACTTCGTTTTCCTTGCTTAAGAGTATGTCGTACGGCCTTGTTGAATGCTTGCTGATCTGTCATGACACGTCCTCCCCTCCAAGAACAGAAAGCGCAAACTCACGAGCCGCTCGATAAATCTTTCCATCCTGAGACCGGACAATATCATATAAAATACCTCGTTTCTCTATTAATTCATCATCGTTCGTACCTTCAAATGCAGACAGAACGAACGCAACACCTCCGTTCTCAAAACCCGACGTTCTAGTATAGATAACGCGGATTTGATGTTCTGGATACCTTTGTTTGATATCGTTGGCAATGTAGTTTGTGAATCTACGATTTACAATTTCTAACTCTTTACCATTACCACTCCAATACTCGCCGACAATACTGGTGGAAGCGAGGTCTGTCTTGAGAAGAATTTCTTTCTTTACAGTCATGATCGTTCTCTAAAAATGTTTGTTAGTTGTTGTTTCAATACGAGTTCACCCACTCAAACACTTCCTGAAACTCTTCCACGGTGAGTAATTTCCGCAGATTGTTGTAATTGGTTCGTGTTTCACTGATAGTCTGTGCTATTGAAACAATTGCGTCAACGGGGTCCATATATTCACGCTCACGTTCCTTTAACTTGTTAACAACAAACCACTCTATTGATTCACCAGACTCAAAAAAGTATTGATAATCTGTGATTATACTCGCAATCACTGCTTCTTTGGCATCTTTGGGTGGACTAGCGAGAGCTTTATCGATGCGTTTCTTCACATCAAACCCTCCACTAATGTCACCGTAGACAAGTTTAACGAAGTCCTTTCCTGTGCGGTCGTCATGATCAACGAGGATTATCTTGTTAACAAGTTTATCGGGACCAAGGTTGAAGTGCCCGATGCCCCATGCGTACTCAACTACAAAGGAGCGAATATCGTTGGAGTTTCTAGGTGTGCTGAATGTAAACTTGTACCGAATGCCTCTCCACCCAGGGACACGGAATTGCTTCCCTGTCTGCCAGTTCTTGTCCACTCGCGTGTCCCCTACAAGCCAACCTGAACCAAGGAGTTCTAATTTGATTTGATCAAGGCAATCTGGTACTTTTACTTTAGTGGTTTCCATGGTAAATTTCCTTTTTGTCGTCGGTTACGTGTGTAGATACGATGGTAGTGTCAAACGGTTACACGTCTTCTTTATTGCCGTTCTCGGCATATTGTTGTGGAATTCCGTGAGCCAAAATTACCGCCTTGAAGTCATCAAACGTTGACGCCATTTCGTATGCATACCGTGATGTATACTTATGCGGTGGTGAGTTATATTCACGTTGTACAAATCTACTCACAATTGCGTCTTGAGCATCGAATGAATACTTACTCCAAAATGATGAAGATGTGTTTAGGAAGTCAATACTGTTCATTGTGGACTGTACCCACCACCACGCATATGACAACAAAATATCAAGCTGATCCTCCCAATCCTTAGTCGCATTGATAGTTTGTATCATATCTTCATAAAAGTGCGGTCGCTTTCCATCAAGCTCAGTCTCAAATTTTCCAAGAAGAAATAAGTTTAGTAACTTGTTCTCTTCTTGCTTAGCAAAGTAAACTCTGCGATCGTTCAGAATGTTGATGGATGTGTCCATGAGCTGTCTCTATGTGGTGGTTGAACACTCTATTTGATCGGACGAAAATATACCGATAAACATGATAGTCCTGCTACTTTGTCTTCGTCTTCCTCAAAGGAATCAAAGACCATATCAGGTGGTACATCTATGACGATAGATCGTTCACTTACTATGCGTTTGAACATATCGCGAAATTCAAAGGCACCTTGGAACGTTAAGAAGAAGTTACCAATTTCTAGCCGCCTGCGCTCTGGAGTAGTATCACACCACCTATCGTCCAATATTTCACCGTACTCCGTAATATAGAAATATTGAGTACCGAGCGATAGATTATCGATTATATTCATGATGTTAGTTAAGTTTGGTGAACGTTAATGTTTGGAATTTGCCAAGAAACTTTCTCGTAGAGAGATCAACCACTTTGGAGAATTTTATTCCAAATTGATCCGTACCTGGATATACAGCCACCATCGCCATATTCCAACATACGCCATGATCAGCCGAAATTGAACGCATTACGTCTAGGACTGTATCGTCCGAGCTGTCAACGATATACGCACAGTTGTCATCTGGAAACATTAAAGCGTACTTCATAGTTGTTGTGCTCATCGTAGAACCTTTTTCAATGTCTTTTTTGTTCCTGACTGTTCACACGCGAAAAAGATAGTGTCTGAAACAATCCAGAGGTCCCAAGGAAAAAGATCAAGTTTCTCGTGAATTTTCTTAGCTAGCTTTAGTACGTCCTTTTCCAGCGTCTTGTGTTCCTTGTAAATCTGCTCCAGTTCTGGAGTCATTTTAATGATTGGAACTTCGTCAACATCATAAACCATGTTCGTGATTCCACGTCTGAAACCCAGCTTGTTGGACGAGACTAAATCACCTGCGTCAAATGATATTGAAACAGTAATTGGGAATTTGTTTCTCTTGAGTGATTTGTATCTTTCAATCAACCCACCAAGTTCTTCACTTGAAGTCACCATCTCGTACACTTCTTCACGGGTAACTTCTTTGCTCGTATTTTTCATTGTCTTCATGGTTGGTGCCCTCTTATGTCGTTGGTTACGATACTGAATGTTTACGTCTATGTGATTGTCCACACACAACAAGAATAATGTCAACAACACTCAAAACATCCCATGTCCAAATATCAATTTGTTTACAAATATCAATTTGTTTACAAATTTTCTTAGCTAGTTTTAGTATGTCCTTTTCCAACTTCTTGTGTTCCTTGTAAATCTGCTCTAGTTCTGGAGTCATTTTGATGACTGGATAACTGATGGCATCATAAACCATGTCCGTGATTTCTCGCATGAATGTCATCTTGTCGATCGAATTTAGATTAGATGGGTCGAATGATATTGGAACAGGAACTGGGAAGTTGGTTCTCTTAAGCGATTTGTATCTTTCAACAATTCCATCAATTTCTTTGCTCGAAGTCACCATTTCATATACATCTTCACGGGATACAACATAAGTGACTTGTTTGCTTGTGTTTTTTGTTGTCTTCATGGTTGGTGTCCTCTTAGTTTGTTTCTAGGAAACACATCTGATAGATCATGTTTCGGACATGAGCAATGTGACATGTATCTGGATCAAGTTTCTTATAAATTTTCTTAGTTAATTTTTCCATGTCTTTTTCCAACTCCTTGTGTTCGGTGTAAATCTGGTTCAGTTCTGGATTATTTTTGAAGACAGAATATACTGAACGTGTAATAGATTCAATAACCGTCCCTATGATTATTTCACCGAAACTCATCTTACTGCATGATTCTAAATCAGACCCGTCAAACGATATTGGAACAGTGATTGGGAAATCAACTTTCCGAAACGTTTTAGCCCTAACAATCAGTTCATCAATTTCTTTGCTGGAAGATATGATCTCCCGTAACTGATTGTTATTGGTGTACTTAATGAAGTATAGAGCTTGCTTGATTTTTGACTTCTTGGTTGCTGTGCTCATCGTAGAACCTTTTCAATGTCTTTTTTGGAAATGGTGCGAACGTCCTTCGGATGCGAACCGAATACACTGGCCATGATAACTGTTTCAACGTCACCTTTGCGTCCATTCCCGTAGCACACCTGAAGGTTATACTCGGCCCCTTTTCTTGCGGTCATGAATCGACACGTTTTGTCGTCCATGCGCATGATCCATCCAACCTCGCCGTTTTTCAGCTTGACGTATGCAAATCCCATCATGACAGTACCCTTTCGATGTCTTGTCGGTGAATAATTCGGAGTGACTCTTTATGATTGTCAAAGATGTACATGAGAGCCGTCTGAGGTTTTCCGTGCGCAGCTTCGTCACTCATGTAGAATTTGTATCCGTAGTCTGCGCCCTTTTCAACGTCTATGAACTCAAATGTTCCGTCTGGGGATTCAAGCGTCCACCCGATTTGACCGTTGGTGAGCTTAACGTGTGAGAATTTCATTGTTAGTCGTTGTTGTTAAAAAATTCATCGTCTATGAGTACCCAAAGGTCTCTGCCGTGTCGATTACCCCATGCGTCTCTACACCAGTGCATGTAGAGTGCATCATCAATACGATAACCGTCATACCACTCTTTGCAGTCCCAACCTTGTGTCTTCGGCCCTTCCCAAACTAGTTTAGCTGTAGATACGTTTGATACCATATCCGGATCAATTGTATCCTCGGAGATGTAGTCGGATTCGTCAGGTCTGACGTGGCCATCGAGATGGTGTCCAAATTTCAATAATTCCTTCAGTTTTTCCAGCAATTCTTCTGTTTCGTGAATTGCAGACTCGATATTTCGACTGTCTTGGTAGCTGTCGGCACTTGATATGTTGCCAACACAAGATGTAACTTCGCTCAATGCTGATTCTACCTCCGTGTGAGCCGAATCATATTCATCTCGTTCACCTTCCCACTCTTCAGATACCCATGTACCGTGATCCTGCATCCACTCTTGACGATCCCAATCAGCCAAGAAGTTCTCAATTGCCTCGCTTACTCGTGTTGTTTCTGTAGTGTTCATGGTGTTTATGGTTTGTCAATGATTGCGATTCGTACACAACTGTCATCGGTGTCTATGAAGTACAACGAACTTTTGGCAACATCGATGTTAGGTGTCTTGGTCGGATGATTGTGGTAGATCGTCATGTCTTTTGCGTACTCCACAAACTTCACTATGTCGTTAAACGTTAGACCACTAAGTTTTTTCGATGGGTCGATGTAAACTTCAAAGTAGTCAATGGCAGATTGTGTGAGTGTGTAGGTGTTCACCTTGTTGTCAGAAAGGTTAACGTTGTGTGTGTTTATTTTCTCAAACCGTTGAATAGTTCCAATGACTATTTGATTACGGTTTTTCTTGAAATGGTTCATGAATGCTGGAGTTAATAGTTCATCAACAGCAGACTCAATTTGCCCCATTGTAGGGGTTTCAATCATACGACGTCGAAGTACGTCAAGAGTCTCGTCTATAAGCGAGTTGATGGTAAACTCTTCATTTCCGTATATCATTGTCGTCTCCTCTCTCAGTGTTTTCAGTCGTTGAATAGTTCCGAGGATTATTTGATTGCGATTGCGTCTTTCATTTGCTCTGAAGGTGGGGAGTAGTACCTCATCAACAGCAGACTCAATTTGCCCTAGTGTAGAGTTTTCAATTCCACGTTGTGTGAGAGTATCAAGAGTCAACCCTATGAGCAAATTGATACGAAACTCTTCATCTCCGTAATACATTAGTGCTTTTCCTCTCTCAGTGTTTTTATTCGTTGAATAAGCACCATGATTATTTGTCTACGTTTGCTTCTGAAATGAGACATGAAAGTTGGAGCTAACACTTCGTCAACAGCAGACTCAATTTTTGCAAACGAAGGATACTTAACCCCACGATCCTTCAGTATGTCAAGAGCTTCAGTTGCAAGCGAGTTGATGGTAAACTCTTCATCTCCGTAAGTCATTGTCGTTCTCCGTGGCTGATGTTTGTTGGTGACGGTAAAGTGGTTTTGCGACAATTCTCGCGACAAAGTGTCGCAAAAATGTTGTTTCCCGACAATAATCCCGACATTGTGTCGGAATTCAAGTGACTTGCTTGATGTCTCAGCAATAATCCCGACATTGTGTCGGCAAAAGCTAAAAAGTTTTTACAGATTGTTCTGTCTTCTGAAGTCTTCCACATCCTTCCGGTGCTTCAGTGCATCCCCTTTAGTCTTGAAACGGTTTCCAGAGTCATAATGGTAGTGGTTAAGTGGATTATCACCCCATACTGTCTCAGTAGCCTCACCTTTATCATTGATGTAGAAGTAGGTGTCTCCGTAGTTGGGTTTCCACGGTGTGGTTGAAGGCCACGATCCGACATCAAAAAATTTACAATCTTTTAATTGTACAGACATTTGTATTGGCTTGTTACTGTATAACGAGTTCGCTCGTGGTTCTAGTACAAGTATTGCATCAAAATACTGGATGTACTTACCAGTGTATGGAAGTACATCTAGTACCATAGCCATGTTGTCTCCACGTTTTGTACTCCACCAAACTTGGAATAATTTACCAACGATTGACTTTTTGTCTATGGGGTCTGTCTTTATTTCTAGACGTAGGGAGTCGTAACAGTTTCCGTGATTATAACGATGGTTGTCAAGTACGCCGTCGTTCCACGTCTCTTTGGTGGGCACACCATCCCTATTTACGTGGTAGTAGGTTTCCCCAATTTTCGGTTTCCATCGTGCCATCACTCTCTCCTTCGTCTTTGGTTGGCAAAAGCTAAAAAGTTTTTACAGATGTGTTTCGTTAGGTAGTGCGACAAGGCCTCGGACATCATAGGGAATACCCATCATATCCTCTTCCTTGATTTCGTCAAGAACCGTCACATCAACGTTAGCATCTCCGATGTTGATGTCGCTAATCACCTCCCTCATAGATTCGCCTACAGCCAAAGCGAGACCAAGGGACTTATTGCAAGCCACCTGAAGTGGCTCGTGCTTGGCGGCAGCTCGACATACCAGTCTCGCTTCTTGTTCGGAGTCGGCTTCAACGTCAATAGAAAAAACAGCCGAAACCTCAAACTCCACTCTGTAGTATGGCATTGTCAATTCTCCTCCATTGTGGGGAATGTAAGTCCGTACCTTTTAGCGACGGAACGGAATTCCTTCTCCCATTCACGGGGAGCATACGTGTCGTGGGTGAACTGTACGGAGCAAAGTAGGTTGGGATTGAGGCCTTGAAGGGACGGCGTTCCTTTGGTGACGAGTTTGGCAGCACTCTTCCTCTCCATCGTTTTGTCGTACTCTTCGTCAGGAATCAGTGCGCCAACCGGACACATCATTCCATCTTCTCCACGGTATGCACAGTGTTCAACAATCTCCCCAGAAGAACGTAGTTCTATAATCACACTACGTTTTCCTTGCTTCAGGGCATGTCGTACAGCCCTGTCGAATGCTTCTTGATCCGTGTACGTGTGGGTGGTCTTCATCGCTCTCTCCTTCGTCGTTGGTTGGGTTTGAGTGTTGGTACGTTCCCGTGAGCCAAAAGTTTCACTGCGGTTTCAACAATTCCGTAAAACTACGGTATCCTATCCAGGACGGGAGAAACTCACGTCGCAATACTACAACAAAAATTCGAGAAAAGCAAGCCCTTTCTCGGCACACACCTAAAAAATATTCCTCACTTAACTCTTAGGATGTGCATCTTTAATGTCTTGCATCGTCGGCAACTTCCTCATATTCTTACCAAGTAGCCCCTCTCTATTCATTCTTTTTACCAATTGCTGCAACCATTTCTTTTGTTCTGCTGAGTTCTTTATGCTCTCTAAGACCCAGTACAGCGGTGGATTTAATATGAATAGGTCAATGAGTGTTAACGTATCCCATTCATTCCGGTGACGTTCCTTGATCTGTTTAATAGCGTGAATTTGTGCTTGTATCTCTATGTAGCTAGCATTGACGGAAGAGACACCTAACAATTTCTGCAAACCCTTAGCACCGTCATCGGGTGAGGAAAACCTCGATGAAAACTCTGGAGTATGAAACTTTCGGTTTATATGGAAGCTATTGACGCTGTCATCTATCCAGTGAGCTAGCTCGTGGCTGATAGTTCCTTTTAGTCGTGCTACGGATAGCTCATTTTTAAACAGCATCTGTTGATGCTTCGCTATGCTAGACTGAAGATTTTTGTATATGATCTCTAATATCTGATAAGGAATGTTAATGACAATGTGTTTAAGAGCTGGAGCATAATGTGACTCTGTGTCCCCGACGCGAAAGAATATCTTTACAGGGTTCATCGCGTGAGCTTTCTTACAGTCGTCACTTACTAGCGCACTGCTATCTGTCTCGAAGACGGTAACCTTTGATTTAGTGACGTATCCACGATTTTTGGTGAATATGTCGTATGGACGTTTCCCCGCCTCAATGTCGGATACTAGCTGAGAGAGTCCCTTCTCGTACAGAGTATCCACGTCATCCTGGATGTTGTACAGTGATTCAATGAGCAAATCTCGTAGTTTCATGTTGTCTGAGCGATAGAACGTGATTGGATAACTGTGTCTCCATAAATAGTCTTGGTGGTGACTTCCGTGGTGACTTCCGGGGTGTCTCGGCACACATACAAGAGGATAGAAATAAAATAGATACATATACACGTAAGCAATATACAATAGCTACTATAGCTGTTAGTTCTTTCCCCCATGTATAGACACCACACGCACACCTATATACCAAGCTATATAGATGCTCCACCCCTTCAGTGACCTTACCTCCCAGGATATGGTGTCCGTGTCAGGAAGTATGTATCATCCCTTGCAGTAAGCTAGGAAGACAATGGATCGGTATATGCTTATATGGGTATATACGAGGATATTATGGCGTAAATGGTAGTGATGTTATCGTGGACTTGTATTTATAAGAGAGACAAGCGAAGACGGCAGGACTATTGTGAAATTTTGTTCACAGAAGGATGAAGAGCTAGGATGAAGCTATGAATTTTTTTGATCAGTTCTTGGTTTCTCGTGTTTGCGGTAGAGACAGCTTTGGATTTTTTCTGTGATACTGCTAAACAGCTTTGTGCTTTCTTGGCCTGTAGGATGAAACCATTTTAATAAAGTGGGGGTTTTTAGGAATTTTAGGAATATTTTTATGGAAGATTCAATAAAAAACACAACAAAAAGTTCAAGTACTGGGGGCCGGCCCGCACTTGAATTAACAGAAAAACTTATAAGATATGCAATGGCAAACACTTGGAGTAACACGGAAGCAGCAAAGTTTCTTGGTGTGAACTACAAGACGTATAGATGGTATGCTAAGCTGTATCGAGAACCGGATGGCAGGACACTGTTTGAAGTACATAAAAAAGTTTCTTTTGATCCGGAGCGGATGAGGAACATCAGAAAGAAAAAAAGTGATAAATCTTATTCTTGTAACAAAGGTTATAAAGAAAAGCTCGAAGACATTCTTGCAGGGAAACACCAGGGATATTCACCAAGGAAGTTACGTAAAAGAATTTTACTGTCTGGGTGGATTGAACCAATCTGTGCAAACTGTGCATGGAATGAATCGAGAGTGACGGATGGAAATTATCCGTTGCTCATCAATTTTAAGGATACAAATTGGAGAAACTGTCACCAAGACAACATCGAGCTGTTGTGCTTTAACTGTTATTTTCTGTTGGTGCGGTCACCGTCACGTTCATTCCAGGGATGGAGCTATGGTAAGTTCAGGAAGCAAGTACGTGCTGATGGGAAACCAAAAGGTTATGGTTCACGGAGATGGAATAAAGAGCACGGGGTCACTGAGAGTTACCGCGTACGTCGGTATAAGCAGCTTCTGGAGCTGAATGAGGAATACCGAATTAAGTACGGTGAGGACGCGGTGATAAAGGATATTCGAGTACCGTGGGAAATCAGTGGGTATCCAGAAGGTAAAGAGAAGGATACCAATGTTGATGGTACGCCGATATAATAAAAAACGGTAAGGCTACAGGTTACCCTACCGTTTTTCGGAGAAGATAACTGATGGATGTACCAGTTACCAATACTAATTGCCAAATTTATAGAAATGTTCCACGTGAAACATTTTTAGTTTCCCGATGAAGGGGGCAAACTACACTAGGCGGATGAGTTTCTGTTTTACTACTGTATAGGTGTTACCCTATATTCCGCCTAGTGCTTGCTTGCCGTTTTGCCGATCATCAAGCGAGAGGTCAACAGGAGGATATAAGCGAACTCTCTCGTTCAATAACCGTTCAATGACCATGTAACAAATATACGGAGTTCCTACGAGAAATCCAAATTAATTTTTGTTCATTAACAGCTACCGTCAAACTTATCATCAAAGAGCCAGTCTAAAATAGTGTCCTCTATGATGTTTTTATTCCAAAAATCGTTTAGAGTGAAGAAAACATCACGTTCAGCATCTTCAAATCGTTTGCCCATACAGCCTACAACTACACTCGTGTAGTCTGCAATCAAAGAGTCAAGTTCGCTCTCGTACATATCAATAAATTCTTTTCGTACTGCCTCGCGATACTTGTTTATAATATCAAAGGTTAGTGTATGATACCTCATACCGCCATCTTCATCTTTTTTAGGATAGATTAACTTCGGTATGAACCAACTTGGGATACCAAGAACCATAGACTTGTTCTCATGAAACAGCGGATATTCATGGCCATCAAGCATGATGGATGCGGGAAGATCAATAGCTACCTCAAAGTTTTCAGAGCTTGATCGAAACCTAGACAGTTGACCATTGAACTGTTCGCTATATCTATGCAAAAACTCCTGCCATGTTGGGAGATTGAGGTGTCCGTTTCTGTCAGTGCTGTAAAAGAGTAAATCATCAATTTGTTTATCAAGTGGCGTAAAGTCATTAAACTCTTTTATGTATCCATAGAATATATCTCGGAATGACGGTGGAAACCCTTGGGTACCGAAAACAAACTCCGTCTCAGCGGCGGTTACTGGAACTATAGGCATCAAGCAGGAATAACCTATAACACCTTGAACGCTTGGTATACGCATGTAATTCGGCAGGACGCGGTATCCTTTACCAAAGATACTATCGTTGACAAAGTCACTTTTAAATGCACTACGCCTCTTAAACTCGTATGCTATCTCTAGTGCAATATCACCCATCCAACCGTCTGTTGTTTCTACGGTTGATTCTTTCAACATCGTATAACCATACAATGCCTTAACAGACTTCAGTATACGATCTAAAGAATTATAGTAACCACGACCATACTCGTTATAAATAGTTGACCCACCAATCGCACCCAACGTACACTCAATTCTCAGTATGGTAGTGTAAATAAACTCAAGTCTACTAAGATGTAAAAATTTACTAGCTACCCGAGAGATTTGTTGTACGTCATCAACTGAGAATACAAACTCTGTTGTGTGAGGTATGGATAGCTCAATACGACGTACATCCAGCTCTTTGATCTGCCTTCTAACGAACTTACGGTTGGATGAGTCCTTTGTTAGTAGGACGTCACCGTGCTCATCAGTTGCATAGGCATCTGCAAGACTATCCATTATTGAATAGAATGAAGGTGCAGGGGGTGAGTCCAATACCTCAAAATATTCATGGAAAAGGTGATCTTCATCAAGTGTTGTAAAGAGTTCATCAATCCTCGTAGAAGATATGAACGTATGCAACTTTTCACGGCGTGGATACCGTGTGATGTCATCTGCACTGAACGGTGGTAGTGCTACTGTTGATTTATTCTGATAGAAGTCAGAAGGCAGTCCTGGGTGAAATCGTTTCATGGTGATTGTGGTGATTATTGTAAAATTATTTTTGTTAGTGCCGAATGTACCGTGTCAGACTCATACCACCGAGACGTCCATACGACTCGCAAGGTCATAGTGTCACCCACCATGTCTAAGGTAGGTGCTATTACACCCGAGAAGTTACCGTCGTCGTCTGTGTACGATGCACCATTTACAGTGGGTACCATCATTGAGTCTGGTGTGACGAAGTGTAGCGTGTCAACGTTTACCCAGAAACCAGAATCGTTTACATTTCTACGTACGATGGTAACCGCAGTGTCACCTGGCTCAAACCACCAGAACAACGAACTCTCCCAGATCACACGCTGGGGATACTTTGCCTTGTTATCCGATAGTGGTATAAGTTTACCTTCCAAGCGATGGATCGTCTGGTATCGATTCCTGTCGAGTGTAAGGTAGTAAAAATCTCCAACCTTCGGTAACCTACCGTCCAGGTCAATAGTGTACTTCCCTTCCTCGTACGTTGAAGCAGGATCCGTACAAGAGCACAAAAATGCTACCATAGCGATGATGATCGCGTGTAAGCTAGTTCTCATGGCTTTCATGTGTTTTGGTGGTAAGGTGGTGCATCATCACGTCTTCCGTGTATCTCTGAAGATGTAACGATGACGTTAGGTTGTCGCCTATCCCTAGCGTTAAAACTACAGCTATAGTAAAAGACGGAGGCACTAGAGCATCATACCCCAGTGCCAACGCCGTAATGCAGATAATAACATCCACAGCTATCAACCACGATAATAACTTTTTTTTCATTTTCTGTTCTCTGCCATGAAGAAGAACCACAGCAGCCCAATGAAGGCGACTAGAGCAATTCCAAATCCCATAGTCGGTTCCCTATGTTGATGAAGGTAAAATTGTTTTATACATCTCGGATCGTGCCGAGAAATTCACCAGTAGTCTTGTGGTGAATCAGACAGCGATCATTCTCGCGTCGTACGTGAATGTACGCATTGTGCCATGGTTGACCATACTTCCGTGCGAGTGTCCTTGCAGCTCCTGTGATGGAGTCGGATGTTGACTTCCCGACGAGTGTCATTCCGCTCGGGAGCGTCAAGACGTATGTTTTGGTTGGTTTCATGGTAGGATGTAAAAGTTTTTTAGTTTATTGCCGTTTGGTTGACGAGTGTAGCATCTGCCGGACGAAGGACACCAGCTTCAATGAAGTCGTGCGCCGCGCGTCCATACCATCCCTGAAGAAACCAAACAACTCCAGTATCAATAAGATACTGCCAAGCCCCGAGGTACTGATCTTCCGTCGTATCGTCGGGTGGGTTTTCAATGAGCAAGACAGCGGCAAGGATTTCTTGAGTTGCTAGCATGACAGCATTCCACTACTAGTTTACGAAAAAATTTTGAGATTTCCAAATGCTCATTTAGTGAGCAGCGATCCGGAAGGGAGCAGCATCGAACAACCGACGTGCAGTCTTCTCAACGTTTTGAGCCTGTGGGGACGTCTGACGAAAGATAGTATAGAAGTCTACAGTTCCTTCGTTGACGTTGTCAATTGCTACCTGAAGTACACCGTTCATCATGGTAGCGTGAGAGACAATCGTGTCCTGATCAATTTCCTCAGCGATGTCGTTGAGGTCGCTTGATGAGGCGTTAGCGATTGAGTTCTTAAGCGTGGAGATAACGTTCTCGGTGCTGTATGGGGAGCGCATGGGTGTGTTGGTTTGTGGTTGAAAGAAAGGTAAAAAACTTTAAGCTCGTTGCGCGACCATGCGCATCTTGGTACCGTTGTCTGTCTGCTCACAGAGCCAGACGGCTCCGTAATGAGTTGCAATCATGTGAGGAAAGTAAACTTCCTCTTCAATTGGGTCATCGAGGTTAACCCACCTTACTTCAGCACCAGCGCAATGTATCGCTGTAGCTAACAGCTCATCACGGGTAAGGTCGTTGCCGAGGCTTGGATCGTGTGCTCCACCGAAAAGATGTAAGCCATCGATCGTGAGGTTAAAGCGTTCTTCCATGACAGTAATCCTTGGGGATGTGGTTGTTGGTTTAGATGCAATATACGGAAGTGTTCTGAAAAGGTTTCACCACGTTTGAAACCAGCCACCATATTTTGATGCTAGGGTCTCCATCTTACCGAGTGAAGGCCATCGGAAGGTTTCACCAATGTCAGCGACAACGGCATACAGCTCGTTAAACGCTTGTATCACTTGAACAGGTGCCATCTTCTCTGGAAAATTTATAGTTGCACCCGAGTCACCAGTCGATTTAATCAAGAATGCCACTGCTACGACACCGATGGCGGGCTGAAACCATAACTTCGCTTCGGCATAAAGGAAGTGATCACCGTTGTCGTTAACGAACTTGCAATTTGCAGTTGGAAACGTACCACCAATCTTTACGATTTGTTCATCCTCCGTAGCCTCAATGTGAGGCGGATACGTTGGCCTTTTCTCCTCCACCTCGGCTCTACAGAGCTTTCTTAGTTCGGCAAGGGTGGTCTCTAGTGAGTTCATGACGACGTCTCCAAGTGTTGTGTTGGTTTAGATGCAATATACGAAAATCCTAATACCAGGTTACACTTTTCCAAAGAAAAATAACAAGTCTTTATGTATCAATGACTTACCAAGCCAAAACGCACGGAAACGATCGTGTACTAGCTATAACTCTTTGTCGCTGATGTACTAGAAACGTTGACCCACCGCCATCAAAATTCAGTGCATCTCTACAGCCAATCTCGTACATACGTGCTTGAAGCTCTCGGATAGATGCTCGGTTGGTAACAAAAATTATAATTGATCCATCTCGGTGGATGCCGATCGCAGTACGTGGACATTGACGACGATAGAACCTACGTCGTAGTAGTGGTTGCGGCTCACCGTCGCACAATAGTAACGGGTATCCAGACGCGACGTAATCAAAGCTATCAAACATCGATGGCGTTATGTATCCTATGTATGCTGAGGTCTGTGATATACCTAGAGAGTACCAGCCCTTTGGGTTATGGTGTCGTTCCATGCGATCATCTTTATAGAGTCCAACCATGGAGCGTTTGGAAAAGTAAGAAAGATTTATTATGTTTGTTACGTTGTACCGCCACATGAACCAGCTAGTACGATGGAACTGTGGCTCAGAGCTAAACATCTTTACTGCTGACGGCGGCATCTTGAAGATGTACTCTCGGTATGATGCTGAGACGCTAGCGAACGTTGTTAGGAACACGAGCAGTATGTATATGATGGAGTTACGCATAGTAGTTCACCTGAGTTGTTAACGATTGTAATTTAATCAAAACAAGTAGTGTACGAAATTACTTCCACTCTACCAAATGAATTTTTGTTCATTCACTATTTGGAATTTACGTCACCTATACTTATATTAGAGCCTTGGTTTTCACGCCACTCTTCAAAAGGACTCGCATGAAACTGTAACAATTTTTATGAGGTTCACATGCCATGATTCGGACTCGCCGACTACGGAAATTTGCACGGGATTGGAAATATGTCCCCAACCGAGACGTACCAATTTACTCCGTTACAGAGCGCGTAGTCAACGAGGAAATTATAAACGAATTTCTAGATTATTGTGTGGCATGGTGTTACAAGAAGTTTGGTGAGAAACCTAAGGTTGAACTTCCGTTCATCGAATGGGACTTTAATAACCGATCATACCAACGCGACGGTACTCTCGGCGAGTACGACACCATACAGAACACCATATATCTCCGAATCACTGGTCACCGGAACTTCTACAATCTTGCACGTACACTCATTCACGAGTACGTTCACTACCTTCAGACTGAATACTCTGATCAACTGTACACAGAGTATATGAAAATCTACGGATATGAAGACAATCCGTATGAAGTTGAAGCTGTGTACATATCAGAACTGTACATGGTTGAATGCACCAAATGGGTTCTCACTCAGATGATGGACTCAATTAAAAAACAACAAAGAAAGTTACGATCCTATGACAAGCACAAGCGTAAGACGTCCAGTCGCATTTGATTGGTCTCGCACTTCGGCAAATGGTCATAAAGTTTTTATTGCAGACAAAGATGCGTATGCTACACTTGGTGTGGACATCACCCCCAACGAGCTAGCACACTCACTGCACATTCACAATAAGGTTGTTGAACTTCACGTTAAGAAACAAATCATCAGGAACGGGCTATTCTTATCGATAGCGTTGATTCCAGTAGTAGTATTCTTTATTAACATATTAGGGTTGTTATGATAGCTAATAAGCATCTAAACCAGATCATCATCTCACCGACGCTATATCGAGAGCAGTTGGTAAATAAACTATGTTCTCTCTTGGAGAAGCAGCCGAAGCGTACGTATAAGCTCCCACAGCCAGTGGAAGTTCTACGACAAGGCAGAGACTATGATCTTCCTACCATCCCCGAGGCACGGTCAATTACTGCCGTCTCATCAAAGAATCTCAAGATCACGTGTTCGGTAGACGCTGGTGCCGGCACCAAGCAGACACGGGAGATTACAACGAACGACTCTACAGTTACCATCGAGGAACTGTTTAGTATCTACGAAGTGTGTGGTGAACTCTATCCTGAGAAGTTTGAGGACTATACGGCAATCCCACAAGAGTAAAAAACTTTTTTATAGTACACATAATCCACGAGGAACACATGAACATCTACAAGGTCAAGGTCAAGTTTGAAGTGACCAACGACAATGGTAAGGTTAAGTACACCACTGAGACATACCTAACCACAGCAGTCAATCCAACAGACGCCGAGGCATCGGTGTATAGATGGCTTGAGAAGAATGGTGAAGGTGGCGGCGGTGCACCATTCTTTATTACTGAAGCCGTAGAAACAAAGTTTGTTAGATTCATTGAAAACGAGTAACATGTCGTATTCGTACTTCAACGAGTTACACCCGAAAGGTATAACCGTACCAAAGCATGGCGTATCGATTCAATCATTCAAGACGTTACTTGACACCTACAAGAAGTCTGTAGAGATTAATGACGTCTTCCTGGAAATCAATAAGATTGTTGAGGATAGTACTTCCGTAGAAACTACGGACATGCAAGAACGTTTTGAGTTGCGCGAGAGTGCAGTTGCAAGTGTCCTTGTCTTCTTGAACCTTCTTATTCATCGATACCAAACTAGTATATTTCCTATCGAGGCAGACTTCTGTCGTGAATATGAAAAGTTATTCATAAAGGAAAGTAATACTGGTAAGGTGAACTTTAGCGCATCAATCCGCAAGAACGGTGAGCAGATTAAAAACTTCGTTGAGATGTTGCCAGAGGTACGGTATCTTCGTCTGTCTATGTTTTGGGCAGTAGCCGAGAAGATAGATCGACTTGTTAGGAACTATGACGTGTGGTGGACTCCGACTATAAATGGACTCGTACGCATAAGCGAGAACCCTAACCTTTATGCTGATGAGTCTGTACCAAGTCGGTATACGACACAGAACTTGTTTGTAGAACATGAGTCGTACTTTTCTCGCTTTGGTATCCTTCCGTGGCAGTTTGATGCCGAGTGGCAGCGTAACCCATACACCATCATGTCAAACGCACACACCACACACAATTGGCACAATACAACGTTCCCTCTTGATATGTCACTCATTAGTAATATTTTAGATACTTGCATTATTGCGTATCCCCAGGCAGGGACGCCATTTGATCAGATGGTGTCTGACCTTGCTGATGAGCTTCGCGGACATAGCTATGAGAATCGTTCAGTATACAACCAGTATATCGGATGCAATGGTATCTCCAACGAGTTCTTAATGTCCATGCACCTACATTATAAGGAACTAGCGGATGAACTTAATAGTGTAACTCCCGAAGCACAAAACTTACTTGTTGCTCATAGCAATCGGTCAATACTTATGCAGTACGGACATGTTTTCAATCCCATGTTGCCGGACGTTCTTGTGATTAAGCGTCCTGACTACATCATGGCAAACGTTTAAAAGTTATATAAGGGGCAGTATGAAGCCGACGGTAATGCGGTTGGAAGATGGTGAATTTTACGAAGTGTTGCGTACGATACGAGAAAATTCTTTTGTATCGGATGCAACAAGTAGCTCTGAAGAGAAAGCAAAAGAGTTAGCAGAGAGGATAGCATCTAACAATGACGCTAACTGCTTGTATATGTACAGTTCATCTGGACATATATGGTGTATCTGCAAGCGTATAGTTACTGCTAATTTCCGTGACATTATCCCTGGCGATGGGGTTGCCTTAAGTGCACAGAAGCAATGGGGTTACGAGATTGTAGAGTCTTCGTAACCTCTTGCTCTGTATGTAGTTCTACGTATCTTCGGCACTCACTAAAAAAGTTCTTGCTTTTTCCCCGCTATTGTTGTAAGTTCGGAAATGAAAACCAACAGCAGTAACTACGAGCATACTCGCGTTAAGTTTGAAATACACAACGCGCAAGTTGAATACGATTTGTTTGATGAGTCTAACGCGGTAGCTGTGGAATTGCCTCTACCCGAGATATTTGAGCAACTTGAGGAAGAATTTGACTATGACATTGTTGAGCTTGGGGTTGCTCTCATTGATCACCTATCACATAAAAAACTTACAGCGTTTGTCTGTGCTGAAATCATGGCACGGTTCGCTGAACGTGGCTCAGACTCAATAGTCTTAACCCCGAGAACTCTTGAAGAGGTTACAGTCTTACAAGAGGCACTAGAGCCTGTACTTGAAAGGTTTCCATTGCTGAGGACAGTGTAACATGGACATTCATCCCAAACCTAGCGTAGTTGATCGGGTAACCGCTTCAATGTCACCAACGGAAGATTTATACTACCGTTGGTTATTTTCGTTAGCATGGCACGTCGCATCGCACATCGAGGACAATCAGATACCAATCTCGGAGTTTGCTGAGAAGACTGGACTGAGCGTCTACACGATAACGAACGTCATGCGAGGCAATGGCGGAGATTTAACCTTGTTTGACATTGCTCGGATCGCGGCAGCTTTGCCTTTTCCGTTGCTTTCGTTCACACCAACAGCGGGTGGAAACTAACAATGTATATGGATTTTATGGACAATCACCGTACGTTCTTCTTCATAGTAGCTATCGCTATCTATGTGGGGGCGACAGCTTTTGCTTTATGGCGTAGCTATCAAGACGACGGCAACTAAAAAAGATTTACTGTATATGAGCGCAAAAGTATTAGTCGCTTGTGAAGAGTCACAGGCAGTTACCATCGAGTTCCGTAAACTCGGCATTGAAGCATATTCATGTGACATTGAAGAGTGTTCAGGAGGGCATCCCGAATGGCATATTCAGCAGGACGTGACACCGTTACTTCAAGAACCTCATTGGGACCTTGTGATAGCATTCCCACCGTGTACGCATCTAGCGTCAAGCGGTGCAGCGTGGTTTGAGAAGAAACGTCAAGATGGACGACAACAGCAAGGCATAGACTTCTTTATGCTGTTTGCTAACTGTCCGGCACCTCGTGTCGCAATCGAGAACCCAGTTGGTATCATGTCGTCGCACTACCGAAAGCCTGATCAGATCATTCAGCCTTGGCAGTTCGGTGACTCGGTAACAAAGAAAACTTGTCTATGGTTAAAAAATTTACCATTACTTACACCGACAGATATTGTTGGTAAAGGTGAGTTTGTTACCTTTGCAAGTGGTAGGAAAATGAATAAGTGGTATGCTGACGCATGGAAGTTATCACCGTACGAACGAGCTAAACAACGAAGTAAAACTTTTCCAGGTATTGCCAAAGCTATGGCAACCCAATGGGGAGCAGTCTTGCTTAATAACGAAAGTTATAATAACGATGAAGGTAATGATATGTAGTAAGTTCCTTTACATATTGACCTTAATATAGTTTATGACCTTGTATACCCTAACCTAGTTTAAGGGGGGTGGGGGTCAAACTAAGGGGGTCCTAGGTGTAGACTAGGGGGGAGGGGCATAATTTCCCGTATACCCCCCTGGTAGGGGGACTTGTCTATAGGGGTCCCCCCTGCGTTTTTCTATCGGGGTCAATTTTTTTCTAGGATTTTTGAATACGTAGAACTACTTAATGGGTAACCCATTAAAGAGCACAAACACCAAAAATCGGGTCATACGTCGGGCCATCATAGCCCAAAGCCAAAGAAACAATAACAAAAAAAGAAATACTAAACGGGTATACATTCTCCATGGCAACAGTCAACCTTAAATTTAATATTCACTCAACGGAACTCATAGACATATTCCTCGATGAACATCCATACTTCGAGTGGAGGGGTACTGATGCTGACCTAAGGACCATAAACACTGGGTTCTCGTTGGTAGTTGCCAAAGACCTCCAATACACCTACCCACACCTATCGGTAGTAGTAGCAACAGACTATATACCCGATTCAAAAGACGATCCGTTACTCATCGTTGAAGGCCTTGACTACGACGGTAAAGATATTACTGTCAGATTCCCAGAAATTTTATCAACTATAGTATTTCACCTTGAAGAAGGTAACTGGAACTTTTCCGAGCTAATGGAGCTTGGTAAGCAACAACAAGAGATAACCCGACATGATAGCAATTTACCTTAAATTCAACATGAAGTCAAAGGAAATCAAGAACTTACTCCAAGAGAAAGACCCAGTTTACGCGGAAGCTCTGAAGGACGTCAAGATAAACTATCCACATCTTGATCGTCAAGTTAGGATATTCACAAGAATTAGTTCACTTAACGGGGCATTCATCTTGCTTCTGAAACGAGAGCTTACGGCTATGTTTCCCGAAGGTACATCCTTCGTGTTTCGCTACGAAGATACGACATTACATGATCCACTTTGTATCGTGGAAGACGTCAAGTCCAATAACAGCGAATTTCCAGAATCTATCGCCGAAGCTGAGCGGGTGATAACATCCTTCATTCAACATGGTAACTGGAATCATGCTGATATAGCCACCGAATATCAAAATGTAATTGATAGAGGGATGCAAAGACGTTTACGAGGATACGGTTTCTAATCTACGGTTAGTAAGGATACATACGCATGGAATACCTTGGCATAAAAACATATAAGCTCACCGAAGACTTCGCTCAACGTCTGAAGGTAGACCAAGATCAATTAACAGAGGAACGTACGTTAAACCAAATTGTTGAATTGTACAAAAACATTACAGAATATGATAATGTGCCAACAATTGTTGACAGTGGTGACACGTTGTGGCTGACCGAAGATGGTGAAACGTATGATCTAATAGCAACACTTGAACGTTCGTATGATGACTATGGTAGGATAATTGACCGAAGATGTTATAATCTGTATTACTTTTTTCACCATACCAACGAGTGCCCGATAATCTGTTCTAAATTCATTCACGCCGATACGCTAGATGATGCATATCGTCGGTGGTTTGAAGAAGCGTTAAATTTCTATCACTCACCAGATGAACCAATAGAAAGACGTGGGAAGATTGAACACTATGCATCATGTAACTGGTATGAAGTATCAATGACAGTTACACCAGTCAACGGAAGTATACCAAAAAACAAGAAAAGGAAAAAAGTATGAATATACCTTCAGCAAGTGCGCGAGTCTGAACACTTTTTAAACAAACCAACAACTTGATGAGGACTTATGGGAACGAGATCAATCGTCTCAATCAATAAAAATGGACGACAATATGCCGAAATCTATAAGCACTATGATGGATACCCCAACAACATGTTATTTCTTATTGCTCGTGGGTTAATGTGTACGTTTGAAGATGGACGGCAAGAAGTTGAGGAGATTGTACCGAAGGTGCTGTTCGGACTAATGTCGGGGTTTGCAACGACACATTTGGAGTATCCAGACAGTGGCGACGTGAGGCTATTTTACTATGACATGAACGGTAGACCACTTCCACCTCCCCCTGACGTGTGGGAAGAGTACACCTTTCACATCAACCTTCTTGACAGCGGGGCGTTTGAAATTCAATTTTCAGATGGCAACCGTAAACACTCATTCACTCTCCCGAGTAGGGTCGGAGCATCAAATTCCTCAGAGATAGAGGCTAACTGGCACACAATTATCAGTGGAGTGCTTCTAGGGTGCCGTCATCCCGTGCTTCACAAATCACGCATTTTTCACTGGGATTGAATTAAATTTGCATTTTACGTGCGACGTTCGTATATTGCCTCAAAACACTACAACGGAGTTAAGGAACATGGGCAAGATTGTAAACATTTCACACGATACGATCGTCTTTGACGACGGACATACACTCTACGCATACCACGACAGAGATTGCTGTGAACACCATTGGCTGCAATTTGATTACGTGGATATTGACGAAGTGAAAGGGTTGGAGTTTGACTTAAACCCAGACGGGTCATTTTTTGAGCGGGTGGATGGGTATGGTATCCGTTTGGTGTCGACTAATGGACACGCTGTATCAATACCAGGGTATGGCTCAAACAACGGTTACTACTCATCAAACATCACCTTAGTGTTAGTGAGACCTGATGATACGTCGTTGAAATGGGACGTCTCGGAGTGCCAACAGGAAGAAGATAGGTAGTAACCGTGAAGACCATCGAAGAGATGAAGAGAGAAGCTATGCTGACTCCACTGCGGTTGGTGGACCCACAGCCACCCGAAACGCTACCAGCGGAAGGTATCGTATTTGTACTCGATGCGAATGGTAGCTTATGGGATGACTTTGCTAAGTACATACATGAATATTTCACAGAATATAAAATCATAGCATGGTCATACACCGCAACACACGAACCGCAAGAGCCTACTCAACATGAGATCAAGACGAAAGGGTGGATATGACCAATCAATCAGTATTCAACAAAGTCGTTAAACACCTTCTAACACAAAAAGAACGCAGCGTGGACGATGATGATAAATGTATGTATTACGGCCCAAAAGGAAGGAAATGCGCTATTGGTGTGCTTATTCCACGACATGAATATGATCCTTACATGGAAGGATTAACTATTTATGATCTTTTAGGATACTCTACCGAGTTCGGCTGGGATTTTCCATTTGATAATCCTCGTGTAAACATAGACTTATTAGACGATTTACGAGAAGTTCATGACGTACACCCTGTTTACGAATGGTACAAACTTTTAAAATCACTTGCTAAAAAATATAATCTAAAGTTCAACCCACCGAAGGAATACCAACGATGACACCCCAAGAAGCATTTACGAAGTCGGTGGTGCATACCTTGCAACAAGGAAAGAGATCAACGCGATTGATGCCGTATTCAGCAAAAAAGGTATGCGCTTACCGAGGAGACAATGGACTTAAATGCGCCATCGGTGCATTGATACCAGATAACGAATATATACCCGAGATGGAAGGTAATTTAATAATTGATAATTTTAGACGTGGCTTCATTCCACCATCGTTGGCTGGATTTGAAGATATATGGCTGTTATCATCAATTCAATCCGTACACGATAATGAGGATGTATCGGAGTGGGAAAACGGGTTTCGTAGAGTTGCTCACGTATACAATCTTATCTTTCCAGATTTTAAGTTGAGGTCAGCATGACAAACCAAGAAATATTTGAGATTGCCGTATGGCACTTTCTCTACAATAAGAGGTATGAAACATCAATGGATATAAAACCATTGGAGAAGACACCTGATATGGACATTCATTCGTTTGATCACCATGTCAGCATAACAGAACGATACAAATTCCTTCCTAAGTACAAGTATAGATACAACGGTAAAATTGAACCACGTTGTAGTTTTATTAGTCTCCTCATCTTAGACGAGTCGTATACACCCGAGATGGATGGTAAGACGGTAAAACAGCTTATAACTGAAGGGCTGTGGCAACCTAGATTCACTGATGCAAATATATCTTTACTTGAGGCTCTTCAAGAAAGTCAAGTATCAGGTGATCTGCCACAATGGGAAGAAAATCTCCATAATGTTGCTACGACATTTCAATTGGAGTTTATAGAATGGAGTTCATAGAAGATGCTAAATAACGACTACACCAAAATCATGAGTAAAATTCAAGTATTATGGAAACTCGTTGAGGATCGCACGAAAACGGGATCAATATGTGTGTACGTTTCACGGGACATCTTAAATTGTCAAACCGTGTCTCCACACCCCGAGGGATTCTTGTACGACAAAACAAATACACTCATACGACTTGAAGAATGCCAAGAACCATTGACGCCAGAAGGAATTTTAATGCATTTGTTACACAACAGTCAGGAGAAGACAACATGAAAACACTACTAATTCTCATCACCGCCCTGTTGTTAACTGGATGTTACAACCGTGGGGAAAAAGTTGAAGATACTGGCGCATGGATATTGCGCGTACGAGATTGCGAATACGTTCGCGTATTTGATCGTGCTATCGTTCACGCTGGAGATTGTAGTAACCCTAAGCACAAGGAACAACTGAAATGAAATCATTGCTAATAATTGTTACTTGTCTAGTATTGTCGGGTTGTGTTCAACGTGAACCATCTCACAAAGAGCTACATAACGATTTGAGCCATGTAACAAAAATCAAGGTAGATAATTGTCAGTACGTCGTGTTTGAAAGTTACAGATCAGGCGGTATCACTCATGCCGGAGATTGTAGTAACCCTGCGCACAAGGAACAGCCAAAATGAAGCTGTGCAAGGATTGTAAACATGTAAAGAGGGGTGTTCTCCCACTAGATATTTCCGCCCCGATTGCGGTTTGCGAAGCAGTGTCGTTAACTGACATTGATTATGTCAATGGCGATAAGGTTATAATAGAATCTGTGACTTGTTGGGATGCAAGGAAAGAAGGTGCGAAATGCGGCCCAGAGGGAAAACTCTTTGAGCTACGAGAGCCTCTTAACCTTCACCCCATTGTCAAGACTAGCATATCGCCTTCGCGGATAGATCGTGTTATGAACATTGCCCATCGAATTACTGGTTGGCTGTATGGTAACTTTGATCTAATCATGTACGTGGTAGCCTCATTCTTAATGATCATCTTCATTATTGTTCTATTCACGTCGGTGACACCGTGAAACTTTGCAAGAATTGTAAATATTACGCTGGAGAGCGACAGTGTGCCAATAGCGATGACTGCTATTTAGGATGTGTTCATCCTAAGGCTATTGAAATTGACATTGTAACTGGCGTCGGGAGAATGGCCGATGCAAGAGAACAACGGGAGTCATTCTTCAAATGCGGTCCATTTGGTAGACGATGGGAACCGAAGCGGTGACAAAGTACAACTTGATGTGATACAAAACGCAACATGTCAACAGGCACGATCAGCGAGACACCTTTGCGGCAAAGATGGTAAATTATGGGAGACGAAATGAATACCAAGACAATTGATGTATGGGCTGAAAATGACATCTATGAGAACCTTGACGAAGACGGTTTTCTTTATGATGGTATTGGTACTATTGCAAAGTCTAATAGTATTCCCGTTACCGTTATAAATGGTCATCTTTCGGAGTCGCTGAGGTGGCGGAAGGTGGGGGAGGAGGTTCTTGACGGTAATCAATTTTACGTCGTGAATGGTGTTGGCGTTTGCAGTGTCGACCTTGACACAGTAGATGGACCATACTGGGTCATAAAAGCACTTGACAACATGATGCTTTGCGAAGCCGACGACACTTACCGCCCAGCCATCCCTGGCATCGATTACGTGGAGGGGGAGGTATGATCGAAGACATGTTCACCCAATTCCGCGACGACAACGGCAACCGGACGGGAGTAACGTGGCCCGCCACCCCTACCGAAATCTCCGCCGCCCATCCGAAATGTAAGAGCTGTGATCATTGCGAAGTTCACGTACACCTTGCAGGGGGAGGAGCTATCTATGAGTGTTCACCACCCGAAGAAATAGATGGATTTCCTATGCGTGGGCAGACTGTTTTTCCCGCTAGTGATTACTGTCGTCTTCACAGTGAGTTAATGAAAGGTAAACAAGATGACAAAGGATGAGATAATTAAAGAGCTGAAGAATTTATCGTGGGCGTACCAACAGGCAATGTCTACACCTAATTGGCGGCAAGATTGCTGGATATCCGACATGCTCGCTGAAGCGGCGGGTATGATAGAATCCTACGACGAACGCAAGATCATCAATGATTTTATTGCGAAGGTTGAAGCAATAGCTCTTGTCCCGATGGGCTTTTCGTACGTCGCTCACTATGAGGGAATGAAGAAGTTACAGCGAGAGATGAACAATGAAGCGTAAAACAATAGAGGAGGCTGCAATCGCATACGTGGCTGCCTATAACACCCGTAAAGCTGCAAAGCAGGCGTTACGCAATTGGTTTAATGATAACAGTGACGGCGGTGAAAGCTATCCTTGTATCCACGGTAGAGAGCGAGCTTGCTTCAAAGGAGCACACCGCGATGAGTATTGCGAGTATTGTGTTGAACACCACCGTTTATATGAGGCTTACTATGTAACGATAGCAAAACAACAAGCGCGATTGAAAACATTGGATAGAGCTGTAAACAGAACAGAAGGAATACATACGTAGGAGACATGATGGATGACTATAAAGGTTTAGAAGTAGTTGATATTCACCACAACGTTGAGGCAAATATCACGATACGAAAACAAATCATAGAGGAGTTGGGACGACTGTGTCTTATATTTTATTACAAGGCATGTGCTCCGTTCTTAACAAACACTAAGTATTTTGAGCACATAAGGTCGTCAAGAGTACTCCGATATGCCATTGAATTGATTGAATCTTTTGAGGAAGGCGTTATCATTCAAGACGCCGCAATTGCATATGTCAAGGCGCGGAATGCACGAAAGGCGGCGAAAGAAGCATTACAACAATGGTGTGAAGAAAACAAGTTTGAAGACGGAGATTACCCGTGTGTTAACTACTACAAAGGTCAAGCATGTTTTCAACAAAATTTACCAACAGCCGACTACTGTGACCTATGCAACACTAGACAACCTCTATACCATACGTATAGACAAGCCGCCGCGAAACAACAAGATGCATTAAGAACTTTGGATAATTTAGTAAACAAAACAACTATAAGAGAAATACAATGAATAACTTCAAAGAAATAAGTAACGATGAACTTGCCAAATCAATAATTGATCTGACAAATGGCGGAGATGTATCAATTGCTCACCTACACGAGGCCGCTCGACGTCTGTCGGCAATGCCACGTATCTACGACGTGGCAACGGGAGAGAGGCCAGAAGAAAACATATACGTTGATTGCATTGCGATAGACGCGCACGGTGGATATATTATGGGAGAATACTTCTCCGAGAGATTTGACAGACACGATACGCTTGAAACGGTAGATTTGAACGAAGACGTCAAGTTCATGATCAAGATTCCCGACATCATCGCATGGGTAAAAGGAGATGGCTAATGGATAACTTCAAAGAAATAAGCAACGAAGAGCTTGCCATGCGTCTACCCGCACTCAACCCTGTTGATGAACTACAGAGTATGATTGTAAACGAGACAGGACGTAGACTTATGATGATGCCTAGTATCTACCACGCGCCGAGTGACTCAAGACCAAAAAATGGGGCGGTAATTGTTGCATTTTTTACCGAACAAACTAGTCACAGTGGAGTTGTGTTGGGTAACTATGAATCGAAAACTGATAAGATCAGAGTAAATTTTATAAAGAAAGGGCAGGCATCCAAATATTCGTTCAACAATGTTGAATATTGGTGTTATGCTCATGACATGGCAGTATGGGTGAAAGGAGTAGTAAGATGATTGAACTTGTAGTTGCACACTTCATTGGCGACTGGTTGCTGCAACCGAGATGGATGGGTGTGAGTAAGTCAACTCGTGTATCATCCCTGTTAGCACATTTAGCATTAGTTGCGTTACCACTGCTTGTAGTGTGCTTTATGCGAGGTACTCTACTGTGGCTTCCTATATATTTGATCCTGCATGGTATCCAGGATTGGTTCATTTGGAGACTTGCTAAGCGATACATACCAGCAGATAACTGGTATAATGATAGTCGTTTTTGGCATACGGTTGGATTTGATCAATGCCTCCACTACATAGCAATGGGATTGTTATTATGAACTTAGAACATTGCAGTGAGAAACGAGGTGATGACTTATGACAGAGCAAACCACACACCTCAATGGTAGACCGATATTTGAGTCTGCAATAAAAGCTATTGTTGAAAACTTAGGTGGAGAGATACTTGACCTAAAAGATTACTTTTACCCGAAAGATCGTGAATGGTCGTTCACGTACAAACCTTGGAATACTATTGACATCTCATTTTACGTGGAGATGTCATATTTTATCCCGACATTTTTGGAAGAAGATGTTAAAGTTGCTCAATTTCTGTTGCACATTACAGATACAAACCGACTTTATGAAGGCATGAATATACGGCGTTCGTTTCCGACCTACCCGCAGCAAATGAATATTGATCCGTTTCTTTTCCTCAACTTACACGTCGTTGATTTAGTGCAAAGTGCAATTATAAATTACACGATGCGGCACATCACGTCGTATTCAAGCATAACAAATGATTACTACGAATTTGTTCGGAACGTTTTTGAAAACATTCGGCGGCTTGACATCGGATACAAATTTCCACCATTAAACTCAAAACAACAATGAATAACGACCAAAAACAATCTCAAACTTTGAACGGCACGGTAGTGTTTGAGTCAGCAGTTAATGAGATTTTTAAAGAATTTCATAAAAAAATCTGTAACAGACTTAAATCTCTAGACGGCAGTTATCCACACAAACATATTGAGACGTTCACATACAGACCTTGGAAAGCTATTGATATAGCGTTTGATGTGAAATTATCATATACCATCCATGGACCTTTTGAACATCTTGACACTGAGGAAGAGGACTATGACGAAATTGTGGACGAAATTGCAGATTTTGAGGTGTCTATAGTAGATACGAACTCCATGTTTGAGGAACAAACAATTAATCATTATGTCATGGATGTTAAAAAGTTTATTAACTGGGGACGAATCTACCGCATAGAACTAGGCGTCCTTGACATGATTCAAGCCATTGTCCTAAACTACACACTGCAATTTATTATAGATAGTAACTACATCTCCCCCGAAAATGTAAGACTATGCAATCAATTACAAGAAGCACTAATTCATTTTGATGAAAAACTTTTTACTGACAATGAATGTGTAGAACCTTCAAAGGTAGTATATGATTACCTCTCGTTCGCTGAACGGTTTGCGATGTTTAGGAGGAGTTTTCCGGATGTAAACAAAAAGAACCTCACAGAGTTAGTAGAGCGTGTGAAAGATATGAACCCTAGTTTTCTCTGGGGCGTAGGGGGTGAAGTGGAGATTGTGTTTGACTTAATCCGAAAAAATGAATCGTCGGATACTGTCATAATTTTCAAAACTGTAATTGTTTGGTTTGACACTGATGGTAACATGACGCTCACCGACGTGTGGTTTCAGCCGGATAAGGAAGATGGTATCCCGTTTTCAGACGTTGACGCACTGTTTCAATACTTTCAGCAACCGTACACGGTGTAGCTGAATACGAAAAAAAATGTCAAGGAAAGTGAATCTTTTGTGCAGATTTGGCGTATATTGCTCAAAACTTCACAGGAGATTACAACATGTTTTCGGACTTCACAGCACTCAAACCAAGACAATTCCGAAAGTTTAGCGGACTAGATCGCAGCGATGCGGTTGCGCTGAAGGATGAATTGTCCGCTAAACTCTCGGAAGTGTATGCCAAGATTGCAGACGACCCCACTAACATTGAACTCATACGGTTAGTAGATGTCCTAGATGCAGACTTAGGGGCGGTGAATACGTATATTCACCTAGAATACTACCGTTACACCACCGTTGAATCCATAGACCGTCGTATTGAATGTATAGAAGACGACCTCCAGCGAATACGAAACGAGTATGCTGAGGTTGAGGATGCGGTTAATAGTTTGGGACTTACTGACTCATGCCGAGAGGATCACCTTTTCTATGCCACAGGTCGCCTTGAATATGAACTGGAAGTTATGCAAATTCTTCGCAAGAACGTCCTAAAAACTCGCAATCGAAAACAACGATAACGTGCCTGCTCGTGGTAAGTATTTTTTCGTATTTACCACGAGCAGTTTGTGCGTTTCACGAATAATTCGTATAATCGCTGTCGCTACTCGGTATGTAGCTAATTTACAAGTCTTCTTGATCAACACTTTGGAACACTCACGTGAAATGTACACAACCGAATCGTGGGGAGAAATATTGGTTTCTCAACGGTGATGGGGACGTCTGGAAAGCGATATGGAAAGATTCTGTTGCCGACGGCAAACGTTTTCGCATCGGAAACGTTTTCTTAACAGAAAGTGCGGCGGAGACTCATCGTGATCTTTTACATCGGATAGCCGCTGAAGAAGTTATTCTCGTTGAAGTTCCTACTAACATGAAATGTGTGAACATTGAGCATTCAGATCACACCTTTTCAGATGAAACGGTTGGTAAGGCAGTTCGTGTGGAGTTCAGACAAAAGTTCAAGCCTCCTACTCAATGTTACGTGCATATCTATGAAGTATCTCATCATGGGAAGCCAGATGACTCACGTCATTGGGACTTCTTAGGGGATAGTGAAGAATTTTACATTTACCTTGATGATATTGAATTTCTTAACAACCAACCAGATTCCGATGGTGGTAGTATGCTAGAAGATTTTGAAGGTTTCAATACATCGTTAAGGAAACAAGAATCTTTTAAGTTAGCTCCCCATTTTACTGAAATGGATCATGATCATGCGGAGGAGGACGGATTTTTTCCAGAATTTGCACCCTTTTAACTTCACAAAACGAACACATCTCAATTGGAACAGCTATGACTGCTGAAATTAAACTCAAAGGATATGTCGCGGGAAGTATGAGTGACATGTCAACTTTTGATGACAATTGGTCAGAAGAAGAGAAGAACGCGTACTTTGAGAGTTACAATGTTGGAGTTACTGATACAAAGGAGTTTAATAAAGTCCTTGATCAGCTAGTTCCAAAAGTTCACTCTCACGTTCGTCGACGTGTGAAGTAAACATTTTGAAATAAAAAAGAAACGAGCAATGAAACAAGCAAAGAAACAATTTAAGCCAACACCGGGACAAACGTACTGGTATCTCAATTCTGAGGTCATGCCTGCAAGTGCAATATGGGCAGATACCGTTGTACATTGGACACGCCTTAGTGTCGGTAACTGTTTTGAAGACAGTGAGGGAGAAATAACTGAATACGAACGGATGTTACGCAACATCACTTCGGGACGCTCTGTAGTGGTTGAAGCACCCGAAGGGTGGGATGTCGTCGGTGTTGGTACAAATATCCCCGATGCGGACTCAGAACTATGTGCGCACTCAATAGTATACTTTAAGCGTATCATGCCGCCACCCAAAGAGATCGTGGTAAAGGTGTATAATATTGCGGAACACGGTGAGCCTGATACAAGACTTGGTGTGTACAATTTTATCTACCCTGGTAATTACGTCTACGTAAATGAATTGGAGGGATTGTGATGGAACGATTTAAACCAGAGGTGGGACAACCGTATCACTATGTAACCCACTATGGCAGTGTAGAGGTTACTCGTTGGGTAGATGACACTTCGGATCATTTCCGCTACGATGTGGGTAATTGCTTTCGTACTCACGATGAAGCGAAAGGTAAGATTGATCGCGACGCGGCAATCACTTCTGGCCGCGCTGTTGTTGTTGACCTACCGGAAGGATGGGAGCTGGATCGGGGTAGAGTTGACAAGGGTATCGCTGGGCTTTATGATTACGAGGCCGATAGAGGCTACGGCGGTCTGGTGGTATGTGTCAAGCGCACTCCCACTCCCCCACCACCGAAGGAGATTGTGGTGAGGGTGTATGATGTGGAAACACATGGCGATCCGGTTCATGGACGCCTGTACGTGTACATCGGTAAGGGGCTGTATATCTATCCAAATGAAGCGGAGGGATTGTGATGGAACGATTTAAACCAGAGGTGGGGCAAGTGTACTACTACGTGGGTAATCATGGTAGGATAGAGGTTGACACGTGGACAGCCGAAACTATAGATAGGTATCGCTATGATATGGGTAACTGTTTTGGCACGAAAGAGGATTGTCAAGCTAAAATTGACCGCGATATAGATATACTTGAACGGATCGCTTGCGGTCAAGCCGTAGTTGTTAATATACCGGATGGATGGGAGGTGGATGCAAGTATGGGTGATTCAGGTTTGACTGAGCTTTTTGACTGGCAAATGAAGAAAGGGCGTGGGCATGTAAATGTTTTTCTTCAGCGTAAACCATCACTCGCACCCTTAAACATGAACCTTAAAGTATATGATCGAAGAACGCACGGTAAACCGGACGATAATCGAGGATATTGGGTTATGGATGATTTCTTTTACGCCTATCTTAACGAAGCGAAGGAATTGTAATGAAACGTTTTAAACCAAAAAGTGAAGAGAAGTACTGGTCATGTGGGGGCGATGGTTTTCCATTTCTACAGACGTGGGGTGGTTCGGATGATGACAAACGTAGATATGAAATAGGCAACTGTTTTCGAACTGTGGAGGATGCCGAAGTATATGCAGACATGTTCAAAGCAATCGCCTCGGGTCGTGCCGTCATGGTAAATATACCGGATGGATGGGAGGTAGATAGGGATAGGGGAGTAGATGGCATAAACGACCTTGTTCCTGGTGAAATTCAACTACAGCGTGGATCAATACATGTTTATGTAAAGAAATGTACCACACCACCACAACCTCCGCCGAAAAAGGCTAAGGTGACGGTGAAGGTATATGATGTTACGATACACGGCGAACCAAATAAACAGCGTCCACACCAATACCTTACAAATTCGTATCTGTGCTACATCTACACTGACGAAATGGAAGGGCTGTGATGAAGCGTTTTAAGCCAGGCAATGGAGAAGAATACCATTTTAGCACTAGTGCTGGTGAGATTGGGACAGCCGTATGGCAAGATAATTACAGTGACATCCAGAGGTATCTTCTTGGTAACTGTTTCCGAACAATAAAGGAAACTCAAGCTAAAATAAACAACGACAAAGCTATTGCCGCAGGACGTGTTGTTATGGTCAATGTTCCAGATGGATACGAAATAGATTTTATACGACCAAGCGAACATAACAATTTTCGTTGGTCTGAAGTACATTTCAAGCCTATCCCACCACCACTACCGCCGAAGGAGATTGTAGTGAAGGTGTATGACGAGGCTATCCATGGGCAACCTTCACCGAGTAGGCCGTGGGAGCTAATCGATGATCGCCTTCTTACAAAGTATTACTACACCGACGAACTGGAGGGGCTGTGAAGCGGTACGATCAATTTGGCTACGATTCGGGCTTGTTCCCATGCAAGGATGGTGAATGGGTTTTCTACGACGAAGTGGAAGAGATAGCCAAACGGCTGGAGACGCTTAAACTGTTTCTTCGGGAAGACCCGAAATACGTGTACGAGCAACTCACCGCCATCGTCAACGAAATCAGAGGTACTAATGAACATTGAGGAAGCACTCGCAGAAATCAAGCGGTTACGTGATGCACTGGGCCTTATTGCCAGTATCTACGAGCGTGAGTCTCCGACAGTGATGTATCGTGTGGCGCAAGCCGCATACGATATGCGGTGTGTTGCACGTACAGTACTTCTGCCAGTAGAGGAGCGGAAACATACTAATGTTCAGCCACCACAACCTCCGCCACCTACAAGCCCAGGTGTGGTAGCAATAACGGAAGGAGTAAAACCATGAGCATCCCAACAAAAGAGCAACTTGATGAAATACTATTAAGACGCTACAATCAATTCGGCTTTGAAGGTAGAATGGTAGAGTCTGAATATGGGGATTGGACATGGTATCACGATGTAAAAGAGATAGCTGAGAGGTTAGAAAATTTACGGGTGATTCTGTCGCCCGATATGCATGTCATAGACAATGTAACAAATGAACTCGCCGCTATTATCAACGAAATTAAGGGAAAACAATGAGTACCCTACGACTTGTAAACAAACAACCGATGGAGACGCTGCCTGTAGCTGGCGACAGAGGATGTTTTATTGAGTACAATGATGTCAGCGTACACATGATATGGCGGCGTGATTTAATCGAAGAACTTCGAGAGTACGAGGCGGTAAAGCGTGGAGAGAGGACGATGATGAGTCCAACCGCTTGGTCGTATACCGCAACATTTGAACCGGAAATAACAAATAAAGAGAGCAAAAATGAGCACCCTACGACTTGTAAACGGTCAACCGATTAATACCTTACCCGAAGAAGACATATTGGTCTTTTTTCAAATCGTATGGATTGACGATGGACCATTACAAGGATCATCGATAGTAAAATCTAGCCATGTTAATTGTGTCCGTGACCATTTAAGGGATGGCTGTGGAATGATTCCAATAGCTTGGTCATATACCGCAACATTTGAACCAGAAACAACCACACGGGAGCAAAAACATGAAAACCCTACGACTTGAGAATCCACAACGAATGGAAGACCTACCGTGGCCCGCTGAGCACGAAGGTTTGTTTTATGACTACACATGGCAGGATAGTTATAAAGATTCACCGAAACGTCAAGTATCTGCCTTGACAACAGATACTATTGAGGAGTGGCGTAAATATGCACATTGCTTGTTTGTACTACACGCCTGGTCGTACACTGCAACATTTGAACCAGAAATAACAAATAAAGAGAGCAAAAATGAGCAAAAGACAATCCCAATGCCCGAACTGAAGTTGGGAGGTGATCATGACCTTTCAGTGTACCTGAACGACGTATGCATTTTTGCACACCCTTTTGACAAAGATAGTGTTGTGGGTATTTACTCCACGTTAAAAGAAGCCCTAAACAAGGAGACGAACGATGAGTGAAGAAATTCCCGTTATTGTCAACGTAGCATTTGTGGCGATAATCGTTACTTTGATCCTAGCATTTGTTTTTTGGATACAGGAATATTAATGAACAATGAATACAGGAGACCACTCAATGAGTGAAGCAGACGGTAGTAATCGATTCCTACAGGGCTACTTGTGCGCAGTCGCGACACTCCAGCGCATTGAGAATCCAACAAGCAATGGCATCTCAATGCTCGTTTCCGAATTGTACAAAGCTGGAGTCGGGAACATGACGATTGAAGAAATCAAAAAAGCTGGTATTGATGAGTATGACCTTGAAGTAATCAGGAGAATCGCCAGCGATGAGTAACCGTAGATGGAGACAGGGTGTGTCGTCACGCGACCCGTATTGTCCGCACTGTGACGCATACGTAGGTCGCATCGTTGCGGATGAAAGTCAATTTCCTCCAATGGAGATTTCCGCAAACACGTCGACCGACCACGATGTCGTTATGACGTGTAATCAATGCGGCAAGGATTTTGGGTTGACGCGATCAATTCTACTAACAGTAACCTATGAGACAAAAAAGGAGACTACTCGATGAAGCTAGATGACATTGACTGGAAGATATCCCAAGAAGATGAAGCCTTGATCCGGAAAATTGTAAACCGAGTTGCTGAACATGCTTTTGATAAGTTTGACGTCGTGTCGGCGATGATGGACGTTTACGTGGTACATCGCTACATTTGTCCGCTAGACCTCAAACGTATGGCAGACGGCAAGGATGCGGACATCATACACGACGTGTATGGCATCATGAAGAACCTCAACCGCAACTCTATAAAGCTCAAAAATTACTTCATCCCACGATTTGAACTGCGGGACAAGGATAGTGAAGACAGTGACGCAACTACGTCACCATCAGTTGAACTACTTCACACGTATCTTCAAATTCCCGACCTTACGCAGTTTTCAACACAAGAAATAGATAAAATTTTGGTATTGGCTGACACCATTGCTCAAACCATGATGTTTGAACTTAAAAAACGGCACTCATCAGAACTCATAGAGGAGAATAAATCATGACTGTATTTGAAGAATTTTTCGCAAATCTAGATTCTGACTCTAAAAATTTTTTTGAACAATTTTATGGTTTTGTAGAAAGCACCTCCGCTCAACGTGCGATGATCGTAGACCTACAAGATAAGATTAAGAAACATGAAATCACTATAGCTGAACAAGAGGCACAGATTAGTGAGTTGGAGCTTCTTCTCAACAAACGAAACGCATACATATCACAACTTGAATACGCTGTTAAGGTCAACTTACAAGATGAGCCAAATCTAACCGAAATACGACGCAAGTTGTTTGATGAGATACAGGAAGGAATCAAGTATCTAGAAACTGCTCGTGATATGGTAGCTAGTCTTAAGAATGACGTTGAAAAATCAACACAAACCAACACAGAGTCCTAACAATGACTATCAGAAAATTTTTTAAGAAGTTACATTCATTGGTAACTCTTGAGTTCATCTCTCCCGCCGAAAACATTAGTAAAGTTGTACTGTTTGATGAACTTTCTAAAGCATTTGAGCGAGAACGAAAATTGCGTAATGAAGTTTATGCTTTGACGCTAGAAGTAGCCTCCCTTAAAGAGCAACTCGCACAACGCCAACATGACTAGAAAACATAAGACTCGGGAAGAACTTATTCGGGAGATGCGTATACTCCGAAAGAAGCAGAAACGAACCCAAGAGCAGTTGGACACTATTCAAACGAATATTGAGAACGTGACAGACGCCTTGACAGTCATCGTAAACACGACCCGAGCATTAAAACGAAAGATGAATCCTCTGCGCATACTGACGTCAATATTGCAGTCAGATGACGAGGGTTAACACCATTCTACATGTTGGACGTGATACAAAAACGAGAAAATGCATAATACGTATAAGTACGTAGTGTTTTTGCAATATATGGCTGTATATTCGTGAAACATTTGAACGGCAAGGTCGTTGTAACCCCCAAGGTGGAATTATGAAACACAAGAAAACAAGTGAGGTGTCTTTGGTTGAGCGTGGTAAAATGTTTTGCATCAATCACGGTGCAAATCAAACTCCGTACTGGGGAGGTAAAAGCTGTGATAACTTCACAACATCATTTGGAACGACAACTGTGAAGTACGTATGTCCAGATTGTGTAGCTAAACTTGTTCCAGTTGAACGTCGAAAGACTGAAGTGATTGATCCATTAACGGGTGAGAAACGAAAACCAGGTAGACCACGAAAAAATCCACCAAAGGTTTTACAACTAGATGAAAATGGTCAACCTATTCGTCGTGGTAGAGGACGGCCAGCAGGTGCAAAAAATAAGGCTACGTTGGAACGGGAGCGTATGATTCGAGAAGGAACTATCGTCGTAGACAGCAGACCAAAACGTGGTCGAGGACGTCCACGTAAAGACTCTAACTAAATTAAACTTTCTCAACAAAACGAATGCGACCAATCATGACTGCAATACAAGCAAGAAACAAGCATATCCGTCGATGGAGTGCATACGTAATTATGTTCTTCGTAATTGACTGGCTCATAATGTTTTTTAACGGCACTTGGAACTCATTCATAACGGGAGCTATAAAGGACATGGGGCATCTATACCCATTTGGGTTTGTATGGTTTATAAATCTCATTGGGTTGCCCAACTTAGCTACAAATTTAGGTTCTCTTATCTATATTCTAGTTACAAAGCACGTGTTGATATGGTCACTCGGCGTAATACCTCTAACACTCACCTTTGAATCTGAGCGTCTCGCTGGGGTAACGTTACGATCGTTCATCATCACCATTAGTGTCGTTTTAGTGTCATTAATGTTAGGTTTACTATGTGGTTGGTATGGATGGTTACCAGTTTTACTCTTTATAGCTAAAATTATGTCAACGAGTAACTACACCAATTCATTCGGCGACAACGGCGAACTCAGTAAGACATTACGAGTCATAATTAATGACGAGGAGACACCAGAATGAGTATCTTACTAATATTAGCCACAATCGTCGTACTGATTGTTACAGCGGTTATTGTGGCACTAGTAATTGAACGAAACTCGTATGAGAACGACTCCTACGATGACAGTGTACTCACATCGTTGTATAGTGAAGAATGAACGATACACAATTACAGCGCGTTGAGTTTAGACTTGGAGAACTGTTTAGTGGGCCAGGTGGGTTAGCACTTGGAGCTATCAACAGCTCCATTGAAGCTAATGAAAGGATATATTCCATACAACACGCTTGGGCTTCTGACTACGATAAGGATACGTGTGAGACATACCGTCGGAACATCTGTCCTGATAATCACACATCTGTAATTTGTGAAGATGTTAGTAATTTAGAGTTTGATCAGTTAGGGGAAATAGACGCCCTGTCATTTGGATTTCCATGTAACGACTTCAGTGTTGTGGGGGAGCGAAAAGGTACTAATGGTAAGTTTGGACAATTGTATCAATATGGAGTTTCGGCACTTAAATTTTTCCAACCTTTATTTTTCGTTGCTGAGAACGTGGGTGGTTTGCGCAATTCAAACGATGGGAATGCCCTCCGCACAATCTTGAATGAGTTGGAGAGTAGCGGATACAACGTAGTCCCACACTACTATCAGTTTGAACAATACGGAGTGCCACAAGCAAGGCATAGAATAGTTATTGTAGGAATACGTGATGATTTGGGAATCGATTTCAAGGTTCCAGCTCCGTTAACAACACCTCCGATTACATCCCGCATGGCACTTGAAAATCCACCAATTGATATTAATGCTCCCAACCATACATTTGTAAAGCAGTCTGACCGAGTGGTTGAACGTTTGAAATACATCAAGGCTGGTGAAAATGCGTTTACTGCTAACATTCCAGACGACTTAAAATTAAATGTCAAAGGCGCGAAGATCAGCACAATATACAAAAGACTTGATCCCGACAAGCCAGCATACACCATTACAGGGAGCGGGGGCGGAGGAACACATGTTTACCATTGGAGTGAAAATCGCGCATTAACAAATCGCGAACGTGCACGACTACAAACTTTTCCAGATTCATTTGTATTTTCAGGCTCTCGTGAAAGTGTTCGTAAACAAATCGGCATGGCTGTGCCACCCGTGGCATCTAAAATAATTTTTACGTCAATTTTACAATGTTTGGCTGGGGTTGAATACCCAAATGTAGAACACTCAATTTGGAAATGAAACGGTTTTTTCGTATATTTGAAACCATGGACACAAAACTTCGCATCAAGTACTCCACGAAGTTCATCACCGATCTTCGTCGTTTTTTCCCAGATGATCCTGAAATAGTTGAGATGGCGGAAAATGGGGACACTAGTATTGGAACCATCCTACTCAGACGATCCGAGATCATTAAGGGGTTGATAAGAACACAAAAACGGTACGCAAACACGCGAGTACCGAAGTTTAATCGTATAAACGATCTTATTAAGACGTGGCAAACTGAGATAGCAGATGCTGGTATCATAATTCCGCTTGAGGGTAACTAATGCGTGATGTAGCTATATCTCTAGATCAGATGCGCTTCATACTAGAAGAAGAGTATGCAGCTTGGGTTGGCGAAGACTTTGATCGCGAATATACATTAGTGGAACTACAAGATATGTTCGGTCATCTTCTGCTGACTGTTGAGAAGAATGGAATCATTCGCGGCAAAGATTTTGGCGGTAAGACTAGAAAACTTGCACATACAATACAACAATAACTAAGGAACACTATGAGTTTAAAATCTGAAGACATATTGCAGCAGATGAAGGATGAGATTGCAGATGTTAACGTGTGGGTATCAAAAGACGGCGAAGTATTTGAGATGTCTGAACTTTCGAGTTTACGATTAGACCAGTTAATAGTAATCTTACGGAAGAATATTGAGAAGCGGGGAACTGCCGCGTGTTACGGTCAGGCGCACAAGTTAGAAAGTCTTCAACGTTGGAGAGCAATACGTGATCAGTCTGATAATGACATTAACGTTGATTCTAAGGTTGAAAGTAAGTATACCGTAGTTCTTCAGACAGATTTACAGAATTGGAACGAAAAAGATTTACGTAAAATTGTAGATGGAAATGCTACGGTTCGTCTTAGCTCTAACATGTCTGCAAATACATCATACTTCATTCCCGTAATTGAACCTACAGCTCCCGATACTACACTTTTTACAGTGGCTGATGCGTCGGGGGTTAGTTCATTCTTATACCGACATGTCGCACTCAAAGTCGCTGAAAATTTTCAGGAGATAGCTAATGCCGTGCTGGAGGAGAAGACTGGAATACGAAAGAAGATGGATAGCCCATTCCCAGGTAAGGAAGGTTTGGGAGAGCTTACGAATCTGCCATTTTACGAAAGGTTAACACGTCTTCTGAGTATAGAGGACGCACTAACTGTATTGCTAGCGTATCGCCACAGATATACGCGGCACGTGGCGTGGAGTTTTGCGAATCCAGCACAGACCATTGGTGCTACGTATGGACTTCCTAACTTTACTCAGGAAGACGAACGTAAAATGTATAATTTCATTTTCAACTGGTTCGAATCTCATGCTGTAGCTGAAAATAACGTGAAGCGTATCTTTGACGAAGATGGAAATGTGACGGATGACATATTGAGTGCGGTGTTTTATGTAACACAGTCTACGGGCAATCGTGATCCATTGACCAAATCTCTAGCACTGGATTGGTACAGAAGTAATGAAATATTAGCTTCAATGACTACTACTGACGTGTGTAACAAGATGGATCGAGTTGTTAACGGTAGCGCGGTATGGAAATACAATGACATTACAAGTTGGATACAGGACGGATTTTATTTCAAAACTGGATTGACGTATGCACATATACTTTCTTTAAGCGTGTTACCTTTTATAGAAGAGTGTGTAAAAAAACTTCGGTATGCAAATGTGACTGGTGTCCTTGACACAAAAGCAATGAAAGAAATAAACATCACGCCTGTCTTTGGAGTAAGCATTGATGATCTTCTACGACTAGAAGCATTCTTTCGAGAGAAGTCTGCCGATTCCACTATATCAGTTGAAGAATCACAAGTAGATGAATCGTTCCCACTTACAACAGATGACATTCAAGAAATAATAGCGTGTGGATTTATCATCGATCCATCCGGCGTATTCAACGAAGGTGACAGCGGCAGAGAATTTGAACTTGTATTCAAGTTTAACTCTGATGTATCAGAGGGGCCGATAGAGCTTAGAGTTCTTCTTGATTTTAATGATAACGAGTTCTCATACGTCACATCGGAATCAAGTTACACGAGTAACGACATACAACAATTCATTGAAGTTGTTAACTCGTATCTCAAGAATATGAGTCTAGTCCATGGGCTGAAAAATTCGAACAGTTATTATCGTCCGTTTACCAATAACAAACATTCAGTTGCGGACAAACCATCTCGTACATCAACTACAGGTGACACGTCCGATTCTGATCCATATTTTGAATCGTCCAAAAGACCATCTGGACTAGAGTTTCAAGCGGTCATGAGTTCCATCAACACGGTTATGAATTCCATCATATGAGTTCCACCAACAATTTCACCACTAGCTTCTGAAAGGATTAATGTATATGTGCTTAACAATGTTTATAATCGCCGCATTAGTAGTGTATCTAGTATTCAAAGAACGATCCTGGATAGCTGAGAAGTTATCAAGTGGTAAGGATACCTCAACCCCAAACAGCATACAAGTAGATGCTCCAACGGGAACAGTATATGCTGGTAGAATGCAAGAAGACTTAGACGAAAATCACACATCAATCACGCTAGTATTTGAAAGAGTTCAAAAATGAAGCCAAACATCCAATATGGCAAGTCACCCGTAACGATTAAACGAATTCTTAATAAGAAATTACATGATTGGATTTCGTCTATTACGGATAGAGAAGTAGCTAGTATTGCAAAGGATAACGCAATAGTTACGGGTGGTGCAATAGCGTCATTATTACTTGGAGAAACTGTAAACGATTATGATATCTACTTCAAGACAAAAGATGCCGCTAATGTTATTGCTCAGTACTATGCTTCGCAGTATCAAAAACTACAAGATGAAGCAAATGGGGTAAGTGAGTCGGATACACCGAATGAGGAGAAGATACCATACATAGACGTTATCGTAGGGGAAGATCGAGTCACCTTCTTCAATAGGTCTGTCCGGTATACTGGAGACTTGAAGAAACTACCAAAATATTCTCCGATATTTTTTAGTCAGAATGCTATCACCTTGACGGATGCAGTTCAAATCATTACTAGGTTTTACGGGGACGTGACTGAGATTCATAAAAATTTTGATTTTGTACATGCAACATGTTCGTTTGACTACAAAACCAACACGCTACATACTCCAGTTGAAGCGTTACAATCTCTCCTCAGTAGGAATCTAAGTTATTGCGGCTCACTCTATCCAGTGGCTAGTATCTTTAGGATGAAAAAATTCCTCCAACGAGGTTGGCGTATTAACGCTGGTCAGCAGTTGAAGATTATGATGCAAATTAATTCTCTCGACTTAAAAAACCTTGACGTCTTTAAAGAGCAAATGACTGGCGTTGACATAAGTCTTCTTAACGCCATAGTTATGGCAGTTGAAAAAGAACAACTTAAACACGAAGAAGCAGAATCTTATCGGGTCTCATTTGATTATGTTTCGACACTAATTGATAGGTTCTTTGGCGATTCGGATGACGATGCGGATGTTGAACATAGTGAAGAAAATGCTTTGTTTGCTATTTCCCACACCGATGTTGCGGGGGCTATTGACCTCCGCAACATTAAAGATACTACTGACCAAGGTGACGCCGAGAATGATAGCGATGATGATGACGTTGATACGTTTAACTGGTAAGGTGTACGCACATGATGCCTGAAAGTTTGACGTCTGAGTTAGTTTCTGCGTTAGATACGCACGAGACACTGTATGCTGTCTACGATGGGGCTGGTCAATTAGTCTTTTATCGCGGCAAATCTACCTTCACTAGTGAGCAAGAAGTTGACCGTGCTATTGAATTTATATCAAATGTCAGTGGCGTTAGCTTGGCGTATCCACCACCATTTTCAGTTATAGCATACCAATTACACAAGAAGGTGTAATGTGTTGAATACGTAAAATTACCTATTCAAACTGTGAGTTAACTAGCGTAGATTGCACAACATTCTACATCAAGCACTAAACGCAATGTCCACTCAGCACATACCTCAAATCTCATTAGACCATCTCCGTTCGCTAGAGCTAGATGGTCTAATCACGTTACGGCAACACCCCGAACTTGAAATGTTCATTGCAAACTACACACCTAAGGTGCAGTACGAGCGTCTATGGACTCCAACACTATTGGAATGCCGTGGCTTGATAATTTCAGAGTCGGGCGAAATTTTGGCTAGACCATTCCCAAAGTTTTTTAACGTTGGAGAACTTGAAGGTTTATCAATATCAATTCCAGACTCGGAGTTTGAAGTGTACGAAAAGGTGGACGGGTCTCTAGGCATTTTGTATTGGGATGGTGATACACCTAAGATAGCAACACGAGGATCGTTTACGTCAGATCAAGCAATTGAAGCAACTCGGATGTTATCTCAATACGATCTAACACCATGCTACGCGAATCGGGATAAAACATTTCTCTTTGAAATTGTGTATCCTGAAAATCGCGTGGTTGTCAACTATGGAGACTTACGACACCTAGTATTTCTAGGGTGCAGGACTCTTGATGGGAATGATGTAACCGACTGGAGAAACCTATGTCCAGGTGGGATGATTTCGGCCACTATCTATGACTATGCAGACTGGCGAACTATTCCCACCAATCTTACGCATGGCGAAGGTTTCGTAATTAAGTTTTCTAATGGCTTTCGAATGAAGATCAAGATGGAGGATTATTTACGAATCCATTATGTACGTTCACAGCTAACTGATACCGCAGTCTGGAATAATTTATCAACGGGAGTATCTCTTTCGTTGCTAGACATTCCCGATGAGTTCGCAGATTGGTATCGTACAACCGAGACTCGGCTCAAAGAGCAGTACGAAGACATTTATCAGCAAGCTGTGTCCTTGTACATGCGTCACCGAGACGCAATTCAGTCTGGTCAGCGAACACGAAAAGACGTCGCCTTAGAACTACTTGAAAACCACAAATCACTAGCGTCAATTGTCTTCAGAATGTTGGATGAAAAGTCTTATGCTGATCAAATTTGGTCAATGATTAAACCGTCAAATGTGACGAGTTACGGTGAAATATCCGAATAACTCGTCATTATTGACGACTAACTTGAAGGCGTCTACTATGCAAAAAATTCAGAGAACTATACGACACGTATTTCCGACGGAATTGCATGTTGGATTAAGTGTCATGTATATACCGAATTACGCAATAGGGATTGACGACCATCCCGATGTGGAGCATGGCTTTATATCAAGCGTCAATACTACCGAGCATGGTACAGTAGTCTTCGTACGATACATTCGTCGCGATGGCAAACTTGGAGCGACTGGTAAAGCCACGCCTATCGAAAATCTATTTACATTTGCATAAGTGTAACCTTTTTCGTAGGTTTGCGTATGAGCATGGAAACTGAAACTACTTTCACAGGAGACATCATGGGCTGGCACGGATCACAAATGGGATTGCATCAGTCAAAACTTGAGTTTGTTCTGGAGATGGGAAGACCAGCCGAGGGAGTTTCTATCGTGGACTATGCTCAACGAGGCCACACATTCTACATCGCGTACAAACGTGCAGATACAGGACGTGTGACAGCATGTGTGGCTCTGCTAAAAACGACTAAGGACGGGTGGGGCTACGTAAAATTTATAGATGAAGAATGCGGCCCACTCCACTACGATTGCCCCAAACGCATCCTAGACAAACTTAGCCCAACTACACACGAATATGCTCTGGAATGGCGTAAGAAGTGTCACGCTCAGCGAGGCGAAGCTGCGGCTCAACGTAATGGGAAGACAAACTTTGTACCAGAGTCTGTTATCACGTTAGAACAGCCGATTGCGTTCGTGTTACGTGGTAAAAATGTGCTAGTACGACAGTTCCAGATACCAGCCGATTTTGAACCACGGAAACCTCGATTCATAGCAATTCCAGACGACACCGATCACCCCCCATTCCGTTGTAGGTTGTCCCATTGGGCACTTCGAAAACTTCGTACCAACGGAACTGTACGAAGTTCTCTGAACGTAGAAACGGCTTAATAAAATCTTTTCATGACGGTAACGTATCTACCAACAAAAATCAATAAACAAGGAACTTGCATGAGTCATTGCATAAAGGCTACCATCATAACAAAATCTGAGGCGGATGCTCTTCTGAGAAAAACTGAGAGTTTAGAGCACGATACTTCACTGACTGATGATGAATTTGACGAAAAGCTAGAGGTGAGGCGTGACGCCATACTTAAAACATTTGAGGACTCACTGTCTATTTTTAGAATTTCAGCGTTTGACAAGCTACGGCGTCTTCTGTTCTACAACCTAATCGGCGCACAGCATTTTAACGGTGGAGTCAGTGGTAATGGTGGTGTTGGACAGTTCCCGATAAAAGAACTACGCTCGTCTATTCAAAAGGCAACGTTCTTTTATGATGACACTGAAACACTCAAGAGCGCACCGTATCTGTTTGAAGAGAGTTCGCTAATCAACGAGGACTCCAAGTCAGTTCTTCGGTTTTTGGCTGAACGTTTGGATGACGTACTTCGTCAAGGGGGATTTGACCTCAACGATGTTATAATGTATGAAGTTTCTTCAAGTGGCACACCAAGTAATTCCGATAGCATTACTCACACGTGGTCTGGATCATTAGAGGATGCACTCAGTGTAGCATTCTATCCCGAGCAACTAGATGATTTTATTAACGCCGCACGTGAACACCTAGCGGACATTATCTTGTTCTTACAAACAATAGTCGATAACTATGACGATAACAACGATGATGTAATTGTGTTGTATTTTGGTTGAAATCAACAACTTACATGAATTTGGAGATATTTATAAGTAAGGTCGGTATAATAAGTGTTCCAAGTAACACCTTCTGCAACAGCAGAAAAGAATGTAAAACATTTATGTAAAACCAACGTGAGAGTTCAATGAAAACAAAGTCTAAGGTTGGCGTCACTATGATGATCGTCTGCTGCGTAATGCTTGCATTAGCGTTTGCAACGCCATCATTAAATCGTAATGACGTCATGAAAGATGTGTTGTATTCGTCAATATCCTGGGTTGAATCTAAGGGTAAACCGAATGCAAAGTCGAGAGATGGTTCAGTAGGTATCGTTCAAATAAAACCAGTAATGGTAGCAGAGGTTAATCGAATCTGTAAAATACGAAACCTTGATAAGAAATTTACACTCAAGGATCGCCTTGATCCTGAAAAGTCCAAGGAGATGTTCTGGATTTTTCACGAGTTCTATGATGATGACATTAATTGGGACTCGCTGTCAACAGCAGACCTTGAAACGTTAGCCCGAAGATGGAACGGCGGTCCAATAGGACACCGAAAACGTTCAACGAAAAAATACTGGAAACGAGTACTAAATCGAATTAACTTGGAGATGGAGACTCGTAATTTTAGCGAACTGTAAGACAATCTAGGTGGTGAAGGCACATTATACTGACCAACTTTGCCTTCACCACCTATTATTATAAGTTTTGCCTATATTTATCGTAAGAAAGTCATTGGAAAAATTTGCTTTTGGAGAAGTTATTGATTATATTGGAATACATAACCATGTTCATATTTGTCCTCCTGTTTGCATGGATTACGCGAAGTGAGATAGAATCGTATGAACACCGAGAAAATGAAATTGATGCGCTGAAGACAATTATGCATACATCACTAGCACACAACCCGAAGATTATCTCGCTCGTACATGACATTGCTCAGAACGGGATTGAAAGTGGAATTTCAGACTATGCCGAGATAGTTCAATTAACAGAAAACTCTACTACTAACAGAAAGTGATGTATTATGGAACTTCATAATAAATCTAAGAATTTCCAAGAAAAACTAGTTTCGCTGTTGGAGTTCCTTCATATAAATCCGGTAGGAACCCGAGATGAAGCTATGAACAGTCATAATAAAGAAGAGTTCATTAACAAGTTTCTACACATCTACACCCAGCATTCAATGGCCGATCATATCATAAATGAAATTGATAAAATGTTCAAAGAATCAGAGACAGAAGATGCTGACTACTATTTAGAAGATTTAGCTGGGGAAGAAGATGAAGACGCACCATACGATATATCCATTGAAGTTTTGATTTCGCAGATTTCGTCACATCTGTATGCGATGAACAAAGAGAGTAATTTCACTCCGACAGGATTCTCAATCAACACTAATGCGAACGGGGTAGTTGAAATTCGCATTCTACCCGAAGACCATGGCAACGATAAATGATTATATGGATTGGGTAATCCAACTAGAAAGTAATCTTAACGAGATAGGAATTGAATTTTCACAATATGACGAGTTCTACATCAATCAAGCAATTTTGTTCATCGAGGGTATAGTTAAAGAACAAAACTTTGACAACCACGCCTCAATAACAGAGACGCTACTTGATGAATATTTACAGAATGCTTTGCATCTACACGCACACGATCAGAAAATGATAAATTATTACACAACGTTATCGGAATATTTACGACGACGATTTACTCCAAAACGCTTGGAGTCTCATAAGAGAAATCGCAAAAGACGGTAATGTTTATTTTTTGGTATTGCAATAATGGTAAGGTATACAGATGGGTAAGGATTATCGCCACAAGGCGAAGAATCGTTTCCGCCGATATGATGACGACGGATTTGCTGGTATGCGTAAGTTGGAGTATTATGATCCATCAAAGGCAAGAAAACAAAACAAGATCAACATATCACAGTTGTCACCACTAGATGAAGAAGACAGTGGATTGTCTTTCACCGGAGACAACACAACTGATGATAGTGATCAATTAACGATAGACTAACATTATGGTAAAATTAGTTTCATCAACTAGGCCATCGGAAGACCTAGAGCGGCGAGGTATTCTAACACCAGAAGACCTTATAGTTCATTGTGCTAGAGTGAGCAATCCCAAAAATCAATTCAACACAGCCACTGGTGATAAACTAATCAAATATCTGATGGAACATCATCACTGGTCTCCATTTGAGATGGTGTCAATGACAGTTGAAATTCAAACGTCTCGGGCAATCTCAACGCAAATCTTACGGCATCGTTCTTTTTCGTTTCAGGAATATAGCCAACGCTATTCGTCCGTAGCTAATGTAGAAGACATCTCAATACGAAAACAAGCCGACAAAAATCGACAAAGCAGCTCAGAAGAGTTTGATCCTTGGTTGACTTCCTTAGACAAGTCCACCACTGCTGCAACAGCAGAATACATTGAGGCGGGAATGCGTTTGTATGCTGAGATGATTGAAGCTGGTGTTGCTAAGGAATGTGCTAGGATGGTTCTTCCGTTAGCATCATCTACGACGTTATACATGAGTGGCACAGTTCGCTCTTGGATTCACTACTTACAACTACGGTGCGCCGATGATACTCAGCTTGAGCACCAAGAGATAGCTATACAAATCAGGAATATATTTATAGGTAAATTCCCAATAATATCAAGTTGTTTATGGAACGAGGCGGAGTAAATAATGCGTCAGGATCATTGCAATCAGAATATAAATTTTTTGAAGAACATGTCTTATTCAATTGGGATATGATTCAAGATGATCCACAACATTTTGTTAACAGCAACTCACTTTCTATGTCCGAAAAGCTAGAGCAGTTGTATACACTCCTTATTTACTTTCTTGATCTTGAAGATTACAAGGCATGTCAAGTCATCAAGAACCAAATTGAAATGGTGAAGGTATCATATCGAAACAAGGACATATCTCAAAAAGGTTTCTAGAGTTATGAAAACTAAGAACACAGTGTGGTTTGGGTTGCCACTTGAAACGATAAAATCCATAAACGATCATGAGTCAATTCTTTCAATGACGATTGGTGACTCCGAATCAATACTCTTCGTAGATGCAGATCAATCTAAGATCAACATCATGTCCGACGTAACGTCTCGGTATCAGCCCCCGTACAAGAAAGCGTATGACGTCAAATACAGTTTTCAAGCGAATGCTATGCAAGACGTTGCGCATGACTTACCAACCGACGTTAACACCATCGTAATTGATAGCATCTTCGACACACCCGCGTACGAAGTTAATCATCAATATAGTTTCTTATTTGAAACGATTGATCATTTTGTCTCAATGGAAAACATACGAGACATCACGATACTCCTAACGCCGCATTCATCAACCCCATGGATTAACGTCTGCTATGTCTTCACGTACTTGTACGGAATCTACTCAGACCCCGAAAAAGTTACTAAACCAATGCAACTAAATTTTTCAATTGAAGCAAATAGGCTTCTCATAAACATCTCTAAAACGTAAGGAGTCATACCATGGTATTTGGCCTTTTCATTGGCAGCGCAGTCACAGGAATTATTATGTGGCTATACTACAGAACCATTGTAAATAAAGTTGAAGATCAACAGATCACTATTCGAGAGTTACAGGAACAATGTTCTCGTTGCTCATCTATTCAAGAAAGCGTAGACCGTTTTGAACGTGGTAACACTACATCAATGCCAGACATGGTATTAGGTGATTCTACACTAACGAATGCAAACACTATTGCATCCCAGGTGAATGTGACCAATAAGCCAAAGTCAACGCGATCAAAGAAATCAAATCCCCAGCAAGAGTCTGCTACTCAATCATCGCGTTCCAAATCTAGGAATCGGCAACGTGCTGCCAACAAGCGTAAGAAAGCAGAAGCTCAAAAGTCGCTATTAAACGGGTAAGGGGGATATCGCTATGATGCTACGCGTTAACTACGACAATTACTTCACTCGTCATGGTTTTGTTGACACCGAAACTGGTAATAAACTATGGGAGTTTGATGTCATTACTCCATCGTGGAAGATAACTCCATGGGAACCTTTTGATGAATATGTAAATCCATTTGATAACCAACGTTGGTTTCCTCGTCCTGGAGATGTAACATATCCTCAACCATCAACTACACCGCATGACGAATTTGACAAGCTCAAACGGATGTTTAATGAAATGAAATCACCACCACCGACGCTCAAAGGAGATACTATGGTTTATACTACAAAAAGTTTAATAATAACAACAGACATTCCACATACGCATAGGCATCTACTCGTTGTTAAAGAATGTGATGTATTGTCCGTGGGAAATTGTACCACACGCACAGAGGTTAGATTTTTGTTTGCCATGCCTGGGTGTACTAAGGAATCAATTTCGGTTCATGCTCATCGTGATGGTGTTGGTAGCATACGAATAGTAATTGCTTCTGGCGTCAACACGATTGATATGTTCACAGACATTGATATGTTTACCGACGCGTTTCTAACCAACGTGAATATATCCGTTAACTTCAACCCGAGTGTAACGGCTAGTAAACGATTTGAGTTTGATCTAGATAAAGCACAGGGAAATTACGAGAACGGAATCGTAAGTGTCATAATCCCCACAAAATCTCTAGATAATGACAACAACTACAAGAAAATAGAGCTATGAAATAGCATTTATTGAATTTTGTACTATTTTTATGATGGCAAAGAACTGTATTCTACACGTGCGTTCTTTGCCATTGTCTTTTTGGTGAACTGTGGTAAGTTACCATGAGGTGACGATATTTATGTTCAAACGAACTCATGGCAGAAATCCACAATGATCTCAAAAATTTTTAGCTTACGGAACATCCTTTGGTTCTGTGCAATAGGACTTGCAACGTTTTCCGGCTACTATTCGGTGTATGGAATATCACAACTTTTTGCTAGTAGTACGACGTATTCAATCGTCGGCATGGCGATTATGCTTGAGTGCTCAAAGCTAGCTATAGTTGCATTCCTACATAAAAACTTCAAACAGCTATCGCGAACTCTAAAGGGCTATCTACTTACCGCAGCATGTGTCCTGATGGTAATAACCTCAATGGGAGTGTACGGATACCTAACGTCAGCTTATTCTGAAACTTCAAAGCGAATAGCAGATGCACAAGGCCAACTAACGCTGATAGACACAAAGATCGCACTATTTACATCACAACGAACTGCGATTGAAAACGACATTAAATCAACCAACGAACGCATATCTTCGTACGACAACATGAGATTAACTCAGGAGAACACGTTTAACCAACTGAGTTCATCTCGTCGTTCAACCCGATCACTTGACCGCCGGAATCAATCGCTGAGTGGTCAAATCGATGCATTGACACAAAACGTGTCAGCACTCAACGCGAAGACTTTAGCAATTACCGATTCTATAGCGGCATTGGAAGTCCAAAAGCTCAACATAGCTTCGGAATCATTTACCGCCGAGTTAGGACCTCTGATGTACGTGAGTAGAATAACGGGTCTTGATATGGACGTTATTGCAAACTTATTTATACTTCTACTCGTCAGTGTAATTGATCCGTTGGCAGTCAGTCTAATAATCGCAGTAAATGTTTTAAATCGTAAGCGTGAAAAGACACACGAGACCATTTCTGAAATATCCAACGATTTTGTAGGTGGTAAAGAACCACATTCTAGCAGCACCTCAGACACTGAATCTGATATACACACGCCCCTAGCTGATGATCGTCACCATGAGAAAGAAAACTCTGAGGTTGGTGAGGTTAATGAACAAATTTCTAATACTAATTTGGAAAAGTCAAATTTTTTTCGTAACATGTATTTAGAGGGCAGTTTGCAGGACATAGGTTCAACTGAAACAGTACATGAATTAAATGATGTAAATGATGTAAATGATGATACTATAGATACTGATACTGATACTAATACTAATACTAATAATACTAAAGCTATAGAAGAAGATAATAGTTTTATAGATACTGAAAGTACTAAAGAAGATGAAGATAATAATAGTAGTAGTAGTATAGTAGATAATACAGTAAACAATGTAAATGAAATTACTGATAGTAACATTTTAGATCAAAATGTGTTTTATGATGAGAAGAAGCGGGTAAATCGATCTTCAACTGGTTTATAGACTTTTTAAGTTATGAAAATAGTATCGTGTAAGAATAACAAATCTGATAGTAAGTACTTCAAAGGTAAGGTATGTCACGAAGAAATCCTTGTTGAAGATTCAGTGGTTAGTGCTTTATGTTGGAAGTGTTCTGCACAATTAGTTCCAGTAGAAGAAAAGAAGCCGTTGCATCCTGACTATCCTAGAGGTTGGGCTTTACTCAAACAGTTTGTTGATGCGGAAGGAAATGTATATCACAAGGGAGTTCTTCAGAAAGACTTGTTTGGTAAATTTCCACCCACTGATCTTCAGAAGAAGACTTCCACTAAGAAGAAATCTTCTCAGAAAAAAGATACGCTAGATGATAAAATTCTTGAAGAATATAGTATGAGGTTACAGATGGCAAAGAAGCGGGAACAAGAGAAGAAAGAGAAGCGTAAGCAGAGTTCTCAGAGACCACGGGTTGCTAAAATAATTCCTAGAGTAGTAGATAAATTATCAGTATATGAGGTAAGTGTATGAATGGAGACAATCTGTACGGTGACCCGATCTTTGGAAATGAGAAACATCAGCATCAACATGTAGCATCAACCCTCGTCTCTGACGAGCTAGACGATAAGTGGAAGAAGACTATAACTCAGCTTGATATGATGTTTGATGTTGACTCTAGCACTATATTCTTAGTCGGTGAAATTGTTGAAGGTACTATGTATGACGTTATTGCGAAGGTAAGAGCTATACTAAAACTCAGAAGCGAAGCGTCAAAAGATTCCCCGATAAATTTAGTTATAAACTCAGTTGGAGGAGACGTCTACGAGGTTTTAGGATTGATTGACTACATCAACAGTATGACTGTGAAAGTTAACACCATCTGCCGTGGGAAAGCATTCTCTGCGGCAGCTTTGTTATTGGCATGTGGTACTGGTAAACGTTATGTTTCCAAAAATAGTAGCATCATGGTTCACGAAATTTCAACCGAAGTCTTTGGTAAGTCTTCAGACATCAAAGTTCAGAACAAGCATCTTGCAACGCTTGATGCCGCTATGCTAGACTTGCTTACTTCCCACTCAACACAAGATAAAGAGTTCTGGCGTACCGCTACTGAGAAAGATTTCTATATGACGGTTGATACTGCGTTAGAGTACGGAATTGTTGATGAGGTATTATGATATTTTTCTATATTTTTATAGCTATTCTAGTTCTCGTATTACTGTTCTTTATTTATAACTTATATGGTAATGTACTCACCCTTCAAGAGGTTCTTGAAGATCAAGAGTCGGAACTTCAGAGATACTTTCAATTTTTAGAAAGTCTGCAAAATCAGATGGCAATTGATATTGCAGAGCTAGAGGAAATTGATCGCATTGGAGCATTTGAATCTGATGACGAAGTTGGTCACTTCTTTAGTGCGCTGCGTAGAAGTCATCTTACGATTAAAGACATGCTAGATGAGGCAATGCTTCCGGAGAGTGAGTTCATTGAGGAGGTAGCCAATGATCAAGACTAAACCGTCTGGTAGTAACTTCTACTTCACGAAGGAGACGGAGGAGGCTATCATAGCGTACAATAACTCCACCGATAATGTCGAACGAAACATAATCTATTCTAGGAAAATTCATCCAGCGTTACACAAACTTGCTGAGATTATGGTTCATCGGTTTAAGTTTGAATACCTAGACATGTCATACGACGACGCCAAGCACGAAGTGATTGCGTTCCTTTTTGAACGACTTCATAAATTTGATGATACTAAAGGTTTCAAGGCATTCTCGTTTTTCTCTATCGTCGCTAAGAATTTCTTGATGGCGGAGAACAACAAAAACTATGCAACTAGGAAGCGTCGAGAATCTGTTGATGCTATTGATAGTAGTAGAAATGTTGTCAATGAGGAACTACGTAGGGACTTCATAGAAACTCAAATGGATTTCATTGAAATGTTTGTGGAAGTATTAGACGAGCACATGTCGGTATTATTCCAGAAACAGATCGATCAACAGATTGTGGAGTCAATACTATACTTGTTCCGAAAACGAGAATCTATTGAAAATTTCAATAAAAAGGCTTTGTACATAATTATTAAAGAGAGAACCAACGCAAAACCTCAGCAGATCACGAGTGTTATAAAGCAAGTGAAGACGTTATATTCAAGATTATTAGCACTTTATGAGTGTGGAATTGACTTAACAAGCCTAGACTGGTATGAGGTGAAGCGTATATTTGATGGTACTGACGGTAATGTCTTTGGTGAAGCTGGAGACTTTAACGAAGAAACTGATTATGAATGATACGTATATGAGGATAAGAAATGGCTGGATTTGAGACCACTGTATTTGATCGTAAAAAGTTTGGGGATATTCTCAAGGAGATACATGCTAATCAGAAGCGTAGAAATACTCAACTTTTATCGTTCATCACCGATGTTCAACCACTTATAACTGATCTAGCGACAGCACAAGTTATACTTCCATACATTAGAGATTACATGGAAATTGTTGTCAGAAATGACGAACAACTTGTTAAGATGGCGGCCATAGCCCAGAGAATGATTTCCGCAAGTGCCGGAGCGGACGTTGGAAGTATGTTCTTGACGGAGGAAGAACGGCAAGAGATTGCAAAGCAGTTACAAGCTGCTGAGAATGAGTTGAACGATTCAATGAACACCAAGACGGATGTAGAGGATATTTCGGAAACATTAAAGAATATTAAAGATGGACAATCTGAAGATCACAGCGAACGGACAGAGTTATGAGTTTATGCCAGCGGAAGTTGTTTCCGTTGACTATGATTCGCGTGATGCAGACAACTTATACACGATATTATGTAAGTTTCTAAACTCATCCTCAGCAAAATCTCCCAACGATCTTATCCGAGCACGTGCTTTGAACTCAAACATCAAGCACATTCCAGTGTCGGGTGAGATCGTTTTTGTTTGTAAAGCTCCGACACCATACCACTCAGGTGCAAGTTTTGGTAGAGAATACTACTACACTAGCCCAATTTCAATACAATCCTCGGTGCATCACAATGGTTTGCCAGGTGCAAACAAAGTAAGTATTGACGGTAAGACGAAGGAACAGAGGATTAGCAACGCTACAACTGGTATACCTCAAAAACTTTCTGATAGTAAAATAGTTAAGGATCAAATTGATCCAGGGTTTCCAGAGAGAATTGACGTCCACCCATTACAGCCGTTTCCTGGAGACATCATATTTGAAGGTCGCTGGGGACAATCAATTCGGTTTGGCTCAAGCCCAGACACTAGACGACGATTCCCACAGCCTCCTAACTGGGGAATTGGCACTGGTGCAACTGGTAACCCAGTTATGATTCTATCTAATGGTACTAACCCTCGAAACAAAAAATACAATCAATTTCACATTGAATCTCCCGATGATGACGACTCATCAATATGGTTGACGTCGGGGCAGTCGGTATCATTTACACCAGCCGCATCATATAGACCATCTGTCATTGATAAAGAAGTTGATCTCTACAAGAAAAACTCGTTCGGTGGGAATCAAGTCATATTAGCGTCAGATAGAATCATATTTAACGCGAAGGCGCAAGAGATAGTTGGATTTGCAAAGCAAGGTATAGGGTTTGCCACTGATGGATCGTTGGTGTTAAATGGCCGCCGCGTAGTTGAGATTGAAAGCGAAAGAATATCACTAGGATTTAATGCAACATCCCCAGTGATATTAGGTGACAGGATGATACAGTTACTATCTGATTTTCTTAATACGATGATTGACTTGAATAAGTCCCTGCTTCAGTTAACAGTTCCTACTGGCGTAGGGCCGTCTGGGATACCACTTAATAGCGGAGACTTTGTTGGGATTATCAACGAATTACAGAAACTTATAAATCAGTTGCCAAGGACAGCTAGTAAGTTTGCATTCGTAAATGAGTATGCAAACGGTCCATCTGATGCAGATAGGGAGAACTTTAAACAGCTCAAGGATAATCGTTTCGTGGTTAAGCCACAAGGCAAGCAGCGTGGTGATACTAATCGTGGTGTATCTTTTGAGAGTCTTGGATAATGGCTGATAACGAAAAATATAAGTTAGCGTTACTTGATCTTGCTAAAGCATTGAACGGTAGGTTGACGGCAGTTATTTCAACCCAAGCTAGAAATGCGGTGTCGGAAGTTGTTGCAGTAACAAACGTCTCTGCAAACGACAAAGTGTTAGATCGTCTTAACAATCCAACACCACAAGAGCGGACAAGACGACATGCTGAGTTTCAAAAGTTCATTGCACAGCAATACAAGATAGATTCTGAACTACCAGAGAAGCAACAGGCTTCAAGAACACTTATCTACGAAGTTAGTCCTCTAGTATCTGTCACTGGAACAAAGGCCACGGTTGTATTGGGAGTAAAGGTTAACGTCTACGTTAAAAGCTCGTTGGTAGCTACTGTCGCAAACGATACCACGTTTGCAAATTACGTCGGTGAAGTTCGTAATTTTGTTGAGCTAAAAAAATTCTTATCTGGGGTGCTAGCTGGGCCATGTAAGGAAAAATTTGATGTGTACTTGGCCGACGCCAACAAGACATTAAAGAGTCTAGGCGAAGATAAAGTGGAGAGAGGTATAGTTACTATACTTGATAGTATTAACATTCCGAACGATGATAATGGTATTCTTTTTTCACAAGTCAGTAGTACCTCTAACGCTCAAAATAACACCGCTCCACCACCAACTACACCCCAAACTGGTGGTTCGCAGCGGCAAGGACAGGGTAATCAATCCACGTCAACTGGTAATAGTGAAGATTCTCAGCCACCATCCGCACAAAACCAATCACGTCAGCCTTTTTTACGGATTGAATCCGTTGATGAATTATTGACTAGAGATGAGTTAGAAAAGCAGTTTATTTCTGTTAGGTTAGATTCGGAGGATACCGAAGAACTTCTCACTAGAGATTCTTCAACTACAAACATCACGGTTACGCCTAGTGGCGATGAAGATACTTCTGAGAAAGATTTACAGAATGTCACTAATGAACCGGAACAGAAGCCAAAGGACGTTCCTGCTAGCAAAAGTGTAAAGACTACACTTGAAACACAAACCGAAGCTCAACAGCAAGCCGAGCAGTCTGATGCATTGTTGAAGGAGAAGCCAAAATCAAAGAGTCAATCTTCTCCGGTTGGAGTAAGTGTTGCTGTTAGAGAAGAAGGCGGTATGCAAAACGCAAAGGAGGCTATAAAAGATTCTGATAAGCCCGAAGAGAAACCACCGATACCTCCGAAAGCAAAGTACTTTTTAGAATGGGCTAAGAAAGATGGGTATGACCCTAATGGTATAATCTATCGTGGTGTTAATCCGAGAGATTATAGACGAGGCACAACGCCTCCTGTGACATATGGGTTAGTTGAAACACGATACAAGAGTTTGTTTGATTATGGTGCTAACTTGAGTTCTGTGTTTAGCGGTTATTCCATTAAGTCCCCAGTTGATGTTGGGTTGTTGCTTAACTCTGGTGCAGTTGGTCTGTTCAACAAGAACATACCGTATCTATTTGGGGAGGGTTCTGAGACGCACTTAGTAATAACTCGCGCAAATTCCGTTATACGCAAATCTGAAGGTGGTATAGGCAACTTTAGTGCAGGGCGCGAGTTCAACGATGCGAATTGGGCAGCTAATCCACATTGGTGTGGTTTGTTTGTAAATTTTGTGTTAGAACGTAATGGGCAATATTCATCCGATGGTGACTTCATTGACATTACCGCGACGGGGGTAGCTGACAAATTATACTCAAAGTCCCCTTTCAATGCTATACCAAAGAAACTTACTAAACAGGAACGAACTAATTTGCTTACTAGGTTAGATGAATTGAATGCAGACACAACTGGTGAAACTGATACTGAGAAGCAGGAAATTCGTAAGAAGTTGGATGGAGAGGAAACGGTTAAACTCGCAAACACTGTTGCTTTGTTTGAGAAAGGATTTCACTGGAATGATGGTGGACTAACTCCAGCAGGAGTAAAACTCTTGGGTCTAATAAAGGATTGGCCTGGAGCTATCGTGGTACGTCGTCATAAGGGGAAAACGAGCGGTCACACCGAGCTTTTACTTCACATGTCGTCCTCGGGTGCTATTTATACTATAGGTGGTAACACTGGATTAGCAGATTCAGACGGCAACGGTTCTGAGTACGGATTTAAGAAGTACGCATCTATATCAGAATTTTGCTCAAAGGGTACATATTCAAAATTTTACGTGATTAAGCGTGGTACAAAGGCACCGTATACAAACGGTATAGGTGTTAGCGTCAAGAAGACTGAAACTTACAACAGATATGTTTCGGAACTTGACAAGAAGAATCCTGAACTGAATACTTCCACATTTAACATTTTGCGAACTATAATGGAGACTTGATCATGTCAGGTTCAACAGAATTACTACTAAAACAAATCAGAAAGATTGTACGGGAAGAGGTTGAGATGGCGGTTGAGAAGATCGTCAACGAGAATGCCAACAAGGTTAAAAGCTCAATGGTTACGGTATTAAAGGAAGTTCTTGCTCTTAAGAAGAAACAACAAGGTGCTGTTAACGAAAACTCAAGTAAGAAATCGGAGCAATACCGAATTGCAGACATGTTGAATGTTCCTAAGAACACAAAAAATGTAAAATCTAATACTAAGAAGCCATCTAGTAATGGTTCACTATTTGATGCTAAGCGCGATAATATGCCGAGTCAGATTGCTAGTATATTGAACGAGACTTTTGATGAGATTCGTTCGGGTAAGACGGATCGAGTGATGGGAGATAATACTGGGCCTATGGCTATGATGGCTGACTATGGTCAGTATGACGACGTGGCTGGTTATTATCAAGAGGATCCATCTGCGTATATGAGTCAGGGAGGTAATGTCGATGACGGTACAATTTATATGACGTCAAATAACGTTCCAGGTGCCACGATTCATTCAATGTATTCTGACGACATGCACGACGACTTTGATGTTGATCAGAATGTTAATGATCTGTTTGGAAAAGATTTTAAAGCTATTCTTGATAAGTCAATGACTATTAAGAGAGGATAACGTAGTTAGGAGATAGATCATGGCATTTAGGAGAAAGACGACAATTATCAATCCGGATAATGATCGTCGCAACCCAGAACAAGTTAAACCTATTGGGATTCTAATACCGTTTAATAACCCTAATGGTATATTTCCATTGAGCTACACCACTCGAATGCAGATGTTTTCTAATTTGAAAAATTTGCTATTAACCGCGAAGGGAGAGCGATTCTTTCAACCAGACTTTGGTACTGACATAAAAGGTGTTCTCTTTGACAACATCACCGAGACTGAAGAATTTGAAAATCGTCTGCGGGGTGAAATTGAAAGTGCTATTACGCTGTGGATGCCACATCTGATAATTCAATCCATTGATGTTAAGTTGAATGCTGACGAACTTGGTAGGGTGGACGACCCGTCACATGCAGTCGCAATTTTTATAAATGTTTTGATTTCCGGTACGAACATATATGTTCCAGTTCGGCTATTTATATCGGAGAGTGCTGAACTTAGAGTAGAAGAACTCGGGGTGTAATTATCATGGCAGATTTAGTAAAACGCGATATACGGTATCTCAATAGGGACTTTGGATCACTCCGACAGGCTCTCATTGATTTTACCAAAAACTACTTTCCAAATTCCTACCAAGACTTCAATGAATCATCTCCAGGTATGATGTTCATTGAAATGGCGGCTGCGGCTGGAGACGTATTGTCTTACTATACTGACGTAGCACTTCAAGAGGGTATGATTCTCAACGCTAACGAGCGTCAAAACATCTTCAATATTGCTCAATCTCTCGGCTACACGCCAAAGACTTCAGTAGCCGCTAACGTTACGCTAGAAGTATTTCAGATAGTTCCAGCCATAGGTAGTGGTACAAACAATCGTCCAGATTGGAACTATGCTGTAGCAGTTGAACCTGGTATGCGTGTCGGGCATAACAAAAATTCCGACATTGAATTTAGAACTATTGACTATCTAGATTTTAGGTTTAGTAGTAGTTTTGACCCTACTGAAGTTACGGTGTTTGAGGTTGATGACTTCACGAACGAGCCAGTATTCTATCTCTTAAAGAAGTCTACGCGGGCTGTCTCTGGGGTGTTGCGTACTGCGCAGTTTGATTTTGAATCTCCGAAACCGTATGATAAGGTGATATTAAGCGATCAGTCGGTGATTGAAGTTCTATATGCTATGGATTCAGAAGGTAACAAGTGGTATAATGTTCCATTTTTGGCACAAGACACTATCTTTGAACCAGTTCCGAATATAGCTAGGAACGATAGGTCTCTGTCTGCCCATAGAGATGAGACTCCATACTTGTTGAAGTTGAGAAGAATTTCAAGGAGGTTTACTACTCGACTTTATGATGATAACAGATATGAACTTCAATTCGGCGCGGGTGTATCGGACTTGGATGATGAAATATTGATACCTAATCCAGACTTGGTTGGTAGTTCATTATCTGGAATTGAGTCGTCAACAAGTATTAACATTGATCCTTCTAACTTTCTTTATACCAAGACGTATGGATTGGCTCCATCTAATACCACTTTAACGGTGTACTATACTCGTGGCGGAGGTGTTAAGGATAATGTTCAGTCCGACACGTTGACGAGAATCCTATCTAGGACAACGGTGCTAGACCCTAGTGGCCTAGACAATACTCTTTACTCCCAAGCAGTATCATCGCTTGCGGTCACCAATCCGTCCCCAGCGACGGGTGGCTCTGACGGTGAGACTGTTGAAGACATACGACAAAATGCTCTTGCTAGCTTCGCATCGCAGAATCGAGCGGTTACAAAAGAAGATTACATTGTCAGGGCATATTCTCTACCTCAGAAATACGGATCAATTGCTAAGGCATATATCACAAAAGATACTCAACTAACAGATGAATCAGTATTCAATAGCGACAGAGTTTCCAATGATTTGGCATTGAATTTTTATGTTCTTGGTTATGATGCCAACAACAATTTAACGACGATAAATAATGCTACCAAGGAAAACTTAAAAACATATATTAACTATCATAGAATGCTAACAGATGCCATAAACATAAAGGATGCATACATCATCAACATTGGTGTTGAGTTTGACATCATAACTATGCCGGATCAGAATGGTAATCAAGTAATTTTACGTTGTATTGATCGTCTTAAGAAATACTTTGATATTAATAAGTGGCAAATAAATCAGCCTATAATCATAAGCAACGTGTACACTGAGTTAGATAGAGTGGAGGGTGTGCAGACAGTAGTGAATGTTAAGTTCACCAACATATATGATACGACCCGTGGATATTCACAACACGCGTATGACATGACTGCGGCAACCAAGGACGGTATAATTTTCCCATCGCTTGATCCTTCAATATTTGAGATCAAGTATCCAGATAATGACATTATAGGTCGTGTGAGGGCATTCGGATGATCTACCTACTATATCCACAATTAGACACGACAATCTATGAACGAGAGAAGACACAAAACTCTGGTTTAGATTCTCTGTTGGAAATCTCCCATATTGCCGATGTTATAAACGCATCAACGTCATCTTGTTATAACTCTAGAGTGATATTAAAGTTTAATATTGATGATGTGGAGGATAAAGTCAATGCTGGTCTCATAACTAGTGCATCGTACTATCTTGCATTGCGAACTGCTGTAGTTGAAGAGATTCCATTTGAATATAAAATTTACGCATATCCCTTAAGTTCGTCTTGGTACAATGGAACTGGTAGAGTGGGTAATAGACCTACAACTACTGATGGTGCGTCCTGGCAATATCGTACATCAAAGGTGGTTGGGACTGAATGGGACATACCACCTCAAATTGCTACGTATGAATGGGATGAAATTTCGGATACATGGGCAGACGCCGACTTGCTATTTGGAACTAACTTATCAATTTACGTTACATCGTCATATTGCACTAATGAAGGTGGTGGAACTTGGTGGAATTATGACGGCCTAGAATGCACCCAATCATTTTCATACGAGACATCAGATGTGTATATGAATGTCACTCAGATAGTTCGTAAGTGGATCACTGGCTCAGGACGTATTGACAACGATGGTATGATATTGATGTTTGATCGTGCAACCGAAACGTCCAACCACAGTCTCTCTAGCTTAAAGTTCTATTCAACTGACAGCAATACTATCTATGTTCCTCGTCTTCATGTTATTTGGGATGACTCTGTCTTCTCCACTGGAAGTCTTACTCCGGTGGATTTGAGTAATACTGTGATTGATGTTAAACTTAAGAAGTATTATTCAACTAGAGAACGTGTTAAGATTCCAGTCTTGGCATACAAACAGTTTCCAAACAAATCGTATGCAACGTCATCATACTTTACACAAAGGTATTATCTTCCAACGTCGTCCTACTATGAAATACGTGATGCACATACGGATGAAATTATTGTACCGTTTAATTATACGGGTAGCAAGTTGAGTTGTGACTCTAATGGAAACTATTTTAAATTCTGGATGAGTTCGTTACAACCCGAGCGATTTTATAGAGTTGTTGTTAGAGTAGAGACCGAGGGAGGATACTCGGTCAGTCAATTTGATGGTGGTTACACTTTTAAGGTGGTTAGGTGATGCGTTTAGAGGATTTCTTGTTTGCGGAGCAAATTGATGAATCTGTATCTAGGTATGTTTTGGAAACATACCCAAACTTGTCATTTTTAACATCCGAAGAATTTTACAATTTCTTTGATTCTCAAAATGTTGTTCTAGTTAAAGATGCTGAGTTTTCGCTGACCGAACGGCAGACTCTTCTACAAAGATTTAAGGACTTCAAATCTTCTACCGACTATGCTTCTATGAAGAAGTACATTCAGTATCAGAAGAAAATACGTGAAGCCTTGAAAGTTGGAGATATACCATCAGCAACTACACTCCTTGAATCAGTGAATACCTTGGCCGCCGACCCATTCTTCACATTCATCGCAAGAAAACTTATAACTGGCTCCGATAGTGGTGAACTACCATCTGAGCGAACTATGATAATTCTTGATGAGTTGATGCGCCAGAATCAAGCCGACATTGACAGGGAAGCCGATGTTGTTCGTGATGTAGATGGAACGATACAATCATTCAAAAATTATTTACGAAACAAGGGATCGCTGAAAGTGAATTTGGTAGATGAGCGTTATCTAACGGAGTCGTTTAGATATGTGGTTGACACCGAATTTAAACAAATTGATGAAGCAGTTGACGCTGAAATAAACATCTTAAAGAAGGCAGCCGACCTTACTAACATAGGCGGAGACGTCGGTAACTTAACCGAAGACCTAAAGAAGTTGATTATAGAAAATAGCTCTTCTGTGCCAGCATTGCAAGCTAAGGTGGAAAGTCTTCAAGAGATAGTAGATTCTCTACAGGAGGTTGTTGAGCTGAAAGACTCATCGGTGGATGATCTGTTGAATGTCATAGAAGAGTTGTCTAACCGACATAATGATGCGCTTAACGAAATAGATGTTAAGGATCAGACCATTCTTGAGTTGAATAATACCATAACCGAGACACTAGAGGAACTTCAGAGAAATGTATTGTCTCAGCTTGAAAACAGCGGGGATTCGTTTGATGAACTAGCGGATAGGTTAGAGCAGCAATCTAAGGAACAGCAAGAGGCTGCTGAGAAGAATCTTCAAGCGTTTAAGGATGCTATAAAATCTATTACAGAATCGCTAGCACCAGAACCAGAGAAGCCGGAAGCTAAGGAAGACGATCCTCCTGAAGAAAAACGTCGTAAGGAGAAGGTAGCAAAGGCACAGGATATGTGGGACAAAGTGAAATATATTCACAGTCGTCCGTTATTTGGTTCGCCTACCTTAGCGGGAGGAGGTGGTGGTGACACGTCGGTTTCGGCTCTAGAAAAACTTGTTACCTTACTTGGTGGAAAACTTACTGAGAAAAACAAATACGTTGATTATAACGGAACGTTAGCAAGTCGTGTCTCACAAGTCTATACATGGAATACGGTATATAAGCCGCAGTTTAAGGCATTGATTACGTTAGGCAACATAAAGACTGAGGCGGATGCTAATATTGTCATCTCTATCGTGGATAGCTTAACCACTACGCCTGACGCAGAGAAGCCAGTACGTAACTTCTTGTATAATTCTCAAAAAGATGATGTCTTTGATAAGTGGAGAGACGATGTTAACCGAACACGGGGCGTGAATGCTCCGAAGGTTAGAGATATTTGTGGACTTCTCGGAGTTCAATATAGTGAGTCATCTACCGTTGCTATTGAGAAGGCTCTAAGTAATGCTTCATTTGACACTGTCATTGAAGTGTTAGGAATTGTTAACGAATTTCAAGATAAAAACTATTAATGTCAAACTTCGTATACAAAAATATTGATCAGATACTTAGTGATGACTTTCCTAAGAGAGGTATTACTACATCGCTAACAGACCTAGAGTTACTACAAAAACAGTTTGTAATTCCGGAGTTTGAAAAGAATGGTATTGATCCTATTACTAACGAAAAGGAATTTTTCGTAGAGTTGCACGTCTTCCTGAATAACTTGGCGTATGTCAAGACAAACTATGACGTGCAAACGTACTCCGTTATTCCAAGTGACCCCAATCCGCTTATACAATTTGAAGTCCATAAAGACATCAGAGATATAAACATACCATCGGGAGAATATAAGGTAGTTTACAATCTGTTGCGCAATCTTGTTGGTGGTAATGAGTCGCAATCAAATCTGTTCATTTCAGAAGTATCCACGGATCGTAGAGAACTTAAACTTTCGTTAGCAAATCCAGATTCAGAGTTAGCTCGTCGTCAACTTGCTAGATTTGTTATAGAGACATTGAAGCCCAAGACATTTGTTCCCCCGATTGCATTAAACTTCGGTGAAAATAAAATTCTTGATGTTATCAATGTGACGAGCGATGGTGATCCAACGAGTTTCTTCGTTAAATTGTATGAACCGCTACCAGTTGAACTAGATACCTACTTCATTTGTTGGGTGTGTGTCCGGCTGATGAAACCATATATTGACTCTGTTCAATACATAGATGAGCAGTTGGAGTCTCCTGTTAATTACATCAGTGGGCCGAACTTTGAAGTAGATTACGATTATTGGATTACTACTGAGACCGAATATAAGTCATGGTCTTCTATACTCTCGGAGAATGTACAAACATCTGAGCAATTAGTAAACAGGTATATATCTGGATCAAGTTATCCAGTTGAGCTGAATATTGATTTTACCGATTTTAGAAATTTCATATACTATTCAAACGCTAGAGATCGAGTTGAAAATTTCATCTACAAGATGGAGTTACTTGAATACTATCGTAATGAATTGAATCGGATAAATTCAATAACTGGATCAATCTCTACAAACAGAGTCAAAGTTCAGATGTTGAAAGATAAGCTCATTTCTGGGTTTGATTCTTTTGAGAAGTATCTGTATTACAACTCAACTGGAAGTTTTAACTACACGTATCAAGTGAGTGCGTCGGTTGTACCATATCCTAAATACGAGTTAGCATCAACGGCGAGTAACTATCATATTGCAACAAAAGAAGGTAAATTTTCTTTCTATACGAGTGGTTCTAATGAAGTTCTTGATTGGATTGATGACATCCTAGATAAGGCGGATGATTATGACGCTACAAATTATTACGCTCTTGCTAGAGCACTTCCAGACCACATTAGGGATGATTCTGAAAACGACGATGCAGTAAGATTTGTTAATATGCTAGGTCAGCATTTTGACGTTATTCTTCTGTACATTCAACATCTTGAGAAAAAAAGTCTTCGTGAAGAGCATCCCATGGCAGGGTTGTCTCAAGATTTGATTTATGAAGTGACTAGGAATATGGGATGGACACTTACGCATGGAACATCGCATAAAGATTTATGGGAGTATGCTCTTGGAATAAGTGGTAGCACCGAGCCAATTTGGACTGGTAAAACTACAGTGAACAAGTATCTATCCAAGACTTACGAAGAGCGTACTAAGGAAGTTTGGAGAAGAATCTTAAATAATCTTCCTTACATATACAAGACCAAGGGAACTTCTCGTGGACTTCGTGCACTGTTGGCGGCATATGGCATTCCACAGACGTTATTAACTATTAGAGAGTTTGGTGGCCCAGACAATGCAGATTTAGGTATTAAGCCAAGAGCCGAGTGGGAAAAGCATACTTATTTTCTGAATTTTCATAGTTCATATCCGTTACCAACTCAAACTCAATATGTTAGCGTTCCTTGGGAGCGTGTACATGGTACGACGGGATGGCAATATCCAGACGCTATTGAATTTCGTTGGAAGATGGAGACGTCAGACAGATATGCTTACTCTAACGATCCAATACAAACCATTTTACAAAAAAATTCTGGCAGTAGAGTTGATTGGTTTGTCACCGCGCATCGTACTGGATCGGATACGGAAAAGGGAAACTTAAACTTTTATATTGGCGACGGCACAACATATCTAACCGCGTCAATTACAAATGAATACTTGTTTGATGATGTTCCTCTGAACATTCTCATACGTCGTTCTTCTAAGAATGACTCAACTTCAGCAGAGCAAGTATATGACTTTATACTTAAGACTCAGAAGTACGGAAAGATTGCAGTAGAACGTTCAGCTTCGGTAGTTGTTAGTGGTTCATCAATACCAAACACACAACGAGCGTGGGTTTCAAACGGTACATTATTTATAGGTTCTGGGTCTAACAGCCAAACTAGTAATATACTTTCTGGATCAATATTTGAATTACGTTATTGGTCATCAATACTACAAGAGTCTGCATTTGATAATCACGTGTTGGCTGCACGTGCATACAACGGAAACAGCTCTACGTCTTCATATTATGACCTCCAAGCTCAATTTAAGTTCTGGCAACCTTTTGATGCTGCCACTACATCAAGTTTGAGAAGTACACATCCCGATCAAAGTAAGAGAGCGTTTGAATCTTCATCTAAGAATGCAACTTTCATTGGTTTTACGTCTAGCTCATTTGAGTCAACCGTGGAGACATATAACATGGAAGTTGCTACCGTTGGTAATAACACTCCATTTGCGGAAAAGGTTAGAATTGATTCTGGTTCGTTAGTAGGGGGATTGTCTATTGATACATCTTCTGAAGTTTCTGCGTTTGATACGTTCTCAGTTGATTCAAACAAGTTGATGGTTGCATTTTCTCCGCAGTCTATAATCAACGAAGACATATATGAAGCTATTGGTAATACATCAATTGATGACTACTTTGGTGAATATGCAAACATCCAGGCGGATGATTATTCTAGGTTAAAGTGGTTTGCTCGGGAGTATTGGAAGAAGTACGAAAACAAAAATGATTTTACCGCATACATTCGGTTAATGTCCATTTTTGATTTTAGTGTTTTTGAGCAAATTCGTCAAACAATTCCAGCGAGAACGAACGAGATTCTTGGTTTAGTTGTAGAACCAAACATTCTTGAACGATCAAAGGTTCGTATAAGTAAGGGAATATCTGCATCTTCTCCATCTGAGACGTCTTTGCATACAACAGAACTTTCAGCATCGTTGGCAGTAGCATCCGGCGTATTGCATTCAAATACTGGCGTAATACGGATAGGATTTGAAGATGAAAGTGAGTACAATGAATATGATGGTGAGGCGGAGATAGGACCTTCATTTGAGTCAGACGTCTACGCTCCAGTTAATGCTGATGTTGACTATAATGTTCAGCCGTCGGGAAGACTTAATCAGCACACATTTTTCATAAGTGAATCGCGTCGTAGACCTTCGGTAGTAACTAATTTTAATCAGTTGAACGGTAAACTTACAAACCCAACGCATTCAGTTCTAATGTATGCTAGGAATTATTCTGGTAATTTAATACAACAAGATGCTATTGCGACTGGAGTTGATGCTACGATTTACGATTTTGCTGAGATAGACACCAACTTCACAGTGACCTATCAACGCGACAACGTGTATAAGTCTACGACACTTACCGAAGACATTGGATATGGATATGGGTGGACTACTGCTAGTAACTCCGATGAGAAGTCTTCTCTCCTGTTTACTACCATAAAAAATTATCGTAACGATATTTATTACAGGGCGTATCAGTTCTTTTACAGCAGTAGCTCGGATATTGTTGGTGGTAACTACGCTTCGGCTTCATACATTACCTCTAGCGTTTTGAATCCTGCTACATTACCTAAATCAATACAAAATCACAGATTTTTAGGATGTAAGGTAACAGGGCCTGGTATAAATCAAGATACTAGATCAACTCCCGACGGTAAGGCTGTCATTGAAAAGTACTTTGTTTCGGCAAATCAAATTACGCTAGACGGTGGTATGGACACTAACACAAACGGAAATATCACAATAGTCTGATATTTATGAGTATACGCCAATCAAACCAATTTTGTAGTGAGGAGAATTCACATGGGTTATTTAGATAATACGTCAATTACCATTGACGCAATTTTGACTAAGCAAGGTAGAGAATTGCTAGCAAAAGGTAGAAATCAATTTAAGATTACACAGTTTGCTGTAGCCGATGATGAGGTTGACTATAGCTTGTACAATCCAGCACATCCGCTGGGTTCCAACTATTATGGTGTCGCTATAGAAAGTATGCCAATCACAGAAGCGGTTCCAGATGAAACACAATCTATGAAATACAAGTTGATTACTTTACCGAAAGGTACTAATGCTATACCTTATGTTGCGGTAGATAATTCTTCTGTCACGCTGACCGCAGGAGTTCCTATTACTACGGCGAACGTAATGCCTCGCACACAGTTTAATGGTACTGGTATACCAGACTCTACGAATTTGAATGGTACGTTGGGTTATACTGCTACGCTACTAGATAGTACGTATGTGACATTATCAGCAGCATCAGTTGTACCTGGCTTGTCATCAAGTCCTGTGATGAACTTTGCAGGAGATTCGGAAACTGCAAATTCCGTATCCGTAATAGGATTAAACTTTATAGTAACACCTTCTGGAAAAGCGAATAACATTGCTACTGCTAAGTCAACAAAACTTATCATAACTGGTAATGAAACTGGTGGTCGCATTGTTATCCCAATAACCATTAATCCGCGTCCAACTAACTAAGTAAATTGAATAGGAAACATTCATGGCGAAGCAAAAATCAAAAGTATTCTATCCGGTTGGTAGACCATTAGGTCCTGACGGTGATCCTATGCGTAATCCCGAGCGGATTGTGTATACTAGAGGATTGTGGTCTGACAGCTCTGGCGAATTGATGACATTTTACACTAGTTCAACACAGAACACTTCGTCACGTAACTATTACTATGAAGTGTGGAACTCAGCATCTGCTGACTGTGATGAAGTACAAATGTTCTCCGTTGCGTATGGTAACTTCTTCGGTTCTGGGTCTAGTAATTCTGGCGGGGAGTCTGATGACACGCCTTCACGTGCAATTTACTCTCAGTATAGGCTAATGTGTCTTGATCCAGGAACTAGAAAGTTTCAATTAGCTTCGGGAACTGATATGAATCACATTTATGTGGTGAACTTCAATCGTCAGCGCGTGGGTGATAAACTTGATCCTGGGAATTTTGAGCTTGCCATCGCCGAACTTAATGGTGGTTCATTTGCAAACAATTTGTTTACTGGAAGTAATGTCGCAGTGTCATCATCAAACAAAGTAATCACATTGATAGATGATTCCGGTGACGCTTCCGATAGTCTAGGATACGGTGGGGTTCCATCTCCAGTGCGAAATTTGGTCAGTGGTAGTATAGCTAATGGTGTGTATAACCCATCGAGTCCAGTATACTACGGTTTGGTGTATGCCGACATGGGGACGATAGTAATATCCGCCGACATGCTAAACGCTAGTGCATCATTCAATACCGTAACTGGTAGTGGTGTGACTGGTGATAACGCTATGAAATTGTTTAAGTCAATCAGTGGTTCTGCTGTTATTGGGACTGGATTCACAGCTCGTGCAGTTGATATTAAAGAACATGACTTTTATTTCTGTAGGGTTGAAAATGGTGCTATGAACTATTCAAACAATCCAACCTTTGTTAGCGGAAGTGATGGGTTTCTGAGTAATTCTAGATTTGAAAATGAGCCAACTACATACATAACGTCTGTCGGTTTGTACGATGACTTCGGTAGGTTACTTGCAGTAGCAAAGCTAAGTCGTCCAGTTAAGAAAGCATTCAATCAAGAACTGTCGTTTACTATAAATTTAGAATATTGATTTTATGACACAAGAGCAAATATTGTTGAGAAAAAGTCTCCGTAATGGTAAGACTTTTACTCCATTTAATGAGGATTCGGACATATCTGTGAACCAGAAGGAGGTGTTAACTGCACCTCTGTGGTCAAACAGTCAATCTTCACTTGTGACAATGTTTACAAGTTCTGCGCAATCTGCAAATCAAAAACGATACTATTATGAAGTCTTCAATAGCCAGTCAAGTGTTCAAGGGGCTGAGGCGCAATTTTCGGTCGCCTATGGAGATATGGCTGGTAGTGGTAGCTCAACTGGTTCATCGGGTGTTAACTTATATGATTATCCGACGAAGGCTGTCTATGCTCAATATAAGCAGCTACTACTTCAACCTGGAGATACGATATTCACATTTGCAAATGGAGAAACTTCAGAGTACGTCTACATTGTGAATGTGAACAGGGCTAGATTCAAAGATAGAATGGACACCAAAAATTGGCAACTATCAATTGGTATGCTAAACTCGGGTGGTCAAATTGCTATTACTGGTTCTCAAAATGTTATCACGTTGATTGATGATTCAACTGCGGCTACCACTGAACTTGCACAGCAAGGTGGTAGGGTTTACAACATTCGTAGCGGATCAATAACTAATGGAATTCATACTGCGGACACCACCCCATGGGGGTTGTTCTATCCAGATCATGGCGTCATCGTCTTAAACGGTAAAGCATTAGATGCTTCGGCCTCTTTCAATACTGGTAGGACGCCTGCAACTGCAAGTGGTGCGAACAACGCACTTAGAATTTTCACAGCTATCTCTGGAGCAGCCGCTTATTTAACAGCATCACTTGGATTTCAAGGCCGTACGAGTGAAGTTCTGAGTTCGACATATTACTTCGTTAGACTATTCAATGGTGAATATAATTACAGCACAAATCCTAGCTTCGTGACTAGTAGTGCTGGTATCGTGAAGTTTGATTCTATGGTAACAAATCCAGTGGTGTATCCAACGATGATTGGTCTGTACAATGATAGTCAGCAACTACTTGCTGTCGCTAAATTAAGTAAGCCCATCGCTAAATCGTTTGATACTGAATATGTAATAAAAGTTAAATTAGACTATTAATATGATACTGTATGGCAACGAACACTAAGACGATACAAGAGATTCAAGACGCTAGAGACATAGCTCTTATACGCGGAGATGTCTCCACTGCTAATCAGCTCCAAGAGTTGTTGCAGGAGATAGTGCCTTCTGGTGAAGTATCTCCTTTGTCAACATCAATAGGTACTAATGTGATTGACACACAATTGCGTCAAAGTCCGTTAACAACGTTACCAACAGTATCGTCTCAAATATCAACTGCAAACATAAGCACAACGCCTCAAATTGGAACTGCACCGAGTGCACCTATGAACATCGGAACGATAACATCTCCAGATGGTGGATGTGTCTATCGGTACTCATTTGGGTGTCCAGTGTTTTCACGTTATCAGCGTGATGCTTCATGTATGGTGTTGATACCAGTTTATAGAACATGTTATCTTCCACCTTCTGTCTTAAACAAGACGTCGTTACCTACAAGTGAATTAGTCGGTTATTTTGAGATAACTGGTTATACGAAGTCCATGTTGGATATACAGCGAAATTATATAAATTCTGCTGGAGTTACTGGAACTAGAACTATTGACGGTCGTCGCTTAGACAGTGATGGTCTTCGTCAATCAATTCTTGATCTAGCTGGATTTAAAACCTTAGGTAACTGGATGCCAGACCAAGGTGGAATATTCCGCCAGACAAACACGCAGTTAAACATTGAAACAATCATTAACAACTTACTTGACGTTTCAACAAATTCAACTAACACGTTGAATCCTGGAACTGCTACATTATTGCAATGGGCGCAATATCTTGTGTCAGTTTGTGATCTATCAGTGCAACCGGATTACTGCATATCTCAAGATGTATTTGTACCAAACGTTCAAGCTACACCGAACACTCCGACTGGAACTCCAACCACTGGAAGATTCTGCAATACCATAGGTGGTAAGGTTGCTATACCGAACACTAAGAAACTTATTCGTCAAGAGACCCGATTAGTAACAGACCAACCGTTAACCGATCAGTACATTCCAGTACCAAACAAACCATGCACACTAGGTATACCTAGACAATCTCAGACAGTTTTCGTCTACTCAGAGGATTATGGTTACACATGTTACGGAAACTCAGATTTAACGGGTAATATAATCGGTTATGATTCAATTGAAATCCGAGAGACTACAGAAGCGGGCGAGATGTATACTACATACATTCAAGAACGTCCTGATCCAAATTGTGCGTTTACCGAGGTTGAAGTCGAGTATGAAGAAGATGATCCAGCAAATCGCTGCAATGGTATAATAAAGAAAGATGTATATCGGAAATATGCAGATGGTAGATCGATGCTTCATGCTAAGGGTGTGTTTGTTCGTTACTTTAGGAAGATGGACTCGGACTGCGCTCCCGAGACAGTAAAAACTTTTCATCCTTTGAATCTCGGCTCTGACGTTATCAGCGGTAAAGTTAGGGTAAATACTACTGGACTATTTAACTATTCACAATCGCTAGATTGCTTTAACACAGCATCGGGACAAGCGTCTGCCACGAAGAAGTACTATTACGAGGTGACCGACTGTGATTCGTGTGGTCGTACGCCATATTTTGCCGTTGCTTATGGTAACTTTGCTGGGTCTGGATCACTTCACGCCGAAGGCGAGGTGAATGATAATGCTACACGTGCTATCTATTCGCAATATAGACTTCTAGCACTTGATAGTTCAGAGACTCAATTCAGTTTCTATACTAATGGAGTAGCGACGTCGTCCGCCGATGTGTATGTTGTAAACTTCTATAGAAATGGACTATCAGATCGACTTGATCCAGGTAACTTTGAAATCAATCTAGCAGAGTTGACAGGAACTGCATACGCAAACAATTTGTTTACTGGAAGTAATGTTGCAGTGTCATCATCAAACAAGGTGGTATCTCTCATTGACAACTCAGGGGACGGATCGGAAGAAGTTTATATCCACGATCCATATGTTAGCTATGATCTAGTTAGTGGAAGTTTAACAAACGGTATATACACTACAGCTCAGAGACATACGTATGGTATTGTATATCCTAACTTAGGAGTTATCGTCCTTGATCCTACTAAACTAAATTCTGAGTTGTCATTCAACACAGTCACTGGATCAAACATAGCGGGTGACAACGCTATGAAGTTGTTCACATCAATTAGTGGTTCAAGCGTTCTCGGGAAGCATCTGAAAGCTAGAAATGTAAAGTATAAGACTACTAACCATTACTTCGTTCGCGTCACGGCACCGTTGGCAAACTTTTCAAATAATCCGACATTTGTAAGTGGTAGCGAGGGTTACATGTTCCATCGCGCATTCACGAAGAATCCGCAGACGTACATAACTACGATAGGATTGTATGACGATTTCAACAGACTTTTGGCAGTTGCGAAGCTAAGTCGTCCAGTTCATAAAACTTTTGATAATGACGTACTATTTAAGATTCGTTTAAACTGGTAATATGGCAAATGAGTATGAAATTAAAAGAGTTGGATTTGTTGGCTCGTTGTGGCAAGGTGTGTACAACCCACCTATACCAGTTGGCGAGACCTACGAAGTAACTAATGTTCCAAACACAATTGAGAGTGGCGGAACACCAAAGTCATTCTTTCTGTCTTCTAAAACTGGAATCAATGTAGATGTTCTCAATAAGCAGTTGGGTGACTCTGAATTTTTCTATAAGACTGGATACCTTGACGTAAATTCTGCACAAGAGCTAGCAACTAATACGAAGCTAGATTACTCATTTTGCAAAGATACATTGGTATTGTTTAGATTCTCGCAACGAACTCCGGAAGTTCCAGCACACAGTCAAATTCCATTACAAGACAATTGGTCATTTGATACTACAAATCCTTCAAATCCAATCTATAGCTATTTCTCGCCAGAATACGCGAAGGTAGCAAATTTTGTCTTCATAGTAGATGATAACAAAATTCAAACATACCTAGATTACTTTAGAGATATTCAACAGAAGCAAACTGTGTTTGAAGATGAGGTAGTTGCAAATCCAGAGTCTAGCTTTACGGGCGACACTTTACAGACTGTTATGCCGCCAGTTCCAGCTACGTTTGAGACTAAACCAGCATTTCAATCGCCACCAACTGATCCTGAGTTATATGCAGATACGGTTGCGAAGAAACAATTTGAGTTGTTACGCGAATCATATACATCATCCGACGCAGTTCGTCTAAATTCTAACCTTCAAGGTATAGACGCTGAGCTACGATCTCTGTTACCAGTTTTAATGAACGCCGCTGAGCAAGTAAATGTCTTCTCAGATTCAATGGTATTATTGGCAAGAGTTAAATTACTTTTGATGATAAAAAATTATCTGCTAAGTCAGTTGAACATTTTGCGTGAAGATTTGTCCGAAGTCATTACGATTGACTTGCCAGTTGAAGAGGACGGATCAATTGTAGTAGAGCCAGTCCCATCATCACCCCAACAGTTTCCGACGCAAAGTGTGGATGATGAGCTAGATGAGTTTGATGAGTTGATTGATGAACTAATTGACAACTTGATGTTTGACGAGAACGGTGTATACATATACAAGCGTCTTTCAAAGATAACCGACTACTCCACTCCAGTACGTGAGTTTGAAACTCGGGGTATGTTTGAATGTGCGGGTGAGAAACTTAGTCGATTTTTTACAGCATCTTTGAGCACTAAAAATAGCAAGTTTTACCTACCAGTATACAACAACCCTTCGGCTAGTTCCGATTCATATCATCAGTTTGACATTACATACTGTCACATCTCAGGGTCTGGATCATCATACACGCAAGACGGAGTTGACATACTTCCGGCGAAGACAATGTATCGAAAATACATGTTAGAATGCTTCGGTTCTAATCAAGGAAAGTTTAGATTCAAGAACAATGCTAATGGTGACTATTTCTACGTGATTCATTTGGATCGATATTGTTTTCAAAATGGTATTGATGTTGGCAACTTTCAACTAGGATTGATGCCTCTATCATCAAGCATAAATCAACTAGTGAATACTGGAAGTGGTTACTCGGCTGATGTATCGTCAAGTCAACTTTTTACGTTGATTGATAATAGTAATGATATAAAGCAAGGTGTTATTGAGCGCGAAGAAATTCAAGATTTTTATTACCTTGTTTCGGGATCACTTAGTAATGGTATCTACGACGAGCCAGATCAAAACGCATGGGGTGTCGTATTTCCAAAGGCTGGAGTTATCATCTTAGATGGAGTGGTGCTAGATCAATCTTGCTCATTTAACACGGTAACGGCTAGTATAGACGGTGATAACATTCGTAAACTGTTTGTATCCGTTAGTGGGTCGTCAACAGTTACACATGGAAGGTCTAGGACACAAGACTTTTTTGGTCGTTCTGTGGATGAGAAGTTAGTTGAGACGTATTTTTGTCGGTTAGAACCCGATGAATACAATTACTCTACGAACTATACCTATGTGAGTGGAAGTGAAGGATTTTTACAATACAACTATTTTGCGAAAAATCCAATGTCATACATAACATCAATCGGACTTTATAATAACAATCGTCAGCTCTTAGCTGTTGGTAAGTTGAAGACTCCATTGAAGAAGGATAGTAACACCTCGTATATTTTCCATGTAAACGTGAGACTTAACTAATGTCATTTCAATACGGAAATAGTGTGTCGTTAATTTGGAAACGCTTGAAGAAAGGTGAATACACCGTAAAACCTTTTCCCGTTTTCAAGCGTTGGGAAATTACATCTGATAGTTCAAGTTTAAACTATTCCGGTAACCGAGGTATATCAGTACTTAGAGTCTTGTACCCTGAAAATCATAAGTACTTTGGCGGCGTAGCAAACATTTCATCCTCAAACTATGTTCGCGTCATGCCAAGTCAATCTATTGATCCAAAACTTTTGTGGTATTATTTAGATCATAACTATTATACTCGGCATGATAAGAGTAAGTATCCAACGGTGTTTACCGATGATAGTCGAGATACGTTTTTAGCGGAGTCATCATCAATGATCATCATACCACAAGATGTTTTCGGAGAGGGTGTAAAGCGAAACTCATTTGAGGTTTCTAATCTTCACGCGACATCTGCGAGTTTGCGGTTTGTGGTTGTTGATGACGGGGATGGAAACCTAGTCGATACATCTATCAATACGGCATCCTTTAAGGGAACGACTGACCTACAACTATATGTGGGGTTTAATGAGAAATACCGTGAATATGGAATGACTAATAAGTTACTGCACTATGTATTGGATTTCTCACCATTTGAGTCTGATGTTAGACTAGTCAATCACAAACGAATTGAATATCGTCCTGGCATTCCCACAACAGATACAAGTCAGAGTACAGGAACATGTGCTTATTTCTATGGATCATATCTTCAGATACCAGAGAAAGATAAATTCAATTATGGACGTGCTGCTGACTTTTCCATAGGGTTTTGGGTGAGTTGTAGCGTATCACAGTCGCTGTCAACCGAAATCACTACACCGATCGTAGATAAGAAATCATTCCGTTCGGTAGATACAGAAAATTTACGAACTAGGATGGTATCGTCGTCACTTCGTAATGAAGTTAGCTCTAAGTATCCATTTGACATATCGCTTACGAATGAAACACACTCAACCCCTGGCCGCTTGTTGTTTAAGAGAAGCACTGGTAATGAGTACGTTGAACTCATATCAACGGTAGCTGTTACGGGATCGTGGCATCATGTTATATGCCAAAAATCTAGTAGTACATATCAACTATGGATAGATGGACAACTTGATGTTACTGCGTCGTTTGAATCTATGAACTCCGTTATGAATGATAGCATACTAACTATTGCGTCAAATGGAACTTCGTCGTTTAATGGCTATATTGATGAGTTTAGAATCTACGACTCAAGTCTATCCTCGGCTCAAATCACTAGCCTAGCTACGAATACGCTAGCAAATGGATCAGCATACCAAACCAATCGGATTGGTAACATATTTTATAAAACTGGTATAGCGGTTGTTTCTGATCCTAGGCCTAAGTATCATAACGCGTTTTTGGGTAGAACTGGAAATCAAGACTATGAGAACACTTCGTATGGATATAGTGGTTCATTTAGAGGTACTACTACATTGTTTGAGCATGAGGTGATATGTAAGTTGCGAAGAAGTGAATTTAACTTCACACAAAATCAATCTGTTCGCAAGAACGGCGACCCGTCGTCTCAAGTAGTTGCTGACTATGCAACTGGCTCATTATTCAACCCATACATCACTACGATAGGGCTGTATAATGATAATCATCAACTTGTTGCGGTTGCAAAACTAGCAAGTCCCCTTGAGAAGCGAGATGATGTTGACATGAACATCATCATTCGGTTTGACTCCTAATTTGGTTTAGTCAACTTTTTTTCGTAGATTGTCACTCGCGGTGTACTACCTATACCTTTTGCTGTTTGCTAAAACCGTAGGATATTATGAAATTAATGCCAAAGACTGTTTTGAGGTCTGATAGAATTACCGAAATTTCTAGGGTAATTCACGTAGCCGATGTCCATATCCGCAACTACATTAGACATGACGAATATGGGGCTGTGTTCAAAAGATTGTATCAGCAATGTGAAGAGATAGTATCAAACGATAGCAATACTATTATCTATCTCGCCGGAGACATAGTTCACGCTAAGACTGATATGAGTCCTGAACTAATTGATGTTACTAGGACGTTCATACAGACTATGGCATCAATTGCTCCTGTCATATTGATACCTGGTAATCACGATTGTAATCTAAACAATCCGAATCGGTTGGATGCGTTGACTCCGATAGTAGATTCGATTGACATACCCGACCTATTCTACTTAAAGAATAGCGGAGTCTTTCAACTAGCGGGAGTTGATTTCATTCACAATTCAGTGTTTGACGATCCGAGTCAGTTTATACGTGCGAATGAAATTGATGGCAACACTACGAAAATTGTTTTGTTTCACGGTGCGCTCAATAATGCTGTAAATGACCAAGGATTTCATTTAGAAAATGAGAATATAACGTTAGATATTTTCTCTGGGTTTGATTATGGATTCTTTGGAGACATTCATACCTTTCAATACCTAGATGATTCAAAGAGATTTGCGTATGCAGGATCGCTCATTCAACAGAATTTTGGGGAATCACTTCAGCATGGTTTCATTGAGTGGGATATAAAAAATTCTACTAGTAAATTTCACCGTGTTAAGAATGATTGGGGCTATCATACCATTGATGTTGAAAACGGACAGATCGCAGAGCAAATTGAGTTGAGTCCGATTAGCAGAGTTCGTATACGGACATTCAATACTACTAGCTCCGATCTATTCAAGATTGTAACAAAAATTAAGACACTGTATACAATTGAAGATTTGCGAGTTCAAAAGTTCTCCGAATCTATTGAAGTCATGTCGGAGGATTCAAAGAACATATCATTAGTGAACGTTCGTGATGTTGAATACCAGAACTCCTTAATTGCAGATTATGTACGTAAGACGTTTCAAGCAGACGATACCGCCGTGGCCTCGGTAATAGACATCAATCGAGAGATTAATCATAGGTTGACAGTCAATTCGTCACTACGAAATGTAGTATGGACTCCTATTAAGTTTGAGTTCAGCAACATGTTTTCGTACGGAGAGAACAATGTAATAAATTTTGATAAGCTACATGGGACGTATGGCATATTTGCCCCGAACGCATCTGGAAAGTCGTCTATACTTGACTCACTGATGTTCTGTATTTTTGACAAATGTTCGCGTTCGTTTAAAGCAAGTCAAGTGCTGAATAACAAGAAAGATGAATTTTGGTGTAAACTACAGTTTAAGATAGGTGATAAAAAATTCTTCATTGAGCGTTCTGGGAAGAAGAGTAGGTCTGGCCATGTAAAAGTGACTGTTGACTTTTGGTATGAAGATCAGGAAGGTCAGAAGCAATCTCTAAATGGCGAAGATAGGGATGGAACTAACTTTGCAATTCGTAGTTATCTCGGGACATACGATGACTTTATCATTACGACGATGTCTCTACAAAAAGATAACACAAACTTCATTGATAAACAACAGCGTGAACGAAAAGACTTACTAGCACAGTTTCTAGATTTAAATGTCTTTGAAGAGTTACAGCTAATTGCAACCGAAGATAGTAAAGAAGTCCAGGCGGTAATGAAGAAGTTTGCTGGGGAAGAGTACTCAACTCAGATAGCAAATACTAGTGAATCGTTATTAACAAATCGTAAAAAATTACAAGAATTGACAGAAACCAAAGATCAGTTAGTTCGTAAGATTCTTGATACAAACGATGTTGTGTTGGATTTGACTAAGCAACTTCATAAGGTTGACGGCAACTCTATGAATATTGACGTTAACGCGGAGACGCAAAACATCACAGATTCAAATGAAAAATTGTCAACTATACACGAAAAAATTTTAGATGTTGAGGCTCAAAAGCAACAGTTTGAAGCTGGCGTTCTAGAATTAAAAGCAAAGTTAGATGAGTACGATTCTAACGATATAGCTGAACGGAAGCAGAAGTTAGAAGATGCTAGCTCAAAACTTTCTGAACTTCGGACGTCTAAAATGAAGTTATCAACTGCAATACAAAACTTGAATGAGAAGGTTGAATCCTTAGAGAAATTTGAGTATGATCCGGACTGTAAATTTTGCGTGGAGAACATCTTCGTTAAGGACGCTCTGCGGGCTAAGGAGTCTTTGCCTACGAAGATGCTTGAGCTTGCTGAGGTTGAATCTAATATAGTAACAACGAGTGAAATTAAGGAGTCACTATCATCAGTTTTGGATTCGGTTGCTAAGGTTAACGACCTCAACACCAAGATTATACGAGCGTATGACGTCATAAAGAAACTTGAAGGTGAGTTATCTACATTACACAGGATGTCTTCGCAGTTGAAGGAATCTATAGTTGCTTCGGAAAAGAAAATTTCAATGTACAATGAGAATCAAGATTCAATTGAACACAACAGGACTCTTGAACTGCGAATAGATCAATTGCAACTTGAGAGAGACCAGTTTACGGCATCACTTCAGTCAACCGAAAGTTCCATAGTATCGACGTCAAACCGTGTGTCTGTTATGGAACGAGAGATAAAAGAGTGTACTGATGCGTTAGCTGAATTGAAAATTCTTGAGCAAAAGCAAGCTGCTTTTGACATGTATTTAGCTGCTGTGAACAGAAATGGAGTCCCATACGATCTGATAGGGTCTATCATTCCTAGAATACAAAATGAGGTTAACAGTATACTGTCTCAGATTGTAGACTTTGAGATTTTGTTTGAGACTGATGGAAAGAGTATAAATGCTTACATTGTCTACGGGGAGGAAGATTTTTGGCCCCTTGAAATGACGTCGGGGATGGAGCGGTTCATATCGTCTCTTGCAATTCGTACGGCATTGATTAACGTCTCTACGTTGTCTCACCCGAATTTCATAGTCATTGACGAGGGCTTTGGTGTCTTAGATTCCAACAATTTGAACTCGTTGTACTCGTTGTTTGACTACTTAAAGACGAATTTTGACTTCATTTTTGTTATCTCACACCTAGATGCGTTGCGGGATATAATGGATAACATCGTTGATATTCAAAAAATTGATGGAGTTTCCATGCTTCAGTACTGACGATGAAGTTCCTCTAATGGGATATTTATAGGTATCCCCAAACCTAGAGGAACTAATGCAAGAAAAGAAACGAAATAAGAAAAGTCTGGATAAGGTTGTTACGAGATTTATAGACGTCTCGTCGCAAACCTCCCCAGACTTTTTTAATATCGTAGACATTCCAGCCCAACTTACTGCTGGAAAAAATGTCATTAAGCTCAATCCATTGTTGTCTAGATTCTCAACGAAAGACCCAATTCAGATTGAGGTTTTGGATGCTAATGGTGATCAAATTTATCATGAGGTGTTGACATACAAGGATGAAGATGATTCCATCTATGTAGTCGTATATATCTATGAGACAACTCCCGCTGGAAATGCTACTCTGACAATACTCGGTAGTATTGTGGTGGATGAGGAGTTAAAGTCAATACCACCGAATGAATTAAAATCTAATAATTTCAAGTTTCAGCGTAGGATTTACGTCAATCCAATAAAGGTCAATAACTCTGACCTTATTCACATTGACGAGCCAAATGTTACTATTGAGGAACGTAGATTTTCAATTGTAGAGGAGCAGTTCCTTACTAGGAAGATTGGTGTGAATCTCGGTTCTGGTTCGTATGTGCTAAACAGCGAGTATCCGTCATTTTTTTCCATAACATCTCCATTTACGAAGGATATGGAAGGCGGCACGATACGCTTTAAAAGTTTAGGATCAAATTATCAACCAGCGGCACAATTTACAACTGGAAGTTTTCAGTACACTTCTGAGATTAGAGAAGTGTTGACTCCAAATCACATGATTCTTGAGGACCCAGCTTATGTTCACGGTAGCGTTGATCAGATACAGAGAATTTTACAGATACCAAGGCAACAATATGAGATAACGCACTCGCTCACTCCTAACAGCCAATTGATTACACAGAATGTCAAGTCGTATGCAAAGATTGATGTCGATGGATTAGACCCAGATTCTGGAACCGTTGATCGTATTAAAGTCTTCTACAAGACAACGTTTAAGCCAAAAAGTGATTATGAATTAGTTTACGATGAACTAGTTACTCCTAGAAATTTACTCGTAGATACGAATTCAGATACAGTTGAATATGAGTTCGGTGTATTCAAAGGCACGGAGACCTTTTACGTCCCAACTAACCCAGCACCGATGATACGTAACGCCGTTAACTATTGGTCTGGAACTGTGGTAGGTCAGTTAGGTGCAGCTAATCTCACGACCAATAATACAAATTTGTTTGGGTCGTTAGTAGTTACAACATCAGTCCCAATTTCAGGATCAACTGAAATTCATTTGCGTCATACTGCTAGTATAAACGTTCCGTTCTATACTGATACGACGTATAAAGTTTTGGTCGATTACTTTATTGATACTACAACACTTGATGCTCGTGGCCCAAAACTTGATTTCTATCTAACTGGAAGTGCGTTCGTAAATAACTCAGCGTACGGTAAACATGTAGGCTCTATTCCCTCAAGCTCTCAGTATGAGACTATTAAATTGGGTTATGAAGTACCATTTACGCCCGATAATGATGGCACTGGCCGATTGATGATGTCAATACGAGAAGGTGTCATTATATCTAATATCAGAATAGTAGAGGATGTTCAGAGAGGTTTCACTCCGAATCGAACTAGATTATACGTTCCAATTAGTCAACATCATAGAAGTGAGTATCTAGATTTTAAAATAGAATTCTTTAACAATGACATGAAGCAAGGAAACGTTTCGGTTGAAGTTAAAGACACACTATTTCTTGGTGGTAACAACTACATCTATGGTTCTGATAACTTAGTTACTGGCTCACAATATTTGTCCCCGTTCACATCTAGTGGCATACAGTTAGCAGCAGACATTGCTTTCACGGGGTCTCAGTATGTTAGTGGCTCTACTATTAAGAGTTATGGTTATGGTGGTCTTAGTCAAGCAATTAATAACCCCAGTGATAATTCAAAGTTTGGATGGGGTCTTACCACACACGATCCATATGTGACTGGCGTTGACACTGGAAAAAGTGTTCAAATGATAAACGAATGTGGTTCTGTGTTTGAGCATAGGTCATCACCGCCATCCATGAAACTTTTTATGGTAGGTCAGAACTCTAGATTTGTTGTTGGTTGCAGTGGATCGTCTGCGCAAATTGGAGACGGCTCCCCAGCCGCCGACTGTTGTAATGGTACGTGCGGCGATTCATACGTTAAGTGGGATGGCTGTAAGATAATAATCAAGGGTGCAGTCGATGAGAACGGAAATCCTATAGGTGCTGGTAGTGGGTCATCGGGTCAAGATGGGCAAGATGGTTCTAGTGGAACTAGTGGTAGTAGTGGTGGTAATGGAACTAGCGGATCGTCTGGACAAAACGGCTCATCGGGAACATCCGGCGGTAGCGGTACTAGTGGCTCCTCGGGATCAAGCGGTTCTTCCGGTAGTAGTGGATCATCGGGATCATCGGGATCAAGCGGTTCTACGGGAACGTCTGGCTCAAGTGGTTCTAGCGGAACTAGCGGCACTAGTGGAAGCAGTGGAAGCAGTGGCACTAGTGGAAGCAGTGGAACTAGCGGATCGTCTGGAACAAGTGGTTCTAGTGGAACTAGTGGTAGTAGTGGAAGCAGTGGAACTAGCGGATCATCTGGAAGTAGCGGGGCCGATGGCACTATGACAGATTGTTGTGATTGCGTCCCATTAATGGCTGAAGTGGTTCAATGGGTAAATTCGGGAATGCCTTCATCCGTTACACCTGGAACATTCCCATTGTTGCATAACTGCGGATATGTAACATGGTCTTAATATTGAGGTAACCTATGATAAGTGCATCTATTAGTATGAGTGTAGTTCACTCCTATTCGCAGCAACCGCTGGAAACATATCCAGGGGCAGCATACCCGACGGGATCATTCTATTACAATTCAGCATCTGGCTCCGCATTTATTTATAACGGTAATCGGTTTGTAAATTTGTTTGGTTCGTCTGGTACAAGTGGACAGTCTGGTACGTCGGGGACAAGTGGTCAAAATGGTACGAGTGGAACTAGTGGTACTAGCGGAACTAGTGCTGGTAGCGGTTCTTTAGTCCTCATATATCACGACGAAACTGCAATTACAGATACGGTCACTAACTCAAATGCTAAAACGTATACATTGGCATCCAATACATATAGTAAAATTTTAGCAGAGACCGAAATATTTTTACGATCTCAGGCGGACACCCAATCCATAGTTCAGTTTCAATTATTTATGTCCGGAAGTTTAGCACGAGCACTTACGCTACGGGCAGATGCTACTGGAACTGGTGACGTGTTTACGGATGGTACTATAATCAAATATATTAGACCACTAGCCACTGGAGGTGACATAGAAGTAAAAGTTACTGTAAACGCTGGAGCTGGAACATGGACAGTTGAATCGCTTAGAGTCTATGGCATAACTTGATATTTATAGATAATACCTTACTACCGAGAGAAATGGATTGCCAGGTCAATTTGAAAGAAATTTAGCAGATTTTAAGGTCTCCGAGTCATTTTGGAGATTGATGCAGACTGACCCACAGGATGATCGTACTCTTATTGATGGTACTGGATCGCTAGTTACTTATCTAGTCATATCGGGTACACTTGATGCATACTCGCTACGAGGTGATGGTTTTAACATCACAAATCTCAATCTTAGTAACTATTCGTTAGTTAGTGGCTCTGGACAAATTGCCAATCTTCTTCGTGATACCGATTTAGCGGTTAGAACTATAACTGCACAGCAGATGGTTATTTCATCTTCTGTGTATCATGTTACATCATCATTTAGTAGCGGATCAACCATATTTGGTAACTCTGCCGATGATATACATCAATTTACTGGATCAGTATTAGTATCCGGATCAATTACTGGCACTATATTCACATCGTCTATAAACAATTTTGATGTTGAAGTGTCAAGAAGTATTGCAGCCGCAGGGTTTGCTGCTACTCTCCCCAGTGGAGTCGTTTCGTCATCTGTGCAGACTATACAGCATTTGACTGGTACAAATATAGTGTCTGGCTCTGGGCAACGTGGAGTTCTTGGATTAGGAACGACTGATAATGTAACCTTTGCAGTTATATCTGGATCAAGCGGTCATTTCGGTGGTAACGTTATCATTGATGGAGTGTTAACTGCTAGGGCATACTATGTATCTGCTTCTGTAATAAACAAAGAGATATTAAATGTTTCTGGATCGTCGTTCTTCGGTAATAGTTCTGACGACGTACATCAATTTACAGGGTCCATGTACGTATCTGGAAGTGTAACTGCTAACTCGTTCTTAGGAACGTTTGAGGGTGCAATATCATCTTCAGCTCAGATTTCCGCGTTAGGTTTCATAAGTGGTAGCGGCTCTTTCAATGGCAGTGTGGAGTGGGATAACGTCATAAATAAACCATCCGGTATCGTCTCATCATCCACACAGACTATATCGCATTTAGTTGGAACGAATATTGTATCAGGATCGGGACAGCGCGGAGTTTTAGGTCTCTCTGAAACCGATTCACCCACATTTCAAAACATTTCTGCAACCAATGGAAATTTTGATGGAAATGTTCTTATTTCCGGTACGTTAACAGCACGAGCATTTATAGTATCAGCGTCGGTAATAAACAAAGAAATCATCAATGTCTCCGGCTCATCGTTCTTTGGTAACAGCTTTGACGACGTGCATCAGTTCACAGGATCACTGTCTGTTACTGGTTCGTTTATAGTACCAACTGTAAATAATCTTATCACTGCACCCGCTACTATAGGTAGTTTGGTAATGTATCAAGATGAGCTTTATATTTATATGTAACTCAATCAACTAATACGTGTTTTGTTTATGATCCAGACAGCAGATGGTAATCCGCGATTGCGAAAGTTATTGTTTGTGGCTCCGCATTTGTCAACGGGTGGTATGCCACAATATCTATTAAAGATGATAGAATCTATGAAGGATTCGTTTGACGTCTATTGTTTTGAATACAGTCATGTATCTGACAAGTTTATAGTCCAAAGAGATAAGATACGAAATTTACTAGGGACATCGTTTTATTCGGTTACTGCTGGTATGACATTACCCGATGTAGTTAAAGCTGTATCCCCCGACATCATACACTTGCAAGAGTTACCAGAATATTTCATGCATCCGGACGATTGTAATTTTTTGTACACCGCCGATAGAAATTTCTTTATAGTAGAAACTTCACACGATTCATCGTTCAACCCCGATAATAAGAAGTGGTTTCCTGATCAATTTGTTTTAGTGTCTAGATACCAAAAAGAGTTGTTATCAAAGCTGAATATTCCAATTGAGATTATTGAGTATGATATTGAGAAACACCCTCGGCAAGACAGGGAGATTGGGTTGACTGCGTTGAATCTAAATCCATCATTGAAGCATGTCTTAATGGTTGGTTTGTTCACACCTCGTAAAAATCAAAAAGAATTTATTGAATATGCTAGATCGTTAGAGTCATATCCAATACAATTCCACATTGTTGGTAATATGGCGGATAATTTCGCGGCGTATTGGACTCCGCTAGTGTCTGACTTACCATCTAATGTTGTCGTTTGGGGAGAACGTGGTGATGTTGATAGATTTTATTCTTGCATGGATTTGTTCTTATTCACATCTAGGGGATCAGATCATGACAAGGAAACTAGTCCACTTGTAATTCGCGAAGCACTGTCATATCAGTTACCAATCCTAATATACAATCTTCCAGTGTATATGGGCATGTATGACAGATTTGACAACATTCGGTATCTATCTACTAAATTTGAAGATAACATTAAGAAAATTTTAGAAATTTTGAATCTAGATACTAGTTTCCAATTTGATACTATCAAGACTCCAGACTTTGTGTATACTAGACAAGACATTGAGAAAATTTCAAAATGCACGTCTATGTTAGAAGCTATGGATATCAATGGGGTTAGTTACGATGGTATGGTTTGGGGAATCTTCTGCCATAAGGAAATGGACCGTCATGGATTAAGAATTCAGCCAGGAGATGTGTTTCTTGATTTGGGTGCTAACGTCGGTATGTCATCTATGTATGCTAAGTTAGCTGGAGCTTCTAAGATTTATTGTGTTGAGCCTGATCCAGTTATGGTGAAGTTCATTCAACAAAATTTACAAGATAATGTAACAATTCTAGAATGCGCTGTTTGGTCAGAACCTAGAACACTTGATTTATATCATTGGCCAGGAAATCCTTCGCAGGGTGGCAATCTCTATACAACTAAAACTAGGACGTTATCTGATATACTTAACGAGCTTGATCATCGTATTATTGATTATGTGAAGATGGACGTTGAAGGTTCGGAAGGAGAGATATTGACGTCAACGCCTCAACGGTATCTGCGTAGAATTAAGAAGATGTTCATTGAACATCACTACCCAGCTAAAACTCACCTGTTAGTTGAACATTTAACTGAATCTGGATTTACCGTGGTAGTTGAAAACGGTTCTGGACAAGACTACTTGTATTGTACGAATCAGATGCTCACTGATTATGATACGGCTAAGTTATCAATTACGTTTAATCCCGATACTAATGAATTTAGGTATCAAGTAAATAAAAACATAGATGATTTTAGGTTAGTAATTCGTGACAAGCAATCTAGTAGCATATTGTGGACTGTTAAGTACTCAGCTATACACCAAAACTCATCGTATTGGGTGATACCGTTTCCAGTGGATTTTATTAAAATTCAAGACGATCCTAACATTGGTAGCCTAGTTTTTGATGTGTATAGCGGGGAGAAACTCATAACCTCGGAAGAAATCAAGATTAAAGATGTTCCTAATGTAGATAACTACATACCGTTACTTGAAAATAATACAGAACCAAATTACATAAACTATCGTGAGTTTTTTGTATCAAAAATTTATGATGATGTTTTATCCGCTGATTATAACTTAGTTGTTGATGTTGGTGCTAACGTTGGTATGTGGGTTGAATACATAAAGAATCGCGTACCATCTGCTGAAATTGTGTGCCTTGAACCAAACGACGTTGCACATAAACTGCTAACACAGTCGTTTAGACATGACAGTAGTGTTACGGTTATAAAGTGCGCTTTGCATACGGAAGATACTTCGCTTGACTTCTTTACTAACCCCAACAACTCAACAATATCTTCCGCATACAATACAACGGACAAGTCATCAGTCTATAAGGTAGACGCTATATCGATAGATACTCTCCGAGAAAACATTGGTAATAAGATGATTGATCTTATGAAAATTGACATAGAGGGTGGTGAGTACGATCTAATTAATTCAATGCAAGATTTTGATTTCGTTCGTGAGTTTCTTATTGAGTATCATATCTTCAACAATTATACTATGGATGACGTTAATCGGTTGTGTAATCATTTGGCCGAGAACATGTTTATAGTCGACATGCGAGTCATGCATAACGGCGGTGGATTTATTCACGCTAAACGGGCAACTGAGAAACGGAATAGCAAGATTCCTTTTAAGGTTAAAGCAGTTCATTTACTATTAGATAGTGACACTGTAAAAGATCAACAGGACAAGTCAATAGAAAACATATCTAGCGTTTGCTCTGAGTTAGGGATAGAGTATGTTCAGCATATCAACCAGTTATATGTTGACATACCTCCAATTCAAAGGTGTAGGTATCCTACTGATGTAACTTCTGGAAAACTTCGTTCCGAACATTATGGATGTTATGATTCATTCAAATGTGCCATATTATCCGAATGTACTAAAGATTATGATCTAGTTTTATTTTTTGAAGGCGACGCGCAGATACGGGATTCGTTTAATTTTGCAAAAGCGTTGACACATGCAATAGATAACCAATTGAATGGGTATATTTCGTTTGGTGGTAAGTATGATATAGAAACTAGTTTCTTACAATCACACACTATATCTACGCTGAGTGGTGGGTTCATAACGACAAACAAGATAATAGGGTGTCAATGTATAGCATTTACTCCGGCCATTATCAATAGTATCAAGACGTTACTTAGAACTGAAAAGTGGTGTGCTTGGGACATATTTCTGAATATCATCACAGAGGAAAACGGTATAACGAAGATAGTCACCGAGAAAACTATAGTATCTCAGTTTGATGGGGTTTCAACAATAGATTCGGTTATGAAGAAGTTTAGGAAAGATTTACCATGAGAATAGCACAAGTTACCCCAGGACTGATTCCTATACCACCAAATGGATGGGGGGCTGTTGAGAAAATTATTTGGGAGTATGTTACTCACCTGCGCAAAGACGGTCATTCGGTTGACATAGTGTCCATAGATGAGGCCATTAGTAATCATAAACGTTACGATGTAATACACGTACACATGTGGAATCACGCGCTTATGCTGTATCAGAGTAATGTAGCATACGTGTTTACATTTCACGATCATCATGCGTTTGCGTATGGTAAATCCTCAGTTAACTACAACAACAATTTATTAGCCATGCAACGTGCGGCGTTGGCAATTGTCCCAGCTCAATATCTAGTTGAATACTTTGATGACATTCCAGTGTACCTATCGCATGGTATAGATTTATCGCGATACTATCCAGCTACGTATGAACCAACTGGAACGTGCAGAGTTTTGTGTGTTGGAAATAACGGGTTTGGAGGAGATTCTTCTTTTGATAGGAAGGGATTCATTTATGCAGTTCAAGCTGCCAAGACGTATGACTTCCCTATAACGATTTGTGGTCCACGACGTAATAACGAGGAGTTTTTTGAAGCACATCAAGATGAATTTGATTATCATAAGTTAACAATCCTATATGATCTCACTGATGATGAATTGATTGAACAATATCATAGCCATGATGTGTTGATACATGCTTCATCGATAGAAGCTGGACATCCCCCGTTAACTCTTCTTGAAGCTGCTGCATGTGGGCTACCAATAATCTCCACTGATTGTGCTGGAGAATTGCATCACATACGAGTTGAAAGAGAATTGGAGTCAATCATCACAGGCATTCGAATGTTTGCCACTGGACCTGAAATTCATAGATTCAAAACGTTTTCATCTGTTCATACGTACGACTGGGGTGTGATATGTGCAGATTTGGCTAGTTTGTACACTAGTATAGTATCTCCGAATATGCGTTCAAGTATGTTAAGGGTTTACAATAAACTTCGTAAACGAAAAAATACAGACGTGATGAATATCAACTTCATTGACGGTGCGTTCTTTGAACTTCTTAGCCAACATAGTAAAGGAATTGATGTCCAGTTCATAGACCAGACTAACAATGAAGTCGTGTATTCAACTCATATAAGAAGTAACCAATGGGCTAAATGCAATAGGCGTTGGTTTACCCCGTGGAAGATTAGAGTTCTCAGTGACGACGGGCATTTCGTTGAGCATACATTTAACTTGAATGGTAAGAGAGTATTAATTTCCATGGAGTCTTCTGCGCTAGGAGACACGATAGCGTGGATACCATATGTTGAGAAATTTAAGAACAAGCATAATTGTCATATTATAGTATCAACTTTTCATAACGACTTGTTTGCGGAAGCGTATCCTGAGTTGGAATTTGTTGCTCCTGGGACGGTAGTTGATGATTTATACTCAAAATTTTCATTAGGTCTTTGGTATGACGATGGACAATTTAACTCACTCTTTCATCCTAGGGATACGCGAACAATTTCATTACAACAAATTGCGTGTGACATACTCGGGTTAGAATATGAAGAGTTGCGTCCTAGATTGATGGCAGAACTCATTGAAAATATACCGGATGATTTCGTTTGCATAGCACCATACAGCACGGCTCAGGCGAAATTCTGGAACAATCCCACTGGATGGCAAGAGGTTGTTGATTATTTTAGGTCAAAAAACAAAGTAGTTTTTCTTCTATCTAAGGAGGAAAATGGGTTTATGGGTAATCACGATCCAGTTGGGGTAGTTCGACTCAATGGTTTAACAACTAGACAGTTAGCGTTTGTATTGTCAAAATGTTCATTATTTGTTGGTTTAAGCTCTGGATTATCCTGGTTAGCATGGGCAGTCGGCGCACCAACAACGCTGATTAGTGGTTTCACACCACCAGATTTAGAGATGCAGTCTGGTGTCCTTAGAGTTACAAATCCACACGTATGTAATAGTTGTACTCTACGGCATTTTTTTGATAGAGGAGACTGGAACTGGTGTCCTGATCATAAGAATGATTCCCAACGATTTATTTGCTCAACTTCAATAGCTGGGGCTGATGTGATAAGAGCTATTCAAGAAACGTATGGAATGTAACTAACTCATCTAATGAGGTAGTATAACATATTCTCCTAAGATTGTGCTCGTATTGATATTTATAGGCGTAAGAACTTGTAAATATTTCTACGAGCATTTATTCTTTTAGCGCATGTTTGGTGGTAATTTCACTAGCAAAAAGCGGAGACTCTATTGAGCGGATACAAAAAAGTTATAGTAAGTGGTAGTAATGCGGAACTAGGTTCATTACTTGTAACTGGAGATACTACAGTCACTGGCTCTGTTGAGATTTCAGGAAGTTTGGTAATTAACGGAGTAAGTTTACCAAATGGCAGTGGTTCTGGAACATCTGGAACGAGTGGAGCATCTGGTTCTTCCGGTACGAGTGGTAATAGTGGTTCAAGCGGAACGTCGGGATCATCTGGAACAAGTGGACAGACTGGTTCATCGGGAACATCTGGAAATAGCGGGAGCAGTGGGACAAGTGGTTCTAGTGGACAGAATGGTTCGTCTGGAACAAGTGGAAGCAGTGGAACCAGTGGACAGAGCGGAAGCAGTGGATCAAGCGGAACATCTGGAAGTACGGGTACAAGTGGCACTAGTGGGCAGAGCGGAAGCAGCGGTACTAGTGGTTCAAGTGGAAGCAGTGGAAGCAGTGGAAGCAGTGGAAGTACTGGTACAAGCGGTACAAGCGGCACAAGCGGCATAAGTGGATCAAGCGGAACATCCGGCAACTCAGGCTCTTCGGGAACATCTGGAAGTACTGGTACTAGCGGTACGAGTGGAAATTCTGGAGATAGATATACTACTACATCATCAACTTCCAATACAATCGGCACTGGAACTAAATCCTTTGTAGTGGAAACTGGGTTAGCACTTAGTATAGGGCAAAATGTAATTTGTGCGTTTGATGAAAATGCTAAGTTAGAAGGAAATATTACCTCTTATAATTCATTGACTGGTGACCTAGACATTAATGTTACTAGTACAGTTGGCTCTGGAACTTACGCAGTATGGTCAATTTCATTATCGGGTGCTCCGGGGCCAGCGGGAACAAGTGGCTCTAGCGGAAGCAGTGGAACAAGTGGAGCATCTGGAAGCAGTGGAACAAGTGGCCAAAATGGTTCAAGTGGAACAAGTGGAGCATCTGGAAGCAGTGGAACAAGTGGAGCATCTGGAAGCAGTGGAACAAGTGGCTCTAGCGGAAGCAGTGGAAGCAGTGGAACAAGTGGCCAAAATGGTTCAAGTGGAACAAGTGGAGCATCTGGAAGCAGTGGAACAAGTGGAGCATCTGGAAGCAGTGGAACAAGTGGCTCTAGCGGAAGCAGTGGAACGAGTGGAGCATCTGGAAGCAGTGGAACAAGTGGCTCTAGCGGCCAAAGTGGAAGCAGTGGATCAACCGGAACGAGTGGAACAACAGGAACGAGTGGAACAAGTGGAGCATCTGGAAGCAGTGGCTCTAGCGGAAGCAGTGGAAGCAGTGGATCAACCGGAACGAGTGGAACAAGTGGAGCATCTGGAAGCAGTGGAACAAGTGGCTCAAGTGGCTCAAGTGGCTCAAGTGGAACAAGTGGCTCAAGTGGAACAAGTGGCTCAAGTGGAAGCAGTGGTTCGAGTGGAAGCAGTGGCTCAACAGGAACAAGTGGCTCAACAGGAACTAGTGGAACAAGTGGAAGCAGTGGTTCGAGCGGAAGCAGTGGCTCAACAGGAACAAGTGGCTCAACAGGAACTAGTGGAACAAGTGGAAGCAGTGGTTCGAGCGGAAGCAGTGGAACAAGTGGCCAAGATGGTTTAAGTGGAAGCGCGGGAACTAGTGGAACTGCGGGATCAAGTGGAACAAGTGGCTCATCAGGAACTAGTGGAACAAGTGGAAGCAGTGGCTCTAGCGGAAGCAGTGGAACAAGTGGCCAAAATGGTTCAAGTGGAACAAGTGGAGCATCTGGAAGCAGTGGAACAAGTGGAAGCAGTGGAACAAGTGGAGCATCTGGAAGCAGTGGAACAAGTGGCCAAAATGGTTCAAGTGGAACAAGTGGAGCATCTGGAAGCAGTGGAACAAGTGGAAGCAGTGGCTCTAGCGGAAGCAGTGGAACAAGTGGCCAAAATGGTTCAAGTGGAACAAGTGGAGCATCTGGAAGCAGTGGAACAAGTGGAGCATCTGGAAGCAGTGGAACAAGTGGAAGCAGTGGCTCTAGCGGAAGCAGTGGAACAAGTGGCCAAAATGGTTCAAGTGGAACAAGTGGAGCATCTGGAAGCAGTGGAACAAGTGGAGCATCTGGAAGCAGTGGAACAAGTGGAAGCAGTGGCTCTAGCGGAAGCAGTGGAACAAGTGGCCAAAATGGTTCAAGTGGAACAAGTGGAGCATCTGGAAGCAGTGGAACAAGTGGAAGCAGTGGAACAAGTGGAGCATCTGGAAGCAGTGGAACAAGTGGAAGCAGTGGCTCTAGCGGAAGCAGTGGAACAAGTGGAAGCAGTGGCTCTAGCGGAAGCAGTGGAACAAGTGGCCAAAATGGTTCAAGTGGAACAAGTGGCCAAAATGGTTCAAGTGGAACAAGTGGAGCATCTGGAAGCAGTGGAACAAGTGGCTCTAGCGGACAAACTGGCTCAAGCGGCACATCTGGATCAAGTGGAAGCGCGGGAACTAGTGGAACTGCGGGATCAAGTGGAACATCTAGCGGTGGTGCTACTATTGCAAACGAAGGTAATAATAGATTACTAACATCAGATGGTACCGCAACAGGAATTGAGGCGGAGCCAAACTTATTATATGACGGGTCAACATTACAGCTAACTGGTAGTTTGCATGTTACTGGTTCGGTTATATTTAGCCCAAATTCAAAAATTGTTGATATTGTAAATTCAACGGGTTCTTATAATGCTGTATTGGTGAATAGTGGATCGTTTGGTCCGACTTGGATTGACACACGTCCAGTTAGTGCTAGCTTTTCCAATAGTTCTTCATGGGTATTCAACCATAATTTGGCGCAGAGACATGTTGTAGTCAATGTATACGATTCAGATAACAGAGTCATCATACCAGATGAGATAGAAGCTACATCATTAAACACTCTTACAATAACGTTCTCATCCCCAGTGACTGGAACAGCCATTGCTAGTATAGGCAGTGTTGCGGTAGTTCCTGGTTCTGGTCCAGCGGGGAATCCGGGAACAAGTGGAACGAGCGGCGTGGATGGTAGTGTTGGTGCAATAAGTGGCTCAATAAACATTGTACTGTATAATGGTGGAAGCGATCTTACAACTGGTGTTAAAGATCATCCAGTATTGATACCATATAGTGCTAGTGCAACTGGCTGGGATATACTTGCCTTCAACTCTTCAAATACTTTGGTGAATACGTCCGCTGTGGTTGACATCTTGTCCGACACATTCGTTAACCTACCACTATCTGCTACTGATTCTATAGCTGGCACAGAAAAACCAACACTGAATAGTATATCAGCGTCAAGATCATCATCGTTATCAACTTGGTCACAGTTGACTCCTGGAAATTATCTTCAAGCCGAGATAGAAAGTGTTGGCTCGGGTGTGGCTAAACTTGTTGTTGCGGTTAGAGTTAGGAGGATTTAATGGCTATAGTCATTACTGGTAGCGTCCAAGCAGCTCAGACCTCTGGTATTACACAGTGGAATGGTGCTGGAACTCAATATATAGTCAGTGCTAGTAATGGGGCGTTGTACTTGTTTTACATAGCAACTGACGGTGACATATATTATAGAAAATCGTTTAATGGTGGAATGACATGGGGCATTCCAGTGACGGTATCTGGTGCCATAACTGCTACACAATTATCTGTTTGGTACGATAGGTGGAGCGGAATAAATGATGACTTCGTACATATATGCTGGTCAGAGTCCGCAGCAGATGACGTCACGTATAGGAGATTACAAACTAGTGCTAGTGTTGATTCATTAGCTACTGCTGTTATAGCGTTTGCTGGTGCTTCCACGGCGGCAAACGGTGCACTGTCTATTTGCAGAGCGCGTGGTGGAAATCTTGGAATTGCATACAATATTGATGGTGGTACTGAAGATGGATTTGTACGTTCAACGGATACTGGCTCAACGTGGAATCCAGCAGCCGATCCGACTGAGGCAGCGGCTGATATGTGGATTCTCATGCCAGGATATAATGCCGATGCTCAAGATTTACAGTTGTTCTTTTGGGACGTGAGTGCTGATGAAATAAGTGTTAAACGCTACGATGATTCTGCCAATACTTGGACTGAGACTAGTATATCAACTGGTATGGTTGAGCAGGCGCAATCAACGTCATTCCCTAATTTTGCGGCTGTGCCAGATTTAGCTAATAGTAGAAATGTATTAGTAGCTTGGAGTGCGGTCGACACCGCTAACGCAGACTTACGCTGTTGGTTAGTAGATGACACTACAATAACTGAGAAGACCAACGTGGTGTTGAATAGTGTTGATGACCAGGGAGGATGTGCGGTTGGTATAGATACTAATTCATCTAGGTGGTATGTCTTTTATGCTGGAAATTCTGCTGGGTCTGAAACGTGGTTAGGTGCAAACAATATTTATTATAAATGGACGGATGATACTGGATCAACGTGGAGTACTGAAACTAGGTTAACTGACTCTGCATATACCACTGGTATAAAGTGGTTAATATGCTCTCCTAGATTTTCGGGTAGCTATAACGTTGCATACCACAACGACATTCCGAATGATGAGATTATGGTTAGTACCTATATGCTTATCCCAACGGGTTCTCAATCAACTCTAGGCGGTAGTATAACATTTTCGTAATTTTATGAGTAACACATGAAGAGTCATGGACATCAAGTAACTGGTTCATTACAAGTAACTGGCAGTACACATGTTGGAACTGTAGTCGGTGGCACATTTCAGCAATTTGATGAAAATGTTGTTATACGGACAATAGCTTCCAACACGTTGATATTGAATTTAACATCTGGTAGTGTTTTTGACGTACCACTAACAGCTAACATAAATTCATTTCAAGTAAGTGGCTCTTCTGGAGTTGGAAAACTTCGGGGATTCACTTTGATTCTAACAGCCGACGGCACTCCGAGAACTGTATCATGGGGTAGTTCGGTTCGATGGGCAAGTGATACTGCCCCGACGTTGACGAGTACTAGTGGAAGTTCTGATGTATTTTCGTTCTTTTCAAAAGACGGTGGTACAAGTTGGTACGCATTTACGGGTGCACAAGATATCTAATGCCATTAGCTAAAGACATAATATTGCGAAGAAACGCATCCGTATCAAATCCAACGCTTATGATTGATGAGTTGGAGTTGCCACAGCCTATGTTCGCATATTCAGTGCGTAAGTTGACAGATTCATATACTGGAAGTTGTCTGCGCGTTCGTCGTGCAAATGATAATTCTGAGGAAGACATTGGCTTTGATAGTTCAGGATATCTTGATGTTAGTGCTATAACATCATTTGTTGGAAGTTCAAACGGGTATATATCTGCTTGGTATGATCAATCTGGTAATGCTAATCATGCAACTCAATCTCTTGCTACTAGGCAGCCTAGAATAGTTGACACTGGTTCTTTACAAACTGATGGGACTGAAGGTAGGGCGGCATTATTGTTCATATCAGTTGAACACCTAACTGGTGATTATGTTGGTACTAGAGCACTTGACTTAATAGGATCGAGTCAAGCATGGTCAATCTCGGGTGTATCTTCATTTAAGTCAAGTGGTGGAACCAATAGAGTTAATGCGCCGTTCTTTCAGTTTCCAGGGGTAACGTTTGGAATTGCATACGGTGATGTTGCTTCGTCTACGGGGTTTTATGATGGAACGTGGCGGTATGTTAATACTTGTGCATTTACCGCTAACGAAGAGACTTTATATACTATGGTCAATATTGTTACTGGAAATGTTTTTAGTATGACAAAATCCGAGAACAGTTCAAACACCACTGAGACTGGAACTCATGGTAACGCAAATCCAGGGTCATACCCCGTTATAATTGGTAGTTTTGAAGAGGGAGACTCCGCGTCTAGGCGTAGTCATACTATGCAAGAGATAATTTATTGGAGTGGTTCCAATTTGGTTACTTCAACTGGTTCAATGCTAGATAACATGCGGGATTTCTTTGGAACGTAAGATTTACTCATATTTATAGGTATGAGTACTAGATTTGTTTACATAGAAAATGGGGAGATACAACTTCCCCCGCGCGGTCTACCATTAAGTTGGAATAACATATCTAACTTTAATGTTTTACCTTTAACCGATCTACTAGAATTGGGTTGGTATCCAGTTCACGTCGTATGGGGTGAGAAGGCGGATAATGAAATCTACATTGAATCTACTTGGGAAATTGAATCAGATCGCGTTGTGGAATACAAGCAAGTAAGAGAAAAAACTTTAGAAGAATTGGAATCCGAAACTGAATCGCACTGGGCAACTATCAGATTTAATCGAAATCAATTATTGACGGATTCCGATTGGACACAATTGAACGATGCGCCATTGACAACCCAAAAAAGAAATGAGTGGGCAACATACCGTCAAGCACTCAGAGACATTACAAATGCGTTAACACCGAATGATGTTATATGGCCCACTAAGCCGGAGTGAAATTGATGCAACAACTTACTGCCGAAATATTAAATGAATTGAGATTATCCATCTTTGATGAAGATGCATCATCGTCAAACAAGGCAAAGAACACCGTGGTTCTGTACTCTGGAGATTTCCAACCATTTACCATTGAAAACCAGAAGGAGTATCAGTGGTTAGTTAACAAGTTTGGTAGAGAGTCAGTGTTTGTTATCATGACTAATGATGTTAATGATTCTACTAAGAAGTTACCTATTGAAGTAAAGAAGAAGATAGTAGCTGGATTTAAGGACATCAAATACCAGAACGTAAAGACGGTGAAGAAGCTGTATGACGCTAAAGAAATTTTTGCTGATTTAGACCCGTCTGACACCGCCATTATATACGCGCTTAGTAATGACAGCTCGTTAGAGACTTCCATAATGATGGCGAACAGAAGAGTTATGCGGTTCAATAAAACTACACGTATGCCATTCAAGGATCATGATAATCCATATGTTTATATCATGCACATACCGAAAGTGCGCATTAAACTCTCATCGGGTGAGTTACTATCGGCGGAATCTACCATGAAATTTCTTTCAGATAGAACTGTAAAGTTGTCTGTCTTGAAAGAACGTTTTATGGAAGTCTTTGGGTGGTTTGATGCTAACGTGTTCAATAGTATTATGAGCGTCATTAATTCAGATCGAGCTAAACTTAAAGAAGAATCTGAAGGGAAGTCTTCGCTAACGGCGATAAAAAACATTTCAAAGGAACAGTTTAAGAAAATCGTATCCGCCATGAAGACTCAATATGGGGATGCTAAGGCGGTAATGCCAATCATCTATAAATGGATCAAACATGGGTCTATTACTGATGATGAACGTGAACAATTCAAGAAAAGTTTCGTTGATACGTTAAAACTTGTTGGATTGGGTACTATTGCCGCAGCTCCTATGCCAGCATCCGAACTGCTCATCCCGCTGATTGTTAAGTTGGGAAAGAAGTATGGAATAAATGTATTGCCATCTTCGTTTGATTCTACTGAGAACACGGCTGTACGTAAGTTGCACACTATAACTGAAGGAATACTTACTAGTCGCGAGATGTATCCATTTGTAGACCAAAACATATCGTTTGGTGAAATAAAGCAATGGATGATTAGTGGGTTAGACGCAAATATGACAATTCAGACGTATGGGCCATCTTCTCCTATAGTTACTAAGTTTCATTTAACCATGCGCGGGAAAAATGTATTCGTAGCAACAAATAAGTTTGAGATAAAGAAGGGTGGAATAACTATTGCTCAGTACGTTAAGTCGTTTCCTAGAACTGATGAGTTTGTCTTTGCTTGTTATGAGATTCGTGACCTTCTTATGCGAATGTCTGAGGCAAGGCGTGGGCAAACATTTAACGATGGGACGACTTGGTTAGTGATGGAGATAACCGCAATTCGCACCGATGAGATGATAGATTACGATGGACTTAAAATTTCTGTTGGGGCATCTGAGACATTTAATGATACTGGTGAACTTACAAACAGGGTCACTACTGTGCCATCTCATATTACTGCGCTAGTCAAAGATGTTATGCGTAATACCTCAAAGGTATTTCAAGTAAAACCTCCTCAAATAATGATGAGTCGCAAATCTCCAAAGTTTCAAGCAAGAGTTCCGCAGTTTACGAATGCATTGAATGTGTTCATGTCAAAAATGTCATGTAGAGATACAGATACGTTGATTACGTGGAACGAGCGATGGTGGAGGAAATTCATACAGAGCAAGGTTAGAAATCTAGTGGATACGCTTCATCCAATGGACTTAGATATTCTGTTAAATCGATGGGTTCGCGGTGATAAGACACAACAATTGAAAAATTTATCTGATCAATCTGTGAAAGAATGGGCTACTCGCTATGAGCAGCAGGAACTTGAGCAACAGCAAAAGAAGAATGTAGTTCCACTTGAGCGCATTGTAATAGATGTTGGTCGGGAGATGGCAGTAAATCTTGATGCGTTCTTATCGGTCAACCAAACGAGTAAAGTGTTGCGATTGAGTAGAGAACTTGAGACAGTAATACGAAAACTATCGTCAACCAAGAATGTTGGAGACTTGAAGTTAGTTGTTGACTTCTTTAAGAAGATACAGAGTATTGGCGGGATTAAGGCGATTATACCAACTACTGGTATAATTTATAAGTTAGGTGGAGTTAAATCTAAGTTGTCGGGTACGTTTCCGAATCTGATTGACGTGATGGGTCTTTTAATCAAGTAATGTTTTACGTTTTGTTTAAGGTTTGTTATGATAAAAATTGATGGTATAAAGGATGTTGAAAAACTTATGCGCGGAGAGCACGAATCTCAGACGCGTATACAAGTATCAGTTCCATCTGAAGCTAAGGATACTACCATTAGAAATGTAGGCGATCGCTGGACCGATGAGGATGGGAATGAATGGGAGCAGAAAGAAGGATACAAATTAAAACTAGGAAAAGATTGGCAACAAGAATTACATCAACATTTACGTGCATTTCCAAATTGCCAGAAGCAAGAATGTACATGTACGTTTCCTAACAAACTTGACGAGAAGATGAAGGCGTTGAAAGGCCTGTGTTTTGATTGTGTAATCACAATGGAGCATCGTATTAAGTTGGCTGGTAAATGGGATGAATATGAAAATGGACTTTTGAAAGAGAACGCGTTATCATGGTTGCGGGAAGCTGAAACAGATAAAGTGCGCATAGCAGAAGAATTGTCAAAGGTAGAATTTGTTAATGAATTTGGTGACGTGGAGAAGTGGGATGCGGCTAAAACAAAAGAGGAACTTCTTCAGAAAATTGACAACGAGTTTGAAGAGTTTAAGAACAACTTCATCAAGGCGATTGATGAGCAGTTGGGTAATAATACGGAGAGTAGTAGTGAAAACCAAGAGAGGAATCAGGGAGACACTTAATGGTTCGGAAGGTGAACTGTCTTCTAAACGAGTTTTGATGTTCATGTCATTTTTAGTTATGATAGCAATGGCATACTCGGCGATTTTTCTAGAAAAAAATGTACCCGAATATTTGTTTGAAGGATTTTCTTTTATCGTTATGACGACTGTATGTTCCGTTGCATCTGAAAAGTTTGCAAAGAGATATATGGACAGGCGTCGTAGCAAAACATATAGTGAAGAACATTTCTACACCGATAACAGTGTTACTGAGCTAGATGAACCAGACGGCTCAGAGTACAGTGGAAATGTCAGTAGATGGGAAGAATGATGTTATGAATGCAGAGGCGTTTGCCAACTACCTTACACCAATATGGACTTCGCATATACCACTTTCTCTTTCAGAGGGTGCTGATCATATTGCGACAGCATATCATATTTCAAATGTTGGGCAGACAACAACTCCGTTTGGAGCACCACTAATTAATGCAAATAAAGATATACTCAAATTGTTTCTTGAACTAGGAATGATGGTAAATCTCTATGGTGGTAAGGCGCAATCAACTGTTGGTAAGGTTGCTGGGTATATGAAAATTTTAGCTGGAAACCCACAACACCCTCAGTTCGTGGTGTATAAGGCGGCATCCGACCTTGCATTAGCAGAACTTCAGGCATCTTTACCGCCGCAACTTACGTTCATAGGTACATCACTCAAAGCACTATCTGAAGTTATCTTTGCCGATATAAAGAAAGGTGGAAGTAATCCATCGGGAATCTTCAAGAAGATAAAAAAGTTTGAAGGAATAATGAAGAGTGTGGACTTGAAGTCAATTGCATATCTATTGATGGCAACTGGCTTCTGTTTGTATTGGCTGACATCTACAATCTCACCCGTCCCGCCTATGCCACCTTGTATAGCACCAACTGTTGGGACAACTGTAATCTTCCCAGGGACTCCAATACCATTAAATTCTGATTTAGCTAGCTCATTCACCATATCAAAGAGGACTGACGAAGCTGTCCGAAAATTATCAAATTCGTGTATGTTCCATCAGTTCACCATCATGGGGTTGTATACGGGAATAATACCGTTCTTCCCATCTCCGATTCCAGGGCCACCTATTCCATGGTTTACATTGTTGAATATTCCGTTTCCAAATATTCCAATATCAAAATTACTTGACAAAGATGGAGACGGTAAAAAAGATGATGATGTTGGAGGTAGTGGTGGACAAGGGGGGAGCGGAACTTCTGGAAACTCTGGTGGTCAGACGGGGGGTACGAATCAGACTCCCTCGGGTCCCATACGAGGAACTAGCGGAACTAGTTCTGGACAACTTGGAACAGCTAGTGGTCAGACGTCTGGAGGTATTGGGTCGACATCTGCGGGGAGTTCATCTACTAACCCCCAAACATCCAACCAAACACAAGGTGGAGGTGGTTCTTCAGCGTCATCTTCCCCTAGCGGTACAACGTCAAGTTCATCGCAATATTCAAATGCTCCTTTAGCAGTAACAGACGCGCTTGTTAGTGACGTAAAATCTGTATTAGACGTCGATAACCCATTTGGATTAGTGATAGATTTCAACAGAACGAACACAGCATACCTTCAGCTAGTAATTGAATTGCATGAAAATGTGGTAGTTCTTAATGATGGAGATGAGGCTTTTAAGTTTGCAGTAGTTGTTAAACTTGACAACTTAGCACAAGATAAAGGTTTCCTAGGGAGTCAGCTATCACTTCCTACGGCAATAGGTGAGCGGATACTATACTCATATACCGATACGGTGAAGAGTAAGAACTCTATCTACTCTGATGTTATAGTGTCTCCTAAACTTCGTGCTATAGAATTGATGCGAGACCCGTTCCGTAGAGGATTGAGTAGTGTGGTTACTGACTCATTGCGTAAGTATCTAGACAGATGGTATGGTGGAAAATTCCCCCCACAATTCCAGAATGTTAATGCCTTTATCACTACAACAACTGTAAATGATACTGTCAGTAGGGGTAACGTTATCTTCACTCCGTTGCAAAAATTCAACCTTTTGCAGTGATATACAACTATTTATAGTAACAAAGGAAGGCTTTTGACATGAATAATACTGTGAAGGACGTAATAACAAAGTTAACAATGGTTACTAAGACCTCTTGGTTTTGGTACATTGTGTGCTTTGCGTTGGGAGCAATTTCAGTGTATCTGTATGAAAATTACAATGATAAACTTTTCGTTGAAAGGCAACTTCGGCAAATTGATTCTTTACGAATTGAGATAGCACATAAAGATAGTGCATACTCTATTATGAAACGTAAGTCAGATAGTTTAGATGTGGAACTTGAATGGGCTAGAAATAATGTGAAGGAAGTTGTTAGAAGTTTTCCAGTGTATAAACGTCCTGAGATTGTAAACCCAGACTCTGCGACTAGATTTGTACTAGATTTTATAAGGCAAGCCCCATGAAAACGATACTACTTATACTGATGATAGTGATAGGTTGCCACACGGCTAGCGCACAGAAAGATTCTGTAGTTTGTCTTACGAAGGCAGAGATTGTAATTTTGGCTAATAAAATCCGATTATTACAAGATAGTTTACAGTTCAAAGGTGCTATAATATCCGCGCAAGATACCTTAATAGTGAAGTCTGAGAATAGACTCTTGCTTTATAAGCAGCAGCTTGATAATCGAGAGCAAGTGGTGACGGCGTATAAAGAGCAAGCTGCAATTATGCAGAAGACTATTGAAGATTTACGACCTAAGTGGTATGATAATAAATTTCTATGGTTTAGTGCTGGAGCGGCTACCGTAATCGCAACTGTTTTGTTAGCTAGATAACGGAGACTGATGACATGAGTCAAAACGAAATACGCAAACAGATACGTGAGTTGTACATAAAGTGCGCTTCAAATCCAGCATTCTTTATGAGAAATTACGCATTCATTCAGCACCCAAAACGTGGTAAGATCAAGTTTGATCTCTTTGACTTTCAAACTGATGTACTAGACGACTTTAGACGCCATCAATACAATATCGTACTCAAAAGCCGTCAGATGGGTTTATCAACTCTCATAGCTGGCTATTCTCTTTGGATGATGTTGTTTCATAATGATAAGAACATCTTAGTTATCGCTACGAAACAAGATACTGCGAAGAATTTGGTTACAAAAGTTAGAGTAATGTATGATAATCTACCATCGTGGCTGAAAACTCGTACAGTTGAAGATAACAAACTTTCTCTCCGGTTTGAGAACGGTTCTCAAATAAAGGCTTCGTCGGCTGCTTCAGATGCTGCGCGTTCTGAGGCGTTGTCTTTACTCGTCATTGACGAGGCGGCGTTTATTAATGGAATTGAGGAAATATGGGCTTCTGCTCAGCAGACATTAGCAACTGGTGGCCAAGCTATTATAAACTCAACGCCAAACGGTGTTGGAAACTTTTATCACAAGACATGGGTTGACGCTACAACTAACGATAGGTCTCCGTTCCATCCTATATTCCTACATTGGAAATTGCATCCAGAGCGAGATCAAGCATGGCGTGATAAGCAAGATGAAGTCCTCGGACCACAAAAGGCAAAGCAAGAATGCGATGGGTCATTCTTGGCGTCTGGTATGTCGGTTATTAGCGGTGAGGAGCTAGAATGGTATCGAGAAAATCAACTGTCGGCTCCTATAGAAAAACGTGGTGTAGATTCGTCACTTTGGATTTGGGAATATCCACATCCCGATAAATCATACATTGTTGTCGCAGACGTAGCCCGAGGTGACGGCTCTGACTTCTCCGCGTTTCACGTCATTGACGTGGAGAATGTTGAACAAGTTGCCGAATTCAAGGCTATGCTTGGAACTACCCAATACGGTGATATTCTGATGAATATCGCTACGGAGTATAACGATGCTTTGTTGGTAGTTGAAAATGCTAACATAGGTTGGGCTGTTATTCAACGCATTATAGATAGAGGATATGATAATCTTTATTATACGTTTAAGGACGAGGGATTCATTGACCCAGCAATTCAATTGAGTAAAGGGTATGACCTCAAAGATAAGTCGGAAATGGTTCCTGGGTTCACGACGTCACAGCGAACTAGACCTCTCATAATAACAAAACTTATAGAATTTGTCCGAGAACACAGTTGTGTTATTCACTCCGCTAGATTAATTGAAGAGTTATCTGTATTCATCTGGAAGGGTTCTCGGGCAGAAGCACAATCTGGTTATAATGATGACTTGGTTATGGCCTATGCTATTGGGTTATGGGTTAGAGACATGGCACTTCGTCTCCGTGAGTTAGGATTGTCAAGAACTCGATCCACATTGGATGCCCTTGCAAACGTCCGACCAGTTAGAAGCACATTAGATACACCAGCAACACAATTACGTCAACATGGATGGTCAATGCCGTCACCGCATGGAGATCAAGATTTGCGTTGGTTAATAGATAAGATTGACTGATACTAATAAATTTTAAGGCATGACATGGCTTCAAAACCAAGATCAATATTTGATAGATTGAAAATACTCTTTAGTTCCAACGTCATCGTTCGTCAGATCGGTGGCAAGAAACTAAAGGTTGTTGATACTGCCAGATACCAGTCCGAAGGAAATCCACACGTATCCAAAGTAATTGACAGATTTGGAAGATTGCACGGTTCTGCTGGTGGTACACCGTTGTCTGTGTACAACCAATATAACTCATTTACATCAACCAAGATTGATCTTTACACCGACTATGAGTCAATGGATACTGATGCCATTGTTTCATCGGCATTAGACATTTATGCCGACGAGAGTACTCTTAAGAGTGATGTTGGGGATGTTGTGACCATAAAGACGGACAATGAAAATGTCCGTAAGATACTACGAAATCTTTTCTACGACATCTTGAATATAGAGTACAATCTATGGTCGTGGGTTCGTAACATGGTCAAATATGGCGACTTCTATCTGTTTTTAGATGTTGAAGACGGAATTGGTGTAAAGAACGTAGTGCCGTTTTCTGCATACGAAGTGGAAAGACAGGAAGGAACTGATCCTGAGAATTTATATTCAACTCAGTTCATCTACGAAGGTCCCTTGGGTAAAGGTAAGTTTGAAAACTTTGAAATTGCCCACTTCCGTCTACTAGGTGATACTAACTTCTTACCATACGGAAAGTCAATACTTGAAAATGCTAGGAAATTGTTCAAACAGTGGGTTCTGATGGAAGATGCCATGTTGATTCATCGGGTTATGAGAGCACCCGAACGCCGCATATTCAGAATTGACGTAGGAAACATACCTTCAAACGAAGTTGATGCGTACATCCAGAAGTTAATGGATAGCTCAAAGAAAGTTCCTGTAGTTGATCCAAATACTGGTAACTATAACCTTCGTTATAATATGCAAAACCTACTAGAAGATTTTTATCTTCCGGTCAGAGGCGGTCAGTCGGGTACTGAGATAGAAACACTTCCTGGGTTGCAATATCAGGCTATTGAAGACATTGAGTATTTGAAGTCTAAGATTTTTGCCGCGTTGAAGGTACCGAAAGCATTTCTAGGATATGACGAGGGGTTGGAGGGGAAGGCAACTTTGGCGTCATTAGATATTCGCTTTGCTAGAACCATAGAGCGTGTGCAGCGAATAGTAGTCTCCGAGTTAACAAAGATAGCAGTCGTGCACTTGTATGCGCAAGGATTTCAAGATGCAGAGCTTGTGAACTTTGAACTATCCCTAACAGGACCATCCATCGTATACGAACAAGAAAAGATTCAGATGATGTCTGAGAAGGTTGATCTTGCGAAGTCAATGGTGGAGAGTAAGATGTTCTCGACAAACTACATATACAGTAACATCTTTAACATGTCAAGAGATGAGATGCTGTTTGAGCGTAATGAAGTAGTTGAAGATGTTAAGTATTTGTTTAGATTAAGTCAGATAGAGGGGGAAGGTAATGACCCTATGATTACTAAAGAAAGTTTCGGAACTAAACATGATCTAGCACAATTGAGCATGTTCGGCGGTTCTAGTACAGCTAGACCAATTAATGACTATGCTGATATTGAAGTACCAAAGGGTGGTTGGCCTGGGGCTGGTAGACCAAAAAACAATACAACGTATGGTACGGATGCGTCTAATTTCGGTAGAGATGCACTTGGGGGAGATAGCGCAGTAAGTCCTGCCAAACCAAATAACAAGTTACGTCATTCCTATCGCAATGGAAGTCCGTTAGCTCTTGAATCTGTTGACTCTAGTCCGCAGCCGATTCGCAGAAATTCACTAAACTCTAATGAGATATTAGCATTGAAGTCTATGGGTGTGTTGAAATTGAAGAGTAAATCAATCATCTCTGATAGCCTTATACCATCGGTAAGTCCGGTTGATCCTAAGATGCTGAGAGAAGACATATTACTCCCAGATGAAGAAATTTGATAGTAACTCATATTTATGTATTGTAGGGCATTTTTAATCACTGGATGGGTGCATGAAAAAGATAAAACACTCTAAGATAAAGAATACTGGTATGTTATTTGAGCTTTTAACGAGGCAGATAACATCGGACATCTTATCCGAAAAGGACTCGGTATCCGTTGAGATATTACGTAAGTTCTTCGCACCGAAGACTGAACTGTATAAGGAGTATTCGCTATATAGGACATTGGCGGAAGAATCATTTTCATCCGAATCTCGGTGTATGATGCTTATTGAATCTGTCATAAAAGCCCGTCGTTCAATTGATAAAGTGAAACTGAAAGAAGAGAAGTACCAATTAATAAAAGAGTTGGCAAACAATTACGATGTAAATGTTTTCTTCCAAACCAAGGTTCGCAACTACAAATTGCTAGCATCAATTTATAAAATTCTTGAATACACAGAACTTGATAATCCGTCTGAGATAACTCGCTCTAAAGTCACTATTGTTGAAAACATGATGAATCCAAACTCTAAGCTAATAACTGGGAAAAAGCACGAGTTAGAAGATGAGCCAAAAGAAATACGCGTCATGACATACAAGATTATGATACAACGCTTTAATGAGAAATACGGGGAACTCACAGATAACCAAAAGGAAATACTGAAAGAGTATATTGAAAATGTGTCAAGTACTAACAAGTTAAAGCATTTTCTTGAGCACGAAGCTAACAAGGTTCGTGAAATTTTTCAAGAGAATCTTCATACACTCACCGACAAAGTTCTTAAGATTAAGCTGACTGAGATAACTTCTTTACTAGACAAGTATGAGAACATTAAGAAGGTGGATGAATCACACGTAGTATCCTTGTTAAGATATTACGATATCATTGACGATTTAGGATGGAGTTCATAATGGCAGACGGAGTTCACCCATATAACTTTTCCACCACTCGACATAATAACGATTTTGAGCGTTTAGGTCATCCTGGAAAATTTTATAAAGTAGTAGAGTGTACAAGTGGAACTACTTTCTTTACTGGCTCAAACTATGGAGCGGGTGGTATATTGGTTCCAACTGGATCAAATGGAACAGTGTTCTTATCTAACGGTGGATCAATTCCAGCATCCGCATTAGTTGGTTCTTCTACTAGTATACATGAGTTATCAGTCAGCGCAGTTACAGTGAGTGCTGGTACAATTTACGTCTTGATACGAAATCAACTAGTGCGATAACGGAGAATAAGCATGAAACGTAATCGTAATGTAGAATCTTTTATCAAAAAATTAGTGCAAACTGAGTCTTATCGTCTTTTCGTTGAGGAGACTAGCGGGGCCGTTGGTAACACTACAAACAATATTGATGGCTACGATACAAAGTATGCGTTTGCAAAAGATGAGGAATCTCATGAGTCGGGAATGAAAGACATTATGACTACCGCTGGATACACAGCGGCAACCAAAAAAAGCAAACGTAACTTTGAATCGCATAAGAAGAATGGTGCGCAACTTTCTGAGATTTCTTATAAAGAGTTCAAACGTAGTTCAGATGCACCCGCTAATCGTAAGATAAGCGAAGCTATAAATCAAATTGATAGGAACTTACGAGAGATTGAACGTTCAGTGCGCCACGCATCTAGACTTAAGACTGAGTTATCAGTAGATCAGCGTACTATATGGAAGTCTTCACTGAATCGAGTAGTTAAGATTGCCGAGAGATTAGTGCGGATTCGTAAAATGATTAATGAATTAGGTGCTTAACGATGGCAAAACAATTACTTATTGATACTATGCTCTTCACACCTATCTCCATGCCTCTACATGAGGCGTCGGCGTATGGTGAAGGTAAGGTTATCACAACTGGTATCCTTCAACGCGCTGGGAAGAAGAATCAAAATGGACGTGTATATCCTAAGGATATATTGGTACGTGAGGCGAAGAAATACAAAGATATTTATATAAAAGAACGCAGGGCTATCGGAGAACTTGACCACCCTGACCGTTCTGTAGTTGAGTTAAAGAACGTATCGCATACTATACTAGATTTGTATTGGAAAGGCGATGACTTATTCGGTGTAGTTCAAATTCTACCAACACCGTCGGGAAATATCCTTCAGGCTTTGTTAAACTCGGGTATCCGTCTTGGAATTTCATCCCGAGGTATGGGTTCAGTCGAAAAGCTGTCAGAGGATACTGTCCAAGTTCAAGATGATTTTGAGTTGATTTGTTGGGACTTTGTATCTAATCCATCAACACACGGCGCGTTTATGTATCAACAGCGTGAAGGTATACATGAATCACGATTGATTTCTGAGGCAAACACGGGTGGTGTCGTAAAGATTGATCCTAGAATCAAACGGATACAAGAGAACATCTCGCATATTATTTGTGAGATAGGCGATGTATGCGAATGCCTATTCTGAGAAAGATATGCCAGCTAAATCTAAGTCACAGCAACGATTAATGGCGATGGCGTTGTTATATAAGACTGGTAAGATAAAAAATGTTAATGCAACAATTAAGAAAGTAGGAGATAGTATGAGTGTCAAGCAATTAAAAAAGTTTGCCAAAACTGAACACTCTAAGTTGAAAGAGACTAAGGAGAAAACCTCTGAGAAGTCAACCGAGCTGAACGAATCTCGTATTCGTCAGATGGTGTCCCGTCGCATTAAGAAGTTGTTTACCGAATCTACTAAGCAAGAGGATGATCGTCCAGTGTATACTGATGAACAAAAGCGTCGGTTTACCGAATCTATAAAGAAATTTAATAAGTTCGGAGAATCCATCTATCGCGATGATAACGTTTTAGAAGCATATAAGCAGATAAAGGAACTGGTTGAATTTGCGGTCAACAACTTAGCTGAAGACGCCGCCGAATGGTTTGATGATGTTACTGCAACTCGTCATGCTAAGCGTCTTAAAGAATCCTTCAAGGTATTTGAGAAGAGTATCCAAGAAGTATCAAAATTACAACGACGTGCTGAGGCGGCGTTTGATGATATAGGTGAAACATTGAGCAAATATTACAAGATTGAAAGCTCAAAACCAGTTAATGAGTCAGCGCAAGTACGGTTGAAGGAGGAGGACATTAAGTCATTTTTGACAAAGTTTGTGTCTATCCTAGACAAAAAATTAGGTGCTAGGCCACTTACGTTAGATGCAGTAACACTTACAAAAGAAGTTTCTCATCTAATATCAAGTCTATTAGCTAAAGACATTCCAAACACTGATCGTAGAATGAAGAGTTCAAATGAAGCTGCTGCGCTATACGTGCAGTATAGGAAAAACAAGAAGTTAACGCGTGATGAATTAGTAAATCAATTAGCCCAACATCCAGTGTTCGGCAAGCTGTAAAATATTTTATAGAAGGAATGGTTATGTCAGTAGAAGTAAACAGAGGAGTACCGAAGACAACTCATGTCAAGGTAAAGAAGACAGAGAACATGAGTATTGATCTCATGTTAAAGATTTTTAAGCGGAAGGTTAAAGACAGCGGAATCCTAGAAGAGTATAAAGATAGAACTGAGTACGTAAAACCATCAAAGCGAAAGAAAGACAAACGAAATGCATCTATCAAACGACAGAGAAAACTAGATAGAGAAAATCAATTTTTTTCATAATACACTATGGCTAAAAAATTAACAAAGTTGAATGTAGGCATAAAGCATGGATTCCGCAGTGGACTTGAAGAGGCAGTTAATCTGTCTCTTCAAGTTAGTGGCAAAACGTATGAATACGAGAAAACTAAGATTGAATATGTGCAGCCTGCTAAGGTGAGAACGTATCTACCGGATTTTTCTCTTACGAAACAGGACGGTATGACGATGTTCATTGAGACAAAGGGTAGATGGACAAAGGACGATCGCGTTAGATTTGATTGGATATTTGAACAGCATCCAGATTTAGATATACGATTCATTTTTCAAAATCCAAATGCTAAAATTTACAAGGGAAGTAAGACGACGTATGCGCAATATTGCGATAAAAAAGGATGGCTGTGGGCTAAGAAGAGTATACCTAGTACATGGTTAGACGAATGTCTTTGATATGTATAGATACTAGAACTGTATACTGTGGAGATTATTGTGAAACTTTCAACGCGTAGAGAGCTTTTAGAAGAAGCAAAAGACGAGATCAAATGGTTAGAAGTTGAATCTAAACTAGGAAACTATTCATCCGAAGTTCTGAATGAGGGGGTTCTATATGACATGTGGAAGAAGTTTCTTCGTTTAGCAAGTATCGGGCCTAGAAACAAGAAGAGCTGGAAGTCTTATGTCGTTGAGTATTTCAAGTCCTTGTTTGCATGGGCAAGTGCTGTTAGTGTGAGTACAACAATAGGTTCCGCTATAAATGCCAAGTTCGGATTATTAGTTGGAGTACTTGCGTTAGCATCGTATGTCGGTAGAGACCACATAAATTACTTGTTAGCAAAATACTTTCAAGATAGATACTTTGATGAGCACCTTAAGCCCATTGTAGATGAACTCATTCCTATTATTCAGAGCAACGAGAACATGAAGCTACAGTCTGCGTCAATACACAGTTTGATGGATGAAATAATAGAGCTTCGAACACAGCATAGTGAAATTGAGCCAGGCACAGTGAATGCGGCAACGCGCCGTCGGGATATTGATCGTCGTATGGGCGAAATACGTAAACAGATACTTAAAATTCAACATGAAATGAACAAATGCTTTGATGAGATATTCAGAGATTCAAAATTTCAAGAAAAGTTTAAAGATCAAGTTCCACCAGATAAACACTCATTTGCGGGAGAGTTGTCATCTGCTAAATGGCAAGTTGAACTGCGAAAAGCAGTGATGGCATCAATACTTCCGCCTGATTCTGAAATCTCAGCAATTCAAAATGATATGCGTATGATAGTTGATTCGTATCTATCGTAACAAAGTATAAAATGAACTTTTTTAAAGAAATCTCATCAAACGATGAGATTTTTTTTATTTTTGCAATTTATCAACATATTTATGTATACGTAGTACTCTACCACTGTAGAGTTAACAATAATATTTTAAGTTGATTAGCACTACTAATAGTGTTAGATACTAGTTGGAGATGTATATGCCAAAGACAAAGCGGAATACCAATCTGCTAATGGAGGCTGTCGCGGACGCTAAGGCGGTTCGTGAGACAGCTCTTCTGAATGCTAAGTTAGCATTACAGGAGGCGTTTGCTCCTAGACTGCAAAGCATCATTTCAAACAAACTCGCAGAGGAATCTGAAGAGGATGATGAAGATGCTCCAGTCATGGATGAAGACGAAGATATGCCAGAAGATGATATGGGCGATGCGCCTGTTGATGAGGGCGATGATGGTGAGGATGTACCGGAAGAAGAACCAGAAGCCGAAGAGCCACCAGTTGAAGAAGGTGAAGACGGCGAAGAGGTACCGGAAGAAGAACCAGAAGCCGAAGAGCCACCAGTTGAAGAAGGTGAAGACGGCGAAGAGGATGAGATTGATGCTGAGTTGCAAGAAATTCTGCGTCAATTAGAAGAGGAAGCTGACTCGTCTGACATTGGAATGGGTGACAACAAAATGCCATCCGCAGATGCGTCGGATGATAACACGGACGACCCCGGTCGTAATAAACTTTACGAAGAAGATGATGTTGAAGATGAAGGTGATGAACCTGCACCAACGGAGCCACCAGTTGAAGAAGGTGAAGACGGCGACGAAGATGAAATTGATATTCAAGAAATTCTTCGTTCACTTCGCGAAGAGGATGAAGCTGAACAAGCCGAAACTTCTGCCGAAGAAGCTCCGGCTGAAGAGCCTGAATCTGAAGAGTCTGAAGAGGCTCTTGGTGAAGCATACCGTGTTATTCAGTATCTACGTCGTAAACTTAATGAAGTTAACCTTTTGAATGCAAAGTTGCTTTTTGCAACTAAGTTGTTCCAAAAGTATAACTTGACTGAATCTCAGAAGATGACCATTGTTGAAAGTTTTGATAGAGCAGCTTCAGTACGCGAGGCTAAACTTGTGTACGGAACTCTAGCAGAATCATTCAACAAGTTTAAGAATGCATCTTCTAAGAAGGCACCAGTTACAAGCGCGAAGCGTTCTCTACGTGAAAGCATCACGGGTGGCGCAAGCAAATCAGTTCGTTCGACAAAACCAACTAAGACAATCTTGACAGAAGATGAAAAGATGTTTAAGCGTATGCAAGAGTTGGCAAACATACGAGGCTGATCGGTAATTTTCACAGAACCAAATTAAATTGGAGATAATTAATGAGTAATGGAATTAATAAATTTTTGCAAGATACCTCTGGTCGCAGAAACCTTATGGTTGAGAACAAGCGTGTTCTTACCAAGTGGTCTAAGTCTGGATTGCTAGAGGGTCTTACTGGTCATGAGAAGATAAACATGGCCGTGTTGCTTGAAAATCAAGCAAAGCAACTTATTGAAGAGTCTTCGCGGACTGGTACCGCTGCTGGCTCTGAAGAGTGGAATGGCGTTGCTCTCCCACTCGTTCGTCGTGTGTTTGCAGAAATTGCAGCTAAGGACTTTGTTAGCGTTCAACCTATGAACCTACCTTCGGGTCTAGTATTCTATCTTGACTTCAAGTACGGTACTGCACAGCCAGGATTTACGACTGGAGCTGGTAAGGATTCACAGGCGGACAGTGTGTTTGGTGTTACTGGTGCGCAAGCTCGTAATGCCGATCCTTCCGGTGGTCTCTATGGTGCTGGTCGCTTTGGCTATAGCATCAATGACGCTGTGACATCAACACTTAGTGTTACTGGCTCAGTGACAACGCCATCCGCAACACAATATGTTACTGGTTCAGTAAGCTACACTGCAACGAGTATCTTCCAGCACGATACTGAGTTCCAAGCTGCATATTCAGCTTCTCTCGCGGCAGGAAACATCTACACAGTTACTGTATCCACTGCATCCATGTCAAATCCTGACATTGAAGGTGCTCGTGCATACAAGATTTCTGGTACTAACATTATTGATTATTTCCCACAGTATACTTCCGTAAACAACAATGGGAATCAAATCACGTTCGTAGTATCTGCTTCGGGTGTACCTGGTCAAGCCACGGTAACCTATCACAAGCAGCCTGCTTCAATTTCACGTGGTGACTTTGAAGATACATCTGGTGCTGACATTGGTATCCCAGAGATTAATTTTGAAATGCGTTCTGAGCCGATAACTGCTAAGACACGTAAGTTGAAGGCAGTTTGGACTCCAGAATACGCGCAAGACTTGAATGCATACCACTCAATTGATGCTGAGGCTGAATTGACATCTATGCTTTCGGAATACATTTCGCAAGAAATTGATCTTGAAATCATTGACATGTTGATTAAGAATGCTCAAACAACTGAGCGTTGGTCTGCACGGGTTGGTCGTATGTATGATGCAAACACGTCGCAATTTGCTGATATGAGTTCCGCACAAGCTCAGGCTTCTGCATACAATCAGCAAACATGGTTCCAAACCATCGGAACGAAGATTCAGAAAGTTTCTAACATCATTCACCAGAAGACACTTCGCGGTGGTGCAAACTTCTTAGTATGCTCCCCACAAGTAGCAACTATCCTAGAATCAATTCCTGGATACAACGTTGATGGTGAAGGTGCTAAATTCGCAATGGGTGTTCAGAAGGCTGGTCAAATCAATGGCCGAATCACAGTATATAAGAATCCGTACATGCTTGAGAACCAAGTATTGATGGGTTATCGCGGCTCACAGTTCTTAGAAACTGGTGCTGTGTATGCTCCATATATCCCTCTTGTAATGACTCCGTTGATCTACGATCCAACAAACTTCACGCCACGTAAGGGTGTAATGACTCGTTACGCTAAGAAGATTGTTCGTCCAGAGTTTTACGGACTCATCCAAATCGAAGGTTTGGGTGATATATAAGCCTTTCGTTAGCTAGCTAATATGTGGGTGGTGATATTATTTCACCACCCACTTCTTTTTGTAGTTTGAAGACATATTTATCTGTATGAAGTTATTAACCATCTACACTAATGTTTATCGCGGAGTGATGAATGAATATTGCAAATAGAAGATACTTGCAGAAGTTGATAAAGGAAGAGGTTCAGCGTATGATCCGCGAAGCAGAGGATGACGCCCCAGCACCTAATCCTCAGATTGAGGCTGAGTTGGAGAAGGCATTGGAAGATGCTGGTAAATCCTTTGCATCGGAAATGAACAAGATTGCAAAAGACACTGAGACTAAACTGAAGGATGAGGATGAGGTTCAACAAGTTATTGATGACAATCCAGAGCTTGAGAAGCTAGCTAAGGAGTCAGTATCAATAAAGAGTAGATTGAAGGATGGTAAGATTTCACTCCAAGAGCGTGAGAAACTCAATGAAGAAATTTTCTCAATTTTAGGTATAACATCAATCTTGATGGCGTTACCAGCCGTTGTAACATTGATAGGGAAACTAGTATCTGTTATAGAACGTAAGCTCGGCGGTAAGAAAGAGATGGGCGAAAAGATTCAGCACTTCGGGCACGAAATGCACGAGATGGTACTTAAGTTGATACAGAAGGGCATGATGCTCATTCCTGGGTTTAAGAAGATGCCGTCAGACAAGCAAAAGAAGATAGTACATCTAGTCCACATTGTTATAGTGTTGATGTTGGCTATTCAATCTGGTGGAGTCGCTATTGGTGAGATAAAAGCTGGTCTAGAAGCTGCTAATGTCGGATTAGCGTCCTTTGAAGGAGTATTGACTGCCGTGAAGAGTGGAGAAGTTCTCGCATTCTTACGAGAAGCTGTCATGGATATTTTAGAAGCATAATGTATATAATCATATAGGTTAAGGATACAAGTTGAGGATTGATTTTTTGTAGGTAGAACGGGGGTAGTTGTGATAAACTTCTACCCCCGTTTGTATTCATGAAACATACTTATAGGTAGATGGAATTGTACATGGAATATATTAAATTATTCGTTTCAAGCGTGATAACCATTGTTGGTGTTATCTTGTCTTGGTGGCTAAAACGTAAGTACGGTGAGTATAAGACTAATACCACTACTAGAGAGTTAAAGCAACAACAACTTGTTCAGACAATACTTGAGCAAAAGTTAGAAGAGTTCGGTGCACAGAGAGCTTTCATAATTCAACGACATAACGGTGGAAAATTTGGCACGGGTAAGTCAATGAACAAGATGTCAACGACATATGAGGCATTAGAGGAAGGCGTTAGCACTGAGTTTAAGAATCACCAAAACTTACCGATGACATTATATACAAATTTCGTAACTTCAGTTGTAGAATACAACTCACTGTATCCAGTGGTTGACGATGTTGACGATATACTTACAAAGGCATTTTTTGTGCAACGAGGTACTAGGTCTGCTATTGTATTTCCAATCAAAAAGAACAATGAGTTTTTGGGTATGGTGGGTTTTGAATGGACACACAAAGCTCGAAATCTTGAAACCATGTATAAAGAGTCAATGGATGATGGTCGCGTTCTAGGAGAGACACTTTCAAAATTACTGTAGGAGTGTATATGAATAAGGTGATAGATGTTGACGATAATGACAACATCAACAGTGCTGAGGCAGAAGTAGATGGTTTGGAAGTACATGGAATTAAGAGAGGTAGAAAGCACATAAAGACCAAGGTAGAATTTAACGTATCACTCAATGAAGAGCAGAAGGAAATAAAGTCAAAAATTTTACGAGATACAATCTCGGTATTAACAGGAAAGGCTGGCTCTGGTAAGACACTGTTGGCAACTCAGATAGCACTAGAATACTTGTACTATAAAGAAGTTGATAAGATAATCATAACTAGACCAACCGTTTCAGATGAAGAAATAGGATTCTTACCTGGAGACATAAAAGAGAAGATGGACCCGTGGGTTGTACCAATCTATTCTAACATGCACATATTATCCGGAAAAGCCAAAATCGATAAGTACATATCTGAGAATAAAATTGAGATTGCGCCTATATCATTCATGCGAGGTAGAACATTTTTAAACTCGTGCGTCATCGTAGATGAAGCGCAAAACATAACACGATCGCAGATGGAGATGGTTATGTCTCGTCTAGGTGTAAACTCAAAGATGATGATCTGTGGAGATAGATCACAGACTGATCTCGTGGGTGGTAAGAAGCAGAGTGGATTCCCCCATCTCTTACAGATGGCAAACCAGATAAAAGGTCTTAACATATATGAGTTAAAGACAAATCATAGACATCCTATCGTTGATGACATATTAACGTTTTTTCAAAATCTAGATAAGTGAGAAAGTAGTAATGCCAACCGAATCAGAATACTCACAGATACCAATATGGCCTGGTAGCTCTTCGTTTGCTACTGGAAGTACTCCATTTGGGTTCTATGATACCGATGCTGAATTTCAGCAAGACATAGATAAGTTTGCTAAGTGGGCTGCTCTTAGATTGGGTTATCCTATAGTTGATGTTGAAATGCAAGACATCAACTTCTATGCTTGCTTTGAAGAGGCGGTATCCGAGTATTCAAACTATGTAAACCAATATAACATTCAGCAGAATCTTATCAACCTATTAGGATCAACTACCTCTAGTAACTTGACACATGTCAACATATCCCCAAACATGGGTGGTGTTATTCAGATCGCCATGGAGTATGGTAACGAATCAATGCTCAATGGTAATATAACACTCTATTCGGCATCTATTAATATCACGTCAAGTAATCAAATTTACGATTTGAATTCTCTCATTCGTGACGTACATAAGCCATCACAATCAATTGAGATTAAGAGGGTTCATCATTATGCTCCCCCCGCCGCATTGAGATTCTATGATCCAATGTTGGGTAACCAGGCGTTATTAGACACGTTTGGGTTTGGAGCATATTCAACTGGAGTCTCATTCATGTTAATGCCTATGTATGCTGACTTACTTCGCGTCCAGGCTATTGAATTTAATGATATGATGAGAAAGTCAAACTATTCATTTGAAATTTATAATAACACCTTGCGCATCTTTCCTATTCCAGTTAGAGACTTCAAACTGTGGATTGATTACATCGTGAAGGAAGAAAGGTCTGACCCATTAAAGAATCCGACGGGAACTGTGTCTGACTTCTCCAATGCTCCGTACGATAGGATGAGTTACCAACATATTAATTCAGTGGGTAGGCAGTGGATTTATCGGTATGGATTAGCGTCGGCAAAAGAAGTGCTAGGTGCTATACGTGGTAAATACCAGAGCATTCCAATTCCAAATGCAGAGGTGACCTTAAACTCGGCAGACCTTATATCGGCTGGTCAACAAGAAAAGCAACAATTGATTGAGGAACTAAAACTCATACTAGAATCTACAACACGTCAGAAGATGCTTGAAGCGAAGAGAGCTGAGGCTGAAAATCTCAACGCGGTGCTCACACAGAGTCCTCTAAAATTTTATATAGGATAACAATATGCCTTTGTTTAACAGCAAACGAGATGCGAGTTTTCTCTACAAGGTTGTGAACGAGTTGGTTTCCGACATCGTAGATACTCGCGTTGCTGTGTATAAGCTATCGTTATCAGATACTAAAACTAACATCTACGATGAATCTGACAAGAAGATATACTTCACTCCAGTTATTGTCCCAGCTCTCATTAATCGCATGGAGAGGACATTTGAAGGTACTGAGTTTGGCCAAGATTATACCCAAACATGTGACTTCGCTTTTATTCGCGAACAATTAAAAGAGTATGATGTTCTTGTTGAAGTTGGGGATATAATTGAGTTCAATGGTGAATGGTGGGAAGTAGACAGTATACAAGATAACCAATACTTCGGCGGTAAGAATCCAGATTACGCCACATCAGAAAACAGATGGGGTCTTAGTGTGTCAATTGTTGCTAACTGTCACTTGACTCGCCGTTCACATATACACATTGAAGAGATACGATCAGCTCCACGCACAGATTTGAATGATTTACCGAGTAATATATGAAAAATTCTAGCAAATACAGAGTTCCGCCATTACGTCGTACGCGAGATTCGTTTATTGATGATGCTAACTCGTCTGAGAATCCTAGGATAGACCTCGGAGAATCTAGGCACACTCAAGTTCGTAGAGATAAGGATACCGTTAGATCAATTTCGGTGACGCTCTATGATGTTGATTTCGCCATCAAGACGTTTATAGAATCAACGATAATGCCCAAGATTCGTGATGGGTATGAAGTTGTTGATGTTCCCGTATTGTATGCTAATGCTGAGAAGTGGGCGTCAATACAAAGCCGTGGGTATCTTCGCGATGCCAAGGGTAAGTCTATAGCTCCATTGATTACATTTCGCAGATCGTCGGTAGCAATCAAACAAGAACTAAGAAAAAACAAAGTATCGTCCGTTAATCAGATGGCGTATGTAACTGCTCAAAAGTACAGCAGAACGCAACCGTATGACAGGAACTCTGCACTGTTCTCCACCTCCAAGCAACGTGAATACTTCTTAACACCAATACCAGATTACGTTGACATTATATATGATTTCATTGTGTGGACAGAATACCAGTCACAGCTAAATGAGTTGATAGAACAGTTTATTTGGTTCGGTGGACAGTCGTTCGGTGATAAGAATTGGTTTAAGTTTCCATCGTATCTTGACAACGTTTCTATTGAAGATACTAATATGACTGGACAAGATCGTCTAGTCAGAGCTACGTTCCAGCTAACAATACACGCGTATCTTCTACCGAAGGAAGCAAGTGGTGAGGTTACGACTAAGAGAGTAGTTACACCAAATAAGATTCAATTCGTATCCGAGGCATTTGGAGATATTGGTTCTAGTATCGTTGATCGTTATCGACCTTTCAAACCGTTAAATGTTGATGCTGAGCAAGACTTGAAAGATTACCAACGGGAGTTGAATGATTTCAACGATACATCGTTACCAGCGAGTCCTGACGTATACACGTCTGAGACGGATTGACATTTCTGAGACATATTTATAGAGACGGTGTAAACCGACATGTTTTAAAAACCCTATCACGGAGTGGTTATGGCAGACGAAAGAGATATTGCAAAAGAAGATTTGGAAATGATTACAAGCCTTAGAAATGATTACGCGTTAATCACTTCTAAGTTTGGTCATACCGAGGTTGAACTCCATCTTATGGAGAAGCGTCTAAACGATCTTCATGAGTTTAAGAAGAATCTTATCAATGAATACCAGGAACTTCAAACACGGGAAGCTGAGCTGGTGAAGGCGATGAGTGAGAAATACGGCGAAGGAGTTATTGACCTAGACTCTAGTAAATTTATCCCTTCTAAGTAAACGTTTGAAAAATTCAGATCATATTTATAGTAGAGTAAAAAAACTTCTACTTGTTTACCTTTTGGAGAATAATAGTGGCAAATGAAAGAATCGTAAGCCCTGGTGTCTTCACCAATGAGAAAGATCAATCGTTCCTAGCACAGGGAGTTGGTCAAATTGGTGCTGCATTGATAGGTCCTACCATAAAAGGACCAGCGTTTGTGCCTACTGTAGTAAATGGTTATGGTGACTTTGTAACAAAATTTGGTGGTACATTTGAGCAATCATATCTACCATACACAGCAAAGAGTTATCTAGCAGACGCTGGAAGTGCAACTGTTGTTCGAGTTCTTGGTACTGGTGGCTATACTCTGAAGAATCCAGTTGCAGTTGTTGCTACTGGATCGTTCGGAAGGCGGTTAATATCATTCTTACACCCAACATATGTGGTGACAAGTAACGATGCGACTGCTCTTTTTGATAAGACAATTCTTGCATCCAATGCGAGTGGCTCATTCGTTCTAACGCTGTCTGGATCGTTCACGACTGACGTTAGCTCGTTCACTAATGCTGTGAATGAAAACGGCACACCATTCTCAGCTTCCATTAACCCAGAAAGCTCAGCATTTATTGGTGACTTGTACGGCTATAATCCATACGGTACACATGCAGTATACAACTATGTGGCGTTTAAGAAGTTTGCTTCGGCATCTCTAGCCGCTGATCCTGCGGCTACCATCCTTATTGAAACTGGTAGTGCATCAACACCTCAGTGGGATTTCTCAACTGATTACCTTGAAGCATCAACTCCATGGGTAACATCGCAGAAGGTTGGTGCGGTAACAACAAACTTATTTAAGTTCCATACGTTGTCACATGGTGTTCATGCGAACTATGAAGTTAAGGTGGGTATTGCAAATGTTCGCGCTGCCGGAACTATTGCTGGAAGTGAATATGGTGACTTTGACGTCGTTGTACGGTATGTTGACCAATCAAAAATTTACAATACACCGTTCACTTCCGAAGATGACGACTTGCGTCCAAACATTGTAGAAGTATTCAAGTGCGATCTAAATCCAAACTCTCCTAAATTCATAGGTAGAGTTATCGGTGATAATTACATTACGATTACTAGTGAAGGTAAAGTAGTTGTTAACGGTAACTATTCAAACAAGTCAAAGTTCATTCGTGTTGAAGTATCGGACGCAGTTGCTAATGGAGCAGTATCGGCGACTCTAGTACCTTTCGGGTTTAGAGCACCAAAGTCACCTATCCCAGATGGCTATACACAACCAGCTTCAGCATCATACGTATCAAACCAAACATCGGGTGGAGCATATAATAAGCGGGTATATTGGGGATTCTCGTATGATTTTACCAATACAGATAACATCAATTATTTGAAGCCTCTACCAGCATCATCATTCCAGACAACTGGAAGTAATGCTGACTTCTACCTAGGAGACTATAGCCAACCAGCGGGTGCAAATCATCCAACTGCTGCGACGGCATATAGTGGTTCAATTAACTTGACGTCAAATACGTCTATTGATACTCGTAAGTTTATGGTGCCGTTCCAAGGTGGATTTGATGGTCACAAGCCTCATCTTCAAAAGAAGACTGGTACGCATATTGTAGCTGGTAATACTCAAGGGTTTGATATTTCGTCAACTGCGGCAAGTGGTTACACGTCATATAAGAAAGCTCTTGACACTATCTCCAACTCCGATGAATTTGACATTAACATGATCATCGTTCCTGGCGTTATACACTCGCTTCATTCTGCTATTACTTCATATACGAAGGAAGTTTGTGAAGATCGTGGTGACTGCTTCTACGTAATGGACTCGGTTGGAATTGATGACTCAATCTCAACTGCAATATCAACAGTTGAAGGGTTTGATTCAAATTATGTCTCCACGTATTTCCCATGGGTTAAGATTCTTGATCAAGAGAGAAATAAACCAATTTGGGTTCCACCTAGCGTAGTGTTACCGGGAGTCATGGCATACACAGATAAGGTATCAGCTCCGTGGTGGGCACCTGCTGGGTTAACACGCGGCGGATTGACTGAGGTTATAGAGCCAAAGACTCGCTTAACGAAGGAAGAGCGGGATGAGCTATATGAAGCTAGAGTTAACCCAATCGCGGTATTCCCAGGAAGTGGTGTCTGCGTGTGGGGTCAGAAGACATTGCAAGGTAAGCCGAGTGCTCTTGACCGTGTGAACGTTCGTCGTGGGTTGATTGAAATCAAGAAGTTCATTGCTTCGGCAACACGCTACTTGGTATTTGAGCAGAACACAACTCAAACTCGTACGCGTTTCTTGAATATCGTAACTCCATACTTGGAGTCAATCCAACAACGTCAAGGTTTATATGCGTTTAGAGTTATCATGGATGAGTCCAACAATACTCCAGATATTATAGATCGTAACATTTTGTATGGTCAGCTATTCTTACAACCAGCTAAGACTGCTGAATTTATCATCCTAGATTTCAACATTCAATCAACTGGAGCTGCGTTCCCAGGAACGTAACCAATAGATAGATAGTAGTAGTAAGATACTCCTTAGATCATCTCTAAGGAGTATCTTCGTTTTGGGGTGGCTGTGAATCTTCAAATTGCTTTGGATACCATATCCATTTAGTACTACCGCAGTCCCATATTCGATCGTAACCATTTAGTTGCATGTTTTGCCATTCGGTTAGTTTGTCGTCATAGACTTCAAGTATCTTCTTTAACTTGTGCTTTTGGAATCTGTTTCTAGACGCAAATATTGTCGTATGGTCATTAGCCTTGAAGTAATGATAGTTCGGTGGTGTGATATGAACTAATGTAAATCCAATCTTACTATAGGTCTGGCCAGTGAAGTATCTTCTATCGGAGAATGATAATATCCCAGATGGTTGGTACATCTTCACGAAGTAGCTAAACATTTTTTCTAAGCCGCCCCGAATATTCGTGTTCACCTTATTACAGAATCGATACATCTCCCATTCAGTTTCTTTATTGAATCGATTCTTACCGAAGGTTAACACGGATACTAACTCATCTTTGTAAAACAACCCAATTCTTACCGATGAGGTATCCTCCCCCTGTATATGATTGTTATAGAGGAAGTTGTTGGATACCTCCGCTGAAATATCTTTGACGGTGCACTTTCTACCATGCAGATGGCGTGTATCTTCCGGCAGTATCTTATTTGAGAGAATTGATTTAACAATTTCTTGTTTATGAATCCATTCAATGTCTAGAACGTGAACAAGTGATATTCCATTTCTACTACATTGCTTGGTCTTCGTTAGGTGGTATTGTTTGTTCTTATTCCCAGAAATTTCTCCGTGATAGTAGAGTCCGTTGACTTCAATTGCTAACTGTTTAGATGGAAGATAGATGTCTAACTCTTTGCCCATGAGCACCGACTTATCTCCGTGGATAATTTCACCACCATAGAATGTCTTAATCCATTCTATGATTTCGTATTCACACTTTGACTTTGTTCTAGTTATGGGATGACACGTTCGACATATTGGTATTCGCCCATCATCTAGTGATGATTGAAACGTAGAATGACAGTGATTACATTCAAAATCATAAACCTTAGTATAGACTCCGGTATAATCATTGAAGTCAAATTTAGGAGTTACGTCTTTGAGTTTAGCAATTACTTTCTGGTACATCCGTAGTCTATTTTTTGGAGTCTGAAGAGGGTGATTGACTCCGTACCTCTTTAGTAATTTTTCTTTGAAGAGTGGAGACTGAGAGAATGTAGTCACACCGTAACGTTTTCGCATAGTTTCCTGTGCTTGTTTGGTGTTGTTGAATTTAGTGCTTCCATACCGTTCTAGTAATGTTCTCTTTGCTTTGTCACGGTTGGTAAAGTGTTCAACTCCATATTTCTTTAAGTTAGTTAGCTTTCGTTTCTCTAAGAATCCATCAACTTTTGAGTTGTGGTCTACACCGTATCTTGCTAGTAGTGTTTGGCGAATTTTTGATCTTGAAGATTTAATCACTACCTCAGTAGTCTGGTACTTATGCTGACATTTTCTACTACACACTACCCTTGGCTTTCTCTTGTCATATGTAAAAAGTGAGTTGCACATGGGACATGTCTTAGTAACACTGTTCACTTGTTTGTTGTATTTCGCTTTGCATTTTCGGGAACATAAGTCATCGCTCTCGTATGCTGACGTTTCAAATTGCTGAGAGCATTGTTTGCAAGTTTTCATAATGGTTGAGGTTTAATGAATAGGTTCATACACTATAAATATACACAAACTTTTTTTATCATAACTCGGTAGAAAGTTGTAATTTTCATATTTATTTATGTAATGCTCACAATATAGCAACTTGGAGAAATAAATGGCAGAATTACTTGACCCGAACGAGATATTTTTTACTCCGTTTGAGCCTAAACTACAGAATCGGCACATCATGTACATTGAAGGTGTTCCGGCATTTCTTGTTAAGGGTGCTACGCGTCCTAACATCAACTTCAACCCGATAACGTTAGATCACATCAACGTTAAGCGTAAGGTGAAGGGTAAGGGTGAGTGGCAAGATATAACGCTTAAGTTATACGATCCTATAGTGCCATCTGCTGCCCAGGCAGTTATGGAGTGGGTTCGTCTATCTCACGAATCTGTTACTGGTCGCGATGGATATAGCGATTTCTACAAGAAGGATTTAACTCTTGTTATCTTAGGCCCAACGGGTGATAAGGTAGAGGAGTGGACTATAAAGGGTGCATTCATCACTCAAACGAATTTTGGTGAAATGGACTGGGCTAATGACGCTTTCGTTGAAATCAATATAACGATTGCTTACGACTACGCAATACTCCAATACTAAGAGATACTTACATTTCTTTCGTATGATAATAAAGCCTCGCGTACGATCATTTCAAAAATTTTTGTATGTGGGGCTTTTTGCATCCCAAATCAATCCCTAATAGTTATTAGTAACACGGATACTTTATGCTTGGAGTAAAACTATGAAACTTTCAACTCGTGCTCAATTGCTTAGAGAGGCCAAGAAGACAATTCAGCGAATTAATGAAGCTGAAGATATTAACGCTCTTAAAAGTGAAGTTGAGGGCGTGGTTGAAGATGTTATTACACCTGAAATTGAAAAGATTATTAAAGATAAGTCGTTCTCACTTGATCTAGAAAAGATTAAGAGTGTGAAAATTGACACCAAATCAATTATTTCTTCGTTGCCTTCTGACGCCAAGAAAGCCGCTGAAGAGATGCTGCGGGGTTTGAAAACCGAATCAATTTTTAATGTAAATCTCAGTGCTATTGCATCTATTTTAAGTAAGGTGACTTCGGTTGGTAAGATAGCATTGAAAATCTTTCCGTTGAGCACATTGAAGGTTATATATACTAGAACTAAGGATGCCGCTACCAGACTCGCTGATAAAATAATTTCATCACCAACGTTTATCAATGTTGTGAAGAAGACTGGTATACTTACTGCACTTACGACAATTGCACCTATTGTCGCTAAGGCATCATGTGGGTGTACTAGCGAAGCAGATACAACCTCACGTGCTCAGGAAATGTTAGAATTGGAATTTAGACGTATTTCACTTATGAAGACCGTAAATCCTGGATATAAAAAAGAATTGGCTGATTCCGGCACTATTGAAGTATTTCTTGCGATAATGGCGTTCTTTGTTGTAGTTATTCTTATAATTTTTATTATCAAAAAATACAAAAAGTCTGAAAATTGAAAAGGTCTTACTGATACTTTATGTTTGGAGTAAACTATGAAACTGTCAACTCGCACTCAACTGCTTAAAGAAGCAAAGAAGACAATTCAGCGGATCAACGAAGCTGAAGACATTAATGCGCTTAAGCAAGAAGCTGAGAGGCTTGCGGGTAGTATTATTGAACCAATAATCAAAAAGAGTGCTGAAGATGTAATACCAACGATTGATCCTAATAAGGTTAGTAAGTTGAAAATTGATGTTAAGTCAATTGTAGCGTCATTGCCCAACGATGCAAAGAAGATAGCCGAAGAATTAACAAGTGGATTGAAGACCGAATCAATCTTTAGCATGAACTTAAGTTCCATTGCATCTATCTTAACTAAGGTAACGAGTGTCGGTAAAGTTGCATTAAAGATATTTTCAATGAGCAACTTAAAGATGATGTACGCAAGTGCCAAGGACACGGCAACTAAATTTGCTGATAAGTTAGTGTCGTCTCCAAAATTTATCAACATCGTGAAGAAAACTGGTGTGCTAACGGCGGTGACAACTTTATCGCCGATTATTGCTAAAGCGTGTGCTTTTTGTGGTCAAAGTCCAGCAGAATTTGAAGCGTGGGCGAAAAGAAACGCGGAGATTAGAGAGGCAGCACGTCTTGCCGCCCGTGCTGCTGACAGTACAGCTAATCCACAAGATTATATTCAACATGTTGCTAAGCCATTGACTCAAGAACAAAGTTTACAGCAAATGGCAGACGCTATGCAGATATTCTTGGTAGTAATAGGTATCGTATGTACGGTGTTGATTATAGTATTCATCGTTAATCATATTAAGTTTCGCAGAGAAAACGATCCTAATAAATGATAAAACTGTTTCGTGACATATTGACAGAAACACTTTCCGAAGTTAATAAAAGTAGGGGGCAGTGGAGTTCGTCTGAACATGCATTATCATTGATTGATGAGTGTAATGAAATTCTTCAGTTGGAACAATTGATCACTATTAAGGTCAAAGGGGGTACAATTCGTTCTAGTGTAAAACAAATTTTGCGAATCGTATCTGTGTTTATTTCAAAACGATTTCATGTTCTGCTAAAAGATGGTGATGTCACGGTTTTTAAATTCTATGATGTCGAAGAATTAACAAACGGGTTGGTTAATGATGGTGTATATTATTGTATTGCTAAATTTGATGAAACACATTTACTCAATCAATTGGGTAAAGATGGTTGGGATGCCAATGCCGATGCCACAAAGCATAGTGAATATTTACTTAAGGATGTATTCAAACATCTATTCATTGGCGTTTTAGGAACCTCGGAATCTAACTCCCCAACGTTTAAACGGATATACGGGTGGAACGATGTTAAGGTTGTTGATGTATCTAAAATATCCCCAGGATATCGTGGTAGAGGATATGGTAAACTTTTATATGCATCTGCGCTCAAAGATGTGGATGCACTTATAAGTTCCGATACTCTGTACGAAGGTTCGTACCACATCTGGTCTGAAACTATTCCAAAATTCAGTGGCTTCTTTGGGATTTTAGTTTCAGACAAAGATACACGAAAAATCGGCGGCTCTACAATAAATCTTGTTATACCTACGGCTGATCAAAAGTCATATGTTGCGGCAGAAAAGCACGTGAAAGACGTTGAGGGAAGATTCATGACTGTAGGCACTAGATTCGTAGCGAGTCGTAAAACGAATAAGCGCATTGATAACTTGATTCAAGCGTTTAAGCGTGTTGATTTCTCACAAATAATCACATGTTACGTACCAGGAGCGACGAGTGATGAAATGGTAGATGTGTTGGATGAGGCTAGTGATATAGAAGATGTTCTTCAATACGCGGAAGTTGAATTTGCGCGAACACCAAATCCTTCAGTCGTAAAGGCGATTAACAACCACACCACGTTAATCTTATACACGGATAGTGCTGTCTTCGTCATTAAAGAAACCGCTAATGGGATAGATTGGTCATTGATGTGAAGTTTTTGCAAACAAGACTATATTTATAGTAACCACAAAATAGTTTCAGTTACAACATGAAAGAGTGTTATGAATTCAAGAATTGACACGGGCAATAACTTGCCTATACCAGAACATATATCAGACGCTGAACTGAAAAGTAGTCTTTTAGCAGACTATAAGCAGGCGGAGGTTAGAGCTAATAACTTTCCAACTGAGATAGTTCCGTTACCATCTAAAGGGCTGTTATACCCCGAAGATCATCCGTTAGCTAACGGTACGGTTGAAATGAAGTACATGACTGCTAAGGAAGAGGATATTCTAACATCTTCAAATCTTATCAAGCAGGGGGTAGTGTTTGATAAACTGTTTGAATCCTTGTTGGTGACTAAATTTAGATATGACGACCTATATGAAGGTGATAAGAACGCCATTATGATTGCCGCCCGAATACTAGGGTATGGTGCGGATTATGTAGTTACGGTTGATGACCCGTCTGATCCAACACAAAAACAACAGGTCACTATTGATCTTACGCAGATAGAGCACAAGGAGGTGGACTATTCTCTGTTTGCAGATAGGAAGAATGAATTTACATTTGAATTACCCGCGACAAAACGGGTCATCACCTTTAGACTACCAACCGTTGGATTGAATAATCAAATCAAAGAAGAAATGAAAGCGTTGAATAAGTCAATCGTTCGCACTGGTGTGGATAGGGAGCTTAGTACGCGATTGAAATATTTGATCACGTCGGTTGATGGTGAGCGTGGGAGGACGTTTATAAACTCGTTTGTTGATAATGAGTTATTTGCTAGAGACTCAAAGGCTTTCAGGAAGTACATGCGTGAGATAGCTCCAGACCTAGATATGAAGTTTACATTTACATCCTCAACTACGGGGGAAGTGAAGGAGTTGGACATCCCTATGGATGTCAGCTTTTTTTGGCCTGACCTCGGAGTATAAGAGGGAGCTTCATGAAGAGGTATTCGCTCTATGTTATCATGGACAAGGTGGATTTACATGGGGTGAAGTATACAATATGCCAATACACCTTCGTCGGTTCTACATTACCAAGGTAAAGGAGAAAATAGACGAACGAAACAAGTTAGAGCAAGACGAATATAATAAGGCAAAACGGGGTAATGTCCCAAACTTTAGAAGACCTTAAACATAGTGGGTTACATATTTATCTGTATGTAACCCACTCTCATTTCAGGAGACATGTAGATGCCTACAAAAAGAAGATCACACGGCAAATCTAAGTTTGGAATAATAGGCTCCAAACTCAAAGATGTGTTGAAAAGTTTAATAATCGATCTCATCGCCGCAAGAAAGGTTACTAAAATAACCAAAGAACTGAATAAAGACTCTAAAGTGAAAGACGCTGTACAAGCTACTCATCAAGCATATGACAGAATGGAAAGAACTATTGATGAGTTTTGTAGTAAATACCCAGAAGAATGTCAACGCATAAAGGATGAAATTGAGAAAGGCTAATGGCATCTAAGAAAGACGATAATAAACGAAAAGAGGATTTATCGGACTCCATTGATTTAACTAAGAAGTTCGGGGATATTCTTTCTACGGTCAACAAGATGTTAACTGAACAAGCGGCGGCGCAGAAAGAAGTTAACTCTTTAGTTGAAAAGCAACTAGAACTCATTAAAGAGTTGAAGGAAGATCGTAAAAAGCAAACTGAGTTTAATGATTCGGATGAAAAGTTTTCAAAGCGTAAACTTACGAATGAGGAGAAACTTCGCGATCTTCGAGATGATGCGTTACTCACCGCGAAGGCTTATGCCGACAACATAAAACTTGCTAGAGTTAATAATGAGGCGATGCTACCATCCGTTGGTAAGTTGGGCAAGAATCAATTAGCGTTAGTGGAGCTTCAGAGTAAACAAGCAGTTGCCGCCGCTACATTCTTAGAAACTCTAAACGACACCTCTAAAACTGAGAATCTCTCCAAAGAAGCTATGAAGGAAATTGTTTCCTTCTCGGATAGATACGTCTCGTTGACTAGTCAAGCTAAGACTATACAAGATTCAATCTTAAAGCAGTCCAACGATGTCATCAAAGGAAACTATCAATCGGTAGATATAGAAAGCCAGCGGAATGCTATCAAGTTGATGGAACTTGATGTAGCAGACTTGATTGCGAAGAGAACGTCAGCGGCATCTCAAGAGGAAGCAGATGCGTTGCAGTCAAGAATATTGGATATGACTATGCAGTTAGACATTGCAAATAACTTAGTAGAATCTTCTACACAGTTAAATGCTACATATGATTCTGCTGCGAAAAGAATGAAAGAGGTCAAGAAGGTTAGTGGCGATATTGCTAGTGGGGTTGGAAAATCCATATCATCAATATCGGGTATACTTGGTAAGATTCCAGGCGGTTCACATCTATCGAAAGCATTGAACATCGAGGGATTAGCTAAATCTGTTGAATCAAAATTAGGTGGAGCACTTGATAACATACTAGGTAAGCTAGGCCCTGGTGCAACGGGAATGGTGGGTAAACTTGGAATCATAGGCGGTGTCGTCGGCGGTTTAGCAGCCACTGCATTTGGTTTCTTACTTCACAATGTAATGGAGCTTGATGCTGAAGTTAGTGAAGTAGGTAAAACATTTGGCGTATCTAGGCAAGAAGCGATTGGGTTGCACCATGAAACTGTTGCTATTGCTGGTGAGATGAAATTAGTCGGTCTAAACTCAAAAGAAGTTCTAGCTGGGGTTAAAGCTACATCTGAAGTTCTAGGTGGAATGAGTGCTCCTGCCTTGTTTAAACAAAATAACCCCGCTGTAAAACAATTAGTAAAAGACACTACTGTTCTCAGTGAAAAATTCAATTTGAGTAATGAAGAGATTGCAAGTATCCATAACCTTTCAGTCATGACCGGAAAGAGTATGGGCGAACTCACGATGGAGTCATCGACTCTTAACAAGGGTCTATTCAGCTCTAAAGATGCGTTGAAGATGATGGCTTCAATTCCAAAATCAGTTGTTGTTGCATTCAAAGGTGGTACTCAAGAGCTTATTAAGGCTGCTGCAAAGGCTAAGATGCTAGGCATGGAACTTGGAAAAGTTCAAGACATTGGCGATGGTATGTTAGACATAGAGGCATCTCTTGGGAAGGAGATGGAAGCACGTGCATTGACTGGAAAGAATTTGAACCTAGATGCTGCTAGATATTTCGCTTTGACTGGAGATGTTGCGTCTCTACAGGATGAAATACTTAACCAAGCTGGATCGTTAGAAGATTTTCAGAAGATGAATCGCATTCAGCAGAAGTCATTTGCAGACGCTATGGGTATGAGTGTTGATGAGATGACTAGTATGTTAACCAATGCACAGAAGCTGAAGGATATTGGTATGAGTTCTGCACGTGCAGAAGAACTACAAGCAAAGAATGCGGCTGAACTAAAAGATTTAGCAGCAAAGACTGGCGATGAGAAACAGAAGGCATACATTCAAGAGTTAGCTAAGCAGAAGGAAGTTGCGACTATGCAACAGAGATTCCAAGACGTATTGAAAAAAGTTCAAGAAAAATTACAATCTTTGTTAGCACCCGTTCTTGAGTTAGTACATGGTCTTCTTGATTCGGCTGAATCGGGTGAGTTATTAAATGATGTTATTAACACTGCGAAGGGAATAATGGCAAATGTAGTACCAATAGTGAAGACTATCTTCAAGGTACTGAGTGCTATATTAACTCCGCTAGCTGGTATATTTAGTGCGCTGTTTAAAGTGGATGAAGGTACGAAGACCGTACAAGCCTCGTTTGGAGGCGTTGCGGGAGTTCTAGGTGTTGTCGCTGGGTTCTTCGTTGGAAAGGCTTTGCTTACCAAGGGTATGGATATGCTCAAGGAGAAAGCTAAAGATGCTGGTAAAGCGATCATTGACAAAGTTGGTGGTGCGATGAGCAAGGTAACTGATAAGGGTAAAGGTCTTGCTGAAAAAGCTCTACCTTCAAAACCAGATAAAGCGGCTAAGGCTGGAAAGGGTGGGGGGATCGGCGATAGTATAGCAAATTTTGTTAACAAGATTGACGCTAAAAAACTTATGATGTCAGCCGCCGCTATTCTTATACTAGCAGCAGCTTTATATGTTGCGGCTAAGGCATTTCAAGAGTTCGGGAAGGTAAATTGGGATGGAATTGCCAAGGGCGTAGTTGGATTATTGGCATTAGTTGGTGCGGCATTTTTGATTGATAAGATAAAAGGTCAAATAATTGCTGGTTCCGTAGCACTGCTTATCTTGTCTGCTGCGTTGTATGTCATGGCGCAAGGATTTAAGACTTTCAATGAAGTTGAATGGGGTTCTATTCTTAAGGGTATCGCCGTAATTGTAGTATTAGCGGGTGTGGCTGTCTTACTTGGTATGGTTGCCCCACTAGCATACGCTGGTGCTGGTGCTCTTCTTGTAATATCGGCGGCTGTTTTAGTGTTTGGTGCTGGTATGATGCTGATGGCCGATAGCTTGACGAAGGCTACTCCGCTTATAAACGCATTCTTCAACGGATTAAATGCAGTGGTTCAAAGTGTGGGTAACGTCATAGTTAATGCAATAAACGCAATAGGAAGTCAGATAACTGGAGTGCTTGATAGGTTACTTGCAATAGGAAACTTAAATCCAGCTAAATTGATGGCAATTGCGGGTAGCATTACCGCGTTAGGTGCTGCACTTGTTGCATTTGGTGGTGGTAGTGGTATAGGTGCAATAGCAGATGGGCTAGGTAAGTTGTTTGGTGGTGAAAGTCCTATGGAACAAGTTATGAAAATTTCTACTAAACTGAAGCCAGATGCTCTCTTGCTTACTGCTAAATCTATACGTGATCTAGCGGATGCGTTTCAATATTTTGCTAAGTCCACTGCAAGTCTTGCGAATTTTGATACTGATAAGCTAGACGTTATCATTGAGAAGATGGAGGATGTTCGTTCTGTTGAAAGTGGTGGTATAAAGGGGGTTGCTAACGCTATAGGTGGATTCATAGGAGGGTTGTTTGGCTCACCAGATGAACAGAAGGGACAAACAATTACAACATCGGGTGGTAGTGGTGAGAAGGATAAGATGGATCAAGTTATCTCGTTACTGTCGCAGATCGTGGGTGCGGCAAATCAACCGACAGTTATTAAGTTCGGTGATAAGACGGTAGAGGAGATAAAGACGCAGCTTAACTTCAAGAAGGCGTATAGTGTCGGTGTAGATAATACATATGGACGCTCTGTCTAATTCCGAGTCCCATCCTATTTATAGGTAGTACACTATAAGAGAGTTAAATGAGTTTACTTGATCTTTCATCTGATCTATCTCGTTATCGTTCAACTGTTCGTCGTGAAGAGAATTTTCCAGAAGCGTCTAAAGCAACCAACGAAAAAAACTTTGCAACCGTTCAGCCGATAACAGAAAAGCTATCGCAGTTTTCCATTCCGATCATCCGTCAGAAACCAGTTGATCATGTGGCAATGATGCGTAATGTAAGCTCCACGGTGAAGATGGTAAACGATGATGTTCTGATCAATTCAGTTTCAGAGTTTAGTCCTAAGAATTCCACACGCGATCTGACCAATGTCAACGTGACGTCAATTGAGTCTGTTGCTAAGAACTTACCGAAGATAACAAAATTCAGTACTGACAGTAAGTTAAATTTCTCAAATACGATTATTAACAAGGCGACAAACGGAACGTTTAATCTTGAATCGCCAGTGGTAATAGATCAGACGTCATCACCAATTGAACATCAGTCTGTAGTATCGCCCGTTGGGTTTGTACAGACCGATAACAAAATTTTGTTTACCACTGCCGTTACTAAGGTGGAATCTACTGGTGTTACAATACCAGATATACCAATTATACGGACAACCGTTGCGAATTTGAATCAGACTGTTGTTATCAATAAAGAACGACTACCATTTGGCAATATAGTTGATCCGAACATAGGGATAACAGCACCATCTCAGACATTAGACCGTGAAAAGCAAAGTCCGGTAATTGATAAAAATTCCATACAACAAAATTTAATTGTCAATCCAGACGTTAAGATAGTAAGGGTGTCGTATAATGACATTCATCTAACAGCCGTGTCTGAATTTGATTTGTTCGGTTCTCCGATACAATTTCAGCGTGATGTACTTAGAACGGTTGACTTACCACATTCAATAGTTCCGAATACATACTTACCGTCAAATGCGTTAACTGTAGATCATAGTGAATTAAACGCAGACACTATTACGTCTGGATTGATTAGTGGTAGATTTGAATCTTCAACCCGTAGTAAGTTATCTATCGTCGGTACACAAGAAGTTGATTTCTTTTCTAACGAGTTTGCGTCTGGATTTGTAACTAGACAGCAAGTTGGAGAAACTAATTACACGGGTCAAAGTGCGTTCACTTGGGTAGATACGCCAACGAATGCGGACTACTTCCTCAATACTAACGCAGATGGGTTTACAATCCGTCAGCAACTTTTAGATACTAAATATGTCAATGGAAGTAGTGTACTTGGGTTTACTAAGCCAACTGGCGGTGACTTCTTTGATGTTGCAAAGAAATATGCTAGCAGTGGGTTTGACACATTCACTCTTCACTTAGAGACAAAGTATATACCAGATGCTTCCGCATATACATTTAAGAAACCTTCGGGTGTAAACTATTTTGATGTATTGAAGTTTCATAGTAGTCGCGGCTTTGAGTTGTTCACTAGGCCATTACAAACAGACTATAAGCATGATAGCTCTTTGTTTACTTGGATCGGCACAAATCCACCCGCAGTAAACTATTTTGATGCTATAGGACAAAACTCCACTGATGGATTTCATACGTTCGCACGTATGCTAGATACAAAATATATTCTAGGATCGTCACGTTTAGATTGGGATGGTAGTCGTAAGCAAGCTCCGTCGGTGAACTATTTTGATGTATCCAACATCTACTCTACTGATGGTTTCCATACGTTTGCTCAGATGCTAGATACTAAGTATATCTTAGGGTCTTCCGTATTCGATTGGGATGGGGATAGAGAGCAGGCACCAGCGGTGAACTATTTTGACTTGACTGGGCGCAATACGACAACCGGATTTCATACGTTTGCGCAGATGTTGGACACTAAGTATATTCATGAATCATCTATATTTGATTGGGATGGATCACGTGAACAAGCTCCGGCTATAAACTATTTTGATCTAACGGGTAGGAACACCACAGTTGGGTTTCATACATTCGCTCAAATGCTTGATACGAAGTATGTTCATGAGTCGTCAATTTTTGATTGGGACGGCCAACGTCTAGACGCTCCTTCGGTAAACTATTTCGATCTAACGGGTAGGAATACGACTGTAGGCTTTCACACCTTTGCCCAAATGCTTGACACGAAGTATGTACACGAATCGTCTATATTTGATTGGGATGGATCACGTGAACAAGCTCCATCGGTGAACTATTTTGACTTGACAGGAAAGAACACTACAGATGGGTTTCATACGTTTGCCCGTATGCTTGATACGAAATATGTACACGAATCATCTGAGTTTGATTGGGATGGTTCTCGCCAAGATGCGCCGACAGTAAATTATTTTGATTTAACTGGTAAGCATACTACTGTTGGTTTCCACTCATTTGCAGAATTGCTTGATACGAAATATGTACACGAATCATCTGAGTTTGATTGGGATGGTTCTAAATACTCCTCTCCAGAAGTCAATTACTTTGACTTGGAAGGTAGATACACTAGTAAAGGATTTCACCGTCTAGCACAATTATACGATTCGAAGTATATTCCAGAGTCATCCCAGTTTGATTGGGATGGTAGTCGTCAAGCTGCTCCCGAAGTTAACTTCTTTACTAATGCAAATGCAACTGGATTCACGAAATTCGCACAGCATTTCTTGACTGAATATGCGCACGAATCGTCGACATTGACATTTAAAGGAACGTTGCCATCTCCCGTAGATTACTTCGGTAATCAAAACGCATTTGGATTTGAGAATCAAATACAGTTGTATGATTCAAAATATGTCCACGATTCTAGCCAATTTACGTTTAAGGGTTCTTCAAATTCTGCACCAGCAGTAAACATGTTTAGTGATCAAAACGCATTTGGATTTAATACATTCGCTGAGCCGTTGGTTACTCGTTATGTTCACGAATCGTCTAGATTTACGTTCAAAGGATCGTCTAGAGTAGCACCTTCAGTTGATTTTCTACCAAATGATTCGGCTCGTGGGTTTGATACATTCTCACCATTGATGCTTTCTCGTTATGTAATAAATTCAAGTGCTTTAACGTGGATAGGATCACGAGAAAATGCTCCAGAAGTTAACTACTTCGGAATAAATGGGGCGGAGAAGATAACTGGATTTAATAAACTCTTCAATGATAAGTCGCAAACTAAGTTGAGTCCAGCATATTCGGCATTTTCATTTGAAGGTGCTTCACGTAAAACACGTAAGGGCGGTATACCATACACTAACTTCTTCGGATTCACCCCGTCGGAGAGAACTGGTTTCATGGTGAATATGACGATGCACGATGGTACTTTATACCCTATAATTGATCCGACGCTTAGATTTGACGACGAGCCTGATCGCAGATATGATGTTGAATCTGCTAGATCACAGCGCAAACGAATGTCTACTAGAGATGTTGCTAAATACGCTCCTAACTCGTTAGGTAAGCGTCCTTGGTCAGACGGATCGTTATTTGCAACGCTTGAGAATCAAGTTCCAGAAAGTAAGATAAACGCTAGAGCTGGTTCGTATCAAGCAAAGTATGAGCAAACGCTAAAGAACTCAACTGATAATTTAGGATATCTAACGAAGTGGGCTATAACTAGACGTTCACCGTCACCTATAGATGAGCAATACAACAAGTTTAATCTACGAACTGATTCATATAATTCAGACCCAATTTGGTCACAACCATTCGTCTTACGAGGTATCCAATCCGAAGGATCGGTTGAACCGGAACGTTGGGGTGGGATACTAGGTGGATTTGATGAAGGCGTAGTTCGCGGTGGGATAGTAACTAGAACAGAACGAGGAATATTTGATGTTCAGCGTATTGGAAAGTGGTTAAGTTCGGCGAAGGGATTATTATGGAACGCTAAGCAAATAGGGTTGCAGTTGATGAATCCATACGTGGATTCTGATCCTAGAAACCCTGCTAGTGAGGTTCTTGGAATCCAAGCAACTCGTGTATTCAATCCACTTAGTACAATTGCAAACGTAGGGTCGGCAGTTGCTGGAATTCACATCGCACGTCATGGGTTGTTACCGACATCTGATGTATTTCTAAATAAGTATGAGTCTACAACATTATCACGTGAACGATCACTTAATCTTAGTAGCCCAGATTATAATTCATTTGATAGAGTTGACATACCTACTCCAATGTCTAGGCAGGGGACACAATCTAGATTGCTCATGCTTCAGAAGGAATTACTACCCGAATCATTCAGCCCGATTGTGAAATCAAACAGGAACATACCTTCGACTGAATTGGGGTCTGTATTGTCTAGTGTAGTCGGATCATCAGCGGCATCCGCTATTGAGAGTTATGCGAAGAGATTACTAGGCATTGATGGTATCATACGTATATCGTCTTCACATGGCGGCCCGCAATCCTATCTAGGCATTGGTCCTACTACAATACGTCGGTCAACAAATCGTGGTATAATTTATAATACGTCTCCAGGTGAATTGCTAAGGAATCCGGCGTCAATGGGTGCTACGGATGAAGCCTTTCGTCGGGATGTGTATTTTGCTCCTAAGAAAACTTATGGAGAACAAGATGTAAACAATTTGGGAGAAAAGGATTTACGTAAATTATTGTATCACCTGAAAGATGGTCCACGAATAAAGAACGAAGTTGCAACGACATATGATAAGACAGAGATAGACATTCAAGATCAAACCATTGATCGTATTGCAAAGTATAATCCGTTTGATTTGAAGTACCCATCTCCGGCTGATAAATTCAAGAAACAGACGGGCGTAGTATCAGATGCTAGAGTTGCGGACGGGCCTAATCCACTAATAGCTGACGTAGATGATCCGATAAAGCAATATAGGACTTCTAACTACGATTCGCTAAAGAGAAACGAAAGACGGGGTAATCGTTATTACAATGACTTTAGAGGTTCAATTACGTTGGACGATAAGACTAAATCATTCATAACCAACCCAGATGCAGCTAGATATGACACTCGTAACTTGGAAGAACGATATGGATTTGGATTCCAAGGTGATCCTGGACAACAGCGCGATCTTCCGTTTATTTCAAGTGTAATGCATAAGAAGTATGACAATAAGACTGCGTTTAATGCATCAGGTCCGAAGGAGTTTAGAGATTATGCTGTTGCAGTTGAGAAGGAAGTCGCTGGTAAGAAAACCAAATTCAGAGGTGATAGAATCAATATCATTGACTACAAACGAGCTAACTTCAACATAAATACCAATTTAGTTTACGAAAAGGCACCATACACTGATGGGATTAAAGGTACTGATGACCTTATAGAATTCTACTTTAGTAGCTTAGTATTGTCTGGTCACAACAATTGTCCAGCAGAAGTTATCGTCTTTAGATCGACATTTGGTAATATAACTGATTCTCATAACCCATCGTGGAACGCTGTTAAATACATGGGTCGAGCTGATCCGTTGTATGTTTATCAAGGATATGAGCGTGAAATTTCGTTTGATTTCACAGTTCATATTGGCTCTCGCGATGAGATGAAAGCTACTTGGAGAAAGTTGAACTATTTAGCCTCATGGACTGCTCCTGAATATTTAAAGAGTGGGCAAATGAGAGGTCCTATGATTCGATTGAACATCGGTCACTTGTATCGCAAGATGCCAGGATACATATCAACATTATCGTATACGTTTGATAATACACAGACAACGTGGGAAACGGCTAAATTACCAGAAGACATGAATCTCAATAACAGCGAGACGAAGGCACTATCTAATCCAGGTGTTCTCCAGTTACCAAAGCAGATAAATGTGTCTGTCGGATTTGTTCCGGTTGGTGTATACCGCCCTGAGTTTAGAGGTGTTATGTATAGTCTATTTGACGATACAAGCGGTGCTGGTAGTACTGGAATAGAGTCTGGACTAATACCAACTGGCAAGAATAAGGTGAATTATTTCAGCGAATTTGATGATCTTGAAGGTGAACCAGTTATCTACTCTGGTTATGATTTGGATGGTAAGACACGTACTCCATATGATGAGAAGCCGGAACAAGAAGTTAAATACATTACGTAAGGAAATTTATTATGGCATCTAGATACGATAACGCCAAAGTTATACCGAACGCTAGAAAAGTTGACAGTGATGGCGTTGAACATACCGTTCGGCGACTTGAGACTACAATCTATCCTAAATTTGATGAACTATTCGCAGATGATACCTATTTGATTTCTCAAGATGGAGATAGACTTGATTTACTTGCGAAGGAATTCTATGGTGATGAAACATTTTGGCATCTGATAGCATCTGTTAATAACTTAGGTAAGGGGACTTTAGCAGTTCCGCCTGGCGTGGTTATACGCATACCTTACTACGATGACTATGCCCCTATATCTGCTATGATCGAAGAACGAAACAATAGGAGGTAAGTATGCCTAAAATTGAAGGTGGTTATGTAAATCCGTTCTATCAAGAGGTAGACAAAGAGGTTAGTGCTGAATTAAATGAACGCTCTCGGATATACGGTGCACGTGTTAGGTCAACACGCAAGCAGGCCGAGAAGTTCCCTAATGATTTGGTATGGGCATACCAAAAGGTTGCATTCGCTCAGATAATTCCAGAGAAGGGGCCATCGTTAGGTATGGCATTTTCAAAGATAATGTCAAATCGTAAAGGTGAGTTGACCCTATACGACTCAACGCGCAATCAACCAAAATACCCACTGCTTCAGAGTGTTGAGATTTCAAACGAGGGTACAATCGGTTCATTGCTCAAAGGAAAGTTTACGTTCACCGTATATCCAGACATTACCAAACAAGGATTTAAGATGGCTGATTTAGAGGAAGCCTACTTTAAACCCGGTAGAGAAGTTACTATTAGATGGGGATGGTCGGCGAAAGCTGCTAATAAGAAAGCCAACTACGGAGAGCTACGAGGTATAATCTATAACTTTGATTGGTCGGTTAACGGTGATTTGTCAATAACTGCAACATGTTCTGTAGTTTCAAAAGCTACAATTGCAATTGGAGTATCTGGTGAACAGACAAATCCAGAATCCGATACAGAGACCGAAGACCCTTTGAATAAGCCAGTTCCAGATGGTGACATAGCGGGACTGATTGAGAAAGATATTGCCGAGTTGAATAAGGGTGGTAGTGTTAGTATGTCTTTGGGGCAGAAGAGATTCTACGGTAGAGATCAAACCGAAAGTGGTAAAAAACTTAATCCAAATGGTTTACAGTATTTTGTCATAGGATTACCCAAGTCTGATAAGGATGCACAAGGCACAGATGCTAACTCTGATAAGTCAACGCCGCCACCAGTTATTGAACCTACGTATTACATAAAACTCGGAGATTTAACAGAATTGGTAAACGGGTTGATTAGGAAGTCTGAGGAAGGTGGAGTTCTCGGAGTATCTGATCTATTCTATGTAGTATGTAATGGAAATCAGACAGAACATCTACCCGACATAGTTTCATGTGCACCCGAGCAAGTATTTTTCCCCGACCCGACTATGGGTAAGTACGGGAACTTCATACCATTTAAGACTGAACCTTTATTGACCATGGACTCGGACGGCACTACTCAACTTGATTCAAATACTATAAACATAGGTAATATTCTGATTTCTACAACTACGATAATAGAGTCATATAGGCAATTTGTCAAGGACAACCAAACAAATATTGAGTTTAAGAATATAACCAAATTTTTTGAAACGATAATTAGTAAAATCAATTACGCATCAGGCGAAACCTATCAGCTTTCATGTCGATTACTTGAGCCTGAGCAGTTACAAGGTGGTACTAAGGGCGGGATGAAATCCCCTAGGACTGGTGCTAGTAAAGCCATTCTTTCCATAGAAGACAACAACTTATCTAGGTCAGCAGTTGAAGAGGTCACGCCGTATGAGTTTAATTCATCCATAGCCAAACCAATAATCAAGTCGGTTTCAATATCAAGTAAGCCACCTGGCCCAGCGGCAACGGCGGCCTACGCTGAGGCTAGAGCTAGTAAGTCTGGTAAGGGATTAGGGCCGCAACAAGGTGATGTTAGAACAGCCCAGAATAAAGAGATTGATGAAGATAAATTCAAGAAACAATATGATGAAGCTCTAGATGCTATCAATAAGGTGAAGGATTCGTTTGCGTCAACGGGGGCGTCTGATAAATTTACTACCGATCTTAAGGGTAACTATGCGAAATATAAACGTGCAGCCCAAGGAGGCGCGGCTGGCTCTGGTGGGCACTGGTTGAACCGCGCAATATATCCAGTTGATTTGACTCTAACGATTGATGGTATCAATGGTTTTAAATTTGGCGACATTATTAAAATCAACTTGATCCCATCTACTTATAACCTTGAAGAGGTTGATATGGTATTTTGCATAACGAAAGTGTCTCATACTATACGAGACGGTGTGTGGGAGACTAAGTTGGAAACCAAGTCTAGAATTAATATGGGTAAGAGTCCGCCAGTATCTCCTAAATAACGACGTAATAATATGGCAAATCGTAAACGAATATATTATCCAGATACGCAAATAAACAAGAGCCTCTTCACGTCAGGTGAAGAGTGGATGTTGCTAGAAACGTGGGAAGAATACAAGGGTTATTATCATTCATATTCTTCCACGGGTGAGGTGTTTACGGAACCAGATTGGCATCCTACCAAGTCTAAACCTTTAGTTCCATTCAAACGAAAAAGCCCTGAATACTTCAAGTACATTGATTTAGTAAACTATGACATTGTTAACGGATCAAAGACTGAGATTTACGGATCTATTAAACTAGATAGATACACTGCTCCACGTGCTGTATTGAGAAAAGTCAGCCCAATTGAGAACTCAGATGGTATTATGCTTAGGTATTTTCTAGTAAAGAGGAATGAGCCTAATGAGAAGTTACCCATTGAGATTGATAAAAAGCAAGCTGATACGTACGGGATACTAAATCATGGTATAAATCAGTATTTATACGAACTTGTTACTATTAACTGGAAGATAGAAGGCCCTGAGTTTGACATTCTACGTGATGGAATTGTAGTTATTCCGGGGGTGGTTAGTACGAATCAGAGAATTGTCTTTGCGATATCGAAAAAATTTCCTATATTTGGTAAGTTATTAACGAATCTGCGGCAGTTCTCCAAGTATGATACCAAGCTATAAGCCGGACCTTGATTGTATCTGTATACCAATTCTAGCTAATCATCACTATCATCATTCTGTAGGTGAGGTTCTAGCCGTTTTTATTCGGTATATAGACGGCTCGGAAGCACTGATCAACTTCAGGCACCAAGATGGTTTATCTTCTAATGTTAGTTTTGACGACTTTGTGGTCACCTCCAACTCGCTGGTATATAACAAGAAAGTATTTCTTTCAAATGGAAAGGATATAGGCATTGATCTTAATAGCTTTCTTCATTACTTTGATGAGGAGATAGTTGACTTTAATACCATCTACGATGGGTTGCATATAAAACAATTCAACAGTTTTAGGGGGTCACCTATTTTGGGTCAAATAATACCGCTGTCAATACACGAGTTATTGTGTTCCGAGATAACATCTGCCGTCATTCCAATTTATGAATCAAATGTGGTGACCGATGAATGTAAAAACTATTGCAACGACTTTTGTAATACGTTTCATTCTTTGGATATGACGCATGTTATTATGAACTCACAACCTAGACTACAGAATTACATGTGGTATACTCTAACTAGTAGACCTAGCAATGCGTGTGATGGAATTAACTTCTCCGCCCTTAATAAGAAGACTGGTATTAGAAATTCAATCACATCTACATTTGAAGATGGTCTACTAGTACAATATGATTTTGATGCCTTCCATGTTAAGCTACTTTCTAATATCCTTAACTTCCAATGGTCAGACCATCCCTACAACGAGCTAATTCAATATACTGGACAAGCTATTACCTACGATGAAGTTAAGTCTAAGGTTTTCATAGAGCTATATGGTAATGGGGCTAAGACCGAGCTATCACATCACCCATTCTTCACTCTCGTTAGATCAATGGTGTCGTCTCTCTACGAACAATACATTAGAAATGGGTTTATTGGTTCTCATTTTTATGGGAAACGATTTAGGCATATAGATGACATTACTCCGTATAAGCTATTTAACTATTATCTTCAATCGTTAGAAACTGAGTACAATATTCAAGTTATCGGTAAAATTTACAAGTTCCTGAAATCTACAGCCCAGACGACTGCTTACAGAAGTAAATTTTGCATGTATATCTATGATGCCTTTATATTTGACATCCCTAGGGATGAAACGCATCTTATTGCGGAGATACGTAACATATTTGAGGTGGATGGTATGAGTGTGAAGGTATCTGTTGGTGAAACATTTGGTAGCCTACTTCCGGCGTAGCGAGTGCTATAAGGTATTCAGTATGATATTTATAGGCAAGTATACGGATAGGAGTGTTTGTGAAAACAGTGTTTGATGACATATTAGCAGAGTTATCTAGGAAAATTCCCTCGGGTATAATTGATCTTAACAATCAAGAGCATTTGAGTTTGTTATTTTCTTTAGTATCCGAATCAATGCCTCCTGAAGACGCGACATATCTCATTGAAGCTATGTTAGGAGAAACTAGTAATTTGTTAGTAGAGGAGCAACCGAAGTCTTTTCCGGCGGTTTCATCTGAGACGGGGAAGACTGTATACTTCAAGAGCAAAGAAAATCGTGATGATGCAATAAAGGCTGGTACGCATACGGCTGTGCCTAGGAAGTTAAAGCCACGAAAAAAGAAGAAGTCTAGTAAGAAGAAGTCTTCGTCAGCACCTAGTTCGGGAAAGGGAGATAAAAAAGACAAGAAAGATTCTTCATCATCTGAGAAAGATTCTTCTGGTGGAGGCGGTGGCCTTGCATCCATGATTTCTGGTGGTGCTAAGAAAGAGGAGGAGAAGGAAGAGAAGGCAGAGAAGGAGAAAGCTAAGAAGGCTAAAGAGGCTAGATTACCACCGAAGGTTAAGCCTAAACTTATAGCGGCATATCCAGTAACTACTGAAGACAACGTTGCAATGGAAATTACAGTTGGTAATATGAATATAGATCATTTTAAGAGTGAACCTCACATAAGTGACGCTGAATTTGATAAACTTATTGACAACACGAAGAAGTATAAAAGATTCAAATCGGATTTATCATTTACTGAAAAAATATCTAAGAAATTTCCAAAGAAATATCTTAAATTTCTTGAAAGAGTTTTCAGAGTTAATAAGTACAATGATTTTGAGCCACCCGTATCGTTGTTCTTTAATGGTGCTGGTATGGGTAGTATATCATCTCAATCTGCTGAAGTTCTCATGATGGCGTTTGCGATGGAGATGGATGCTAGCAAGCGTAAGGAGTTGCACGATACGATCGTTGAATACATTGACACGGTTGTAAAGAAATCTAAGGTCAAATTTATTATTGACAAGAGTTGGGTATCTGCCGCGTACAATCAGGCAGAATCATTACATGCTAGATTAAGATACACCCATAAGTCTGGATATGACATAGTTCAAGTGGCGTGGGACAACGAAGCGGACGCTATTGCACTTGGTATAGTTGACTATAAAAAAATTCGTAAGACACCAACCGACGTGTTCTTTAGGATTAAAGCTGATGGACGAGAGTATATACTTGAAGATTCTCTGAAGAAAGATAATGATGTGTTTCTTTTAACTTCTTCAGTGTATGAGGTTGCTACCTTTGCGGTAAAGAAGCTATCTCAGAAAGTACAGCAAGAATATAAGGATTTGTACTATAAACTTGAGCATACTGAGATGGATTCTGCGCAGAGAGCCGAGGCGGTCTATCGAGTAAAAGAGATAGAGTATGACGCACTTGAGAAAATTCCTGGCATAAATCCTCGCACGTATAGCGATCAGTTAACGTTATCCGCCATGAATATCGCCAATGATCTTGAGACATTCGTACCGAGAAATGCTGGAAAACGAGTAGCACCTAAGATAGATGAAAAATTTGTTACTATGACCGTTGGTGAAAATGCATCTGATAAAGAACTCCTAACAACCGCATTGAAGACACTAGCGGTCGCTCCTGCGAAGAGTGAAGAGTTCAAGAAGGCTTTATTGTCGTCATCAAGTAGACGTGCATCAAGTCGAACATATCTAAAGGCTATCATGTTGATGTCTGAGTATTTTGCTAGCTCTGGCAACGGTAACCTTCGTCGAAAACTTGATTCTCATTATGCACTCATCGGTGACTTTGCTAAAAATTACTTAGCTGAGATTGTGCGGGATAAGCAACTACGCGACGGATTAATGGAGAAGATTGACGAGGCCTTTCCGCTTCGCTCTCTATTTAACGAGACTTCTCACGCTGATATAGGTTCTATTCCAGTATTTAAGGATGTACTTGAACACTTGTTTAAGGTAAAGTCTTACGAAGATTTGAAGGCTAACTTAGTCGTTCGTACGAATGAACGTGGTTTCTATGAACTTATGTATGTGGCATCAAATAAATCAGAGGCGTTGCCTATCTCTAAGATTTATGTTAGAGCTAAGGGACAAGGTTACGACACCGCCCCTGCGTTGGAGCTTAAACTACACCCAGTCTTTGCAAAGAGGATAGCGCAGACAAACGCGGAACTTGGCATTGAGACGACTGGTATTCGTCAACAGATTAATCCAAAACAAACTACTAACAACTGAGAGAAAGGTATTGCGCACTCAACTATTATGCACATTCATTAAGAAGAACGAACTGAAGGCGATTACTGAAGCTATTTCGCACAAGTTCATAGTTCCAAATGATAAAATATTTGTATTGACTAGTGTTGATCTCCCGTCTGAAATTATAGTTTCATACAACATTCAAATGAATGAGCGGAAGGTATTTCTGCCAAACTCCATAATGGTGCATCGCAAACGCGAGACCAACACCATCTACACTATAAACGCGTTGAATGAGCTTATTCGCGCCCTGAATAATGGAGTATTAGACAGATCGTTTCAGATTGATTGGGAACGTTTTAGGGATATTTTGTTACTTAAACGCCCCGATGGATTTCATAAACTTAGACTAAAGACAGCGGAAGTCATACAGCTTCCATCGCGTTAATGGGTGCAAAATTCACAGTTGCCAGATATTTATAGACATATTCAGACTAGATGAGAATGCACATGAAAACGGTCAAAGACACTATAACTGATAGGATTATTCGAGAGGCAGATTCTTTGCTAGAGCGGTGGCGTGATTTTAGACGGTCATCGGTATTAGACGAGGGTTCTGGGGCGGAAATTATCTTCTCTGAGATAAAGACTGTCTTAAATCGTATCACAATGGGCGAAAATAGCACTATTCAGACGAGCATGTACCCTGAAGCTCAGACAGTGAAAGCACTGAAGGATTTAGGATACGAGTACAAGAAACCTATTGGAAAGAAGCTACACTTCTTTAATAAGGAAACTAGTGTGAGCCTATACTATAATCAGTCTTCAAAAAACATAACATTGGTGCCATAACATGAGAAAGCAACTTCGTGAAGAGATTGGTACTTCAATTGCTGAAAGCATAAAGAGTATAGTGTTCGTTGAACTTGGTACGTTACTTGAAAACAAGCCAGGATCGTTAATCGTTCTCTTCCCAGAAGCTGGTGCTCAAACTATTATGAAGTGGATGAAGAGCGTCAGTAGAACTCCCATCTTCTCTGAGAACTCAGAGCAACTGAAATCTCTGTCTGCTAGATTCTCTGGTAATACAGTGTTAAACTCAATGTATAGCGCAGTTAATAAGTTGAAGAACAAAGAGATTACTGACGAGGATGCGTCTGCTGCGCGTGAGAAGGAGGTCATCCGACTACTTTCTCGTGCAGGGCGAAACATCCAGTCTAAGTTAACTGAGGCGGATCGTGAATTGTTCATGAAGTTAACGGCTGCGCTGAAGACTCCAGCACTTGCGGTAGTTACTGCCCTTAACAAGAGCATTGAAGGTTCAACCAACATTGAAGTTCCCGAAGAGAAGCCGGAAGAGACACCGGAGAAGACTCCTGATGATTCTACGGCGGAGACTCCGCCTGAATCTAAGGAAGAACCTTCAGAGAAGCCGCCGTCTAAGGAGAAGTCTGCCCCTGTTGAAAAGAAGCCCGTTCCGAAGGAGAAGCCAAAGGAAGAGCCTACGGTGGAGAAGCCAGTTGTAAAGCCAATGAAGAAAGAGCCTACTGCTAACGAGAAGGATGAAGAAGTTCCGAAAAGTTCTGAGAAGACTGATGAATCTAAGCGCGTTTCAATAGCGTTAGATCGTCTGATACGTGAAGAGTTAACTAGAACTCTTCGAGAGTTTACGATGGACGGTGAGTTTAAGTGGAGAGAGTTATCAACCGAGGTTCGTGGTGTAATAACGTTACCGAATGGCATAGTAATTGATACTAAGAAGATGGTAATAGTTGTCTCCGAACCAACTATAATCCGTAAGGTTGATGAGCTTATTATGAAGAAGGTAATCTTCCCAATTCAGTATCGTAAGGCGAATGACGTCTTGACATTTAAGTACAAAGGTATAGATGAGGAACAGCTCGGTGAAGTCTTGTTCCAACTAAATTAAACGAAAAAAATTGATAGTTGACAAAAATTATTTGGTAGTTTGCTAAAAATTCCGTAGACTTGTAGTGTTGATCAATTGATAGTTGGTCGTTAATCGTTAATCATTATTTGTGGAGTGTTATATGGGTATCAACCTTGAAAAGCTCAAGGGGCGTTTGACCTCATTGAAAAATTCTTCTAATCGTAATAATCACGTTTGGAAGCCAAAGCCTGGAACGTACACAATTCGGATTGTTCCGTACGTTCATAATCCAGAGTCACCATTTATTGAATTGTTGTTTCATTACAACTTCAATAAGAGAACAATCCTCTCCCCTGCAACGTTTGGGAGACCCGATCCGATCGTTGAATTTGCAGACAAGCTAAAGCAGACTGGTGAGAAAGAAGATTGGCTTCTGAGTAAGAAGCTGCAACCTAAGATGCGTACATATGCACCAATCATTGTTCGCGGTAAAGAAAATGAAGGTATTAAGTTCTGGGGCTTCGGCGCGAAGATTTATGAACGACTTCTTATGACGCTAACCGATCCAGATTTCGGAGATATTACAGACATCAAAGAAGGTCGGGACATCACGGTAATTATCAAGTCCCCTGAAGAGACGGGTAAGAATTACACAGAGACTGAGATTGTTGTAAAACCACGTCAGACTCCTGTGTCGGATGATTCTGATGTACTAGAAACTATTAAGAACCAACCAGAGATTAGTGAGCTATATCCTGAGCCAACATATGATGAGTTAGAGCAATTACTTCAAGATTATGCAAACTCATTGGATGATGGTGGTGTTGATGATGATTCTAGTGAGACTTCAACGTCATCGAAAGCTAGTAAGAGCAATGTCGATGACGATGATGAAGAGGTTGCGACACCAACTAAGACAGCGAAGACAACAAAGACCGTTGCGCAAAGTGAAGCATACAAAGATGAGTTTGATGCTCTCTTTGGTGCGAACGGCGATAATTAATTTGTTGCGAGATAATATATGTCTAAGACAAAAAGTAGTTTAGAAGATGAACTAGGCCAAGTTATTGCAGACAACTTAAACAAGAAGTTTAAGGCTTCAAGTTTAAAGACTGCATACTTTCTTCAAGGTGATGATGACGCGCCTACTATAGTTCATGAGTGGGTATCAACTGGTTCGGATATTCTGGACCTTGCGATTTCAAATCGTAAACATGGGGGCATACCAGTTGGCCGAGTAGTTGAAATTACAGGATTAGAACAGAGCGGCAAGTCACTTATTGCCGCCCATATCCTAGCTAATACTCAAAAGTCTGGCGGGTTCGCTGTCTTCATTGATACTGAAAACGCCGCCTCCATAGATTTTATGACATCAATTGGGGTGGATACCTCTAAGATGCTATACGTTCCACTAGAGACGATTGAAGACATCTTTGAAGCAATTGAGAACATCATTGAGAAAGTTAGAGTTTCTGATAAAGATCGACTTGTTACTATTGTAGTTGATTCTATCGCGGGGGCGACTACAAAGACTGAGCTAGCCGCTGACTTTGATAAGGACGGCTATGCTACTGCTAAAGCTATCATTATTAGTAAGGCAATGCGTAAGATTACCAATATGATTGGTCGTGAACGTATATGCCTAGTGTTTACAAATCAACTTCGTACAAAACTCAATGCTCCAGCTTTCTCCGATCCATATACCACCCCAGGTGGTAAAGCAATACCTTTCCATTCTTCCGTGCGCCTACGTCTAACAACTGTTGGTTCATTGACGGAAGAAACTCATGGTAAGAAGATTGAGATCGGTAAGAAAGTTAAAGTAAAAGTTTTTAAGAACAAGATGGGGCCGCCAAATCGAGAATGTGAGATTGATGTCTACTACAATTCAGGCATTGATACATATTCAGACTGGTTACGCCCTATGAAGGACTATGGTATAGCTACGTTGTCGGGTGCATGGTATTCGTGGGTCAACAAACAAACTGGTGAACTGATCAAGTTTCAGTCTAAGGATTTTGTTGAGAAGATAATGAATAACCCCGTGAACAAAGAGGCTCTATACGATGAGATAGCCGACAAGGTTATTATGATCTATAGGACGCTAGATGCGCCTAGGCTAGATGATGTATCGGTTGAAGAAGACGACGTCATAGATGAGTAACAAGTGAAAATGTGGGAGGCATCGTCTCCCACATTTTTTAGTCTAATCCATTTGGCTATGTGAAATCATTTGTGTATATTGTATACTCTTTCATAAACAGTGTGGCGATAATGAGTTTTAAGCAGAAGTATAAAGACATTATGGCGGAGGTGGGTAAGGAGAAGGAAGATAGTGTCTCATACACGAGAGACAGCAAAGTTCTCATCGTAGATGGTATGAACTTGTTTATCCGAACGTTCTCAGCCATACCGACGATGAATGGTGATGGAATTCACGTGGGTGGTCTAGTCGGTTTCTTTCAGTCACTGGCATCCACAATAAAGATGATAAATCCTACGAGAGCGATTGTAGTATTTGATGGGAAGGGCGGGTCTACTAGAAGACGTGCTCTATTTCCTGACTACAAAAATAATAGAGCAATGAAGTCTCGGCTAAATCGTGCAGTTGGTTTTGATGACTTGGTAGATGAGCAGAATGCATTGAAGTATCAATTGCTACGCACATATCATTATCTACAAGAGTTACCGATAACTACAATTATCATTGACAACGTTGAAGCTGATGACGTAATAGCATATCTAGCGAACTATTTTGACGAGTCGGTTACCATACTCTCGAATGATAAAGATTTCCTACAGCTAGTTTCCAATACTGTGTCGGTGTACTCTCCTATAAAGAAGAAGTTATACACCCCATCTACGTTGTTGCAGGAGTATAACATTCATGCTAGTAACTTCGTGATATTCAAAGCATTGCTAGGAGATAATAGTGACGGTATACCTGGGATACGTGGTTTTGGGGAGAAGACGATAATGAAACAATTTCCAGAGTTGTCTAATACTGAGTCAGTTGAGTTTGATAGTATCTTGGAAAAGATTAAAGACTATGACGGTAAGACGAAGGCAATGGTGGCTCTACAGGAGAACATATCTCAGCTAGAGTTGAACTACAAGCTCGTCCAACTCATTGACGTCGATATATCGGGTACTGCCAAGTCAATGATTAGAGCAATCGTTGAGGGGGACATACCGCAACTTAACAAAGTTGGTTTGCTACGTATGATACAAGAAGATAAAGTTCATAATGTATTTACTCGTGCCGAGTGGTGGCTAGGACATAATTTTTCGCAGCTAGAGGCATTTAGAAACAAGAAAGGTTGATATTGATATGGCTGATACGGCAGTGGATACTCTTGCGCAATATGGTAGATCATTTCAATTAAAAGTTATATCTGCACTTCTGTTTGATCGTGCGTTTCTTCAACAAGTCTTTGATCTGATATTGCCTGATTATTTCGAGTCGCAGGCGAATACGTGGATTGTAAAAACAATTTTAACGCATTTTGAAAAGTATAAGAACGTACCTACCGCTGACGTCTTCAGGACTGAAATGATTGATATGACAGATGCAGCGTTAACAACTGCAATTCGGGAGTCTCTCCGAGAGGTACGAACGTTTAGAGAGGCGTCTGACTTAGACTACGTGAAGAATTCAGTTATTGAGTTTTGTAAAAATCAACGCATTAAGACTGCATTACTTGAGTCAGTAGACTTACTACAAGGTGGTAGATATGATCAGATATTGAAAACTATGACTACTGCTTTTAATGCTGGTAGCGATAGAGATGTTGGACATGAATATGACGACTTAATTACACGGTATAGTGAAGGTGCTCGACGGGTCATACCGACCCCGTGGCCAGTTTTGAATGATATAATGGGTAATGGTTTAGGCAACGGTGAGTTAGGACTAGTGGTAGCCCCCGCTGGTGGTGCAAAGTCATGGGTTCTTGTTAATATGGCAATACCCGCACTGAAGATGGGTAAACGAGTTATCTACTACACTCTTGAATTGAATCAGTACTACGTCGCTCGACGGTTTGATGCTCATTTTATTAATGTGCCGTTTGGAGAACTAAATCTAGATTTGCACGGTGACAGAATACGCGAGTATATTGATAACCTCCCTGGCGAGTTGATTGTGAAATACTATCCAACTAAGGCTGCTGCTGTCTCGACATTGACGGCGCACATGGAGAAATGTATTGCCCAGGGGAAGCCGCCCGATCTTGTAATAGTTGACTATGCTGATAATCTTAGAGCCGCTACCAAGGGTGAGAAGCGATTGGAGTTGAATGACATCTATGAAGATTTACGAGGTGTTGCTGGTGTCTATGATATACCTATCTGGACTGCTTCACAGGCAAACCGTTCTTCAACTGAAGAGGATGTTATTGAAGGGAATAAGGTAGCAGAGTCTTTCAACAAGATTATGATTTGCGATTTTATTGTATCCATTGCTCGAAAGACAAATGATAAGATTGGGGGGACGGCTCGTTGGTACGTGATCAAGAATAGATTTGGTCCCGATGGAATTACATTTCCAAGTCGCATGAATACTTTTACGGGACACATAGATGTCTTTGAACCTAACTCTAGTATTGGTAAATCGCTATCAAACGACATGAGTAACGAGAAGGCAACCAAAGGTGCAATTCGTTCACGTCTGCAACTATTAAAACAAGAAAGTAACTAGTGGTGAATTATGGCATATTTGAATACTTCTATACCAATTATTGATGCGTATATTCGCGGTAACTTCCTTAGAGACCAAAAAGATTCTTTCGGCGAAAAGTTTCCTTGTTTAATATTTGGAATGTCATCTATACCAGCACAAGCACCACTCTTTCATTTTGCTATGGAAGATGGTGGGTTGTGGTGGCGTATGCCGATTCATGCTTTTTGTTGGAAAGAAGATGCTCCGCAACAAGAATTAGATGAGCTTGTACTGTGGGATTCGTTTTCGTATCATGTCGCTGCTACTCAGTTTCCGTACTTGAAAAATAGAAATGTGACATTCACGTCACGTCGGAGAGTTGAATATGGCGGTAGATATTTGTTCACATTGGATTGGGCTGCTAGCACTGACTCTGGAGATAGTGACTTCTTGTTTTCGGAGTATCCGTCAATGCATAAATGTGGGCATGTGATTGCGATGGATAATGGTAACTTTGCTATTCAACCAAACAATCGATTACGTCTACACGATCCATCTTTTGTCGTAAAGGAAGACTTGGTTATTAAACGTATGTATAATAATACAATTTGGACTGCTGAGCGCAATCCACGTTGGGTTACTCCCGACACCGATATTATGCAGTATGATCATACTGACTTAGATGCGGGGGAATCAAATAAAGTTCGTTCTGAGCAGTATAATAAGTAAACTTTCCTAGATATTTATTAGTACGGCGTTACTATCTAGTGCGTCGTACTTTTTGCGTTTACGGAGAACCAATGTGAATATACAGACAATACTTCAATCTGTTGATGTTGGATTAATGCCACTGAAGCTCAAGACCATATTGACTGAAGTTCTAGAGGAATCGTTGACTTCTGCTAAGAAGAAGTTTCTAGACACTAAACTCATAGATCAAGCTACCTTTAATAAGCTCAA